TCCTCTCGCAGCATGTGTTGCTCAGAACCCATCTGACCTGCCTCATTGATGGCAGCAGGGAACTCATCTAGTAGCATTTGAACCGTTCTGCGTAAATGGTATGTTGACGATGCGTCAATCTTAGTTTCAACTACGCTGATGAGCTGTTCGTCTTTTCTCTTACCAACAGATGCCTTAAGCAACAATTCATTGTGCTTGCCCAGCTGTTCAACTTCAATGAGGATCACATGCGTGTCCTGTTTTGTGACGGCACGTAATGTGAAACTACTCCTTTTGTCAATGGCTTCGATGGTGCTGTATTCACTCTTGTTTTCTTCTGCGATGGTAGCCAAAAGTGGAAGCAAGCACTCTTTCCCCACTACTCCTTCGTTGGTGCGGCGCTTTTTAGCGTAATAGTTCGCAAAATCAGTGTCATTGACATTAAGTGGCAACATTCTCATATCCACCAATTTCTCAAGAACTTTTGTTTCTAGCGAATCTAACGACAAGATGTTTTTAACAGCGAGTCCACCCAAATTTACGTTAGGTAGGCTGATGTCGATCCCCTCAATCAGGCACTCCACCAATTTGCGAATAGCGCCTAGCGTGGGTTTACCACTAAGGTAGTTCAACTTCTTGTTTTGCAGAATATATATTCCATCAAACTCATGAGGTTCTTTGGTAGTGGAAAAAGACCTTTCTAGTCCAATGTAGCTTTCACTGTACGATCCTAGCGGTTTCTTTCTACTTAAGATTAGGTAGTCCCATGAGGATTCACGTTCTCTTGTTCGGAAACGATCATGAAGCTCCTTGGGGAGTTCATCGACGACGACATCAAGCATGCGGTGAACTGTAATGTCATCATTTGCATACAGATTGTGGGCGTTAGTACCCCATGTTAGCTCTTGATGAAAAAGCTTTTTGGTGAACTCAATGTCACTCGGGTCCAGTGAGAAAATTGTGCCCTGTAGCGCATAATAAACACTATCAAGAAAGCATCTAACTGAAAGCCATTTAGCTGAAGTCCATTTTGATTTCACCCGTGCCGTGATCGGTGAGCTTGGGCGTGCAAACTTACCTTCTTGATACTCTTCCTCACCAGTAATGGTGAATAGAATTGTGTTGTCGTCGTCCTTGATGTCTTCAATTTGCACATTCACATAGCAATCTCTTTGCTTTTTCCATTCAGCAGATGCTTCGCTATTGAATCTTAATACGATTTCATCCCGACTGTTTTCACTAAATGATGTATCAGACTGGATGGTATCGCTAGGCAGCTGGTTCTCACGTACCCATAAGGATACCTGCGCCCTTAAATCATTATTGGGTATGTGTGTACTATTCACCAAAATTTCTCCTTGTTTTGGGTATATGCGAACATGGTCAACTAACAGAATACTCCCACCTAAGCAACAAGATCAAGCAAACCACTTACGCCATAACTAGTGATCAGGACTGGGGTGCAGCTCGCAGATTGCAGTTAGTAGCAAGGATATTGGAGAGCCATAGCGCTTGTCGCTCACACGAGGTTAGGGAGGGGCGCTATCGCCAGTGCTCATGCCTTGTGGTGGGTTTTCCCTCTATTGCGACACCACCCTTATGACTTGCCTTATGATTCAAGCTCCGCAATTTCCTCACTCAAACCGCTATGCCTGAACCACAGTACCGACGTGAGCAACCCTAAAGACATCATGAACAGCGCAGAGAAAGCGAAAGCCTCTGTGCCGTTTTTCATCAGTGTTGCCAGCACAAGGGCAAGCGGGACTATCAACACGGCAATGACGGACAGCCCGATGGTGAAGCGTTTCCGCTTAGACCTCAGCGTGTTAATCACCGTTTGTACGTCTTCCTGCGCGTCCACTTGGCGGGCGGCGTTCCCAGCAACAGCGATGGTGCCGTTAGGGGTGCTGTGTGTCGTGGGTGCGTCGTGGGTGTTGTCGTAGTGCGCCTGAGAGGTGGTGCCAATGCCTTGTTGTGTTGGCTCACTATTTATGGGTGTGTGGTGTGGTTTCGTGTTCATCCTCCCATTGTTTCATAGTGCGGTTTGCACATGGTTTCGCTCCTGCGGAGAACTACTGGTGCCGCGACTTGACAGGGGTGAGTTGTTGGATGCGACAAAAGGCGGGCAAGAGTACACGCTGATACAACCCCTGTTTGCTTACTCTCTGCCTCTGATTTCTTTTGCTTTCTGCGCGTAGCCCACTGTTTCCTTTAAACCCACTAGGTAATCTCGGGTAATGGCATCAGCTTTAAGCTTGAATGTATCTGACATTTCTTTGCGTGTTTCAGTGAGGTTGTCGGAGATTCTTGTGTACATGAATTGCTCAAGCATAATTAGCAGCATCAACATGACTATAATCACCGCTGCCGCAATATCGTTGACAACTTCTTCTTGCGCAGCCAGCGCTAATCCTGCAAGCGCAACGGGGGTTAAATAAATGGAATACTCATTGAGGTTAAACCACATGCGTTTCCGTTTGTCTTCCTTTGCTTCTTTTCGTTCAAGATCTTCTAAAAGAGAATCAAGCTGCTCTACCTCTACCCCTTGCAGATTCTTGTATTCGTTAATCATGTCGTCAATGTTTTCCATCAATTTCGTTAAATTCCCTTCATGTTTGCTTGCCTCATGAGCAAGGTTCATCCCGTAACTCTGCGGCAAATCTTTCTTAACCAGTTGCTTACGTGCCCATCTTAAGCGGTGGGTGGGTGGAATTGCACATGCCCACCCGCAAATAGATCAACACAGGCACTCCGCAGCCGTAGTTTCTAGTCCCCTTAGTGCTACTTTACGCCCAGCGAACGCGACTAGGCCCGCCGCGCACACCCCAAAAATGGCACCAGAACATGCCACAGCCTTGCCGATGCTCACCTGCCTCACCTCATTTTTCCTGTATTAAGCTGGGACTTCCTAGTAACATGGAACCAGGATAAGCGCCACACACAAACACAACAGGAAGGTACAACCATATGACCAATCTCAATGAAACACATAGACACAAGGTGCCCCGGCGCGCTTGCGGGAGTTGTGGCTGCAGTTGCTGTGTCCATGCCCTGTCTGATGGTGGTGTGGGGGCTGATAGGTCGGGTGCTCCTGTGTTGTCGGAGGTTGTGTTGCGTTGTGGGCGGGGTGATATTGCTGCTGGCGTTCGGCATCTTGATTCTATTGTGCGGGCGGGGCGGGAGGCTGAGGAGCGAATAGAGCAGATGTGGTATGGCGTGAACTTTTTCCCACCTTTCGCCTAGTGGGTTTTGTTAGATGGGCGCTGTTCTGGGAGTGAGATATTATTGGGGGACGCATGGAATCAGGGAGTAGATATTGTTGCTGGGTTGCTGGTGTGGTGTAATAAGGCAGGCCCCGGCTGGCGTTCTACTGCGTGTGGGTGTGCTGGCATTGGAGGATCTGCGTTGCCAGCACTAGAAGCACTAGTCCTTCTAGTGCCTCCTTTGTGTTTTCGACTAGTCGGATAGTTTGGCGTCTAGCTTCTTGATTTCGTTGAGGATTCCCTGTTGGTGTTGCTGCGCGGCAACCAGCCCCCACCCTACACAGGAAGCCATGATGGGTGCCATGACCCTGAATTGTGCATGCGTGATCACGAGGTAGATCATCAGCACTAGTACTAGCGGGAAGGCGTAAAGGTACCACTTTTGGACTTGTCCCCAAAACCAATAGGTGCGCTGTAGCCGTTCTCTCTCTGCGTCAAGTTGGTCCTATTGAGATGCTGCTGATTGGGTGTGGTTTCAGCGTTCCTGGCGCTACGGTGTTGTTGTGTGGTTCGGTTTGCGTGGGGTTGTTCATGATGGTTTCCTTCCTGTGTGATGCTGCTAATGCCCTGTCTTCTCCAGGATGCTGAGTTTGATTGAGTGTCGAGGTAGCGTGTTGATTGCTGCGGGTTTATGGTAGCCTCCGTGGTGCCGCCGCGCCACCGTTGGGGGTGCTTGTCCTATGCCTGGGGCAATAAGAAAGAGGACATGCGGTCACGTCAATAAGCAAGATCAGAGGAATCCAGCAGGAGTACTGCTGGAACTTACCAAGTGGGATGTCTATTTACCTTCCCACCCACTGTGGGGCTGTCGCTGTTTTTGGGTTTGCCGTCCAGCGTGTCGGCAGGGCGGTGAAGTCAGCGCGGGCGCACATGCAGGCGCGTCATTTCAGGAATGTGCCACCAGGCAGGGAATACTCCTTCCTTGCGTGTCTGGGGAGAGGGGTGTAATCAACCTTTGTTCGACCAACAGGCATTTCCTAGTCCCTTTGCGCCCCCATAAGGAATCCTTGCAGAATCACCGTAGGGGGGCGGGTTAGGATACGGGTGCCGCCGCCACGTACACCTATAAACAAAAAGGAAGACGGAGCGTCGATAACCAAACACTCCGCCAACCTGCAACCCCAACACAGACAAAAAGGGGGCTATGAGACTTTACCCACAGTTTCTACAAACAGGGCACTGTCCTCACTAGACAGCCCAGACTCAGCGGCATACACCCCTGTCATCAACCGGCGCTCCCGCTTCAACTCCCGGCGCGCCGATAGCCACACGCACACAAGCACGCAAAACCCCGCAACCCACGCCATGCACGACCAACGCAACACATACCCCCACGCGCTATCACTTGTTCCCGCGCCTGACAGGCACCACATCCACCCCAACACAACGCCCAGGGCGATGTGGACTGCCATAGCGCCGCTGTAAATACGCATATCCTTCCGATGTGCCGCAATCGCGTCTCTCAATGGATCTACAGACGGGGTGTCCATAAGTACTTCCTGGTCCCCTGCTGGGGCTACGACAGGCACATCATCCTGAATAGCATCGCCGCCACTAAAGGAGGCAGCAGCTGCGGGAGGCACGAGCGCGCCGGGCAGGTTGGTGTCGTGGGGGGTGGTTGTGTTATTGGTGTCGCTGGCGGGTCGGTAACCGTCACCAGAGGGGACAGGACTCCAGTCGGAGTACCCCTCTGGATGTTCCATGTGGTCTTTACTCATTGTTCTTCCTTCCTGGTTAAGTTTTGTGATCTGCTTAGCTTTCATCGCCTGCGAGTACGCTGGTGATGGCACCTTGGGTTTATGAGAAAAGGGGCACAGGGCTGTAGTTTTTCGACCAGCACCGTGCCCCTTTGTTGTGTTTAGATTTCGTCTTTGTGTTCCTCCTCGTAAAGCTCCCTTAAACCTTCCGATTGCTCTTGCAGCCATTTTTCCCAGTTTGGTCCGAATAGTTCGCTGAGGGTATCCCAGTCTTTCGGATCCGCACTTGTTACCCATTCAAAAACTTCTGATATTTCTAGATCTTCCTTTGAGGAAAGAACGGCCTTTTTGGCTTCTGGATCATACTCCAAAATTAGGTCACCTTCTTCATCAGGGTTGACCCGTGCCACGCTTCCGTAGATTTCATAACCAACTGGCGGCTCTTCCCAATTGAATGATTCTAGGTTATAGTATGAATATTCACCCACTATTGCCCAAAAAAATTCTTCCTCTGCAATAATCAAAAAAGCCTGTTTCGCATCGCTCCAAAAGGTAATACTTGCGACGATGTTTTTGAAGTCATACTCCTTCAGCCTGAAATGTTCGTCTTTTTCCTGAATATAAGATTCAACTTCTTTGATGTCTTGAAAAAGCCTCATTATGCTTCCCTTCTGCTGTACCTTATGAGGTTTACATTCCACATCCTACGCATGGCGAGTATATATGTCTAGTAGGGGTAGCTAAACCGCCCCCAACTATGTGGTGAGATCGTTGAGAGCCTTGCAATCGCGCATGTCGTCCTGCCAGGTTAACCTTTGTGTTGGGGGAAGTCTAGCTTTCGTGCAGTCTATGACTGCAGAAGACGCGGGCGCGTTGGGTAGGGCGGCTGTATGGAGTGTGGTTGTGCTATATGCAGCATGCGCCCTTTGTTGCGTTTAGGTTTCATCTGCGTCCTGCACTTCGCAGAGTTCTCGGAAATATTCTGATTTCTCTTTCAACCATTCCTTCCACTTTGGATTGAATATTTTGAAGTTGTCGCTGTTCTTGAAATCATCACTGTTTGCCCATTCTGTGAAATATTTCGCTGGTGAAAAATTTGTTTTTGAAAACAGGTAAACCCTCTTGGAGTTGGGTTCAAATTCAATAAAAGTATCAGCTTCACGTTCATCATCTTTGGGGTAAAGGTACACGATGCCACCGCAAATATCATGGTTGACCTCTTTGATGCCTGAAAAGATTTTCATTCAGTTTCCTTTTTGTTCCTACTAGGATGTTCGCGTCTTCCAGTATGCGTTCAGTGATGAAATATACCTAATTGGGGTATAATCTAGTCCACAGTATTGATTTTTATATAGAAGCTCTGCTTCACAAGGCAAGAATCGCCCCTGCCGGGTAGAGAATACTCTTGCAGCCACCCTCAGCATCGACTAGGCCCGCAAGGTGCTTTCCGTGCCTGGAACGTAGCTTGTTGCATAGGAATGAGAATATTTTCATCTCAGCAAAAACACTTTCCCACGTACAGTCTATTTTACGTACCGTCTCGGTGCCGCTGGCAGAGAAGGGAAGGCGAGAAGAACAGGTGATTGACTCAATCACGGACTGCCCGTTGTCTTCCTTTTCGACGTACCGGAAGGCGATGTATGCGGAGTTTTGCGCACACTGTAGTCGCACCTCTCGGCTTGCCCTGTCGTGGGATATGGAGTTCCACCCCACCCCCGTACACAACTTACCTATGTGAACCGCATGCTCAATGTCTTCTGGCGACAGTAGAACACGTCGGTAATTCTCCCCACCAAGAGTTGAATTTTGCTGAAAATAAGATCGAACGCCGTCAAGATACGCACTCTCGTTGAGGATAATGGGGATTGATTCTTGCAGGTGGGCCGCCCCGCGAATCATGTACTTACATTTCGGACGGCAAACCCTGACGTACTCCGCGACTAGAGCTGGCGGGTCCATCGGAACACCCTTGTAAAGGCGCGTCTCGACACTAATCCACCCCTCATTTCTTGTCCCCTTTGGGAATGGCTGGAAAGTGCACAACACCCAACCACCGTCGCCAGCAGCGAACCCATACACCAACCCCTGACCTGAACTCTCATCACCTTTGTGGACCACTTCAACCACACCAGAAAGATGAGCACCCCTGACTGTCCTCAGTAATTCACCATTGCTGTAAGTAACCATGCAGATATTGTCGCATTTGTTCACCCCTATCGGCAAGATCCCCACACTGCGCGTGTCTTACCCGAGTTGTGAATCATCCCGCGCCGGGGGTGTATGGAGACTACACTTCCCCCTCTGTTTTTCACCCCACCGTCCTTGCCGCGTCATCCCTGTTCTGCCATGCCCCGATTTCCTGCGTAGAACCTTTGACGCGCCTTGCGTCTGCATGTCCCCGTCTCGCATGCGCCAAAGGCCACTGCCGCAATGCAGAAGACGTATCTATCCCCTACCTCTAGGCGTGGCGCTACCGGCGACGTGAACTAACACGGTCAAACCGTTCCTTGCTGAAAAGCCCATCAGCATCAGGACTGAAAATATTACGGTCATCATGCCAAATCCTTTTCTGCTTGTCAGTCATGCAATCACAAGCGCCAACCAACTTGAACGTGAGGCAATGTGTAGATACAAGCGTGGCCACGGGCATGAGTAACAGCGCAAAAACCACCACATCAGCGCGAACATATATGTCACTCGACGAGGTGAGCCACACGTACTCATGATTGTTGATGGATACATAGGGTGCGATGTCAATAGCGCCAACAACTAGGGGGAAATTCAGGAAGGCAACCACTGTGCGCGCCACATTGATGGACAGGCAACGAAAATGCTTGTGGACAATATTGCTTTCCGCGTCGGTTTTGGTGGGGTAAAGGAACCTTAACCCAGCCCACACCATACACAGAACCGCGATGGACCATCCAATGGATTCCAGTGTGGCGGGCTTGTCGCTAAGCGCAAGCACCGCATAAAACCCAGGGCGCTCCACTTCCCTGATAAAAAGAGGGACGAACACCGCAAACACAATCAACAGCATGAATGCGTTACGCCACCAGGCACTAGACATAGGTAGCCCCTGCCGGAACTGTGCGCTCATCTGGCGTGGTGAATGCTTGATCATATTGTTCTTCATTTGGTTTTCCTTTTTGAAAATGTTTAACCGTGTTTGAATGGTTTGTTTTGCGTTGGGAGGGTTGTTGATTTGTGTCCGTTTTTGGTGCCGTCAAGGTGAACATGTAGGCACTACACAGCGCGCTTACTTCCGCGCGCCTCTGCCCCTTTGTACTGTTCATTTGCCCCTACAGCCCTTTTCGAGACGTTTGCTTCTGATCTCCAGTTCAATGACCCGCTCGTTTACCTGATTGATCTCATCAAGCACCCCGCCGCTACTCACGACACGATAAACAAGATAGATTGAAAGTCCCACGGACAGTAGTCCACCCAACCCCATAACCGCAGACAACAGGGCATTATGGTGAATGCCATCACCAGTTGCCATAAGCATCACTCCAAGAATAAAAAGCGAACCAGCAGCAATCACTGTCGTGAGGCTGACTAGAGAAAGATTGTCAGCACGGCTGAGAAGGTGACGAAACTCACGTATCATCGCCTCGCCATCGCCGGAAACATAGGAGGGTAGATTTGTTTTCTTCTTCGACATATACGCATTATCCCCACTAGGGAAGGGCATGCGCAAGTTCTCCAGCTTCGTCGCTCCACCTGCCAAAACGCTGCAGGATACCCCATTGTGGGGGTGAGTTATATTGATAAACGAGTATAAAATAGACTAGATATTACAGACATGAATGAAAATTTCAACATAACCAGCCGACATCTGGATCTGCTTCTCACTCTTGATAAGGAACGATCCTTCGTGGAAACCTCAAGGAAGCTTGGAGTGTCCGACAACTATGCTCATCAAATGCTGAAACATCTGGAAAAGAATCTGGGTGTGAAAATCACCCAGCCCACGCAACCAGGGATGGGACGAAACGTCAAGTTCACCCGCGAAGGAGAGGCAATTGTGCGTGATGCACGCTTTGCCCTCCATCACATTGAAAAGCTAATGAATCACGGAGGTAAGTTGAATGCTGGTGGTCAGTGACGATTTCTCTCGTGGCATTGCCCAGGCGATTGGCGCTGCCATGCAAGAAATGTCTACCGCTGAGCTGCGGCAGCTAGCGGTTGGACCGTACCTTGATATAAGGGCAACCATAACAGCCCGCAATGCGGTTTCTGTATAAAATAAACCCACGCAGCAGGAATGAATCAACGGACAAACTTCTCTATACAGAGACGCATGGGGTTAAGGCGCACATCTGATAAGTCTAATGTCCATTAGGAGGACGAAATGAACAATCTGAACGAACTTAGAGAACTATTAGCAGAATGGGCAGAACATATCCCATCTGACCAATTTGAGGTTTCAGTGAGGCCCGTTGAACCCTCTAACAATTTCAGGATAAATCAGCCAGTGGTGTATGTGGACATCACACCACTGGAGGATATGAATACCACGCTGACAGTCAAAGCGTGGATTATTGGACCAGAGCAAGGTGGTACAAACATCAAATCACGTGTCGGGATTGTGCGCTTTATGATGTATAGCGAAAACGCCTCCAGTCTAGTTGGGTTTAATGAGAATCCACTACTGTGTGTGGAAGCGAGAAACATTCCACTAACAATCAAAGCACGCCTCAGTGTCTTGTACCGGTCAATCGAGCAGGCATATGTAGGCGACGAGGGAATGTTTGCCAAGAATGCCGCCCGAGCATTCGTTGCAAAATCCATTGAACGCCAATGCGCAAAGAACTTGTTTATCTATGATATTAATGCAATGGAAGGCGTTTTTGACGCGCTCCGCAAGCATGTTGATAACTGGGACTTTGTGAAGTCCATTGAGGTGAAAAACAGCGGTAACAGCGAACACTCCAGCTTTGACCTCATTAGGAGAAATTACCATTTCCTAACAGAAAACACCTCCATTCCGCTAGAGTCCAAACAGGGATTAGTGTGTCTAAAAATCAATGAGGATACACAAAGGCAAATCAAAACCCTGGATGCGGAGAAGATTTTTAATACACTAGAGGCTTTTTGTAGCGGCGGTCTGGATGCGCTCAATGAATTTGATTATGTGGGCACCCCAAGCAACAATCTTCCCGAAGAAGTAGAGAAGACTGGGGTTGAGGCGAAAGACCCCGATAACGACAAGAGACTGGCGGAATCAGCAAAAGAGCAACAAGAGGAAGAACTGCAGAAAGGTCTTTTCGCTGTTGTTGCGGCTGCAGTAACTCCCCACAGTGCCATCACACGTCGAAACACCCTGTCAGTCCACAATGACGTGTGGGGCGACAACCGCAGTGCCACCATCACTGCAAAATCACCCCGCAAAGTGGGCAACGTGACCCCATGTCTTGTTATAAAGATCACCGAAAACAAGTCAGAAGAGAAAATGGAAGTGGAGGCTGTACTATCAGATTCACTTCCCAACAGCGGGCGGAAAATCGTCACCCATAGTGTGTATGCGTCGGAGTTCCCGCAAGATGATTACACGATATTCTACGAAATCGTGAGCACACTTAATGCCTTCAACACTGTGATCGCTGGCACCAGTGCCAGCGACGGGCTTCCCGACGTGGCGGAGATGCTGGCGCGCCGAAAGGAGGAAACTCTGGCAGACCACTCACTGAACATCACAAGGCGCATCGCCAACGCTGGTGAGCTACACCGTGTTCTCGCCACATATGCGCATTGGACCGCTGACCGTGACCCGCGCTTTACGATTAAGACACTCGGTTTTGGTGACTTCCAAAGCACCACCATCAGGAACGGTGCCAAAAAGCTAAGCATTACAACCCCCTCCTATAACGCCGACGACGCTAAAGCAGTGCTTGAAATTTCAGGTGTGAGGCGAGTTGAAGTAACTCGACCAACCTATAAGGAGGCGCGAGACGAAATAGCTCTCATGATAGAAGAACTAGACTAGCGCGCGCTGGCGCCCAACGCAGCCACGTCAACGATGAAGGTAAACACCCACGGCAGCGCAAAAGGACTGAATGCTTCTTGTCCCTTGTGGCTTGCCGTGGGTGTCTTACCCCCCTCCCTGCAGGGGGATTTTCGTGTAGCTGGAATAGTCGCCGCGTCCTTTACTTGAACCGTGACGGCGCGGTACCATGAACAAACGCAGGCACTACCATTAATCTAGACAGGAAGATAAACAAAGTATGGAAACCCTCAAGAAGATTACCTCACCAAAAGAACTTTTCACTGCTGTGGAAAAGGAATGCTGCGACATTCCTAGTGACTATGAAGTCAAAGTAACGTTGCAAGACTTTGACGGGAAGATGGCTTGCGGTAATGAGCGCGTGTACATCGACATCACGCCCGCAGGAAATAAATATTGTAACGTAGTATCAATTGAGCTAATTCTTCATTCAGAGGATGAATATCTTTCAGAGAAAAAGTTGTCTTTCACCATAAGCTACACAAGCAGCGGGCAAGGTGAAATAAATGTGTTGAATGGATGTTTCGTCAACACTTACGAAGAGCTTGCTCATTTCATCAACACTCTTCTTCACTATCTTGCTTCCGTAAGACCGATAATCTTTAATCCTGGGTTTATCAAGCAAATCATCAGACACGGACTTCATCACAATGAATGGGACATCGAAATCTGCGATAAAACACCTACCGCAATGCAAATGGTCATCAGTGACGCTTTGCATATTTTGAGAAGGAACGATGTTCACGTTGTAACAAGACGCATGAAGAATGACAATAATCGTGACACTCAGCCTGTTTCAGAATGGGGTGCTTTAATAGCGCACACATTCCGGGAAGGCGGCGACGGACGCGGGCATCTTGTTACCGTATGGGCAGATCATCGGGGACGTGCGCGCGTAAAGACGCAAGGCATTGACTATGAGATCAACCGAACACACGCATACGACATCTATCACGCGGTATTCCAGCTTGCCGAAAAGGAATTAAGCGAGCTGATCACAGGTGATTCCCTGTCCTTGCTGAAACCCATTGAAACCGTCAACTACCACCAACAATGGGGGTTTCTACCGGAATGGGCAAGGTTTAACTACGGGTGGGAACATCTCACAACAGAAAAAGCTGTTGACATGCCGAAGCTGCTGGAGTCCCTACAAAGCAAACGCAATTACGTGGGACGCGCAAACGACATGAAAACAGTCACTGCTCATAGTGACAATTACACAAACTCAGGCGAGTGGTATTCCGAGCATGTTGTTGAGGTGAAAAGCCACCTAACCATCAACCGCTTGACCCCAACAATGGTGGTACACGTCAAAACGGAACAGCCCAGCCACTACCGTGACATGGTACTCATAGAAGTTTCTGTTCATTACGACAAAGACTACTTCCCTGATGTTGAAAACGTGATCTCCATTCGGGTGCCCCACAATGTGCTGAACATCTACCGCGTGCTCCATGAGCTGATACTAGTATTCAACAACTGCGTGAAACGCAATGCTGGCGATAAAAGTATCCATATAGCTGCTCTCGCGCATTCAATGGCGCGGGCGGCGTACATGCAGACACAGAAAGTATCTCCCACAGCGCAGGCTCGCATCACCAATATGGCACACCTTGTCAATGCCACTCTATCGGAGATTTACCAACATCTTGACAAGGAACCAGAGATGCAGTTCGACATTGCGGAAAAAGCAACTGTCCCCAGCAATGATGTCGCTGTGTGTATATCTTCTAGGAATAATGATGGCACAATAACCATAGCAGGGGGATCTACACCAAAAATCCTCATTAAGTTGGGTTACAATGTTCTCACACTAAAGGAGACCCCAACTCACGGCGAGGTGAAAGAATTTGTGGATGAGCTGGTGGCGCTACTGAAAGAAACACCACTGGGGAATCAACAGGACGATTGACACAACCTATATTAGAGCAATCCCGCGTCACTTGCAGACACCACGATAAGCGCGGCTAAGTAATGTTTGCCCAAGCCCCCTCGTCGCGTATGCAGCGAGAGGGGGCTTTCGTGTGATCACTGCCTCCTACGCAAAATGCCCCATCTGGGGGTACCAGTACGTCAATGATTGATTATCCTTGCGGATACTTAACCCAATCAGTAGAGTAGATGATGTGAATACAGAAGAAAACAAGAAGCCCCAGCGTGGGGTGGAATTCCCGACAGTAAACCAAATGATGGTCCTGTCGGAGGTTTGGACCCACGGTGGTTTCGCCAAAGCTTCACGAGCAATGGGAACACCCAACTCTTACGCCAAGGTGACGGTAAGTAAGTTGGAACGCAAACTAGGCGTTCAGCTCACCGCCCCGACAGGGCGTGGAAGGGCGGTTGAGTTCACTCGTGTTGGTGAACAAATCGCCCAGATGTCTGAGGAAGTTGTTGGACTTTTGACTCAGATAAAACGACTCGCGGACACCGAAAAAGAAATAAGGGAAAGCAAAAAGGAAGGATAATTACAATGCAAGAACTAAAAGAAATGTGTGCACAATGGGTAAACAAAAAGAAAGCCCATGAGGATTTTACCGTCTTGGTTGAGACAGTGCCCGTAATCGGGAACCCGCATGCCATACAGGAGGTTTTCGTTGACTTCATCAACAAAGACAGTGGGTATACCATCACTGTGAAACTGTATGGTGATGATCCCACGGCAAAGGACAGTGATGAACGTTCCACGCGAATTAAGGCGGAACTGCAGTGTAGTTCCGCAACAGGCTATGACGCTGTACTGGCATACGCCGAACTGCCGCAAGAGGAGAGCGCAGTTTCGGACCTGCTTGATCATGTGCATCAATGCCTAGATGACCGTGGATTTTCTGACATCAAAAAATCCTTCCTTGCCAATACTGATGGCAAAATCAGCGTGGAGCCTTGTAGCACAGTTGGTCTGTCCGCGAACAACGATGGTGGGCTGAAAACCTACAATGGCGATGCCACCAGCGTTCAACTGATTGTTGAGGATGCACTGTGGGCGCACAATTCATGCATGCGCCGCAATAACACTAAGATGTTTGTGGACCCGTGGACAGGAGCGGTTTTTGCCGAGGTGTCTCCGAAAACATGGGATGAAGACAAGTCGCCCCGCCCCGTCCTGATAATGCGGGTTAGTGAGTGCGAAGAAGACGACGGCGGTAAAGCCGTCCAGGTTGACGCTGCGGTGAAAAACACTGGCAGCGTGGGTATTTCCAACGCAACACAGGTGAAGATTCCCAAGCAAACAGGGCATGTCTACAGCATCATTCATGATATGGTGAAGCTTTTTAACAAGGATGTTTGTATCGCAGTTAACGACGACGAAGGCCCAGACGTGGCGGCAGTGGTTGCCGAGTATATCGGCATGAAATCCCTCATGCATTTTGTCGCACTGACCAGAAAGGCAGCCACGGTGCGCATCACCAACGTTAATGTACTTTTCGGCAGCATCCAAGGGGAACTATTTACCTCATTCGCTATGGGGGGAAACACTTTCTCTTGTGAGTATCATCAGGTAAAGAACTGGATACAGGAGTTTATCTTGGACTCTAGTGGGAAAACAGCCCGGATCCAGGCTGTTCCATTCAGGGGCAGGGTCGGGAAGGTGGCGCTGCGGAGCGACACGCATGACACCATCACTAACCCAACCATACAGGAGGTTAGGGGGTACATTAATAAGGTGACATCCGTTTTTAGGCAGCCCTAATCGGGCGGGCGCATGATTCATTGCCGTGCGCCCTGCAAAGAAGCTCTGCAATGCGGGGCGCACGGCGGCTAGTTAATATTGCACAGAAGTGGGAGTGAAATGGAAGACCTGGGCGACAAAATTAAAAATGAGAAGGATATTTTTAATTTAATTTATCAGTATTTGCATGAGCGTGATGGAGAGACGTATATAATTGAAACTACGCTCGTCCCTAAAGATCCCACCTCCTTCCCTATCTTAGTTGAAGGCGCATTCATTGAGGTGAGGATAGCGTTAAACAACATTGATAAAAATAACATTTTAGGTATTTCGGTATCTTTTGACCGAGAAAAAGACAAGATTGAAGCTGTCTTCTATCAGCCTGTAAGCAAAAATGTGAAGCGTAATCTATTTAAATTTGAAGACATCCCCGCATTTGAATATTCTTTGATTGAGAATCTAATCCAAGTGACAAATGGTATATTGCTGCGACTAAACGAGGAAATAAGTAAAAATAGATTCAATGGTGACATTATTTCTCATATCGCCATGAATGAAATGTGGGGTTTTGTTAGGGAGGAAAACTTTCATATCGTTCCATTAAACAGAGGAATGGCGAACAGTGCGATCAGTGAAGCTATCATGGTTAAGTCTCATATATACAAAGGGTATCTCCTTTATATTTCAGAGGTAGATGTTATTCCCTTTGAGAAGAGTGGGAACCGGTGTTATGAGATTAAGCACAAGAAGTCTGGAAAGATTCTGCACCTAGAATCGCAGAGTAACGGGAAGGTGATTTTTAGAACCCATGATGGAAGAAAAGGTGTCACTGGCAACTACTTGAAAAATATCTACGATGCGATTTCACATTTTGTCCACAATGGGAACTTACTCGGGATAGATACACTCTATGACCTAGAGGAGTCATCTAAAGCACAAAGCGCATTGACCAGGGAGGGTGGTTCAAGTGAGGGAAAGAATAATGAAGTAAGAATTGACCTTCTCATGGAGGGATTATGGGATCGTCGCGTCTCTGGCCTGTGCAAGCAGAAAAACCTGCAGTGTAGTTTCCTCTCGCATCCAGAAGGATTCCATTCTCATTTTAACAAAGATGGGGAAGTTAAAAGAAGCCTTCATGTAGATGTAGGCAAATCCGAAGAGGAAGGTTTCGTGAAGGTTGAAGTTTCTTTCAACGTTCACAGTTCAGAGCTTGATGATCAAAAATCCTATTTCCACATAGGTGACTTTTTAGTACCTATGAATGAAAACCACCTGTTGGAAGTGTATGAAAATGTCATTAAGATTTTCAGTGATTTAATCAAATACGGTGACAGTAATCTCAATAAAGCTATTTCTTTAGGGGACAGGCTAAACTCTTTCGCCTTTGATTGCGGCTACATTGACACTTGGAGTATTCCGTTAGGGAAATATATACACAGAAAAGAAGGGAGCAAAATTTTCTGGAAGAGAGAAGAAGCTTGACCCCATGCAAAGCAACATGCAATACACGTAATAAAGAAGAGAAAGAGATAATTTTTATGAATATTCGTAAAGCATTTGAAGACCTGTCGGGAAGCCTTAGTGACAGGTTCCATACCATCGGTGTTCACAAACTAGAAGTTGATGGCATCACAACCACCTACATGGACATCCAAGGCACCTATGGTGATCACTCGTCCATCTTGTCTATAAGGGCAGACGAGTTCATGGGTAGCAATGGGGTAAGGAAGTTAGCGTTCACCTTGTCGTTCCCCTATTCTAGGGGCAATCTGCTACAAGTGCTGGTCCCGCCCACAGAAGCAGGCGCTGAGGGCTTCATGCAGGCACTGCGAGTGGTGCTAGATGAAATCCCAAAGAAAACGTTCATTCTGGATGAAGAGTATCCTGTTGATGCTGCTCGGCATGTGGCGCGGCTCTGCGTCAAAAATAGGATTGGCGGGGTGTACATGATGTCACCTGACCTAATTTCTTCACGCTGGTTTTCCTCCACGAGTGAAGTTTTTACACTGGAAGACGTTGAATCAGTTCGGCTGATCGTTGATTTGAGTGCTTATAAACTCAGCATTTCCGATGGGTACGAACTAGCCAAATCGTTCAACATAAAAGAAACTACCGTGCATGAGATGCAGCATTTCATCCTGGACTACATTGAGAAGAGCAAAAAGGATAATGCGGAGACAGTGGGTGAGGGTGACGGCAATCGTACGGAACACGGCAGCGCAGTAGACGCGGACGACACCAGCGGCGGGACAGCGGACAGCGCCTCCAGTGTCGAGGAAGGCGAGACTCCACTACTGCCTGTAGCTGACTGGAACACCATCAGCGATGAAGAGGTTCAAATGTTGTATGTCAACAACAATCCTGAGATTGCATGGCACGAGGAGAAGCTGTTTGACATCGCTGATGTTACCACTAACATGCACCACCTAGAGGCGCGCTTCATGGAAAGCGTCGCGGTTACCAAAGCTGGCGATCAGAAAGTTGTACTGCGGGCTTGTTCCCATCGACGCGCCAAAAATGACGTGACCCCAGCAATGCAGATTGATATTCTCCCTACGGAAGAAAGGGAAGTGTCTCTTTGGGTGAGTATTGGTGATGATGAAAAACTAGGTAAAACCATACCATCGCGTCGTAAACGTGCCTTAGCGGAAGAGGAGAAATCAACCTTTAATGTCATCCACATAGAAATGCCACGGTATAGCATGGCGGATAAGATTAAAGATGTGCTTCTCAAAATAATGCAGACTTTCGACGAATCTCTGCGTTTTATTGATGGTGGCTGCTTACGGAAAACAGCACAACTCATGGCAAAATCCATCCGTTGGCATATGGAAGAAATTCAATGGAAAACAGGGTTTACAAAAACCAACGTCACCAATATTGATGACGCTATGGAGCTTGTCGAGCATGAAGTATCATCCATGATTCATGCAAGTATGCGCGTAATGCATGATCTCACTCTAAGGAAAGACCGCTACACCCTATTTTCTCTGCACACTCGATCACAATTGGGAACCATCTCCATCAAGGAAGATGCCCATTTGGGTGTGTGTTTGGAAACCCTGTTAAATGACAGGTCGCTGTGTAGCCACGTCTACCCAACACCAGATGAAATCACGGATGCCGTCAGGGAACTGATTGGGGACAAAATGCTGCACTAGTCGCAAACAAACTGTGGCAGTGCCTACTTGCCGACGCTCCGTCAGCTATATCTTGGTAGTTGGTGCCGGTTACCGTTTGCAGCGATGCGGAGGTGCGTGACGCAACCACTTCCCGCACCTCCGCGTGAAGCGGACCCGCACTGGTTGACTGTGCAAAACAGTCCCGGCGCGGGTTTACTTTTCGCTTGATGCTCGGTTTAGGGGGTAGTCCAGGGCGGTGTGTGTGCATCGTAGATGGGAGTTACTGTTCCACTGTAGTGGCGCTGTAACTGTGTAGAACGCACTGCGAGAAGAGCATTACTTATGGACGGACCTTCATTCAGCCCTATTGGGAAATTTTTCGCTTTTGATCGTTGCTAGTGCCCTGTAGGGGCGCGGCATCGGCAATATGGGGGTGGCCTAAATATGTTTCTAGCTTTACTTTTAGCAAACGGGGGTGGCTGGAGTGTCTTGGCAATTGACAATGATTGATGAGTGACTTAATATAAATCATGTCAGCAACACACAGGAGCAGAAAAAGCCCCTTAAAGTTCCAGAGGAGGAACACTATGTTCGAGTTCAACATTGCCGAGGCTTTCACCAATATCATCCTTGATGCCATCAAGGAGAATCAAAAAGGAATTAAGATTGGAATGAAAAGGATTGACTTCAAGGAGGACATTGGGTTAACCGAGATCAAGGTTACGGTTAATTATAATCTTGTGAAGTTTGTCTCCGTCGGTCAGACACTTAACGTTTTCGTTGGGGACAACGGAGACGTGAAAATCAATATCAACAAAGATGACAACGCATCTGATATTGCAGTTAAGATCATCGCAGCATTGAACTAACTTGTTCACATACACCCCACCTCAATCACGAGGTGGGTTTTCTTTATGTCTAGGCTGCTGTCAGTAATAAGTGTAGCTGCATCTATCAGAAGAAAATCTGATAGGCATTCATAATGTAGTTCATCATGTGTCTCATCCATGAGTGTGCGGTGACGCGGGCAAAGGCGAAGCGATACACAAAATAGACAGGATCCGCCATGCGCACGGGGAGCGATGTGGCACGCCCGACAAAAAGCAAAACAGCGAGAATATTCATGCAGGTGTTGTAAAACGCACGGGGACACCACATGGGTTGGCGCGCCAGGTTGAACAGGGGTGAGGGTGTCGCATACCATATTGGTATACGCCGTACACAGGGTCGGAGTTCCGCACTCTGCTCTGATTTTCCGCAACCGTCTCTGCGCCCCTACCTCATCCTTATCTGCCTGTCTACGCGAGAGATGAAGGGTGGGCGACACAGGCAACCTGCGTCCGTACCGCACAAGCAAAGCCCCCTACCCCGAACAAGGAGCAACCCAAATGAATCCCAATGGCCTATCAGCAACACACACTGCAGATCCATACTCCACCCTGAAACCATCATTGGAATGCTTCACTCTCCCTAATGTGCTTGAACGATGGGCGAAAAGGCTATGTGATGAAAACGATTTTCTTCATGCGGAATTACATGTGGTGAAACCAGAAGAGGTGACGATAGCGAGCATCAGCGACATCACTGTTTACGTTGACATTCACTCCAAATCACCGCTATATACCGGCGGGATGACTATCAAGGCATGCCACGCAAAAAGCCAGCATCCATTAAGCCGCATCGATGCTCCATCAGAAGATATTGTGCGTCTGACACTGATAGAAATCCAGGAAGAACCCCTACAAGAAATCCCGCGCCTGGCGATTGAAACACGCCCAAATGTACGACATGTGAACGATGCTCTACAGTGCATCAGGGAAGCCGTGGACAGCGTTGCAATAGCAGATGATGACTGGGAAGTATCGCGCGTCGTGGAAAACATCATGAAAGCCACGCAGGCAACCGCACTGAACCCGCACACCCACAACATAGGCGATGTACACATCATCAATTCCGTCAATGCTGCCAACGACAGCAAAACAGATACTGTAGGGAACTCCGATGGTGTCGCCATGAGTGAAGACTACGTGAGCATCATGAACGTGATAGAGGACGCAACGAACAGGCACCATGTCTGGGCGCGGGCACTCCGAAACATTGACGTATTCGGGTCATCCAAGAACTTTCAACTCATCGTGAACAGCGCCACCCTATTTAACAGGCAAGCGGTCATCACGATTGAACCGAACACAGAAGAAGGAATCATGGAGACTTCCATGAAAATCCCCATGCCGTCACACCCTGACGGTGTAGGTGTCGTATTCGCAATAACCCCCTACCGGCGTGACGACGTAAGCCACGTCGTGCAGACGATGCTTCACCAATTTGTGCGCAGCGCACGATTCACGCAAAACAGCACAAGCCAAGTCATGGCTACTCACCTAGCGCACAATCTTCACTGCGCCCTCAAAAAATCAGCGTCCCTTCATGTCGCCAACTCCACCCACCTCATTGGGCTAATAGAATTGGTCATCGCTGAACACAAGAAACACCACCCCAACAGCATCATCACGACAACAACCACTGACAGGGACGAAACCACCATCACCGTCGCATCCCACACGGGAGTCGGCAAGCTCACTGTCGTGCCGAGCAGATGGAACGGAAAACCGTCAGTAAGGCTATCCGTCCTTGACGACGTGGAGCATCTATCACAGCGCATGACCTACGAAAACCTCACGGAAGACTACACCGACGCGACAATACGGGAGTTCCTACACAAACTTACCAGCGGGCAGTACCCTGGACTTGACTAGTAAGGGTTTCCTAGTCCCCTCTGACTCCTTCTGAGTTCATAAGACCACAGAAGAGATAGAGGGACGGGGTGTCATGCAGCTAAGCGCGCCGACCATCCGCCAGACGGAAGACAGGAGGAAAATGACAGGATGCCACCCCAGGCAAAAAGACAGTCGCGCCTATAGTCGCACTGCAGGCTCCGCAACAAGGTATCGGTTACCTACACTCACCAAAAACGCCGCAGTGTGCGCCCATAACGACTCCCTTTATCCCCTTAGCGCATGGCAGCGCGCCGGAGGGGGGCGAGTTCCCCTCCCCTTGGTGCGGTATGTGTTGTTTGTGCCCACTGCACCAAGGGGTTTTTGTTGGTTGGTATGCCACCCAGAGGGGTAAAATAGGGAATGCATGGGCGGGAAGCCTGTGCATGCAACCGAACGGAAAGAAGAGGGTGAAATGAACCCATCAACAGGCAAAACCTACCCCTACCAAAGCAGCATCACAAGGGAAGTGTCAGAACGCGCATTGGCTGAGCTTGAAAAAATGCACTCTGGGCAAACCATACTGCGGGAGGATTTCGCAAAAGCAATAGCCCCCGACGATTGGCGTACCGCAGTTAAAGTCATTGATGACCTCGCGTATCTACAGCGAATCGCCATCACCAGCGACCATGAGTACATCAGGAAACCCTAACCTACAATACCCTCAAATTTCTTGTAGGAAATCATGGGAGTGAATGTCATGCGTTTTCTCACATTGGTTTAATGGTGTCGTTCTTAGAAGGTCACAAGCAGTTTCTTCTATATGCTGCGAACGTGCACACCCTAAATTCTCCTGCGCGGGTTTTATGCCCGCACCCAACAGTTCGTGGGTGTTTGTGTTACCGTGGGTCAAAGAGCATCAACCACAAGATCATCAAAAGGGGATGATTGTCATGACTTCAGGAATTGCGAAGGGCGGAGAGAACTCCACTGGGGTGAAGTACATTTTCGGAAAGCTGAACGCTAATTTCAAAGGACACAAAGCAGCTTCCGAAGGCGCGGCCAAAGATTCTGCCCGCGCATCAAGCATCATGAGCGGGCTTGCCGCCACCTCAACAGGCAATGAACCACCACAAGTCATTGCCAACCACCCAGAGGCGGAAACCGTCATGAAGCTGGGCTGGGATCCAGAAGAAAGCCTCGGCAAGAGTAGGTATCAGAGGATCGGTACTGTGCTCCCGTCAGATGTCACGAAAATAGATTCTGCCGAATCCGTCCATAGGCTCGTCCTGGGAGGGATGAGCTTGTTCAGGGACATAACAAATAAACGTGTTGAACTGGCAGAAGACCAAGACGATGGGCAGATTGAACAAGATGATTATGTGGCTCCAACATATGGCGGTGTTGCCGTGATGAGTGAAACTCCAGAAGGGGAGGCGTTGCAGTACCCAACGGTAAAAATAGATCCAGCTCACCCGCGTTACCAAACCATAAACAATGAAGTCCACAACTATGTGGAAGTCATTGATGATGACCATTTACGAGTGCGGGTAACAAGGAATGCTGATCCTGAAAAATGGGACAATAAGCCTGTTGCGGACATTGTAATCAGCAACGACCGCGACACTGTAGAGAAGATGCTATGGCAACTGTCGGAGCCTATTGAAGGTGGATGGGTTCAGAATGAAAACCATATTGTCGCTGATAAGCCTGGTGAAACCTACAGGGTTCGTGAGATGCGCCCATTCGTCCGAACCTGGATGGAAAACGCCAGGAATATGGCGGAAGAACTGGAAAGAGAAGGTAAAGCCACCATCACATCGCATGATGAAAAGATGTGGAACAACTCAACCGCCGCACTTGACGAAAAAGAAAAAGTGCAAAAGACAGGATATTACTTCACAGGAAGCAGACGAAGTGACGGCTACCCTTTGGGTAACGGATCACTACCAAGACCGTAAAACTCAAAAGCACACCATTTTTTATCGCCGCCCTATTCTCCAGTTCCAAGCATTTTGTAAAACAATGAATTGGTTTTTGATTTCCTTAAATCACGGGAAACCTCATCATACATTTGTCCTTGACGACATTCCCGCCAATCAAGAGTTGTTAAAGACAAAAACAAAATAGGTGTTGCAATAAACAGTAAAACCATTGCAGCTGTATTGGCATAAGCAAAAGCAGGCCCTGAATCCTGGTGATTATTGATCATTTCCTGCGCTCGGGCAGCCTGCATAATGCCATAGACGACAACCACGCCGGTAAGCAGACATAACGCTGCTGAGCCGTTACGCGCCAAGGTGAGCAGCCTTTCATGGTAAGTCTTCTCCTTAACCTTGGCATCAATCTCCCCCGCAACCCACGGCTTGGATACTGATCCGCCGTCGAGTTTCCCTTTACTACTGCCTTGTGCGGCACTGTCCTGAGTGCTTAGCAGCTGCGGTTCCTCCCAATCGGCAAAAGACCTTTCCACTGCCCCGTTGATGATCTTCCCTGCCGTGTCCTGAACCTCAGCGCGCTCTTGGATGCTGCACTCGTCTTCCCATTCCTGTTTGTCATTCATACAGGTAATCCTATCTGAAACCCCAAAGCAATTTCCACGACAACCACAGCGGCGGCGCGCCACCTCAACGGGGAGACATGAAGCGCATGCGGTTGCGTTGATGCCAAGCGGGGCACACAATGTTGACATATAGGGGGCGCGGAGAAGGAGCAATACCGCGCCGGGAGTGCCGAGTATGTCCGAGTAAAGGGCATCGTGAACTCTATTGCTCGGCGTGGGAAGAACCAGCCGACAAGAAGGAAGGTTGCAGCCAACCCCCACGTGCGCGCGGCATGGCGCTTGCGATGATGCAGGGGCTGGTAGACATAAAGAAAGCACCCCATGATTTCACCAAAAAGGAATCAGGGGGTGTGGAATTTGTTCCAGGTGTTGGATTTGAACCAACGTAGCTTACGCGACGGATTTACAGTCCGCTCCCTTTGTCCACTTGGGCAACCTGGATCGCGTACCTGAACTATACACGATTGCCACCAGCAAACGCAAATACGGGGATAGTCGGCGCTGTGACGACGCGGCGCGCATGACACAACACAGACTCGTGCACGCATCCCCTCCTATTAACAACAGGGGTAAGGTCACCCCCAAATTTTGGCAACAATGAGTATCTACATGTATAGTCAAAAAGCGTAAAGCCAGCCCAGGTAACACGCCTGAACTGGTACCCACTCTCCAGAAAGGAACCCCTCATGCCCGCAGTTCTCAGCTTACGAATCACTTTCTCGGTCGGCAACACCGATGAAACCGACCCCAACCTATACACCTTAAAACAAGATTCGTCACTACAACACTACAGCGACGAGTACTACACGCTCGTAGGCGCATTCCTCTATCGAACAACCCTCAAAGAAGGCAAAGGGGGGATGCGTATTGAGTTTATTGACCTCGGAGTTCAAGTTGATTCAGAAGACATCAGGGAGGTAATTGATTGGGAAACACTAGAGGACGATAATGTAAACCACGCCCGCGCACGGGCTGTCATCTCAAGCTCATTGCTTGACCTTCTGATTCTAGGTCGGTAGTGAAAATAATACCCCCGCACCTTTGTGAGCGTATAGCCCATTAGATGCGGGGGTATTTTCTTTGCCAATAGACAGCAAATTGTGTGAAATGAACCCCGTTGGATGCGATGGGATGGCAATTTCCTTACGCAGCAAAAAGCACACGACATTCCGCCGTGTGCTTAACTTTTTCCTCAAATCGACCGCTCGACATGCCCGCTAACGCCAAATCCTATTCACGACCCACCGTGTACTCCTCAATAAGCCGCATGATTTCCTCACTGCTGTCCTCATTCATTGCCCGCTGAATATTGTTCAGCTCCACTATGCGTCCCTCTGTGTGCTTCAACGCGGCTTTGGTTTGCCGACGCATCCCCCGCGCGGCCGCCCATGTCCAGATGCTTGACACGACGAAAAGGACACTCACAGCAAAGCCAGTAAGTGAACCATCAAGCCATGCCTCGTAGATGGTCCTTATGGTCATGCCAAAAAGTAACGGAACCAAAAAGAAGGACACCGCGCGCCTGTTCCTCAGCTGCCTACGCAACTCACACAGCATCGCCGTATATCCAGCTAGCACAGCGTCAATGAGCATGTTGCCGTCAAGCGCCTCACTCCCGCCAGTATAAGGGACACTCCACCCTGACGAGGAACCACCAGAGAAAGCAGACGCACCGTCACTGTCGCCGCCATTGACCACCCAAGACAACGGGTGAGTGATACGTTGGGGCTTATCCATGAAGAAACTCCTTATGATGAAACAATACGACCATCTACACTTTAGCGCTGTTGATGGTCTAGGGCGAGGTGAAACGTGCGGGATGATTAATGTAGTGCGGGGTATAACTTCTGTTGATAGTAACACAAACAAGGACGAAACCCCGCAAATCCCGCACCTATCAACGGAAGGCGCGTGGGCGCTTTGGTGAGACAACAATATGCCGCGCTCACCTCCCACTCTCCAAACCCTGCACGCAGCGAATAGCTTTAGCGCGCCGGGTAGTCCGACAAATAGGTAGAAGCGACCGTTCACCGAGTTTGTCTCTGTGTTTTCTAGTCCCCACTGGGGGAAAGCGTTCTTCCTGTTTATCGTCCTCAACCCCAGTTGTGGGTGAATGTTGCCGCTTGCAGTAAAACATATATACAATCAAAGCGGTTCAGAGCATCATCTTTGCTTTGCCAAAGGGCAAAGGGAAATCAGAAAGGAAGAAAACCATGCTTGAAATGAAGAGTCACCCATTAATGGGCCTGGAAGAGGTTGCGTCCATCATCTCTGACTCACTGAGGGAGGGGAAGATGAACTTCCTTCCGCGCCGTATCTCCGCAGAAATGGAAACCGTTGATAATTCGATTGAGGTGACATTTTGTCATCCCTGGTACCTCCACACGGTAGAGGAAGTCGAATCAGTTGGTGGGATTGAGCATTCCATATCAAAAGTAAAGGTTGTTTTCAACCTCGATAAGAGAAACAAAGAAGGAAAGAAAGTACCCTACTTATCCGCAACATTGGAGGGAGTTCAACTGTGCGGGGAAGTGATTCCTCTCGCTGAGTTCAGCCTTCCTTACAAAAAAGAGTCAATCTCTACTTTGATAGAAACCATTACTTGGCACTTTTCCGCTAGTGGAGACATGATGGGAGAAATTGTTAATTATTATGATCTTTACGGTCTAAGATACAATGAAGTAATTATTAAAGTTAATGATGTGAAATACTTACTTCAAAGATTGTTGTACCTTCTTGCAGTGAAGAGGATCGTCGCTACCCCACTGGAAGACCCCTGTTCAAAGGCAACCCCAGAAAACATTGAGGAAGGATTTTCCACGCACAATAGTGATGGTTGGTGCCTTCCTTCTCAAGTAAAACTTTCAGTGGAGTTTAAAAATGAGGGCAGCTCTATTCGTTTCCATATCAAAAAGCAACTTGAATCCGCGTCCAGGATGGAAGTTGGATCTATTGCTGTAGAGCCACGCCTCGACGCTATGGAAGACGTTGCAGAACTTATTCTGCAGCATCACCAAGCGGAATAAACGACGGTGATGCAAGGCAAGCAATTCTCACGAAACCGCTGCGCGCTACCCTCTACTTCTAAGCTCTGCAGCGCAGAAACAGACACTTAAGAGCCAACCGAAAGGAATCTCCATGCAGTACTTCACGACCGCTGACGAAATCAACACTTACGTTCATGAATGCCTATGGACATCAGAAGGGGTACCCCGATGACTATGACATTCAGTCCATCGTGGATGAACTTCACCAGATGGCTGGATGGGATCACGAAAAACAGGCACTCACGGAAACATGGGATGATGATGAATTTTGGGAGATCGTCATGAATAACTTGAAATAAGCTCTTACAGAAAAACTCAACGGGCACCCTTGATTAGGGTGCCCGTTTTCGCATTCTTGCGACGGTCATCACAGGAAGTCAAGACCGCTTTCTTCTTGAGTACAGCTCCTTATAGGAGCGTCGAATATCTGGGCTAATGCCCCTGCCGCGCCCCTGTTTTGCGAAAAACCCTATCTTATGCAAAATGAGAGCAAAGAGCAGAGGGTTTTTGGTTTTACCTCGTAAACGATACTTTTCAACATAGCTTTTAAAAAGCATCGCCCTCTCCCGCGCAAGGAGACGACGGAGATAAGCCACCCATTTGAGGTGCCTGACCATGAGATAGAAGGCTGGCGGGCACAACACCCCAGAAAAAACACTGAACGGGTTACCATTGTGAGCCATGTAGTACGCGCCCCACGCCGACGCAACAAGCACTATCCCGTACATTGCGATATTCGCATACCCCACTCTTATTTGCCACTCAGAGGCGCGTATTTCCCTGATGGCAATCTCTTCCTCTATCTCACTGTATGCACCAGGAACACTATTGCCCCATAGTGCCTGCTCCCCTTCCCTTATATCAAGCTTTGCTTTATTCAGTGCACGCGCCTGATTCAAATACCAAAGGGTTTTACCAGTAAGGCACCCTAGAAGAACACTCTTGACGGCTTGTCTTTTGCGCCATTTATCTTCTTTTTCAACTGCAGCACTCTTGCTTATCTGCAGGGGTTCAAGGGTCTCCACAGGTGGATTTCTGGTGTCGCTGTTTTTATGTTGGCTGTGTTTGCCTTTTTGACTGACGCTCATGGTAGATAGTGTAAATGAAGCTCTGTCCAAAAACAATTAGTAGGAAAAATTATGTCTTGCATCTGACTTTGCCTTCTGTATACTCAAGGACAAGAATCTGGGAATAAAGAAAATAGCATTAATTAAACCTATTATCTTAAAATTCTCGTATCCATATTCGGAAATAGCAAAAATAGAAAAGACTGACAATGATACAATAATATTTTTAACTAAAAAAGATTTTTTGGCATATAGAAAATCTTCACCCTCTACAGGAAAGAGGACTATTTCAGCTATAATCAAGTAAGTAACAAAAAAGTAAGTAAAAGGTTTAACTATATGTGAAGCTACGGAAATCTCTATGCATGAATAGATAATACCCAGTATAATTGCGGGTAGAATTTTCTTATTAAATTCACTTATTGTCATTACGTAAAGTTCCTTTACTTGAGTTTTAAGTTAATTGAAAGATATTTTGATGTTAAAATGCATCACCTTTTTTGATCTCCATGAGCAACACTACCAGCGCGCTACGTCTAGATTCAACACGCTGGCAGAGAAGGGCGGTTCCAGTAGTGTGGCGCAACACATCGGAGGGTTACTACTGTGTGCCCAAAACGAAAAACGCCCCACCATGTAGGCGGGGCGTTTGAAACGAACCTAATCATCCAAGTCTTCTTCATCTACTATGCGAGGTTCAGGCACGTAGCCATAGAGGGTTGGAAGAGTGTCCTCTTCCTCATTGTCAACAAGAACAATTTCTTCTGATTTTTCAAATTTTTCAAGTGCGTCTTTCTCGTTTACGGCTTCAACCTCATAAATCCGCTTCTTCGATTTCGATGGTGTATTTCTTCATTTCCTTACCCTTTCAGGTCTACACTTTGCTTTGCTGACATGATTTATATTAAGTTTATCATCAATCATTGTCAACCATTAGTTGAATAAACCTACCCCCGTTTTCTAAGAGTGCTGCTTGAAGCCCACTTTCTTTACCCCCTAAGATGGCGTTTGACTATTCATGCGTGGCACATTCCCTTCGTCTGTAAGTGCATGAACTCTGCTCATGCAGGTGGGGTGTGCGCAACTTGGAGCACGTGCGCCTTACCTCTGCGCATCGTACCTTGTACATAATCCCACCCGTCAACGTTTTAGGTTAGGTTTCACTTATTGGTTGTCAGTCAGAAGATCCCCGTGAGGCGAGCAACGGAAAGACTAACCAGCTCAATAACATTGAAAGTCACTTTCGCAACACCATCACCGTCAATGCGGGGTGCCCAATGATCATGGTGGCACCCAGCTATCACGCCAGCGGATGCCACACCGTTCGCCGCTTTTCGCAGCACATTCCCCTCATGAGCGTCCGCGCTGGATTTCCTGTTGCATGAGGAACGGTTTTGGCTGTGCCCGCTGCTGCGGTTAGCGGCACCGCCCCGGCGCGAGCACGTGTTGCTGTCGTTGGGGTTCTATCGGCGGGGATTCAAGTTGTAGGGTACAAGCGTCCCGCTTTGCTTGATTAGACAGGATTGCAGCGAAAGATAGGAGGGGGTAGTTTTCATGCCCATCTAGCAGTGTTTTTAGTGAATTTTACCCCCGACATACAGGTACGTGATTGACAATAAACAAGACACCGCTTAATATAAATTTCATCAGCCGCAAGATGGCGAAAGTACACAGAAAGGCAGAGTCATGAAAGAATATGTTGTTCAGTGGGTAGAGGTAACTAGGGTGGAAGCCTCCGTTATGGCTTCCTCTGAAGAGGAAGCCCTTGCAAAAATAAAAAAGATGGACCAAGAAGAATTGGATGAGATTGCGTCATTTGACAATGGCGGAATGTCAGACATTTACGTGCAAGAGGTGTAAGCAACTTCTCTATACGAAATCCCCCACTGTTTTAGTGGGGGATTTGTTGTGCCATGAAAACTTGCTTTGACTTAATCAAGCCTCGCAGGATACCTCATTTTACATCACTAGGAAGGGTCCATGTTTTCCTTACGTTGCCTCTTTTCTCCTTGGTTTAGGTTCTGTGCACCCTGACTCCACCCGTTGTATCCTCACGTTGAATGTTGGCGCAGACCTGTCGTTAACGCATCTTTCCCATAGAACATCGCTCATGTGATTGGCGGAAGCATCCACGTCTTGCCGTCGTGCAGTAGTTGGGCGGCGTTAATCGCGTGCGTGGCGGCCGCGCGTGCGGCGGTGTCGTCCATGTTAAACCACCAGGACACCAGTTCGTAGAACTGATTGTATGTCGCAGGTCGATTAGGCAACCGAACGGCATCATCGGGAAGCATGTAGCTTTCTTTCGGCTTTTTATCCATGTAGTAAGCACCATATTTGCTTTCAAGCGTGCCGCTGGGGAAGTCATACCCATCAACAAGGTAAACGGTGGGCGCGCACCCTGCGGCTGCCGCGTCATCGTCCGGCATGGTTGCCGCGTCGGTGCTTGCGTTGGCGACGAGAACACCGCAGGCACCATCATCACCGTTGCCCATGTGGTTCGTTGGGTTTACGAACACCAAAGCGGAACCGTTGGGGGAATAGGGGTTATATAGGACGATGTTACCATCATCATCAAAACGATCATCTTTCAGTATCCCCCATGTGGTTCCATTGGTGCCGTTTGAGACTACTTCCCTCGCGGAGTTTTCAACATCTTCCCAGGTGACAAAACACCGGTCGTACATCACGACGGCACCATCAGGGGATTGCCTTTGATGCGGCGACGTAAAGGAGGGAGAATCACCGTGGATCATCCACTCCTCCATCATGTCGCGCACCGTGCCGACGCGGGGATTAAGTGCTGTCCACTGCGCGGTGATGACACGGGTGTCACCTTCCTCATAGAAGTCCGTTAGAACAACCTCAGGGATGAATAGGTCACAGTGTCTCATCATGTGCCTGTCGCGCCTATTGTGAATGACCTCACGCTCACGAATAAACACCATGAGCTTACTCACTCCACTCAACCCAGCGTCGTTGTCTTTGCATAGGCACTCAATGATCATGGGCTGTTCAGAGAACCTAGTGTTCATGCTTTCTGCGTCCATGCGGAAGTGCCTAAGTGCACCTTTTTCCTTGCCCCCTCCTGTACTGGCGGTGCCGTGTTCCTTGGTGGGGTTATCGGTGTTTGGTTGCTCACACCCCGGCGCCCCAGTGTTGTTTTCCGTGTCGGTTGTCGTGCGGCTGGTTTCTTCTTCAATATTGTTTGGGGTGGTGGTTGGTGCGGCGCTGAGTTCGTAGTAGTTGTCGTTGTACCATTTGATGCCGCTTTGGCATTTCAGCTCAATGAACCGCAGGATGTGTGCCATGTCTCCGTGCAGTTCAAAATATCCACCCCATGTAATGTCATCGTTGTAGTCGTTGATGTGTTCGTAATCGTTAGGTTTGATGCCGTCGTCGCTGTAGCGGTTGGAGGGTGTTCGTGTTCCGTGTTTATTCATGGTTGCGATGGTACCGCTTATTGGGGGTGGGGCACCAGCAAAAGACAGCGCACAGCGGGCAGGTTCTGCGGTGGAATAAGGATGGTTTGACTAGTGGTGGTGCCGAGTGTGCTCTAGTGAGGGTTTTCCTTGTCCCCCGGCTTTTGTGTCTTTATATGCTGGTTACTTTTTCCGTCAGGGGCTGTGGAACAGCGGGGCTTTGCGGGTCATTTGGCGCTCGGCGGCGGGGGCGCTGTTACTGGCAATAATTTCTTGCCTTGATGTTATTCCGTAGAAGGAACGCATGTTACCGATGTGCATGGTTGCTGTGGAAGAGTTGGGACTGTGGAGGGAAAGGGAAGCATATCTCTCCCTCCTTGGTGTGAACTGCGCGGGGTGTACGGGCGGCGTGCCTGGCGCGCCGGGATGGGTTTTGGGGGTAGTGGTGTCTTTTTCTGTGGGACGTGTGGCACCTGCGTCTTCATGTAGCCCTAAAGGAGTCTCCTGTCGGGGATTACACTGGGCAACCCTTTACGTATTTCCTGCTCTTTGCTGAGACTTACTTGTTTTGCGTTGTTATCGTTGTTGTACGGAATCACCGTATACCTAACATGCGCTGGTTGCGGGCGTAAGCCTCTTCGCGTTTTACCGCTTCGGTTACGTTCTTGTCCACGCGATCCCTGATTTCGTGGACTCTTTCAAATTCCCAGGCAAGCTCATCAAAGGTTAATGGCGATTCGTCTTTGGCTTTCTTCTCTTTACTCATGGGTTTTCCTGATTGTGTTGGCGGGTGGGGATAAACAAGGTTTCACGCATCAAGCGGAGCGCACTTTGGCTTCATCTGGAGGGTGTTCGGGAGACTAGCTGGCATACCAATGCAGTACTCCATATGGGTTGCGAGTGCTCTACCGTCCAGATGCAGCGCGCCGCACGCGGAAAACGTGTCACACGGCGGCGGGATCAGAGGTAAATCACGGCACCAGGAAACGGTGAGGTGCGCCGGTTGCGAGCATAAGCGCGTTCACGTTCCGCTGATTCACGAATATTTTTACTTACACGTTCGTCAAGTTCTTTGATCATCTCAAACTCCCATGCCAACTCATCCCAAGTCATGCCCATGTTCACGTGCCCTTCCTAAAGATCCGCAGTAGCAAAAAGCTTTCGCCTGCGTGTTATTTTACCGTAGTCCTGCATGGATAATCCAAGCGTAATACCAACTGGAGACACCAAATGCTCTTACTTCCTTGTCCCCTTTTTCTTATGCCGCATACTGCACAACGGCAACCGACAAGGAAGACTCACATGTGGGGGCGCGGCGCGGGCAGGTTGCAGCGTTGTGGTAGATCCGGGGAGGTCGCCTTGCTCTAGGCATGTCCACCTAGAAGAGTCCACCAGGGGGTGGGCGGAAGGTCATAAGCTGCGGATCGTCACACTGCACGACAGACGCGGACCAGCGCATGACTGTGTACATGCGCTGGCGCCCTAAGTCCACAGCCGGTAACCAACAACACCGAGGAGCACATACAGAACTTCATGCTGATACACGGGAAGATATTGCCCCGATCTGCAACTACGCCTATGCGGAGTGCGGCACCAACACGCCCCGCAGCGACGAAACCCGGCGCGCCAGGCAAGGGAGGCGGGCTAGCGGGGAACAACCGTCAGGGAGCAACAGAGGCGCGACCATTAGGGTTTTGCGCACATAGCGACAGCTACCGGTGGTCGGCATAGTTAGACACAAAGGGGCGGAACTTGATGGATTTCTATTTGTGATTCATGCTGATACTGGCGTGCGATTTGGGGTTTTAGATGTGCTGTGTTTTCCTTGTCCCTGTTCTCTAACGCCCTGGATGGGATCGGGCTGTTTGGGGGTACGAGGCTTCTGTTTGGCGGCGGGTGGAGTCAAGACCCACCAAAAACTGCAAGGCGTAATTGCACGAGGGGTGACGCGGGTTGTCTCGGCGGTATGGCTTCACTGTGCCCTGTGTACTTCCAGCCCGGCCTGCTTATGTCTGGCGACTAGAGAAACAGTGAGGGCAATCCCCTTAGCTTTGCTGCCAGGAAACACACAGAGGCGCGCCGGGTGGAAGGCGCACAAAGCCAGCAATCCAGGGTTTATGTTGAACATTGATGTGCGGAAGGGTGATTTACGCCAGTCGCCCGACTTCTATGCGGCAGAAGAGTGTGTACTACTGTTGACGGAGAGGGTAGTGAAAATAGTGTTTCAAATGCGCTTTTAATGAACGGGGGTAGGCTTGAAACCTTGATGGTTGACAATGGGAGATGGGTAACTTAATATAAATCTTGTCAGCAACCAACAGGGGCAAAAGAAAACCCCTCAAAGTTCCACAAGGAGGAACACAAAATGGAAATCAACCTGAAAGACGCGAAGGAAGCAACCCGAATCATTCTCTCTATCGCAAAGGAAGTGGTAGAAGATAGGGGGTGGGTCGATAGCTGGACCTTTGGATACAAGGCAGAACACCCATACCTTGAAGAGTACCTCAATGACAAAAACTACAACAAAGCAGTTTTTGTAAAATACGAAAATGGAAGGTTCTTCACGAAGGAGAACCCTCTAGATGATAACGAAGAACCAAAAGAAATCCATAGCAATGGGGTTGAAGTCATGCAAGAACTGCACGACCTTGAAGGGGAAGGTGACCTTTTCGGATTTGATGTCATGATAATCCGAAAGTAATATCCTTAAAAGTGTCCAGCGTCACAATAGAGGCTGGACACTTTTTCATTTTGCCTGCACTGCCTTTATTGGTAGATGCAGATTTTCCTGTTTTAAGCACCTCAAAACCCTATGCAAAAAGTGCCAACAGACCAGAGCTTAACCCCTAAACTATGCGCGAATCATCGCAAGGCACTCCTCGTGTAAACGATCAGATCGTTTTGACAGCACATGGTTAACCACCAGGAAAACCGTCAACGCGGTAACCGACGCGGCGCATCCCCACCGATAGTCAACAGCATTCAAGACCATGAGGATGAAAATAAAAATTTGCACAAAGGTTGCAAAAATCCCCCAGTTTACAAGCTGCCTGCCAGCCTTCCGACATTCACGCTCTTTTTCTTTCAGGGTGCCTGCCGTGTTTGTTTCTTTACTCATGGCACCATAATAAGAGACGGGGCGCACAAAAATCCACTGCGAATATTTCACCGTCGTAATACCCACCGATACCTCAATGCCCCATTGGTACTTCCGCTTACATTGTCTCTTGCGCTACGCACTTACGCCCCCGCTGCGTCATAGTGGCGAATACATCAACGGGCGTGCTGTTGCCACGCCGCCAAGCGTCAACCCGAAACTAACATACCGCCGTTGATGAACCCACCAACCACAAGAGGCAAACACACATATAGGAAGACAAAAAGAAAACCGGCCCCTACGGGCTGTTAATTGCCCTTAAGCGCCAGGTTTTCGTTAACGCGGGTACTGTCCCGCTCCATGCAATCCATCATACCATACCGAACGCACAATCCCCAATACTAGGCACCCATTGCCCCCTTTTTTGCCAGCGTGAACCACGTGTGTACCATGACCCCCTAACACAATCAAACTCAGGAACCTACTTAGCCCTGATCCGCAGCGAACTCATTCAACCCGCTGGCACCATAACCTTAAGCTTATCGACGACCCCAAAAAACTGCACACACTCCTTCACGCATCACCTCACCACCACCTAACAGGAGGCTAAGATTTAAACACCCGCGACTAAAAACTACCACTCACCTTACTCTTCCTAGTCCCCTTAATGTACAACAACTAGAGGCTTACCACACGGCGCACCACCTACATAGGTGTCTGGTGTTTTCGCCCCCCGACCGCTGCGCCAGTATAGGTGCCTTCACTTTTCATCAGGGGGCGGGCAGGTAGGTGCGCTGACATGCGCCTGCATCTGAGGGGTAGCGTTCAACGCCAACACATAGAGGTAAGCCCCTCGCATACTGCGTATGGCGTGTCGTCGATAAGCGGAAGGAGGCAGACAGTGAACACCGCCCCACATTGGTACCCCTCGCCGTTGATGCCGCAACCCTTGCGACCTACACCCCAGCGCGCCGGGGTGCCCTTCCCCTGACACTACCTATGTCCACGCCGTATAGGAGCGGGGTTGCCTTAATGCGTGTCGTGTCGCGCCCGCCGGTGTCCTTGCTGGGGGTTACCTACTAGTTATTCCTATCAGGGGTGCCTCCATGCTTTTTGGTGGCTTGTTCTTTCCTTCTTGCCATACACTGGGTCTGCAAAGCAGGGGAGAGTGCTGAGTGTCGGGGTGCTTGTGTTTGCGGTTGCCGGGATGCTGCGGCACCCACGGTCCGCGCCCCCTTTTTTCGGAATGCCGATGCATGGAGCGGAATCGGGGGGCGGTGTCGCCGTTCGACTTGCCGACGCTCTCCCAGTGGAGACAACAACCGCTCCAGCCCCATCGTTGGACGTGTGTCAAAGGATTAATGGTGAAAACGGGACAACCAGGCACGCCGCCGCAACTCATTCTTTTGACGATACCCCAACGTCCAACGCCCGCCTTCTTTTCGATAGGCACCGATCGCAACTTGCCGACGACCCCGCGTCCCCGCCGCAAGTCAACATCTTGGGGGCAGGAGGATCCGAACCGCGCTCTGTGTGAACTTCCGGCAGGGACTCACCGCCCTTCATACCCGCCACGGCACCACAGCCCGCACCCATCCTGACCACAACACCCCGCCGCCCATAGCGTCAACAGAAACTACAGGGCACCCATAAACCGCCCCAACTTCTCCATCTGATACACCGACAGTCCTTTCATTGAGTTGGGTGCGATGGTCAATAAACAGCCGTCGTACTTATGCTTCACCTCACCCGCATAAGATCCTTGTAGCACATCATCATCCACCCACACTATCTTCACGCCCGCGCCGGGATGCGGCGACTCGTCGATAAGGAGACTACTGGCATCCAGCCAGTTTTCCAACGCTGGTTTCTTGTCCCCTGTGGCGGGTGAGCAACCCCCGGCGCGCCGAAATCAAGGAAGAACTGCGCGGTATTCGGGGCTAGCCCCATCATGGCGGCGAGGGTGCCTGCGTGTTGCTTCCAGGTTGTCAACCACACCACCACGGCATCGTGATCAGAAAGAATCCCATTAAGCTCCCCCACTAGTTTCGTGGACCATTTCACCATGTACGAGGGCGGCTCCTTGGTTGGGTTGTTTGCGTGGTGAGGGTTGCTGACAACCGCCGTACGGTCAGTGGGGAAGTGTTTTTTACCCAACGTGCCCGCCGATAGGGGGTTGAGCACGCCGTCAAAATCAAGCACGATGATTTTGGTGATGTTGCTTTCTATGAGGCTGTCCAGTGGTGGGGCTGGTGGTAGTTCCTTGGTGGCGACGCAATGGATGTAGGGGTGTTCTGTGTTGCTGGCGTTGGTGTTCATTTCTTTTTCCTTGCCGTTTTCGCAGTGAATGCGGTTATGCAGTTAAGGCATGTGGGTGGGTGCCCATGCTGTTTCATGAGGGGGGTGGATTGGCGTGGACTGTCCCTGCATATACGCCCGTCTACACCAGACGGAAAGACAGGTGAGGTGGTGGGTCTGGGATTCAAATGGGAGCGATTGACATAGCGCCCTAGCGCGCCACGAGGGTGTGGTGTATAATGAGCAGGAAGAGTCTCAAGCTTGGGTGGATTACAGCTGGGTTCCCGAATGGGAGTAAGGCTTTAAGCCCGAGAAATCCCTTGCTCCTGGGGTTTGAGACTCTTTTTTCTATTCAATAGGGTTGCCGCTACTTTACAGAGAGCGCGCTCTCCGAACGCGCCTATCGCGGAAAACCTCACGGACAAAACTGACGAATGAGTCAATAAAAACGATTAGACCTGCCACCAATGCCCCGATTAATCCCACCCATAGTAGAGGTTCACTAATCCCCTTGTCGTACGTGAAGACACCCATGCTCAGCAAGATAACGACGGGGATGGCATTAAAAAAGGCAATTAGTGCTAACTCGTATTTGTTGTACATCCCAAAAAGCATGATTTTAGTCCTTTCTTAAAGATTCCAATTAGATGACATATAGAATTATATCAGCGAAAGCACCCAAACCCAAAGAAGGGGTACAGACGCGGGGGTGTTCTGCATGCGCCGACACCAAGGGCAAGGAAGAAGGTTAGAGTATCGCTCCATAAGAAGGATGATTCACTCAGAAACCAGGCATACCTAGACACAAAAACTGGGGCGGGAGAAAAGTTAATCTACATGCTAGTTTGTAGGGGCGGGGGTAGTGCTTGACATCAAGTGATTGACAAAGATTTACAAGCAACCTAATATAAATCATGTCAGCAACACACAGGGGTTGAAAAGAAAGCCCCGCAACAGTTCCAGGGAGGAACACGAAATGGCTACTTTCTACGTTGTTACCCGCTAGGTTGTCGAAAAGACCATCTGCATTGAGGTGGACACGGACAACAAGTTGGAGGCAAAGAAGGCTTATGTTGGACCGGAAGGCGACTTCCGAGTAGTTTCTGAAGAGGAGACGGATTGGTTCGACTCAGAAGTAAGGAGTGTCTACACTGAAAAGGAGTATTTGGGATAATAAGAAAAAGGCGCTTAGTTACAGATACTGAGTTCCTTTTCTTTTTGTATTGCATCCACGTCAGGCTTGGTGCCTTGCGTGGATTTTTATTGTTCCAGCTACAGCTGCTTCTTTTCGTTCTCGCGTTTGCTGGCAATTCCCACCACGTACAGGTGGATGCCCTCACCGTAGAAACCGTTATCCTCGAAACCTTCTGCCGTGACGATTTCTGTTGCCTGTATATCTGATTCGGTGTAGACAAAAATCCGAACACGGTCATCCCAGTTATAGTCACCAGTGTAGCGTTTTTCCGGGTTGCTTTCCTTCAACATCTCCACGGCAGTGATGGCGTTATTCGTTGCGGCAAGTCGGGTTAACCACCAGTCGCCGCACGAGCATCCGCCGCACCCAACGTTGGGAACAACATACAGTGTGGTGTCATCATCAAGCACCAACCCGTTATCCTCAATGCGAACGATTCTGCGTCCGATGAGCTGCTTTTCCAGAACCTCCTGGGTTAAGTCATCATAGAAGTATCTTTCGTCGTAATGACTGTCACCATATCCAGTAAACATTTCGTATCCTCCTTGTAGTGTTGAGCGGCGTGGGTGTGGTTGCCGTGGTGTCACCGCACCCGAAATTTGAGTGGAATCACAAGTGACGCCGGCTTCCCGGCGTGGGCAAACCCATAGGTAGACCAGTTGGGTTTCCTAGCTGATTGCCTTTCCGACTTTTGAGCCTATCCGTCATGGGGCACTGACGGCAACCCACGGCAAGCACTGAGTGCGCCGTCAACCACCACCTTTCGCCCATAGGGGGCACGTGGCGCGGGAGTGGGCGTAGATAATCAAGGTGCGGGGATGACGCTTCCCCTCATTCTCTTGTGGAGAGAACTGGAATCCTGCCCGCGCGCAGCCCCACACCCGGCGCACCAATCGGCAGACGGGCAAGGCGGGCTATCGTCCGCCGTAAGACGTGCGGTGCCTCCATATAGCGTTTTGCTTGTCCTGCGCAATTAGGACAACGACGTTTGCGCCCAACGATATGGGTATAGGAGTACCCCGCCAAAACACATCCTCCCTGCCATCGTCAGAAAGCTTCCCTAGCTGGATTCGGGTTAACCCTAGTCTGGTCCCGCCGCCCACACATCGCCACACCGCTCATGGAACACCCAGCCTCTAGTACCCAGCTGCAGATGGTAGTCAAGAACCCTTACTCAGGATGAGTTCACTATGCATTTCCTAGTCCCCCAACCCCATTAAATCACCCTCACCGACTACCACCAGCTGGGGGGTGATCCTCAGACCCAACCCCGCGCGGCACGGCGACTAGATCGGACACAGAGGACATAGCAGAGCACACAAAGGCAACTCAACTCCTCAATGAATGCCTAAATGAACCCCATTCTGTATAGGAGGATGCCAAAGGCGGACGCAAAACGAGATGGTTGGGTGCGAAAAGCTGAACGTGAATGCCTACTGTGGCACGCCGCCACATCTGTTGATGATTGACTGTGCAAGGGTCTCTGTGCCCCACCCCGGCGCGCCGGGCACCGTGCCTTTCGCAATTATGACGGGCGGTGAGGGTGCCGCCGCCACCGCACCCTCTAGGGCTGTGCCATCGATGGCGCAGCACCTAACCCTGCATCTCCGTCCAGCCCAGTAGGAAGCTTACTTAATCACGCTGCACGTGAGTGACGGGGGCAGGCCCCGCTGTTGCGGCTTTAGGTAAAGGAGACCCCCTAAATGAAAATTCATCTAGGGGGTGAGATTTAATGAAATGATTTAACAATGACTATTGTAGCCGCGCACTTCACAAGTTGGCAAATCCCCTGCTTGACGCGCGCTTTTTGTGCTCAATTAGCGGTTCATTCTGATCATTCTTTTAAGGGGCGCGGTGAGGATTTGGGAAAGGTGCAATCAGGTACTCGTTGGGCACACCAGATAGGTTCCACACTGCTCCATGTCAGCGCAAGAGAAGATACCGACGCCGCGCCGGGCGGGTCATCCAACGGGATTCTTCTCGCCACAGGGGGAGTCCCGCTGCATCATCCGCGTACTCACGTAAACGAGGTACCCATGCCGCATCGACGATAGAGAGAAGCCCATGCCGCCCGCCCGTCAAGATTCCAGGACGCCCACCCCCACTAACATGAAGGCTATTTGGCGCCTCCTTATGCCCCACAGACCCCAGCGCGCCGGGTTTCCTTGGCAACTCTTGCGCCGCCACGCCACATATCGTACGCCCCCGCAGCGCCCCACAGAGGTGATTTCCGCACCTATTCTTCTAGTCCCCCCAGTGGGGTTCTTTATGAGATTCCGCAGGGTGCTCGGTTCGTAAGCACCCGCATTATTGTCCGCACTGAGTCGCTATTTCGCTGAATCAATCACCTACAAAAGGCCCCAGAGACGCTAGAACCACCCCGCCAGTAGGAATGTTATGCCGAGCGGACACCGCCCCAGGCAAAAGCTCCTCTTCATTGGGCACCACTGTCCGCCGCGCCATTAGTGCCGTGAGCACTGCGAATATCTGTCGTGTCACCACCCAACAAATATGCCCCGTCCCGCCCACGTCACACCTGTTGAGTAAGAGGCGTTTGCCGCGATCACGCCACCAGCAACACTCGACAGGTTCGCCGAAAGATAACCATCAAGGGAGGCATCAGTAACACCCATAATCCACTCCGCCACCAAGGTAAGGATTTCTTCTGGGAGTTCCACGAGAAGAACATGCTGAATTTTCCACTACCTGCGCCGCCCGCAGGCCCCGCAAAAGCATATCCACGTACCCCACCCGCCAGTGCCACGGTGGGGGCACCCTGTCGCGTCGCCGCGCACCGCAACCGCCCTCACCAACAGGGCATCATGCCCGCGCCGGGTAGTCCCGCAGCACCCCACCACCGTTGGGGGCGCAATTTGTATGAAGTAATGTTTCCTTGTCCCCGCAGTTCCTGTAGCCCTGCCTGCCTGTGGTCCCACCACTGGTGAAATTAGCATCAATACAGGGGCGGGCGACCGCCTCCGTGTCTTCTGTTGTTGGCATTCCAGAGTTGCCTGTTCGCCGTAGAGGGTACCCATGATAATATCCCACATCCGTATACCGTCGCTCGACGCAAATTGTTTGGTTACTGCAGAGTCCACGGTGCATGGCGGAATAGTGTCGCCGCATAGGGGTGTCCGGCGCGCCCGTGTTGTCGGCAACCTTCTCCGCCGCGACGAAAAACCATCCGTCATGTCTGCGAACCCAGCATCACCAGTGCCCCCTATTGCCGCTGGTGAACTGCAGAGGGCGATCCCACGCCGGTTCTGGCGACAGTGCCAGGGCTTCTGCTGCTGCCTGGAGTAACTGTAAGGCTACCCTGTAACACCCGCAGCAGCCTGCTCATTCGTTACTGGAACCAGCCCACAGCTTCTCCTGCGCCATCGATGGCGAAAACATCCACACGCAAAAAGCCCCACCCCAAAGGGGAATCTCATTAAGACACCAACACTCACTGTGTGTTTGCATCACCCGCGATAATGTGGTATGCTGATTCTTAACAGTCCTTCCCGTCGCTTCTCCCCATTATTGGGTGCCAGCGCCTCCGGGAAGTCCTTTTTATTCAGCAGGGAAAACACCCTCTTGATGAACTAGGTGATTACATCAAGAGGGTGTTTCTATCTCAGTGCGAAATAATTTTTCGTCTGCGATGCAGCTGGACAGGCACGACATTTAGCACACGACATCATTTCTACTTCTGGGGACAACAACCATTTCTGGCTGTCGTGTAGTTGAGCATACCACATTGCTTTAGCCTTTCGTTAATCACAAATGGTCTACGCAATCAGTGTCCTTTTGGGAGTGTAACCTCACGGTTTCACTCCAGAACTAAGGCTTTGGGGCGTGGCGATGGTGAGATTAGTCATACAGGCACCTCTGCAGCATAGGCTCTTCGATAAACCCGCCACCCCGTACGCGGCACCATAGTGCCCATACGCGCACCCCGCCGCGTCGCCGCGCCGGGAAACCCAGCAGGGGGTATCAAAAGGAATACCTAATGTGTTGGTTCGACTAGACTTCCTGCACCCCTCCGCCGCCAATTCATCCGCTAGCAGCACACGAGATTCCCTCATCGTTGACCAGTTGACTAATTGTGGGGTGGCGGAAAGCAAAAGCGCGCTTCCGTCCTGTCCTATACATCCATCCTGGATAAAAGGAGGGAAGCACGCGCCACACATCAAGGGGGCGCACATGCCGCACCCTGCACCCCTGTTAGGCAGAACGATTATCGTTTAAGTATAATTGCTGGTGTCCGTGGTCTTGAACCTCTTCCAAGCCCAGCCAGTTCCCATAGAAGGAGAAGAATATGATCGCCATATCCGAACACTATATTTCACTTGCAGCTTTCCTATTGTCACTCGTGGTGATGCTCATCATATTGTTAATTCTCAACGTGCTTGCTGCACGTTTCGGTGTAAAAGAGGTGAAAGTTCAGATTTTCCGCGAGGTCAAGGAAACAAAGAACCCACCTGCCACCCACAACACCCCGCCACGTAGGGATAATGAGGTGGAGTGATGGAGAATCTGATTATCTTTTTGTTTCTAATAGTTCTCTTAGTCGTTTTTATAGACGATTTTCTATCGTAACAAGCTGGGGTGTCTTTTTTACTGCCAAGCTGAAACAGGTCCAACACTCAAGGAGGGGGCGCGCCTGCGGAGGTAACACAGACGCGGCATCACCTCACCGGCAAGTAATAATCCCCGCCATGTACCTTCCGCGCCCATTTTTCTACTAGTCCCCTAACGCGGGCTTCCCTTCATGGCGTACCGCAGGGTTCTCAGCGCATCGGCACTCATGTTGCCGTCAACACCGAGCCACCATTTCACCACATCAATCACCTGCAAAAAAGACCCTGGAGACACCGGAACCACCCCACCACCAGCGGGAATACTGTGCCGCGCGTCCGCCGCAACATCAGGCAGCAGCTCCCCTTCATCATCGGTGTAGTCAGGCCCATACACCTCAAACCAGTCTTGCTCCTGATGGTTGTAGTCCACATACACAATGGGTGAGAATCCACTATCTGGCACACCATAAGACACACCAACGGAACCATCATCACTGGTGATACCGCCGTCGTGGGTGTCTGGCGCGGAGTTTGGTGCTGGTGTAGACGAGTGTTCCCACACGGCATCCGCAACGCCCGTGGCGCATGTTCCGCTGTTATGGCGTTCTCCGCTTACCGTGACACCGGCACCTGTGTTGGGAAGAACATCCGCATGACACTCATGAGGGCGCGCGCCGGTAATACCTAGCTCAGAACCTACGTCGCCCTCACTGGCAAAGGATTTATCCCTTTGGGTGTGCTTGTTGGTGAACATGCCGGCTTTTTCACCCACAGGGACTTCCGCACCATCGCCGTGGGTGTTGGCAGTACCGGCATGTCCAAGCCCTGTGGTTCCTGTGTCGCCGCGCCGGGTAAGCGTGTACACATCCCCGTCGGGAACCCTAGTGGCGGGCACGCCCGCGCCGCTTGCCGCCACACCACAAGAACTGTGGTGCGCGGCGTTGTTTAGCTGTGAGACTGATTGGCATGGGGTTTCCTTGTCCCCCGCACATCCATCAGTGGGGGTATTAATAGTAATCACGCCGCCGGTGCCGCTGGTCTCGCCGCGCCGAGAAACACTATCGATACGGTTGGTGCCGTCGTTGATGGTGGCGCATCCGCCTGCCGTGGGCACCTCGCTATCATGTCTCACGCTTTCTACACCATCCACGGCATCCGATTCTGCAACCACCCAGCGCGCTGTAGTATTCGTTGTATCGTTGTTGATGCGGTTGCCGTCGCTTCCTGTGCTCAACCCCGTGCTCTCACCTGTATTCACGGGCACCGTCGCACGTAGCCCACCCACCGCCGTAGCCTCACCTGGACTGCTTACTACAGCTGCGCCCGGAGTGCTGGAGTCGGTTGCCGACGCTCTCCAGGTATCCCCGCCCGCCGGACCCGCGCCGCCTTTGATGTCCGCACCAGCGCCTGTTTGTTGGTGCCGCGCCGGGTCCACGAACACCAACGCGGGCGCAGACTCATCCTTAGTGTTGGTGAGCACAACCCGACCATCAGCACCACGGTTGAAATCCCACTTCCAATCCACACGCCACCCCTCACCCTGAATGGCATGCTGAATGGCTTTCACCGTGTCATCCCACGACAGTAGGATACGGTCGAAAAACACAGGGTAGTCATACCGTGACCTCATCACCGATGATGCTAGCTGTATGCCGTCGTCTAACCACCTGCTGATGAACTGCTGCGCTGAATCAGGTGTGGGGTTACGCACAACCCACATTCCCACCAGTACCCAGCGCCCCGCCGTGGTGTCGTCTGGCATGTAGGCTGCCGCGACCATTTCAGCCCCGCGCTCATAATCCATATCCTTGTGGTAACCCAAATGATTGTCGTTCCACCTGCGTTGCTGCATGGTGAGCACCAGCCGCATATCCCCGCCGGTCCATTCCCAGTGCTCCCAGTCTTGCGCGCCGGGGCCTGTGGGCGTGTCCGTGGCGGCATGGTTGCCAACACACTCGCAGCCTCTGCGTGCGTTGTGGGTACTGCGACCCCCGTCATCCACGCCCAGAGTAGCGGGGTGCGTGTCCTTTGCTGCTGCTTCCTCCTGTGATGAGGGTTTCATGTAGTTATGCTGCGTGTTCATTTTTGGTATCTCCATGATAGTTGCGAGGTTAGGTGGTATCCGCGACAGTGCGGACACCGGTAGTATCGGCACTCCCGATCACGCCCAGGATGGCGACCAACAATACGCGCCAAAGCCTTCACAGCGTAATCGGCGTTCTTATGCCGAACCTTCCCTGTTTTAGCGCACAAAACAAAGGGAGGGTTTTGTTCTTTCGCTCGTTTCCTCCTCCTGTTTTGCTCTTTCACCCGCGCTCGACGGGTTTTCTTTGCTTGCGTCTTACCCACGGCAATCACCATGCTTCCCAACATTACTCACACGGCAGTGCCCATCGTCACCATCCACGCCTGGCGCGCCGCCCGTGGCATCGCCGCACGAAACCCCACCAGTATTACTACTAGAAACATACTTGCGGGATTCCCCCAACAGGGGCACACCCGCTCCCTCACCTACGCTTACATCCACACCCGTGGCGGAACCAGCGCTACTAAACCCAAGGGTTTCCTCGTCCCCGTTGGGTGGGGTAGTAACGTATCGACGCTCCAACACCACCGGCGCGTCAAACAACGACACCTCAGTATCAGGGATCCGCCGCGTAGGGTGTTGCGGCGATGATTCGGTGTCGATAACCGCACTACCATCCCCACACCCGGCGCGCCCATGTATGTTCGCACCAGCGCCAGCATCCCTGCTGTCACACCGCCCACCACTGTGAGTATCGGCATCACCCGCGACCACGCCGATAGTTGGTGCGGCAACCGCAGTTCCCGCGCCGCGTTCAACACGCCCGCCTGACATACCGCATGAAACCCCATTCGTGATGCCACCAGTATCCCCCGCTGACTGCGGCGCGCGGTCACCCACAACACCGCAACACCCATGACTATCGCGCCTATCGCCAGAGGTAACACACGCAGAATCACCATGAGAAACACCAGAAGAATCAAACCGTGGCGCGCCGGGCGACACCACCCGGAGAACACGCACACTATCCTCACCATAGGTTTTCTCCACCTCATCACGGTTAGCAGCATTAACGGCTTCCCACACGTCCCCATGCGTCAACCCCTCCGTACCGGGATGCCCCCAATCACTGGTGTCGCTACCACCTCTGGCTCGTGGCGAACCCACACTCCCACGTATAGACACAGAGGTGGGGGTGTTTCCATTAGTTTCACTCATTGACACTCCTTTTCAAAAACTTCGGCGGCAACCCGCCGCGCCCAAAAATCGTATGGCTCTATACACCCCATTGTCCTACCCACACACCCGCACGCGCAAACCAAAAAGGCAGAAACAGCTGCGATGACCCCAGAAGAGAACACAAGAGATATAAAGAGGAAAACCCCGAAAAGACACACAAAAAGAACCCCCCGCCTGCGCCGCCTAACCCACACCTTCATAGCGACACAGGGCGGCACACATAAACCAGTGAAGGCATGTAGGCACGCCGGGTGTGGGTGGAACTTCCCAGCGCGCTCACGCTGTCACCTGCGCAACCCGGCGCGACCACACGGGTGCGTGCTAAGGCACCATCGCCACCCCGAACGAACGTCACTACATGAGACAACATCCACCGCATCGGGAATCCAGCCCCCAGGCAGACAAAAGCACCCCCGAGGGTGGACGTTGTAGACACATAGGCGTATAGATATATAGCCATATAGGTATATAGCTGTATAGGTAGATAGCCCACCATCAAGCATGGAGGCTATCGGCGTGAATCACCTATGGGTATCCAGCCTTAAATCCTTTGCCGTCGCAGTGCACACTACTGCTCTCCGCAACACGGTCAATCCGCGTGACTGGACACGAGCGTGAAAGAAAATACACTCAGGCATCGCTTCCCCCGTAATGCATGTTGACCCTCCGCATAGACCAAACTTGATGGGGAAGAACCTTTTTGACTTTCATCTAGGATACCACAATAAGGGGTGACCCACACAAGGAAATTGACAAACCAACTATGCGAACCTAATATAAATCACATATGGAGGAAAGCGGAGAAGAGACCGCTTGGACACAGAAAGGAATCAGCCCATGATTTCCGAAAAATACGAAACGATCTTTGTGGGGCATGGAAGCAAGCTTGCCGCTGTTGTTGACATCAACAATGTGCACGATCACCTAATGTACATTGTACAGGAGAAAGTATACGTCAAAGATCCAGATTATTTCGCATGGGTGGAGGCCCCCGAGCGGTGGTATATCATGTCCCCAGAAGAATGCGAAAAATGGTGGCAGGGGGGCTATGCCTCCTTAGGGGACGGGAGGCCAGGCTACAACCGTCTCCCCCAAGCTTTTAAGGCTGCTGCAAAGCAGCTGGAAGCTGAATGCTTCCTAGAATCCACATAAACCCCACACTCACCCCGCCCACTGTGCATCCCCAATCAAAACCGAGCACTATAGGCGGGGTTTCTCATTGCCAAAAACACCACCAGGGGGAAAGAAACCCATGAGGAAACAGGCAGGGCTTTTCTTCATGCCCTCTACGCCCCCGTCAATTAAACGACCAGACACGCCCCACCACACGGGCGGCACCGCAAAACGACCACTCCGAGCACCCAACGCGAATGCGCTGAAATGGCATGGCGCCACCCCACCCACAGGGCATGAACCCCGCAATAACCACACACGGCAATCCCTTCAAGACACACCACCAGAACACCCAGTTGAAACACGAAAAGAACCCACCCCCGCCAGGGCGCGCCAGGAAAACAGGGTAAGACAATGCGAAACCACAAGCATCCACAAAGACACAAGACCCCACCCTCCGCAGTTGACACGCAAGACTGCTAGGTGTGGCGACGTGACAGGGCGTACCCCATGATGAAACAACAGAGAGTATAGCCATATGCTCATATGCCTACATGAAACACACTGTGACATTCCCCCACCACGCATGGGAACACAGACAAAGCAGAAAACCTACACCCTCCACGGGCACAGAAAAAGCGGCGAACGCAAAACACCACAAAAGGTGACGCGCTTGCCGCTAAACCAGAACGCGGGGAAAACTAACCTTCACCCCGAACTGTTAGTCTTTCCACCAAACCCAATCATCCGCTTTTTCGTCAATCTTCCGCGCCTCCTTATAAGAAGAAGACGAAACAATATTGACGAAAGCTTGCTGATGCATTTCCCCTGTACATTGCTTCTTGTATGAAAGCACCGCACAATACACACCCACTAGAAAAATGCCAATTCCAAAAACCATCGCCTCCCAGTACGAATCGATCCAAGACTGGCAAGTTAAAACAGTACCGAGGGAGATCATCGCGGTTCCTATGGCGCATAAAGGCTTAACGAATTTGCCTTGCTTTTCGGCAAGGAGCTTATGTTTTTCAGCAAGACTATTAGTCTTTTCCAACTGCACTTCTTCCACCGTTGGAGGGGTGAAGCTGTGTACAGACACATCGTTCAACGCGCCTGTACCGTCAATGACCACGAACGTTGAGCGGGGAATTTTGTTGTGGAAATTCATATAATTAGTATATATTTATCCCCCACCCATCACAACAAAACACCCTCAAAACCCACCCCCACACACACAACCACCGGCACTACGACAAAAACCATCGCGCCGGTACTGCAGAAAAGCCACCGCCAATAGATGCGACACCTAGCAACAATCACGACGCAGCACACAAAGCGCCTCCCAGTATTGAGACGAACAAGCATCCGAACCAACAAGCAGGGATTCCCGATCACCTCGCCACATGCCGGTGCCGCGTAAGAACCCAGACACAACAGAAGCGGGAAGCCCTCTGCGCCGCTCACACGCACTTTACCGGCATGCCCCTTTTTGACAACTACCGCAGAAAAACCAACTATCCCGCACCTCCCCGGCGCGCCACGGTAAGTGCCGCCCCTCAGCCCACCGCACGCAGAAAGCACACATGGCGGCTTGCCTATCTTCTGCTTTTTACACGTGGCCACGGTGGGGAAGGCTATCGACGTGCCGCCAACCACCCCAAAAAACAAACAGCATCCCACAACTTCCACAACTTCCGCAACTTCCGCCCTTCCTTCTTCCCGCATTCGCCGTCAATTCATTCCACAAACTCCGATTTGCCAAACCAAGAGACAAAGCGTACTATGGAAATATCACACTAGCTTTTATGTGATCAACAACCCCCTGGTGAACAGCCCCACCAGGGGGTCTTTTCGTGTAGCACCAACCAGAACCTGAAAAACACATGCTGCCACCTCCCAAGAAACCCTGCAGGAAAGCCTTTTCGACAACCCATTAGGGCACACGGCGCGGGCATGCCCCCGTATCGCAGCATCGGAATCTCAAAGCACCCCCGTACACGATAAACCGCCGCGCCGCCGCTTCTTGTGTCCACGCCCCACCCAATAAGGAACAAAGGGCAACACGCAGACAAAAAAGGGGTGAGGGGCGAAAGCCCCATATGGTCGTACACACCAACACTTATCGACGACCCCGCAAGCACAGCCTCACCCGCACCAGCGCACGCTACATAGATGAGACCGCCGCCGTTGATGCAGTCAAAACCCACAACGACACGCCCCGCATTTGTGGCATCCACCCCACAATAAGATTGGGGAAGTAACAGTTTTTCTCCATCGCCTATGCTGTATTGCTTATACAGAGTGCGCCCCCAGCGCGGACATGCGACAACACCATAACCGCACACGAGCAAAAAGCGGGGCGAGCCATAACGTGGCTATACCCGCCGCCTTCTATGCAGCACCCCCTTAGTATCACATCACGAAATTCAATTAGGTCAAGGACACCCCTTACTTTTTCATTACCTTGTCGCTAAGGGCACGCGCCTCCTCCTCGGAGACAGTCAACACATCCCGTGCCGCGTCCCTATGCTTTTCATACTCACTCCACGTGAGCATTGAAGACACGCACAGGGATACGGTGCCCGAAAACCCTAGTACAACAATAGTAATCACCATTGCTGTTGCTGCACCACCGTTAAGTAAGAAAAATAAGCCTGCCCCCGCAATAAGCGCACAAATAGTACACTTAGCATCCAAGGCAATGTAAGAAAACTTCTTATCCCGAGCAATCGCCTTATGCTTGTCAGCAAGCGCAAGGCGTGCGTCAATATCATTGTGATTTTTAAATTCGTTCACTTCTTATTCCTATCTATTGTTCTAACCGAATATTCTCCACGTTAGGGAATATAATCCCCTTACCATACGTAGAGCACGGTGCGCACGGTTGCACCTTTACAAGTTTCAGATCTTACCTAAGTGGCTTAAACGACCACCACCGCCAATTCTCCGCCTCACGGTCAATCCTACACGCCTCCTTAAATGAGGAAGCATCAACAATCAGATCAAACGCTTCCTGATGCATCACCTTATTGAGATGCTTTACAGCAGAGCAAAACGCAAAATAACTACCCACTAATACAGCCACAACACCCAACACCAACACGATCAAATCCATGCTCTTCCACGCTTGATATGCGGAAATCTCCCCAAGGGAGATAATGGCGGCACCCAACAGGTACAACGGGACAATACCCTTACCTTGTTTACGGGATAGGTGCTCATGCTTTTTAGCAAGTTTAATAATCTGCTTTCCCGTCATCGCCTCTTCCGAAATGGAATCTCGGTAAGAATATGCGACAACAGGAGTGTTGGTTTGCGTGGTGAATTGGTTGTAGTAGTTCATGCCTTAATCATATATTTCCCCACAAGCTACCTCAACTAAATACCCCCACTGTTCACCCCTCCCTAGTGGAAGCATCAACAAGGAATAGACTCAACCGCCCACACGCACTCTCCCCACCCCAACAAGCGACCACACAGCCCAACACTATTCACCAAACCTGCCCGCACACCCACCATGAACAACCAAAGGAAAAACAGACAGACACCCCGCAAGAAACCACACCCCGCCACAAATGCAAGAAAAAGAAGAGGGGTGAGGGGCGACAGCCCCAGGAGGTAGAGAGTTAGGGGGGTGGAAGACAAAACACCGCCGTAAATCCCACGCACGCGCCGGGCCTGCAGCACACACCGCATCCAGCTAGCAGATCCCCCCACCGCATCGTCACGAACCTCAGCACGTCCTTCCCACCTTTGCGAAAACGCCGGCGCCACACAAAGCAAGACACCCAAACCCCACCCACAGGGGCACGCAGGTTCTCATTACAGAATACCGACCCCACTACCACCGGCACCTGCCCAACGAGAAGCAATAACTGTACCCGCGCGGCCAACTATACGCGCCCCAGTGCCTCCACCCGCATCAGTCTGCGAAATACGGCACCAAACAGAAGAAACACCAAAGACCCATCCTGCCTTCACGATAGCGTCCCACCTCATCACAACCCGGCGCGCCGGGTCATGCATAGGTGCAAGCGCCGTGGACAGGCAGCGACACGCGGGCACACCACACGCCAAAGACACTTATCGACGCTCCCGCTAATCCACCCACATCTCGCCTGGCGCTAACCCCCGAAAAACCCTCAACTGTGAATCATGCGGCAACCCCATCAGGCATGTCTGCTTGCCGCCCCACCCCCGATCCTCATAAGTTCACGTACCCCACAACGACACGCCCTTATCCGCCCTGCACGTGGGTTGCTGGTGACATAAATGTGAAGGCATCCCCCTTTTTTCTGCAGGGCACCTGGAAACCCAATCGGATGAAACCCTAAAGGGAAAACCAATTCCGTAGGGGCGATAACGACGTGTCGAACAAGGAATGATTAAACGTGACGTTCGTCAACGCTTCCGCTTGTCCAGGCAGCCCATGCCCCCTCGCCCCGTCCTGGACACACCACTCTGCCCACTGACATGTGTTTACCCCTCCCCCAGGAAAATACCGAGAGCATTATTCACCGTACCTAATGGGGCGCGCTTTCATTCAGGCATGTTTTTCAGCGCCACCTGAGCAAGCTTAATCAAACCCCAGGTGAACAACATTGTGGTGACCAAAGATAGTGTGAGGCAGAAGACCAGAAAGCAATATTCTAAGGCAACCTGAGTGCTCCTTCCACTTACCCACAGGCAGAAAGCAAACCATGAGAACACCATCAGCGCGGCGATGAACGGTGTGAGTATCCACCCGCATACGATGAGGAACAAAGATTTATCCCACATCCAGCACGTTTTTCTTCTGCTTTTTGTGTGTACCCTAGAAAAAGTATTTCGCCTATTGTTTTTCTTCATGTACCAACTATACCTACATCCTCACCCCCAGGCACAGCCTGTTTTGATGACACTCTGTGCCCCACTATCCCAGTTCCCAGCATCAATCATGCCCACGTCAACACCGAGTGCAACACAATCACCCCGCGCACATCATCAAAAAGAAAAAGCCGCCACGAACAAGAAACACCTCCTGCCCGCGACGGACCCTCGAAAAGAAGCCCTGCTAGATTTTCCCCACTAGTTCACCTTCATCCATGTATTCAAGCCCCTCTAAAAACTCATTGACAGTGCCACGCCCATCAGGCCCCTCCATCGCACATGCCCAATGATTCACCCCAACCCACAAAGCAGTAACCGGATTCCCCTTATCGATATGCTCACGTATTGTTTTCCGCACGCGAATGCTTATAACTGTGTCCTTGATACTGTGGGCAAAATGCTTGCTGAAAGACATCACCACGAAAACCGACACCATCCCATAAAGAGTACCGACCATAAGGAAGTTAGAGTATGGCAACTCTGGAAGGCTCTCACCCGTCACCCACAGGTGAATAGCCTTTATCGGAACAACCACCACCATGAGCGCACACGGAGTAACGAGAATACCCAAAGCAAGGGAGATAAGAAGATTCTCCCATATCTCCTTGCGGTACATTTTCAACACATGCCCAGTCCACGGGCCTAACTTACTGGAAACACCACTATTATCCTTCATGTGTTCCACCATACATTGACACGCCAGTAAAGATAAAGCACACGCCACCATCCCAGAGCACCCGCCCACTCAATAAGGGAAAGCCGCCGCAAACCAGACACGTACCCAGCGCGGCAACCTCACACAAGCAACCCCTCCTAGATTTTCCCCACTAGCTCCCGCTCATCAACATAGTCAAGCCCATCGAAGAAACTCCCCCACGGTACGCGCACCCTCACCGACAGGCCCCCGCAACACCCCATGAGTCCAATGCTTCACCCCATACTTTAGCGCAGCAACCGGCCTGCCCTCATCCACAAACCCACGCACCCCATCCCGCACATGCCTAAACCACAACACCAACCAAAACGGCAAAACGCCATACCGCGCCGGGCGTGGGCGCTTTTCGCACGAGTGGAGAGAAGTCTTGGAGGACTTTAACCACGAACACACAAGAAGGGAGTAAACCCGAAAAAGCGCCCGCCAGCCCCATACAGAAAGCCACCCCTCCGGCGTGGACGCTCATCCTATTCCCGCGATTATCTAATTCGCACACCACCGCTTATCGACGCTCCCCGCAAAAAGGTGACCGCACGCCGCAACCGTACACACTCACAACGATGAAGCCTCAACACCCCCGGCACACCCAGCCCTCACGCCCTGCCCTCGTACCAGAAAAACCAGGAAAAGACGAACTCCGCCACATACAAATGAAAAACAATGAGAAAAATCACATAACAACCCACACAGAAAAGAAGCACCCCACCAAACCGTTAGACCATCCCGTATCACCCAAATGTACTTACCGCATGAACCACCACAGTGACCAGAGGAGCATGAAGGAGGCTTAAGCGAACACCAACACCACAGGGCGGCACGCCACCATGCAGGGGGTGAGGGGCGCACGAAACCAGCGCAGCCACACTAGCGTGAGCGATGTGTGAGTCACTGAATCCACGACGACATCAAAGCCACCCAAACGCCCCATCACATGACACGCGGACTTCCCTCAACACCAGCAACAAGGTTGCTGGCATAGCTGCGTTAACCGCCGCGCATCACAGGGATGCACTAGAGATGCCGCTAGAAGTCAATCGAATGAATAAGGGAAAGTATTGATTCGGCACACAGCCCCGTGGAGCCAGCGCCGCCGCGCACAACGGATCTGAACAATACCCGCAGCCGTCGGTTTCCTCTGTGACTGCTCCCGGTGCGGCCACCGCGCAGGATACAACCACACGTGGACCCGCTATACCGCATTCGCATGACAATCAGACCGCCGTCACTGGTGGGCCGCGTGCGATACATCCAGCACACCCTGATAGCCGCCAGGGGAAAGATCACATATCCGCCGCCGACAAGCCTCATCAACACCAGTGAGTATTTGTTGCAGCACCAGCTCACTCCAAACCGCATATAGGACAAACACCACAGACAAACGCCTTTCAGCCTTAGACATCATTTTTCACCGCAACAGGGCACTAAGACAGATGCCCCGCCGAACACACCCAGCGTTCCGCTGTGCCCCAACACCCTTAACTCCCATTTCCGCGCCGGATTCATAAAGCAGGCCCACCAACCCCACAGTGTGCGCATTGGACTTCTCACCGCCGTTCCAATTGACAACCCCAAACCCAGACCAGCATCATTTTCTCACATATGGGTGTGATCATTCCCACCACACACCAGATGGTGAATTTCATCACTTCAAGCAGATGTTCAAGAACTAACCCGCAGGCCCTGTCACCCATCATCCGCAAACAAGTACCCCACGCCACCACACCAGTACCGTGTCGGCAGTGTCCTGAACCACACGCACACCAACGCCCCAACAAGGCACTCCCAATGGAGAAAAACACGATACCCGCGCTACCCACCCAACACCGCACCGCGCGCCCACTACACATTCACACGAATGATCGCGCGGAAAATGAAACCCAAAAAGAACACAACCGCAAGAAACCCCATATAGAACCCCACCCCCTTTTGCAACCCACCACCGCTAGTACCCATGAGCGACACAGAGACCACAACCCCAGACGCACCGCAGAGACACAAAACACACGGGGGAGCGGCACGAACACCAGAACCAGGTAGGTGTTGGTGCGCAGGCAAAGACAAAAAGGAAGAGAAGGTGAGTAGGGTGCGCGGGGCGGGGTGCCCACTTGTTCCCGGCGCGCCCCCGTGCTGCTTATCGACGAAAACATAAGAACCTCATGCGCCGCCGAGCATCAACCCCCACTGGTGGGCACCCTTGGACTGCTTCAAATGGGGTGTGGGGCGACAGCCCCCATGTCTTCACCACAACCACACGCAAACACGCAGCCACAAACAATAGCCCCCACCCACGGGCGTACCGCCGCCCACCGAACAAAAGCAAGGGGGAACGGGGCGCACGCCCCGCACGAACACGAACAAACAAACAAAAACACAACACCCTCTTGGACGGACACACCTAACCTCTCCCTACCCAGCACACCCACTCCCCGAACATCACCACACAACCCCAAAAACCACCCTCACAGCCCTTCTCCCGCCACAACAACACCCCCATAAGGAAAAACCCCCACAGGACATCCTAAAAGAACCGCCACAAGCCCCCCAGTCCCCATACTCACCCGCCATGAGCCACCACAGCCCAAACCCACAGTGACACACAAGCAAACCCGCCACAAACAAGGGGGACAGTAACCCCCGCACAGCAACCCAAAAGGAAACCCTAACAGTCATCCCTACCGTAACCACACCCCCAGCCACGAACCACCCTAAACCCACCCCAAGCACCGCACCGAAACCCCCGCACAGCAACCACCACCCCACCTCTACTCGTACCTAGCAACCGTAACCACCAGGAGGGAACCCTAATAGTGAAAACCAACAGAAACCCCCACAAACCCCAACCCCCGCACAGCAACCCACAGACCATAGTAAACAATCCCAACAAACCTTCACCCAATGAGTCCACACCCTCAAACCGTCTCATCAACACCAGCCACGGCCCGCACTCACCCCAGGCACCCAGTATCCGCCCACATCCACACACCACCCCCCCATAGCCCCACAGTCCAAGCCCGGCGCGACAACACCAGCAATACCACACACAGGAATAATCCCTGTTAGAAATCCCAATTAGAACAACCCAATGACACCCCGTCACCCTTATCCTCACTCCCTACGCCAAGACACGCCACAAGACCCCCAGTGCAGGCACCCTCAAACACAGACAAAACACCATCAAAAACCCTGTTAGAACACCCCCTAGAAAAACCAAAAGAAACCCCCTTACACTCCCCCTCCTTACCTCTACCAAGCAACAACCCCAAAAGAAACACACAAAGAAAACACCCCCAGAAACACCACAAAGACACAGCCCCCTCCACCACACACAACACAAACCAACAAACAACCCGCAGGCACCCCACCCACCAAGCCCCACCATACACACAAGCCGAGGGGGGAGAGCAGCAAAGCAAACTCCCCCACGAGGGTGACAAGACGAAGCCTACAAGCAAATTTGCAAACGAACCCAAAGGGTGAGAGCAGCAAAAAGCGCAGAAGGCAAGACGCAGACACCTAGACAAAACACAGACAACGAACCAACAACACCTAAAAAGGGTGGCAGTTGGGAGAGCATCTGAGTTTTGACTACTTGCGTGAATGGTGGGGCGCAACCACGTGACCACACCAGCGCCCCGACCCGAAAACAGAATATATGCACCATAATGCATGTATTGTGTTTGAGGGGAGGGGTTGGTGTTGTGTCCGATTTTGACTGTTTTTTGATTGAAATCCCAAATATGCCTAGTAGAAACATTATCCCCAGATTGCACCCGGACTGCAAAAATATTGGGCGGAAACCCTTGAACTAAGGGTGTTTCCCCGTGTTTCTGGAGACCGGACTATCACTTAACGGGAAAACCGTCGCAAAAACATCAAACCATTGACAATGTGTGCGACCGCGAAACACGCACCCTGCACTTAAAAACCAACACCGCCACGCAACAAACCCACACAAACAAAAACAAAAAGACAAGACAGAGTGCAGCAATAAGGAAAATCAGACCAGACACCCATACGCCAGCACCCAGCACTTAAACCAGCAAAGCCCTCTATTCGTTAGCGCACAAAACACGGAACCATCGGCACGACACCCCCAAACCATGCAGCAACAAAACACCAGGTCGCAAAAAATAAGTGATAGTCCAGTCTCCAGAAACACGGGAAAACACTTCTCACCCACATCCCACAGAACGGACTAGCCTCACCAACTTTCCGACACTCATTAACAAACACAGCTACACCCAGCCCGAACAAGAAGAACAAAACACAAAGCCGTCGCACCCACTAAAAGACACGACCATACACACAAAAACAACCTTCAGTGCGCCAAAAGACAACCCCACCACCAAACACAGAGAAGTCCCTTCCCGCATAAGAAGAACACCCCAACATAATTCAGCCCCCACCTGTTTCGCGCAAAGCAAAACAAGCGGGGGCTGATCTCCAGTCAGGAAAAGACCCAAACAAAGAATAGCACACCGACACTCAACTAAGCAACCCACGCCACCCCCTCCACAAGTCAAAGACTCCCTCTCATCATCCGATCAACACGAAAACCCCAATAGTCAATCCCAATCCCCAATAGAGGAGAACAAAACACCTTCCTCGCTTACCCTCCACAGGGGATTATTCCCTCGGAGGCACCATCAGCATTCCATCTAGTAACTCCCAACTACACACCGTTTCACACACCACCCCACCGGTTTCCTAAAATGACACCCCATGTGATACACTATGACCACGCACATGCGCATGGAAGTGTGGCAGAGAGGCTTATTGCACTTGTCTTGAAAACAAGCGTGTCAAATGCGACACCGTGGGTTCAAATCCCACCACTTCCGCAAAACAACCGCCATCACCCTTACGGGAACACTGATGGTGGTTTTCCTTATGCGCACACCCACGATGCAAACTTTGCAAGCATCCTCGCCCCCAACACCATTCCTAAACATAAGCTGATTCAAGAAGACCAACCACACCCCCACCCACACTCTGGTTGTCCTGGTTGTCGCCGCCGAGGAACCCGCACAAGAAAACCCTGTGACACACCCCATGTGTGTTTTGACCAGCGCACCAAAACGCAATAAAATACACTACATGGAAAAACAACTGGAACACCCATCAGAACACCTGCGTAATACGGCAAGTAGTAACCACAACTATGTGACATCGCTACACCAACACCTCATTGAACACCGCAAGCAGCACGGACCATCAATGGAGGAACTGGCAGAGCGCGCAGAATGGAGCGTCAAAAAGATAGAAACCTTTGAACGTTACGACGCTAACCCCACCCTCAATGATATTGCGCGGTACGCCACCGCCCTAGAGGTACGCATCCAAGACATATACAAACCGTAACCAACACGAGGGGCGATAAAACAATGTGCCCCGCACAGCAACACGGTTAACGATCCGTCTTAAACACCAACCTCTTTTTCATGGGGCTACCCCCGACAATGCAGAGCGCAAACTTAACACCCACTTAAACACACACAAAAAAATACAAAATAAAACCGGCGAAGGAGAAACAGAACATGTCACATGAAACAATTGAACAACTCATCAAGACCGACAAAATCCACCCACCAAAGGGCACAAAGCACCCCGATCATGTGTGTGACTTCCCCGCAATATGGGAAATGCTCACCAGAAACATTGCTGACAACAGGAAAGCGTCAACAGTCAACCACCTAGTGGCACTTACCAGTTGGCTATCAGAAATTGAGGTAGCAAAAACAAAAGCCGCCACACCCAACACCATCACCAAAACAGAAGCGAAAGCAGGCAAGCCCCACACCGCACAGGAGGCATGGGGCACTGAAAACGAAATTAAGCTAAGCAACGAGGAGGCCCTAGACAAAGACACATACCTTCTCACCACCAAAGGCTGGATGAAAATCACCGACATTAAACACAACAGTGAAATCGCCCAATACCACCCTGGCACCCAAACAATCAGCTTCACCAAACCACAGCAAATCACCCAATTTGAGGCTGAATACCGCTACAAATTCACCAACACCAAAACCGGTGTGGTGCAAATCGTGTCACCCAACCACCGCATGCACTTTGAACGCCTAAACACCGAAACCGGTATATGGGATGCTCAGGTATGCCTTGCCCACGAATACGAGAAGGAAATCCAGGAAGGCGAAACCCGTCTCCGTGTCACTGCACCCACCAACATTAACGGAAGGCGCATGGCAGATGCGGAAAAACTCGCACTCGTCATACAGCTACTCCCCATCCATTACAGTGATGGAGAATACACCATTGAATGCGGATTCGGCAACGTCGAAACCGTGCAAGAATACGCCCGCGCCGCCGGTGTTACCGTCAAATCCACCACCAACTACAACGACGACCGCTACAGCGTCACCCTCGCACCCAGCCGTGAAATCAGCAAACAACTACACCCCGTGTTTCGGGGATACCGGCAAGAAAACGGCAACCACTACGCACACGACTACATGAACGTAGTACTATCCGTTTCCGACATCTCCCGCCTACCAGGGCACCACTACCGAATCAACGCGCCCCTCGCCAAAACCATCCAAGAGGCAGCATTCGCCGCTGGGTACAAGACCACCCGCACCGGAAACACCATTGACATTTCCATCACAAGCGCCACCACTCCAGCCAGCCCTGATCTTGTGGTAGAGAAACTAGACGGCGAGACAACCTACTGCGTGACTGTCCCCACAACATTCATCGTCACCAAACACCAGCAATCAACAACCCCCGTCATCACAGGCAACTGCCTCACCCGCGAACACGTCGCAGACAGCCTTGACGCATCCCACAACCCAGGGTGGGGCGACAGCGGCGAAATCATGAACGAACTAGCCCACGAAATCAACTACTGCCTACCCGACAACCTGGAAAACCAACTAGACGGCATCATCAGCAGCATCCTAAGCCACGTCATTTACGAACCACACATGGCGAACATCACCTACGACCTCTCCGTTCATGACACGCAATCAATAAGGTCACTGCACTACGGGCGCATGGTGAACAAAACAAAACCAAACAGTAACCAATGCATCTGGGGAAACACCCTCATCCTCACCAACAAAGGCTACATCCGCGCCAACGAAATCAACAACGATAACAGCATTGAAATAGCGTGCTACAACCCCAACACACAACAAATCACCCACGACTCAGTATTCAGCATCATCGGTGGAAGCACCCTGCCCGCAGGAATGGTCAACACCATCAAAACAAGCCCACAACAACTATTCCACGTAGCAACCACCCACGGACCCCGAAACCTCACCGCACTGGAAATCTCACAAGAAAAAACCACCTTCTGGAACCACGCACCCAGCATCCTGGAAAACAAACCCTTCAAAACCTCCAACGAAGGAACCAGCATGCCCCACTACGCAACCGGGCTTCTGGTGACACTACTCAACGAAGCTGGATTCCCCACCGAAGAGAAACCAGAAGAAGAAAACCACATTGAATACAACACCTTCCGCATGCCAGACGAACTCGCGGAAGAAATCATCAAAGGAAAATACTCAAAAACACTCAAACAAGCACGCATCAACGAATACCGATACCTCGTCATTAACGCCGAAAAACTCCCTACCATCAACATCCACGCAATCGCCGCGAACCTTAACGAAAAACAGTTGGAAAAACTCTATGACTTTGCGGAAACAATCACCCAAAAAATCTACGGAGCAAATGCACTCACCCACTCCGAAACCCTGAAACAACTCAAACAAGCAGTAAAGGAAAAAACACTCACACAACCAGAAACGCAATACACAGAAGAAGACGCGAAAATACTTGCCGTATACAGCGAGGAGTACGGCGAGAAATTCTGGTTGGAACAACCCGAATACACCCGCAGCATGTGCAGCATCATGACACCAACCGGCTACTACATCGCCCAGTCACGCAACGAACAAAAATCAACCCCCGTCATCATGCGCTGCGACAACGCCAGCCAAGAATATGACGACACCATCAGGCAACTACGCCACTCGCTCACACCTGAGCAGAAAAGCGATTTCATCAAAGCCGTAAACAGCCTCGCCCAACACCACATCAACATCACCCCCTTCCTCTACCCCGAAAAAGGAAAGAATTTCATAAAACTAACCCAAACAACTATCATTGAACAAGTACACAGCCTCGCAACCTGCGTGGGCGCACCAATCCACACGCTCCAAATACCAACACAACAGAAAGGAGAAATCATGACAACCAAACAGGACAAAAACCTACCCTACAGGGCAATTAACCTGGGTGACGACAAACACTACCTCACATACAGCACCTCCCCTCAAACCACCGTGGAGCTACTAAGGGTCAACACGCCTGACAAGAAAACCAATAGGGCAAAATACGCCAAACGAACAGCATTGCTTGCAGCGCCCGCAGTTGGAACCTTATCAGGGCTATTCCTCCACTCCGCCGTGGGCATCCCACTTAGTGCTGTATCAATTCTTGCGATCATCGCAATGATTGCGTGCATGGTGCTGAAAAAAGACGATTCCGTGGAAGTAGTGCAACAAGCACTCGGTGCCGCACCAGTCAGCATCAACACAGTAAACACTCTAGCGCGGGTGAAAAACTCACGATCACAACGTGAAAAAGAAGTACTGCAAAACCGCAGGGGCACCATCATTGATGCGTTCACCAACGACCGCATCATGGAGGAAGACATGACCCGTCTCCTTGATGCGATGATTCACCGCGTCAACAACGAACTGGACAGCCTCAGCGATGAACGCAAAGCAGAATCCAAGACAATAGCCGACGCATACTTGGATGCAGACGCGGCTATCTACAGCGGATCCGAACCAATCATCCCAGAACTAGAACTATAAAACACGCCAATCCCGCGCCCTCTCTATACCACCAATAACACGAAAGGAAGCACAACATGTCATACGAAAAAATCAGGGAACTAGCAACCGTCAAAGAAACCACCGAAATACGCAAAATGCAGCTAAGCCACTGGTGCAATAAATTCTTTGACGGTGAAGAATACTACAAATTCTGGGAACTGCTCATCAAGCAACTAGGCAGCGGCAGTAGGGGCAATGAAACCGCCTCAGACATCGCAAACCTCGTGAACTTCCTGTCAGAGATTGAGTACACTAAACGCAAAGCACACGAGCTAATCCCCGCCGTAAAAGACAGGGATTTCACCGATGCACCATACTTCCCGTCATGGATTACGACAGAAGATAAAATCTCAATCATAGAGAAGATGCTCAAAAATGAAGAATTTATCAATGCTCCACAAAAATCACTGAGAAGAAAAGAAAAAGTAGCTCTAGATAACCCAAAGCTACAAGAACTAGAAAGCAATCCCCGATGGAGCAGCATTCATGATCTCGTCATGGAACTTGCAGAAGAAACAAAGATGCACCTTTTTGGAACATCGGATTACAAGCTTCATGATGTTGTAGGTGAAGTCTTGTCAAGGCTCATCTATACCCCACACGCGCAATTCTTATCCAAAGAAAACCCCAAGCTGTCTGGAATCATCCAAAAAACCAACAGCACCCCTGGAGGAGGCATTGGCTACAACGCTGAACTGCTCACCAACAAAGGCTACATCAGAATCACTGAGCTATATCGCAATCAAGACCCCGAAATAGAAATTGCGTGCTACTGCCCAGAAACAAAAGAAACAATCTACTACCCGCAATCAGAAGTAACTATCAAAAAGGCATCTGGGGATACAGACGCATCAGTAAACGGCATCAAGGTAAATAGGAAACAACAAATCCACACAAAAACGAAAGAAGGGAAACGTGATGTCAACATAAAGAAAGCTAAAAAGTTCAACATTCAAGAGGATACAAAAAACAACACAATCACCCTACTTTCCTAACAGAGAAGCAATTTTCAAAATCCTCACCCCAACGGGGTACTGCATCGCAAAGAAGGCTTCACTCGACGAAGAGGAATCCGTCACCCTGTGCTGCAAACCCGTGGAGGAGGAAACAGAAGCACTACTACTGAACGGCTTCAGGTACAGCGGCGAACGCGAAAAGATGGGCGACATTGCCCTACGCCTTGCGCAAGCACACGTTGATGCCCTGCAAACCATCTACGACGACCCTCACATCATCAGGGAAGTGGCGCAAAACATCAGAGAGCAACTAAGCTACATCAACACATGTTGGGAAGCTCCTCACCGCAAACTCAAACTACCCAAAGCGCCCATCATTCACACCAAGATCCTAAAAACAAACAAGAAAGGAAAGAAAAAAGAAATGTCTTCCTCAAAAGCAACCCGTGAGGGAGGAATCAAACTAGATGATAAGCACGCACTTGAATTTCAAGAAATCAAAGGAAACAAGTACTATGCCATGCTCCGCAAGTACGAAGAATGGGAAAGCGACGAGAAAGAAAACCGTGCAGTCAGTCTGATTGGCCGATCAATAAAAGCACTCAAAGGAACAATAGAACTGGTAGCCTCCATGCTCGTGGTCCTTTGGATTTTCAACCTATTCTCAGTACCAGCATTGTTCATGCACCTAACACAGGCAATCATGCTCACCATGCTCCTCTTTGCTGTGCCTGCCATCTTCATAAAAAGCTACTCCAAGGAAAAACAAGGCATCGACTGGTCTATGGCGCTAGATTCATATGGGAGCGTAATCGCTACCATCCCAGTAAACAAGGAGACCTTTGATGCGCTGTACGAAATCTACCAGTACGACACCAATGAAAACCTGGGATACCTACAGGGCAAAAACAGCATCATTATTGATGTCTTCACAAATGAAAAAGTCACCGATAAAGACTGTACCCGTTTCATTCAAGAAATCGCCAAACGGGCAAAGCAGGAAATGCTGGCAGTGAAAACTGAACGCAATGAGGTATCAAAAACCATTGTTGACGCATACCTCACGGAATCCTACAGCGAATCCACACTGAACGACTAGCCCAATAACATATAAAACAAAGCGCCCATTTTTCACCCACAAACATGGGCAAGATGGGCGCTTTTGCTTAAACAACAACCCCTCTCCCCAACTAACCTTACCTTCACTACTACTGACTGCTAGGGCGCACCATGTACAAAACAATAAAAAAACTAGTAGCGAACAAAAGACCCAAAAGAAACCTCACCAAGTTTGAGGACGGACGAGAGTTCTACGCATTCTGGGAGAACCTTTCGGAAAACCTTAACGAGTCGAAAATACCAAAAGAAAAACAAAATGAACTCATCTCGCTTGTCAGCTGGATGTCTGAGATTGAGGCAGCAAAACGTGACACCCACGAGGTTGAAGACACCAATGAACCCGTATTCGGTGAACGACTCATGTTTAACGCCCACACAGATGAAACCAGCCAAGACAGATACGTAATTGACATAGTTCAACGTTCGCCCCATGTGGAGGGTCACCGTAAATGGAAAGCAGGCAGAGAGCACGTAAATAGACTCACCAGGTCACTTGCCACCCATCGCGGCGTATCAGAAAAATACATCCACTCCATCGTCGGTGAGATCATCAGCCGGGTTATATACAGCCCCCACACAGAGGTAAAGCTAGGATACGACACCGCAGGAATTTACCGTGTGCGTCAACCCATTGATAAGGATGACGGAGGAAGCGTCGGGAACAGCACCGGCATCCTCACTAATGGCGGGTATGTCAATATTGAGCAACTACGTAAAGCTAAACAATCGCAAGAATCATCTAGGTCCATCAAGGTCGCCTGCTATAACCCAGTGTTGAAAGATATAGAGTATGTTGAGCTGTCGAAAATAGACATCAAGGAAGATACCCACAACGTTCCGATAGCGTGTGCCAACAATGTTGAGTTCAGCGACAAGCAACTAATACACGTTGACACCAAGCAGGGTCCGCTGAACTTAACTGTCAGTGAAATCATGCACATTGAGAAATTTGACCCTCCCTGCTTCACTAACCCTGCCAATGAAGCATTGACGAAAACGCTCAACAACACCAATCGAAACACCAGGAATGAAGGTCTCGGTACATTTAGTACAGCATTGCTTGTATCCATGATTGAAGAAGCAGGAGTGCCCAATAATGGTGGACGATTCAGAGTTTCTGATTATCCAAAACTCACAGACAAAATCAAGAGGTTAATAAAACAAGGTTACCTAAACCATGTCAGAGTTTCCAGAAATAGAGAAGAAATCATACTTGATGAAGAAAAACTCCAGAAGAGCCTTAAAGACAAAAATAATGCCTTGAATCCAGATGAATTGCTTGACCTTTACGCATTCTCTTGTGATATATATGAAATCCTGATTGAGAAAAAAGACTTCTTTTCAATAACATACAATGAGCTAGAACGCAACGTGAAAGAAATCGCGCAGCAAAACATCTTAACCACGTCGGAAAGCAAAGTAATCTCAACCTGGCACATGGCAATCAGCAAATATCCAGCTAGGAGGGGGAAGATCTTTCTGCAAAGTCAAAAAATGTTCCACATCAAAACACCAACAGGGTACGTTGTGGCGAAAAGAAACCAGTCACCAGTAATCCTGTGCGGAAAGTCAATAAACCACGACACCCAGTACATTCACACCATTGGGGATAGAGAGTTTCAAGCAAACAACTACATAGCTGACGCGGTAAACGAACTTGCCCTGTACCACATCAAAATACTGCCGACCATATACAAGCATGAAGACAAAAATTTCATCAAACGTCTGGAATACGAGATCGTCAGGCAAGCACACCACATATGCTCATGCCTTGGTGCCCCGCTGTACGACTTCAAGATAACACCACCCACGCGAGAAACGGAAGATGACAAACGTCAACAAAAAACACAAGGCATGGCACCAGGAACGCTACTACCACCAACCAAAAAGAAAGCAGAGGTAAAAGCAATGAGTGACGACGACAAGAACGTGATAGATAAAATCAAGAACGGGGATTTTGCCACGGATCTTGATGAAAAACACCAGCTCCGCGTTTTTTCCGACATCGAAGGGGAAGTTTTTGCTAGGCTGACAAAAAAGCATATCCAAGAAAATGCAGAGATAAGGAAAACGCTCCACTTTGTATGTCTCTTCATTATCGTTTTGGCATTTTCTTGCACAGGTTATTATTTCAGAAATCTCTACAATGGCAACTTCGCAACACAGTTGGTGGCATTGTCATTCCTTTGTATCATTTCATTTCCAATTTCTTATCTTGTTATCGCAGATGCATTCGAGGTGTATAGCGATGACGTAGAAGAAATCGCCAAGGTAGCTATTGATACCAGTACAGCAAATATTCTAATAAAGTCTATCGAGTCACGCTACACCGAAGACAAGGATCTACTTAGGAAAAGAAGCGGCATCATCGTAGATGCGCTCACCAACAATGAACTCACCTCCGACGACAAGACTAGGTTCATGGGTGAGCTTGCTCAACGAATCAACAGCGAAATGGAAAGCGAGAATAAGGAGCGGGAAGAAAAGTCAAAAGCTATACTGTCGTCATACCTTGAATCAGACTCAATCGTCTACGGAACAGGTAAGGAGTAGAACAACATTGACTGCGAAAAACAGCAAAGAAAAAACCGCCATAGACTTAGGCGACGGCAGGAGACTGGAACTATACAGAGACTATAGTAGAGACCCCAAACATCCGCCTGTATCTGAAATCACGCTAATTAAAGACCCTCCAAAAGATAAAGACATCAAGAGGATTGTCAATACGGCGCTTTTATCTGCACTGAGCACGTTAATCGCACTGGTGTCACTCGTATTGTCTTTCATCATGTATGGCAACATGTGGGGCTGGTTAGCGCTCATATTGATTACCGTAGCATCTACAGGGGTTGCCATTAGTAACCTCATTTCTACATTGCGGTTGATTCAACTCAACTATCGAGAAAAGGAAGAGGGGAGAATTGATATTTACCATATGAACGAGCGGTACCTTGATGAAATTGAACGTCTCCAGGCAATCAACATCATCATGCCCGATCTTATACAGATGCAGTCTGAGCAGATTATTGGGAAACTCGCAGACAGTAAGCAGGACTACCAGATGAAAAGACACCAACTGCGAAGGATCATCGAGGATATGGAAAAAGATGTTGCCGAAACCTACAGTTCCAATCCTAATGATAAAAAGAGCATTTTCATGCCGAAAAATGACACGGAAGAAACCACTGATGTAGATGCTGCGTCATTAATCGAAAATCCAGACCAGTAGCAGGTCGGAGATCATGACCCCAGAGGACAATAAGCCTCTGGGGCCTTTATTCGCTTCTGAGATGATTGATGCCGTAAACGAGATCAGGAGGGGCTATAATGTACGTCATGGATAACGACCAACACAGCAGGGCTGTTGTCAAGGAAATCAGCAAAAACTGGTACAGACTACTTCCGCAATCAAGCGCAGGAGACTATCAATCGTGGCTACTCAGGGAGGGTAAGGACGCAGAAAAACATACCACACTAAACAGAAAAATCACCCTCCTTGATGCCGAAAACCAGGAAGACAAAAGCCAGATAAGGTCACTGGAAAACGGGGGTACTTTCACAATGAAAGATGAGCTACTTGAATACTATTTGCGAAAACTAGGCGTGAAGAAAACACCCCAGCTAAAAAACGGTATCATCAAACTAACAGTATCCCCCGATGGTGCCCAGCAAGGTAAACTTACTGGATCTACTGCCGTCTTGGTTCGTAAGTTAAATTCCTCCCTTCACCTGCAGCTTGTCCCAGAAACCGGCATCGACGGGGAACTTTCGCGCGTTGTTCTGCACGCCCACATGATTGACGTAGACACTAAGAAAGCGGTTTTTGCCGTTCTGGAGTAACCTCAGTGCAGTTAGCCGTTCCATCCTAGCCTTTTACCTGTATCTAGTACCGCAAGCGCGCGGGCTTATCACGCAACAAGAAAACCCCCTTGTTGGTAGCCATCGTGGAGACTATCAGCAAGGGGGTTTGAACCAATTCCCATCTTCTACATTACACTCAGTGGTAAGGAATAAGCAAACCTTACGGGCGCGTCTGCAGAAGGAATCGCGGGACGCAGTGAGAGCTAATATTCCTCAAGTTCGCTTAGGTCAATGGATTTCCCGCTTCTCAGCGTTTTTAGTGTGTCCCTGATTTCCATTTTGTTTTGGCGGCGTCGGCTCCGGTTGACGGTTTTTGGTTCTGGTCGCTCACGGTAGAAATGCGCGACAGATCGCCAACCGCCAGTGAGCATGCGGAAAAGCATAAGACGGTGCGCGTCGTGCTTGAACACCATCGCGTCAAGCGGGGCGACCCTACGGCGGGGAGGAAGTTCAAAGATATGGGCGATGAAATCCCTGTGGTTGCCGGTGATGGGTGAGATCCACATCAAGTAACGCTTATTGTCACGCCGATAGACTTTGGTGCGCGGCATCGCAATGCCCTGGTATATAAAATCACGCAGAGCAGTGTCGCTACTGTTGAATCTGCTGGAATTTTGACTAGATTGTTTGTTTAGAATGTACTCAGCTATGGATTGTTCCAAGTGGTCAAAATTGTGTTCAAACCACTTCACATCCAGGCGCTCAGAACTGTCCTTTAGTGTGCCCATAACAATTCCAGCTGAGCTGTTCACCCACACAGCATCAGTGTGCGCAAGCCCCAACGGTCTAGCGTCCCGAGGAGGGGAATAAGCAGGCGGGTAGCCTTCCCCTGTGATGAGCCTATATGCTACATATTTGGGGATATTTTTGTATGTTCTAGACAACTTTCCTTCTTCCCTTTAGTGGTTATAACCATCTATCCTGATCGTATCAGATCACAGGTATGTGTTGATCATGTACATCAGGAATGAGAAGGAAATGATCGCAATGATAACCTCGCTGGCAATCACGATTGCTGCCGTGTAGACAACATCGCTAAATGACAGGGGATGCGTCGCCAGCGTTTCCTTAATGTCAGGGACTGGGGGTTTCACCACTTTTGCTGTGATGTCTTTCATGTTTGCAGGGTGGTGTTCTACTTTTGTTTTTACGATTTGTTCCATTGTTTTATTGTCGCATTCAGGGTAGCTCTCGCGCAAACCGGGCCTTGTTGATGCATGTCTGCAAGCCGTGACTGTAGTAGAATTTAGTCATTAACATCAACAAAACACCCTAAAAGGGGTGCTGGATTCTAGTCGGGATGAGAAAAATGTTTTCACGAAAACAATACAAAAGCGCGGCGTCCGCTGGGGCGCTTCTACTATCAATGATAGGTGTCGGTGCCTGGCACTGGCACGGAACCAACACGCCACAAAATAGTGCCAACGCATGGTCAGGGGCAAAAGAGGCGAACGGAATAATCATCCATAGTGCCCAATGCGACCAAAACACCGTCAAGGACGGTACATGCTGCCCTTGGTGCGCAAAGCAACGCGAGTTGGTGCGCCAGGCTAACGAGCAATGGCGTAAAGAAGCAGAACAAGGAAACGTCAATGCCGCACAATAGTTAGGCATCAAAAAACCGCACCCTCTCTAATGTTAAGGGTTGGGTGCGGTTTTTGCTTAAGTGCGCCTGGGGAGAGTCGAACTCCCATGCCCGTAGGCGCTGGAACCTAAATCCAGTGCGTATACCAGTTCCGCCACAGGCGCATTAATGAGAGCAGAAAATGACGAATATGTGCTAAATTCCTACCCTCAAGCTCCGCTGGGTGGACTCGAACCACCAGCCGCCCGGTTAACAGCCGAGTGCTCTGCCAATTGAGCTACAGCGGAATGGAGCGAGCAACGGGATTTGAACCCGTACTTACTGCTTGGAAGGCAGTCATGCTAGCCATTAACATTATGCTCGCAAAAAGGGAATATCTTCCCTTTAGTCGGGGTGACAGGATTTGAACCTGCGATCTCCTGTTCCCAAAACAGGCGCTTTAGCCCAAGCTAAGCTACACCCCGCAAGGTGAACGCTACAGTGGTGGACTTGTAAATGTTTTGCAGTTGGTTGTGTGGACTCCAGCACAAGTAGCGTCGCTGACCTACTAGGACTCGAACCTAGAAAGCTGGCACCAAAAACCAGCGTGTTGCCAATTACACCATAGGTCAAAATAGTGGAAGGTGTGAACAAGTTGGTGAAAAAGGGGTGTGTTCCATTTCTTACCATAAAAAGAGATAACCCTTTTCCAGTCGGCTCACGCCTTCCTTGACTAGTACTATAACACATGTGCAATTTTTATACAAAACAGCAGTAAAAGCGTGTTTTTATCCTGTTTCAGGATGCTCATTGGAGTGTTAATATGGAGTCATGAAAGCTATGGTTACTGGTCACCGTCCCCAGGGACTCAACCAGGCTCAGCGAGCCTACATTAAGGCGGTGCTTCCTGCGATAGTGGAGGAGCTGGCGAGAGATCATAATGTAGACACCCTACTCTCCGGCATGGCGCAAGGGGTTGATTTAATTTGGGCTGGAGTTGCTCGGCAGTTCAGACTACAACTAGAGGCTTACATTCCCTTCCCCGAGCAAACCAAAGGCTGGAATACCGAATGGGTGAACTATCGAGAAGGGCTAATGGACTACGCCTCATCTATTCACCAGGCATCCAACAGCTATGCGACATGGGCGTTCCACAAACGCAACGATATGATGCTAGATGACTGTGATGTGGTTGTTGCCGTTTGGGATCCACGGAGACGCGGGGGCGGAACGGCAAGCGTTGTGAGGAAAGCGCGTGAACGCGGCAAGCCGCTGGTTGTCGTAGACCTTGAAAAGTGGAACATTAGTGACAACTTTTCTACCCACCCTATTTTGGGCACATAGCTCACACATCAAATACCTGTTGCGCGCATGTGCCGCATACGTAGTAAAAGCCCCTAGTGCGCACTTCCTTAACGGCGCTCTACAGGGGTGCAACAGGAGCTATGTTGGATTAGGTCTGTGCCGTGAAGTGTGTTTTCTCCAGCATCAACATAAACACCAGAATCTCACGAATGGCAAACTCCGTCAGTCGCGGAGTCGCAACATGAAAAACTTCCTCACCACCAGGTGACCTTAGTGTAATCACTGCAGTTCCCGACATCAGACGCACCCTGCCCTTATAGCCCCTGCTAGTGGTGAAGGTAACCCAATCTTTGCCGGTTTCCTCATGAGCAACCAAATCCGCCACCCCAGCAATCCTTTCACCAGCGACAAGGTCACTGACATGGTGAACCTTCCGATCAAAGCGTGGACTTAGCGGCATGAGAGTCAATGTGCCTTTCCTGAACATGCAGAGAAGTGACTCAATATCGCTGCCATTTAGTCCGTTGGCGATGTATTCCGCCATTGGTTGTGTCTGCTTGTCACTAGAGGTCTCCAAAATGCGGAAAGTATCTTCACCTATGGTTTGGATGACTATAGAACGGTCGCCTTTTTGGTTGCGCACGGTCAATGTGCCGTCTTTCATCTCATTCTTTAAAGCGGACAGGTTGCAGATGAACTGGATCTCGGGCAGCCCGAAAAGTGCCATTAATATCTCCTTCTGGTAGATGAGCTTGCGTTTTACCATATAAATCCTACTACCCGCGTGCCGTCATCTACAAAATGATCGCTCCTCCATCCCCTCGTATGAGACGCGCACTTAACCGACATTGAGAGCACCCCTGCCCGAAAACCTTTATGCCTAGCGGTATAATCTCACACGCCCCTCACCTGGCGCGCGGTCGCATTGCTTCCCTTTGGTTAGTCGTATGGTTATTTCAATGTGTTTGGCTTTTGTGGTTTGTGCTGGTTGTGGCGAATGTGTGTTTTTGGCTGTCTTGATACATGATGGTGGGGTGTTACGCTAGTGGCTACCCCTTTTTGTGGGTGGTGGGGGTCATTGGGGGTGTTTTGGTGTTTGACGTGGGGTTTTATGGTCCCTTTTGTGTTTGTTTATTCTGGTTTTTGTAAGTGAATGTTGTTTTATTGTTGACTGTTATGATTATACGGTGTCACAATAGGATTAAGTTAGTTAAATATTCGATAAGAAAGCGGGTAAAGCAATGGGCATGAAATGGTATGGAAAAGCAGGCTCTTCCATGAGCACTGATTCTTTCCAAAGCAAATACGCTGACACTTCTCAGTCAGGTAGGGCTGGCGAGGTTCGTCTTGAGTCTCTGCTGAAAAGGATTACTGATGGAGAAACTATCGGTTTTTCTTCTGTGCGTACTCCTAAGCAGAGGTACAACACAGATGTTGACTTTGTTCTAGTCAAGGGTAACCGTGTTCTGCTTATCGACTCTAAGCTTTACAAGCAGGGTGGGTTTTGGTTTTCCTTTGGTGGGAAACTGTTTAGGAACTTCATACCTGCTCACCGTGACAAGGCGGGTAACCATAAAGCTATGTCGCGCAATATGGACATGGCTCGTGATGCTTTTAGGCAGAAGCTTGGTAACGATTTTGTTGTTGAGGCGGTGACAGTTTTCGTTCGTAGTGACGATAATAAACCGCATGCTAATACGTGGTTTACACGTTTCCCTGGCGGTATTAAAACGCTCAACGAGGCTTCTCTTAGCGGTTTTGTACATAGGTTCTTCCGTGGTGCTAGGAATGATCGGAGAACAGCTCAGGCTGAATCCTTTGTCGCTTCTATTACCCCCAGCGGTAATAAGAACTCTGGTTATCGGCGTAATCGCCGTCCCGCTGGCGTGTGATATGGGGGTACGCCCCATGTAGGCGCACTTTTCTCCGGCGCGCGGCGCGCTGAAGTTTAGAGCAATGGAGGGAGGCAGGTTTATACTTGCCCCCCTTTTTTTCTTTTGTGTAGATGAGTTGACTCTAGATTCTTTTGCGTAAGTGCCGCTGCACTATGGTGGCGCTACGTTACTCCTGCCCTACTGGCTGGAGTATGAGTGTGAGTTGTTGACCTTGATCGGGTGTGGTGGTGTCCGTGTCGTCGGGTTTGGGGTAGCTTCCTTCTTGGCGGTAGTCTTCTTCATCTAGTTCCCATGCTGCCCCGTTGCTGTCTATGACAATGGTTTGTAGGCATGAGACACATCGGGTGAGGGATAGTAGGACTATTTGTTTGTCTAATTGGTGTTTCTTTTTTGTGGTGATGTCTGTCAGTGTGGTGACGGTATGTGTTTGACCGCAGATGCTTAGGGGCCTGATGTTTGCTCCGCATTCGCATTCTATGCTTGTGTTTCGGTATAGTCCGCTGCCTATGTTTCCGCACATAAAGGGCGTCTTTTCCCATTCTCCCCATGTGATGGGTTGCCCGTCCCATTTTTGGGGTAGGCGGGTTAGTTTTTCTATGTACTTCACTGTTCTTCCTTTTCTGTGTGGTTTTTGTGTTTTTCGATGCGGGCTAGGCGTTTGCGAACGGTGAATATGGATACATCAAACGCGCATGCCGCCATGAGGTGTGAGTTGGTGTTGTTTATGACTTCCATGAGTGGTTTTTCTGGCATGAGTAGGGCACATGCGAACTCGTCTGCGAAAAACTCGCAGAGGTCATAGTCGTTGTTTCGTTTCTCCAGGAAGGAAAATGAGTGTTTCTCTGCGATGCTAATTCGCTCAATGAGATGTCCAATTGAGTGTGCGAGGAGGAATCTTTGTCGTGAGCGTGGTTCACGTGCGTTGATGTAGATTTCAGGTGGGGTGTAGGTGTCTTTGTCCACCAGTGCGGATACGTCTGGACTTAGTTTGGGGGTGATGCGGATGGTTGCCTCGAATCTGTTCTCGGCAAGTTCAGTGAGTTTGTCTAAACCGTGGTCTTTGACGGGGTTGAAGAACCGTCCTAGTTCTTCCGCATGTTGGCGGGCGGCTTGCCATAGGAGCATCAGTGTGTCTTTCTGCGTGTTGTTCTTTTTACTCCTGGATTGTAGGTGTTTTCCTGCTGATTTTCACCTTGGATTACACCCTGCGGTGGGTTGAGTCTTAAGCGTGGTTCTTTCTTGTCCCCAAATCATCTGCTGTGTATTGAAAATAGGAGTCAGCTGACCCGGCGCGCCTGTGGGAGAAGCAGTGACAACCCCACCGCTGGTGGGTCTGTGCGGCACCGTAAGCAATCCGACGTTACACTTGAGGTATGGGGAGGTGTGGGGTGGCATGCGGGGTGTGCGTAATGAGGTTATGTTGCGCTGGGAATGTTCGTCGGAGTTTTGGGTGCCGCCCCCGCTCTGTGCTTGTTCCATGAACCCCTTTATCCCGCGCTGGGAATGTTGGCGCACATGCCAAAGCCCCAGGCGCATTGGCTGTTGCTTGTGCAGTGGGACCTAGAGGCGGGTCTGGGGCGTTCCTTGTGGATTATACCATACGCTTTTTCCTTTCGTTGTTTGTGCTGATGAGAGGCATTGGGGAGGTTTTGTTTTGTTGTTGGGGGTAGTATTCTCTTTGGTGAGGAATATCTCATTAGTTTTGTTTTTGACGGATAGAAGAAAGTTGGTTTAGTTTATGGTTCAGCAAAATACCGGCACTCAGGCGGCTAGGAGACCAGATTTCACTGATGACGCAAACAAGTGTATTGCGGCTACAAAAACTTGGTGCAACCAAAAGAAATGTCTTGTCAGTAGTGCGGCGTTGCTGGCGGGGATTATTACTCACGGCAGGGACGCTCAGGAGTTTATTCGGCGCGTCGGGTGTAGTGAGCCGCAGGATCTGATTAGGGACGCAGAGACTATAGCCAGGGGGTCGCAGTACCAAAATAGGTCCGTTAGGGGTGACCAGCCGTACACAAATGAGCTGAGAACAGTGGTGCAGGCTATCATGCAGAGTGAACCGCCCATTGCGGTTATATCTAAGGAGCATTTGCTTCTTGCGATGACGATTCCTGCTGGTGACACGCAGCGGCTTTTACACAAGCATGGGGTGACAAGGGATAGTGTTCTGGAACACATGGTGGCTTCCTCAAAGTCCCCTAAGTCCAATTCCCTGAACCCGTTTCCTCATCTTTCCCAGTTTGGGGAAGACCTCACTAAAAAAGCACATGATGGTGACATTGACCCCATCATAGGGCGCGACACGGAAACCCGGCGCGTCATGGAGCTTTTGACCCGCAGGACGAAAAACAACCCGATTATCATTGGTGAGCCTGGCACTGGTAAGGCGCAGCCGTTGTCGTGTTTGGTGCGTACTGTTGGTGGGTGGAAGCCTATGGGGGATGTTGTGGTGGGTGATCGTGTGGTGACTCCGCGTGGTGTCACTGCGGGGGTTGTGGGTGTGTTTCATCAGGGTGTTACTGATGTGTTTTCTGTGGTGTTGGAGGATGGGCGTTTGACGTTTGCTTCTGGTGACCATTTGTGGCGCGCCCGCGTTGATGGTGGGGGGTGGGAAGTTGTCAGGACTTCCGACATGTTGGCGGCGCTGCGTGACGGCAAGCAAGTGTGGTTGCCGAACATCACCGTATTCGGAGAGGAACCATCAGATGAACACCAGGGGGACTATGAGTTTTTTGATGCGGTGAATAATCAACACGGCATGGTGATGACGCTACGCAGGTTGCTGCGGCATGTGCAGTGGGAACCCGTAGTGAGCAATACTAGGGTGGTTGCCAACGAGGAGGGAGGGGAACCCGCCGCGCCGGGAAGCATGGTTGGTGATACCACGACAACAGAGGCGGGTGAAGTAGCTGAGGTGGTGGGTTACCGAATTGTAGGTGCCGACAGTTGGGGTGATGTTGTTCCTAATCCTGGTCAACTAGTCAGGAACCTCCGTTCTGTGGGCCTGTTGGTGCATGAGGATGCGCGTATTGCTGGTTCGTGGGCGGCATATATTGCCCGGCATAGTGACGTGTGCGAATTGGGGGATGCGCGGCGTGAGATCCGTGTCATTGGTGTAGATCAAACCCAGGATGAGATCACTCAGTGCATCAAACTGGACGACGAGGAGGAGTTGTACATCACAGATGATTGGATTGTGACTCACAACACATCTGTGGTGGAGGGTTTGGCTCGGCGTATTGACGCGGGGGACTGCCCGGAGCAGCTGAAAGACAAACGTATCTTCACCCTTGATTTGGCAGCATTGTCGGCAGGCGCAGTTCATGCTGGCGAGTATGAAGAGCGGGTGAAAAACGTTCTCAGCGACATCAAGCGCGCTGGTGGACAAATTATCACCTTCATTGACGAAATCCACATGATCGCAGACAGCGGCAACGGTGCCATGAACCTTGCCAACATCATGAAACCCATGCTGTCGCGCGGTGAGATGAAACTAATTGGGGCAACCACCAATGCGGAATACCGCACCTACATTGAAAAAGACCCCGCCCTGAACCGTCGTTTCCAGGCTGTCAAAGTATCAGAACCCACCGTGCAGGAAGCCATCGCCATTCTCCGGGGTGTGAAAGAAAAATACGAGGCCCACCACGGCATTAAATACCAAGACGCGGCCTTGGTTGCCTGCGTTGAACTATCCGACCGGTACATCTCAGGACGATTTCTCCCCGATAAAGCCATTGACCTGATGGACGAATCAGCGGCGATGCTGCGCATGATGACAGACTCTAGGCCCGTGGAACTTGGTGTGTTGGAGCAGGAAGTACTCGGACTGGAAATCGAAAAGCAGTCCCTAATGACCGAAACCAGCCGCCCAGGATCGCAAAACCGTTTAAACACGGTAGAGAGGGAACTCGCAGAAAAGCAAGAAGCCCTACGCGGAATGAAAGCAGCCTACGAAAACCAGCGGGAAAGCATCAACCGTGGGCGTGGACTCAGACAAGAAATCGCAAAGCTGCAGCAAGACTACGAACTCGCCTCAAAAGAAGGCCGCATCGGTGAAGCCTCTACATTGATGTACACCACCATCCCGGCGAAACAAGCAGAGCTGGAACGCATTGAAAACGAATCCACCCGCAACGGCAGTAGCTCCGGCATTGTCGCAGGTGAAGTCACCCCCGACACCGTGTCCAAGGTTGTAAGCTCCTGGACTGGGATACCAGCGGCGAAAATGAACGAATCCGAAACCGAACGCATCCTCACAATGGGAGACAAACTCTCATCCCGTGTTGTAGGGCAACCGGAAGCCGTGGAAGCCTTAGTGAACGCCATCAAGAAAAACCGCGCGGGATTCAGCAACGAAAACCGCCCAGTAGGCTCCTTCCTCTTTGCAGGCCCATCAGGAACAGGAAAAGCCCAACCCCTAGACGCACTCATCAAAACCCCCGCCACCAAAAACAACCCCAGCGGATGGTGCCGAATGGGCGACATAAAAGTAGGCGACTGGGTGAGCACCCCCGACGGCGGCGCGGCAATAGTTGACGGGGTATTCCCGCAAGGAAAACGACCCACCTACACCATCACCACCACCGACGGGCGGCAAACAGAAGCCTCCGACAACCACCTGTGGGCAGTCTATGTGGAACACCCACAGGACACCACCATCAGCAACACAACCCGGCGCGACAACGCAGAGAGCACCGTAATGCATACCGCAGGGTTAGAGTCCCCAGATGGTGGAAACAGTGGGAATAATGAAGCCGCTGGCGTTCCGGGCACCATGTTCATCGGAAATACGGGCGCGCCGGGCACCGGCACCACCCACGGCGGTGACACTGTATACAGAGAAGGTGTTGCAGGTGCGGGGCGCTGGCATGTCAGTGCCACTCCGCGCTACATGAACACCCTCGCTGGTGGCGGTATGGCGAAACTCGCTACCACCACACAGATCCAAGAATGGCTTGATAATGGGCATCGCGTATGGGTAGACAACATCACCCCAGTGCTTAGCCGCGATGAGGAAACCATTCGGCGCATACCAGAAGAGTTCATTCACCGTGAGGTAACCAAGCTTGAACGTTTACGCAACGATCTCGCATGGTCGGGTGTTACATGGGTGCGTAGCGACACCGAGCCTGGGGTTTTCCGCGCCACCAACTGGGGGAAGGATACTGAAAGGAAGTTCCATTTAGGGCATCTAACGGAATGCCTACGCAGTGTTGGCATCCAATTGTTCCCCAATGGGGACATGAAAGGCGGATGGGTGGAGTTCGTCATTGGTAATTACGACACTTTGACGTTCAATACGGCGGACGGGGATGCGGCGGCGCGTGTTGAAATCAGTGCGGTGAAACCGGCTGGTGTGAAGGAAGTGCAGTGCATTCACATTGCGCACCCACGGCACCTATACATTACCGATGACCATATTGTGACGCACAACACTGAGATTTCTAAGGCGTTGGCGGAGTTTCTGTATGACTCTGATAACGCACTCATCTCCTACAGCATGGAGGAATACTCAGACTCGTCCTCCGTCAACAAGCTCATGGGCGCGCCCGCAGGCTATGTAGGCTACGATGATGAACCCGCGTTGGAGCGAGTTCGCCGCAACCCATCAGCGGTGGTGCTGTTTGACGAAATGGAAAAAGCCAACGATTCCGTGATCACCGCCCTGCTGTCAGTGCTGGAGGAAGGACACGTTACTCTGCAGAACGGCAAGGAAGTTGACTTCACGAACGCCATCATCATCTTCACCTCAAACATTGGCGCCGGCGGGACGCATGAACAAATCATGGAAGCCCTTAAGCGGAGATTAAGAACGGAGTTCATCAACCGTATTGACGCGGTGATACCGTTCAACTACCTAGACCAAGACGCTTTGGAGTCCATTGCGGAAATCCAGCTGGAAAGACTACAAAAAACCGTGGGGCGCAGAGACATCACCCTCAAAATCACCGACACGGCCAAAGAGTTCATTGCGCTTACCTGCTCACTGGAACGTGCTTACGGTGCCCGCCCAGTGCGACGTATGTTTGAGGGGTACATCTCGGAAATCCTTGCCGACAAACTTCTTCACGGTGAGTTCACCGACGGCGACACCATCATCATTGACACCAACGACGGCAGCACCGAACTTACCATCACTAAAGACACAGCTGCAGACCCCGACATGTGGGAGCTAGGGAATGCAGGCGACACAGGCACCGGCGGCAGCGACGCTGACGGTGACGGGAACAGTGTAGAAGTTGATAGCAGTATCTTTGACGAACCAGAAGACGATGGGCAGGCGTTCAACCTGGATGATATAAACGGAACGGGGCTTACGGGCACTGCATCCATAAACGCACTATTCGACGGAATGGGCGCAGGGGAAGGCACTCCTGCAAACGAAAGCGGACCCTTCTAGCCAAAAAGGCGGGGGCGTTAGCCGCGCCCTCGCACACATCAACACCACCCTTCTCTTGCCGATATGCATTCTCACCCCGGCCTGCAGGCGGTATGGAGAAAAGATTTTACGGGTGTCATTCAGTACCGGAAGAACCACTATGGCAACACGATAAACTAAGCAAAAATAGCAATCGTTAGCAGTATTATCGCCAAGGCAGCAATGAGGAAGAAAAACGTACTACCGTCTAAAAGAGGAATATTGGGATTATACTCTAGACGTGGACCCAACCATCTTCCATCAGAAGCTCTCCTGTCTTCCCTTGCCATCCCACATCTCCTAAGGTTGTCGTTTATTCTGTCGCTCGTTTCAAGCGCACCCTCAATCAACCATAAAAACTCATCAACAGTGGGGATCTTTTCTTTATTCTTTTTTGCTCTTGCAATTTTCCTCATGACCTGATCTTACAACCACAGTAACCCCGACCACAAAAAAGAAGGTGTATCCACACCCCCGCTGTGCTAGCGTGCACTAGATAAAGCAAAAACCACCATAGCATTGAACTTCATGCATCCAAAGCATGGTGGCGTGTGGTGCCCCTGGCGGGACTCGAACCCACATTCCACAAAAGGGAGCCTAATTTTGAGTTAGGAGCGTCTGCCGATTTCGCCACAGGGGCATAAGAATCACCAATAAGGTTGATGTTGCTGTTAGCGTCATAAACTATAACATAAGTCGGCAGAAACAGCAACTGCAGGTGATGGGGCTGCCCTAACAACCATCAAAGCAATGTATAACCACATCTTTTAGAAAAACTGCCCACCTTTGTGCTCGCAGCACTTACCGGTAGTCAAGTTTGAGGCTTTCACTAGCAGTTCGGAGTATCAGGATTGGAATGTGCCTCAACGCTGGCTATTTTAACCTCAATTACTTCTATAGATTCATCCTTGTTTAGGTCATTCTTTATCTTCTGTGACAATTTTTCTTTGTCAACAGGATTATCTTTACTGATCATGCTTTCTTCTTTATCAAAAGAACAAAGAGAAGATCTTATTTTCTTTTCAAAATCCCTTTTTTGCTTCTGTACCGTTTCCCTAAGTGAAGTTAAATGCTTAGATTTATTTAAATCTTTAAAACACCATGTAATTTCCGTTTCAACGATAGTATTCCTTTTATTGTGATAATTGTCTTCAATATCCACCCAAACTTTCACCAAGCTAGTCTGTGATGACATAGGGAATATGTCATAGAACTCTCTTCCTTTGTTAAGAACATGAAAACCAGCTCCTAAAACTTTGTTCTTTCCACCAAGAACATATACGACAGCTTTTGTATTAAATGGTACAAAAATAATCGTTCTATCAAAAGCCGCGAGAATTATAAGCAATATAACTGGTGTTATTAAAATGGTAAAAAACAGAATCAACAATGTGTCCCTCTTTGCATCTAATGTCATGTCTTATAGTCTCAGTCTAATGCACTGGTATAACTTTCGGCAAACTGTGCTACTCCCTCAAGCAAGAAAAAGATGCCCGCACCCATCCATATCCGTTAGGAAATATAATTAATGTCAGGAAGTGTGCCAGCAACTTGATGCGTCGTAATCAAAGTTTCTTTCGTTTAACTGCTTGATTTTAGTAATTTTCACTTCATAGACATCAATAGAATTATCATCGTCAAAATTGTCTTTTAGATGATTTGCAAGTGCATCTTTATCTATAGCACTGTCTTCCGTGATGGGTCCTTCTTCCTTATCGAAAGAGCAGATAAAAGATTTTATTTGTTTTGTAAAATCTTGATTCTGGTATCTTACCATTTCTCCAAATGATCCCGAGTTGTTGTACTTGGATTTTTTGACGTCTTTATATTTCCATGTGGTTTCAGCTTCAACAATGACGCTTCTTTCTGCATGATAGTCATCTTCTTCAAAATTAATCTTGGCTTCTTCTGAACTGACATTAGGCGAATTTGATATAATTTCATGATCTAGAAATAAATCTGCATCAATAGTGTGAAAACCAGGCCCCATCACTTGACTGTCCACCCCATTAACCACAATGGCATTTTTCCCAAACGGAACAACAATTACCCTTCTATTAAAAAGAATAAGGAATATCGGAGTGATTGCCATTATAAATAATACTATAGTCAATATTATTGAAATGATTAACAAACACTTTTGAGTTTTCTGCCTACCTCTAGGTAGCTCTATATAGCACATGTGGTTAATATATCCGATTTATATTGCTTTTGTCAAACAGCTTTACCCCCTGCTGCTCTTTGATCCCACAATTCTGCCAAAAAAGCGAGAACCCCGCCCAGTTGGGTTGATCCAACAGGGCGGGGGGTATGTTCTTATAGGTTGCTAGTTACCGCTGCACGGTGGGTAGTGCACTCGTGCCAGGGAAGCAGCCAAGTGGTGACTGGTTGTTACGGTCTGCGATGTCAAGACACTTAGACACCAACACCTCAGTGGTAATCCCTTCTGAAAGCTTACGGTTCGCCTCAGACTCAGCGGCAGCGGTCTTTTGGCGCTGCTCTGCGGTGCGGGTGCGGGCGATTTCTGCCTGCAGCTCATCTAGCTTGTTCTGCGTCGCATCGTCAAAGTCAACAATAGGGATGACAACAGAATGGATTTCCACCTTATCGCCAACCCGCTGGCGCATAAGCTCCAACGTTTTCTGCGCCAGATCCCCCAGGTCGTTTCCTTCACGGTTGACGGAATCAGGTGATAGCGGGTTGTATCCCGCCATGACCTCGTTGATGGCACTGCGGAACTCACGGTCAACAAGATTTTGTCGGATACCGTCAAAATCCTTATAGTCAAGAAACAGCTGCTCAGCACTGTCCAGCTTGATTTGCCAACGCACGCTGGCATCAGCTTTTGCCTTACTGTTGTTTCCCAATCGTACTTCCACAGCGCGGTCACCCACGTAGCTATCATTCTGAATAGTTCCGTCCATATCAACAACAGACGCAAACGGTTTCGTTAGGTGCAAACCTGGGGAAAGCACGCGACTGGTTCTCCCAAAATACACCTCCACCCCAACGTTGCGTGGTGGAACGATTGTGGTGCTGAAAATCAGCAGGATAAACAGGACAAAGATCACGATTCCTGATAGTACAGCGGCTTTTCTCATATGCGTGTTCTCCTTAATGGGTTTCTTACGGTTTCTCTTTTGGGGCGCGGGCGCTCGGTTAGTGGCGCATGGTTGCAGGTGGGCGCGACGGCATGCGACCCCTCACTTGCGGGCACCTACGCCCCCGCCGAGGGGTTATTATCCACCACAGGACTGTGCCTGTAGTTCTCCTCAAAAAATTGGATCAGCGTATGCCCAAGTTCTGCGTCATCGTATTTTCCTCTCACAATGACGTTTTCAGCATCTTCTCGGATTTCCTTGAAAATACGAAGAGATTCAGGATCGCCTTCCCTCATTGCGGTGCTGGCAACCACAAACGGGAACTCCGTATCATCGTCTGGTGACTCCTGGCGTAGAAAAGATTCTACATCTTCCGCAACATGGCGGTACTGCTCGCCTAGCGCCCTCACTGCCATGTCAACGATGCGTCCGTGTAAGGCTTCTGCGTGCGCAGCATCCATCTTCTTTATGGGTACAGTAAACATGCACTCATCATAATGGTGTTTCGCTATGCACCCCAAATCGTGTACCCCCAAAGCTATCCCGCCACGAGGGCGCATGCTCAACCGCGTGGTGTGTTTTGGATTGATTTTAGAGATTTGGTTGTGCTATGATTCACTTTGAACCCAGCCCGCATTTGGTTTCACTTGAAGGCGCTCTTCCCTTTCAAGGTACTTAGAAATGCGCATACCCCAGATGGTTTTGACTTCCTATCTGGGGTATGTTCATGTTTACTGTGAAAAGCTTTCCTGTTAGGAGAACATCTGTGCGGATATATCAGCGTTTTGCTCGTCGTATTTTTCTTGCTGCACTAACCAAAAATCAGCGGTCAACCCAGTGGTATACTCTAGGTTTTCCGCTAGTTCACTGGTGATTGGTTCATCACCGCAAATAACAGCATCAAGGTCACTTGACGGCATCCCCAATTGTTTCGCAAGGCTTTTCTTTGTGGTTTTCGGGTTGTTTTCCAACCATTCACTGATGTAGTTACCAGGTGGAAGAATGTGCGGTGTTCTTGTGAGATGCGCTGTCATTGCTGCGTGCTTTCTGTGATTACATTGTGTTTGTTTCCATAAATGACATTTCACCCCAGCGAGTCAGGCAAAGAGAAAACTCGCATCCATCCCAGCCCCGTGCTGGGTGCTCTCTATTGTTTTTGCCTTTTGAGCTATGGGGTGAAACATCATGTGGTGATTTTAACACGCAGCATTCCTACGAATACCCCCAATTGATGGTGCCCTTGGCAGGATTTGAACCTGCAACCTTTTCCGTATCAGAGAAACGCTCTCACCAGATTGAGCCACAAGGGCTTTGGTACCGGAAGCGGGACTTGAACCCGCATCGCCAGTCTTATGAGGACTGTGCTCTACCGAATTAAGCTATTCCGGCATGACCGTGCCCCAGGCGCGACTCGAACGCGCATCCTCCAATTACGGCTAACGGGGTAGAAGCCCGCACCGATACAAGGGCATTGTAACCACTTACCCCACGACAAGTGACATGCCGCATGGTTTATGGCTAGTGCCCCTACCAGGACTCGAACCTGGACCTCCACTTTAGGAGAGTGATGCTCTATCCATTGAGCTACAGAGGCAATATTTCATGGTGGATTTCACCACTAGCACTCCCAACGGGATTTGAACCCGTACTACAACCTTGAAAGAGTCGCGTGCTGACCATTACACTATGGGAGCTTAATCCCCGACTAGGCAAAACCCAGCCAGGGAGATTGAGAGTAAATTTGATGACAGAAGCCTTGCGGCTTCATGTAGAGACTATACACACTTTTTGCCGTAACAGCAAAATCAAAGCTTAACGCCGGTTTTGACGAGGATTAACAAGCATATCTGCGCCTTTTGCCGCACCGATAATCTGCCTATCAGTGGTCTTCATTCCCGTCTCGGTGATCTCCATCAAACCGTGAACGTTCCAAGGGATAAGCTTTTTGCTGCTGAGTGTACTCCATGTGCTACGCAGCACCTCAGCATCAGATTGATACTCAATTGACCGTTTGTCTGGGCTTGCCGCCCGCGCTACACAGGACACAAGAAGAAACTCTTCCAGATCGCCCAACTTTGTTGTTGCGAACCCTGTGATGTTAAGACGTGTCCTGCCGTCAGATAGTTGCGCCACGGGGTTGCCGTTTTTATCCATGAACGGCACCTGTATTGACTCAGGAAAGCACATCACGTCGTACTTTTTGAAAAATGCCTCTTCTTCCTCTGGCGGCGATAGCATTTCAGGTGCGTACCGCGCGCACACGAAATCCTTCACCGACGGCGACATGAGAATACTCGACTCCGCTGATTCCTGACTAAACGCACGCAACGAATCCAACCACCCCAAATCCAAGGAACCGCAACGCTCTACGAAACTCGTGCGCGCCTCCTCCCGAAAGCTTGCGTGCGACAAAAAAGATGCCTCGTAAAGCAAGTAGTCCCGTTGTGTGCGCAAGGAGTTTAGGCTGAAATACAGTTCCTCCAGGTGCTTATCGCACTTGATTTTAAGTTCGGTGTCCTTGTCCCCTATTTTGTTGATGCGTACCTTTTGCTCCTTGATTCTGTTTGCGGTCACGTTTACCAGATTGTTGATGTCCTGGAACTCGAAGAACTTATCAAAACTCAGTCTTGTGCGTTCTTTTTCGTTGAGGTCGTAAGCTTTGTCCTTAACTCCGAAAATATTCTTTGTGATGTTAATCTCATCTATGAGGTTGTTCATGTCTATTCCCTTTCTCTAGAGGACAATGTTCACCGATAAAGCCCATGTATGGATGGCACTGGAAATCTAATCATACGTCCAAACTTAAGAAAATATCCACACCACCCCACCGACACAACAGTGCCCTTGTGTGTCAGTAGAGCTGACACAGAAGCTCTGCCCTGTTTCTACGATCCTGCCGCCGTACAGGACTAGGCCCTCCTACCCCCGCGCCGCGCAGGCACCACTTGCAGTTCGTCAACATGGAGTGGCGCAGGGATGGGGTTTATCCCAATGGGCGTTCTGATTGTCCTGATACCCAGTCGGTTACTTCTCTGAATATGTCGTTGACAAATCCTTGTTGAATTTGCTTTTCACCTGAATAATTGCTTGTCCCTGTGGTGCCGTCGAACGTTTCAACTCCCCAGCTTTTCACGTATTTTTCCCATCGATGGTAGGAGTCTTCCCCAAAACCTTCTGTGGATTCTTCTGAGCGTCCGTATAGGTAGATGCGTAGTTGCTGGTCTGGTTTGTGTTTGCGATACAGGATCGCCGTGTCGATATAGTCTCCGTTGTATTTAGTGCTGTTAGGTGTTTCACCCATGTTCCGTTCGTAACAGGCTCTAGGGTACGCAACATCTATCCCAGGCAGGAAGTTAAACGATTCCCCAAAATCACGGGCGTTGAGCACGGTGAGGATGTTTTCTTCTGGGAATGACACACTGTCACCCGCCACATGTACGGGTTTGTTGTTGAGGATGTTTCTGCGTTCAGTAATTTTTGACGTAAGCCACTGCAAGTACTCTTTATGTTGCTCTTCTGGGGTTTTCTGCGCGAATGTTTGCCTCACGCTGGGGGCACGTAAAACACCACTGGCGGATGCTGGGCTGCGCCCCATAGCCTTTGTATTGATGGCTCTTGTGTTGAGGCGACCGAAAATGTACCTTTGTCGCTCCGTTCCTGGCCCGCCCTGAGCCATGCCGTTGTTCATATTATTGTCCTGCCACCTGTTGTTTTCTTTGTCCTAGTTTTTGTTTAAATTCACCCACCCCCTCCCCGGCGTGCCCGTGTTGTTTTTGTTGTGGGTTTTCTTGCTGGGTGGGTGGTGTTTGCTTTTACTGTATCCCGTTTGGTGTTCTGCAGCCTTTGTCTTGTGGGATGGCTGAGGTTATTTTCCATCCGTTTTCGGTTTCTTGTGCGAGCACTATCCAGGATGATGAGCCGTTCACGGTGTCTGCGGTGGCGTGGTAGTCAATGTAACGGACTTGCTGTTCGTTTTGCTTCATGCACAGCACCATTGCCTCCTCGCGTGTGCCAGCGTCACGGTGGGAGGGGTAGGGGTATTTGTCTGCGTCGAAGACGGTGACGGAACTGAGAATGTCGGGTTTGCCCATGAAAATCCCGGTTGAGTTTCTTCCGGTTTTCAGCATGCCGCTGACTGCGGGGGTGTATATGTCGGATTTGCGGTCGTCTTTGATGAGTCGGGTGTCTCCTTGCACGTCCGCTAGTCCACCGAGTTTGACGTTTTCCCAGGTTTGCCGGTAGAGGGCGGTGGCCGCGTCCACTGCGTCGTGGGCGTAGGTGGTGTCGCTTGTTTTGTCGTTGGTGATGTCAACGTTTGACATTGGTGCGGTGTCTGGGGTGGTGTATGCGTCCACGGTGGGTGTGTTATGCCAGTAGAGCTGTGTGACAATGCCGATGGCGGCGACCACGGCTACCGCGCCGCTGATTATGGTTGTGGCGCGATATTTGCGTTTAGCGTTGTCGTTTTCCCACGTGTGCGTGGTTGTGGCGGCGAGGGTGGTGTTATTTCCGGGCATCGTCGATTTCCTTTGCCTTCTTCTTTGTCATGACGGTGTACATTTGGTGGACTCGCCATACTTTGTCGTCGCCGCGAACAAGGACGGTGATGACATCATCCTCAAAAGGTTCACTATCGGCGGTGGTTTTGAGGCGCATTTTCGCCATGACGAACCGCACGGGGCGGTTGTCGTCGCTTTTCATTCCCAGCATTTTACTGTTGTCGAAGTGAGTGCCAAGTATTGAGTCTTGCTCATCGTCAACATAGCCGTGATTGCCGTTTTTGGTGTATTCAAAAAGTTCCTTGCGTGAAAGAACCTCCACTGGCATGAAATCCTGCGTCGTGCCCGTGGATGGCAGAACATTGGGGCGCGGCAGTCCCATGTAATTCCCGTCAGCCTCTGCAGCGTATTTCAACACCGCTAGAGCGTTGCCCTGCGCTATATCCTCCATGCGTTTCACATCAGAAGGTGGGGGTTGTTTATCAACAATGCTGCGGGAATATGACACATACGTGTCAAGCACATCCCCTTTTCTATTTCCCTTCACCCATATGCCAATACACCCAATGGTGAGACAGATAGCCAAAATGGCGGTCACTGCGGCGATGATTTTGTACTTCTTGTCCCCCATGATTACTGCGCCGCCTCTGGTGCGTTGGTGTACAAGTCACTAAGCTTCCACCCGCCATTGGCTTTATGCCATGTGGTGAACACATCAAGTCTTGTTGGTTCAGCAATCACGTTGCCCGCAGCGTCAAAGAAACCAATCTCCATATGGTAGGAACGCCCTGTTTTATTCCCAGTGTCATTCCACCCAGTGGCAGTACCCTGAATGCTTTCCTCCAACAGTGTGACCTTTGTGTATGCATCCTTTTCCATTAACTGTTCCCACCCTGCCGTGGGGTTAGGGTCAGCTGCGCACACACTCTTAAGGCGACGCGCCAACGGCGCTTCAATCCACTGCGACTGATACCCAGCAATAGCACACGTCATGTGCGGGTAATCCTGCACCCTAAACGTATACATGTTACTAATCATGTCCTTAGCCCGCTGCGACAATGCCTTATCAGTACGCTCATTAGCAATCTTCTTCCAATCCTCAGCAGGCTTATCTCCCACGTAATTATTACGCTCAACAGGGTTTTTAAACACATCACCCCACAAAGTAAGCCCCGACTCATCAGAATGATTCCCACGGTAACGCTGATACACAGTCTCCCCATCAGGATTCACCAACTGTGCCTTATTCTCACCAGGAAGCGGCGCACGAGTCTTATCATTCTTCTTACTGGACGCTGAACTAGTTGTCGGGGCGGAAGACACAGACCCCTCCCCCGTGGCACCACCATCCCCCTCAGAACGCCCACCACCACGATACTGCTCACCCAACACCGTGGAAGAACCACCACCCCCATCCTGCTTACCACCATTACGGTTCATCAACACAAAAACCGCCCCCGCAACAGCAACCACGACAACCGCAATAATCACCGCAGCCTTAACAAGCGTCCTACGCTCCTCAGCCGTATACGAACGCCTCTTCTTTTTCTTATTCCGACCATCATCAACAGCCAAAACAAAATCCTTTCACAAAAACAATAGAACCAAAAAATTACTACCAACCATTATATGAGTCTTCACCAAACACAATCAACGAACAGCAACACCACCAAAACAACCCCTCAAGCCAAAGCAAAATAATCACCCACAAAAACACCCAAACCCGGCGCGCCCTGTGTTTTTGTTTGTGGTGGCGCGCCGGGTTGTTTTCCTGTTTTTATGGTGTTGGGGTTACCATTTGCGGTTGCCTTTCCACATTGCTTCTATTGTGGGGTCTAGGCGTTGTCCGCTGGGGATTGGGTTGCCGAGTTCTTGTGGGTGTTTGGCGTTGAGTGGGCGGAATAGGTAGGGGCCTACGTTGGGGCGTAGGACGCTGGTGTTTACACTCACTTGGTCTGGTTGTGGTGCGTCGTCGGTGGATGATTCTGCTATCTTACCGTTACCTACATACATCCATGTGTGATGCCCATCGTAGGAGCCTAGATCTGCTTCATTGACAAATAGGTCTCCTGGTTTGAGGTCTTCTATTTTAATATTTGAGGATGTTTGCGGGGTTGCGAGGGTAATGTTTTGTTTTCCTTGCATATTAGTGACAAGCTGGCTTGTGACAAAGGGAGATGCGTTGACATCGCCAAACCAGATTCCCGCCCCGTTCCAATATGCCCATGACACGAAACTTGAACAGTCAGTGTAGGTGGGTCGTGGGTTAGTCAACGTGGTACGCAAACTGCTCATACTGTAGTAGGTTTTGAGTCCCTGGAACTGTCCTGTTTCGTTGGCGTAGTCGGTGGCGATTTTCACGACACGCCCGCTGAGGGTGTTTTCGTTGACATCCATTTGTCCGCCCTCACCTTTGCTGCTGAGTGAGGATGCGTCGCATTCCGCGCCGACCTCGGCAAAGATGGTGGGTGATGTGTCGGTGGATAGTGCGTCTGCTTTGAGGTCGCGGGATAGGCGCACCTCGATTTGGCGTGCCGCATCCCAGTATTTGTCAACGAGTCCCATTTCCACGCCGGTGCTTGTTCCTGCTTGTCCTTCACCGAGCACGGATCCTTGGACGCGGGAGGCTGCTGTGTTCCATTCTCCTTGTGAGCTGGCGGGGGTGAGTCCTTGTGATTTTCCTTTGAGCCTGTCGAAGAAGAGCTGCGCTGCGAATCCGGGATCCATTGCTCGTTCCCACACCGCCCATGTTTGCTGCTCGGCGCGGCTGCCGTCGGGGTTGAGCTGCACCTGCTGTTGATAAATGCCGACGGAGTTCAGGTCGGAGTCGCTGTCGATTTCACGCCTCGGGTCATCCATTGATTTCGCCATGTATTCGGATCCGCCGGGGATGATGGAGCCGCTGCCACCCAAGGGTGAGGCCACACCGTTTGTGGGTGATTTGCCGCGCCACGGCCTGCCGCCGTAGTTCCCGTAGTTAGTGAAGCGGGTTTCGTTGAAACTGATTTTCAGTGCGGACAGCACTGCTCGTTTGTCGAATCCCATTTTCTGCCCCACGGCAATGATAGTGCGGATGTTGTTGATTTGGCTGGCAGTGAACATGCCGTCACCCTCAGTGACTTTATGCGGGTCAGAGACGCTGTTCCCACCACCACCTGATTGTTGCTGATGTTGAGCGGGTGCTTGTGCGCGTCCCCCACCAGCGTTGCCTCCGCTGTTGCCTCTCCCCCCACCGTTGTTGTGACCACCATTTTGGCGCGCCGCTGCCGGTGCGCTGACACCCCCGCCGCCTGCGGGTGCAGCGGCTGCGGCTTGCCCTGGGTTTAGCTTGGTGGACTTATCCAAATAGGGTTGCGGGTTAGTGCTACTGGCGGCACCGCCTTTCCAGCCCCCAGGGTGGATTTCAAAGTGCAGGTGAGGGCCTGATGATTGTCCCTCGCTGCCTTGTTTAGCGATGACTTGACCTGCTTTAACCCTGTCGCCTGCCTTAACACGGAAGGTACTGATGTGCATGTGCCCGTACACGTGGTCGATTACTTGCCCGTTGATGTTGGATTCAATGACAATCCAGTATCCGAATCCACTGGCGGCGCCGGCTTGTTTCACGGTGCCGTCTGCCCATGCGAGGATTTCGTCGCTACCACCAGCTGCGGTGGCAATGTCCATACCGTAGTGGTTTTCGCGTCCTGGTCCACGGTAAGGGCTGGTCACAACTGCCCCGTTGTACATGGGGTAGATGAGTTTACCCTCGAAGTTGCCGCCTGCGCCTGCGCGGCAGCCGGATCCGTCGTTATCGACGTTGGGCAGCCCGTCCGCTACGGCACTGCGGGCACCTTCTAGGTAGTTTTGGTATTTTCCTGAGCTGTAGTTTTTAAAACCCGCCCAGCCGTCACGGTCTTTGGCGACCTTGGCCACGCGCACATTGTTCCATGCGTTTTCTAGTTTCTCTGACCACTGGTCCGCCTCACCACCATATTTGGTGTCTTTATTAATACCGAACAGTCCCTTGTGCTTCCCGGAAGACCATCCAGGATCCCCGCCTGAGATTGACAGGGCGACAGCGGCCGCGTGAATGGAGTCCTCGTCGTTGAAACCGGCTTTCCTGGCGATGGCGACCAGCTCACCAACGGTGTATTTTTTGCCTTCTTTTGGCGGTCCAATAGCATCACCACATGTGGTTCCTGATTCGCTATCAGCGTAGGAGTCGCTGCCAGCCTCATTGTCGTAGCGTTGACATAGGTCATTGTCGGAGGGGTCGTCGTTTTTCATGATGGATGTGCCGCTGATGCTGCCAATCCCAGCTGCCATTGCGATGAGAATCACAATAAGAAGGATGGAGCCTGCCGCCACCAGGGCTGTGCCCACGCCGCCGACGTTGCCGAGTCCGGGGATGTTCGACATGCCCATTTGCGGGGGTTTTCGTGGCGGCATGCTGCCGCCCATCTTGTCGTCATCGTCTTTGTTGCGTTTCGGTTTGTCACGCATCTGGTCGCCGGTGACATCATCTTCTAGGTTGGATTGTGGACCGGCACCAACTTCCCTGCCAGCGGGTCCGCCCCTGTTGGTTCTGGGTACACCGAACAAGTCTTTAGGCGTGGCAGCATCCCCGCCGACACCTTCCGCGTCTGGGGTGTTTTTCTTGCCCGCCAAGTGTCCTTGTTTGTTGGCGGCGTTGGTGCTTAATGCCTCTGGATCCGTGTTTTTATCAGGATTGCCGAACGGGTTCTTCCCATTGGGTTTCCCCAGTGGAGTGCCAAAAGGATTGTTCTTGCCGTGTGTGTTGGCGGCACCGGTTGGTTGCGCTCCACCATTGCCGAACAGTCCGTTGTCCCCGAAACCGCCGAGCTTGTCAATGTCGCTGGGGTCGGTGGGTAGCTCCTCCAGGATTGGTTCATCGTCCCCACTATTGCCGCCGCCGTTGGGTTTGCTTGCTGGGGTGTCCGCGCCGCCCACCGTACCGTCGGGGGTTCTTTCAGCACCTCCCGATGGTTGTTCCCCATGCCCGGCGCGGCGTGATTCCCCGTCGGGGTTGTCACGTGGTACGGCATTATCTGCGGGGCTGTTAGAGTCTTTGTCTGTGCCGCTGAGGTTCGCGGCATTCGCATCAGTAGGGCGGGACTCGTCGCGCGGCGCGGCACTACCCCAGGGGGTATTACTAGATGATTCCCTGCCTGGCGTTCCAAATAGATTGGTTGCGTCTCTATCAGTATCCACGCCGGGCCTGGTGTTACGGTTGTCGCCTAGCCCGAACGGATCCTGCGAGTCACTACTTCCTGGCGCGCCGTCATATCGGTTATTGGGGTAATCATCTGCACTACTGGCGGTTCCCCCGTCGTGGGGTGTTTCATTGATGCCGTCGAGCTGTATGTCATCGCCGTCTGGGTTGCGGGTGATGCGGGGTTGGGCGCTGCGGTCACCTGACGCGCGATGAACGAACCTCGCTTCCTCATCAGGCATATCCACAAGGTGGGAGTATTCGTTGTATGCCCCATCGTTCATTGTGAGGGGTGAGGTGTTGTTTCCCGCGCCGAGTTCGTCGGCAAGGTTACTTGCCTCCTGGTCGGTGAGGTTTTGCCCTTCTAATTGTTCCCCTAGTTCGCGGGCTGTGCGCTCGTTGTCGCGTTCCAGCGATGAGCGGATTTCCTCGTTGATATTGTCGTCATTTGGTGTGTTTTTTTGTGCCATATTATTTGTGTCAACCCCGCTGTGGTTGTGGTTAAAGTTTTGCTACGCGATTTGTGAATTATACCGCACCAGTGGTTTCGGAAGTTTCGTTTTGGTGACACAGCAACGGAAACAGAGAAGAAGGCAAGGATAACCAAATATGAAATCTCTATGCAGTACAGGATGAGCAGTGGGCGAGGGTTCAGCCACTGTGGCAATTGAACAGTTCTATAGTGGCTTGCTGTAACCATGTTCCTGCCGCAAGGGTGGGGCGGGAAGGACGGGAATCATGAGGGCATGAGAAAACCCGCGCCGGGCAGTACCAAACGCGGGTTACCACTCATTACCTATACATGCCTTTACCCCCTGGAATACAAGAGAGGGTAATAAGAGACACAGGCTACTTTTTCTTCTTCCTCCGCCTGCGGCGCGGCTTATTGCTCAGGTAAGCGTTACTAATGACCTTGAAACTCGGCCTGCTCAGGAAGTAGGGCGCTTTGCCTTCCTTGTGGTGGAACACCACACCTTCTGCCAACATATCGGGTTTAACAAGGGAGCGCATGCCGTCTACTTGTCCTACTAGCTCAGAGGCAGTGTCGGGTAGGGTGAAGTTCTCAATGACTGGGACACTGAGTTCGTTCATCCAGTTTCCCCATTGGTCGCGGGGCACGGGGCGCCCAGTATTGAACACATTGAACAGGAAGAATCGCTTCTCGTCTAGTCCAAGCTTGTTGCTCTGGACTTTAGGCCCAGCAACTTCACCTTGAATAGACCACCCTTGTGGAAGATGATTCAACAGAAAGTCAGCATCAAGCACATCATTAAAGTGCGACGTTTCGGTTTTAAGCTCCGCTTGCCTACCGTAGACGCGGAGGGTGCCGCCGTCGTTGACTACGGTCATTGAGTCGCCGTCAACCTTCTCAGTGGCAATCCACGGTTCAGCTTTAATCTGGTCGTAGAATTTTGCCAAATTCTGCACGCGCTCCGCATCCGAGCGGATAGCGAAACGGTCATTCCACTCACCTACAACATCGTTGGAGACGGGTGTCTCAGGCTCGTACTTAGTAATACCTAGTAATCCCGACACGTCAACGTCGTTGGGTACGCCCTCCAGTTCGGGGAACAATGCTAGTGGGAACAGTACACCTTGACTCAGGTTGCCGCGCAGACGAATGGTTTTAATAACCAGTCGATTTACACCATCACCAAAATCTTTCGCCTCGTGCGAGGGCAGACCAAAGCGCTCATCGTCAACGGGAATGGCAGCATCAATTTCAGCGAACACCGCGCGATCACCTTTGAGGAACACTCCTTTGCGTGTGACAATCTCCCATGCTCCGACGGTGGAGATTTCCAGGGCATCGGCGTTTTCCGCTGGTCGAACATCATCAACATTGACGATTCGGACTAGCTTGCGAATATCTTCACTCATACATCATCCTTTATGTTTTCTTATAGCTTCATCAGTAATGATAGCGGTGTTGTGGACTACCAGGCAACTTTGGGGGTATTGTATTCCACCCGCTACCTACATGAGTCCCCATCTCGCAGGGAGTGAAGCGGGAGGTGTTAGGGGCGTGCAGGGCGAGTGGTGCGGGCGACACCCTACATATTCTTTGTCAAAAGAAGGCTACATCATCTCCAACAGGTGCTTGATTCTTTCCCGGATATATCCGTTCACAAAATCAGGAAGCAGACTTTGACCGGCGCGCCAATTGTCGGTTTCCTGTTGTTTTGCTGCAATGATATAGGCTTGCGTCATGCAAATCATGGTCGTTTGCAGAAGGTTGTCGTTGGGGGCGGTGCAACAGAAAGCAAACAATGAAAGATAGGCCGCATCGTCGAAAACGTCATTGTCGTACACAAGCCTGAGCAGCCCATCCGCCATGCTTTTTTCACGGTCAGCGGTGAATGTTTTCCTGTCGTGGATGTGCAGTTCTGTTCCGAGGCGACTTTTCAGTGTCTCCTCGTTCCATTCCCAACCAACCCTGCGCTCGCGGACAATCTGCATGACCTGCCCTGGGTTCACTTCATCTTCCATCTCTGTTGCGATGCGCCTCACGCTTTGCTCGTATGCTTGCCCCATGAGGGAAACCCCAGCCTTTGTGAGGTAATGAATACGCAGATCAGCGGGCGAGTTAGCGAAAGCCTCCCTGATGGTGGGAACCACCTTGAAAAAGTTGTCGGTGGAACGGGGTGTGCTTTGAAGCTGCTCCCACGGTATCAGGTCATCTGGCGACCATTCCTGAGTGATGGACCTGAACAGGTTTTCCTCATTCTCGGTAACGAATTTCTCCGCGAACTGGCGGGTATAGTCATCTGGTTTTTTCAACGGGTTGCCAAACCCTGTTTTAAACGCCCCCAACCATCTTTCTGGATCTGGGCACCACGACAAATGCCCACAACGGTTAATCAAAGCCTCCGACAATGGGATAGTGGTAGCAACCGTGTTTGGGGGGTTAGCGGCGCACACCACCGTTGTGTAATCCGAAATGTCAACACCACCATAGTTCTGGTGAGTCATAAGGCCAAGCAGCGCGTTCTGCTGTGCAGGTGAACATGTCGTCAACTCGTCCAAAAACAGGATAGTCAGCCCATCAAAGTTGTTGAAATACTGAATCACCTCATCAACCACGTTAGGGACAGCACGTTCAGTAATATATTTCTGTGTAGCGTGATCCTGAACAACCGTCACCAAACCGTGAAACGCCGTGGGATCCTCCGTTGACGGCTGAACCGTGATAACCCTATAGGGAACTCCCGCCTCATCAACCTCACGGTTCATGGCCTGAATTGTGCGGGTTTTGGCGGCACCCACTGGACCCCACGCAATGGGGATAATCCCAGATCCCATGTAAATTCGCATCATATCTTGGGCAAGGTCTAGGTCTTTTAAGTCCGAAAGGCTTTCCAAATGAGGGCCTATGAGTTTATCTACTTTCGACAATGGCTTAAACGTGGTTTTGGGGATGAGGTCATCGCCGGTTTTAACACGATCATGAGGCTGCGTCCCCCTTTTATCGTGAACCTCTTGGAGGTCTCTTTCAAGTTTTAGTTGCGCCATTTTTCCCCTTTTTTGTCAAGTCAGTGAAACGAAAAGTCCACGACAAACATAGCAAAACACCCACTGGTTTTAATCAAAACAGCAGGTGAAAGTCAAAAAGCAGAAACGCGACCATGCTTAGCTGATCGCTATGAGGAAGACAATGCGCGCGATCCGCCAATCAAGAGTTAAAACAACATAGCTTTCTGAACGAACGTCCCCTCATTGGGTTCATTCAGTAGGAAATTAATACGCTCAATCTCCCCCACAAGTTCAAGCTCAGCGGGGCCTAACCAGCCCCTCTCCTTCATGTCCCACACCGTAACGCTCATTGAATCAACCCCCACGGCTGAACGGATCTCCGCCTCTGACTGGGCGCGCCTGTCAAGCAGCATGGTTCGTGACGGACGGTTGATTTTAATCCCATTGACCAAGTGAAACTACCCCTTTTTGCGATTGTTTGCTTTATTTTCCCAGTAAACAAGAACAACGATACCGAAAGCACTACCCACTGGTCAACCCCCTAGACATAAGGAAACCCCAACCGTTCATCATAGCCAGGCTGGGGCAGTGAGGTTAAGCTTCTAGGGTTGAATCCTAAAGCATTCCCTCAAACATTTTACGCAGCTTAGATGATTCATCACTCGCCTCCAGGCAGAGCTTCTTGTTGAAAATCGTTCCGAAAAGGATTTTCGCTTCAATATCCGCAAGACGGTCAACGACATCACGAATTGTCTCGTTGGAGATTACGCGACCGTCGAAACCATCTTCAGAATGGTCATCGCTGTCATCTGTCCATTCGTCTTCATCGTTTTGGTCATCACCGCAGCACTTGCCGCTGCAGGTGAAGGGCTGCTTGCCAGTGTTTCCCTCAAAAAACCCGCGAGCCTTCTCATTCTTACGAAGGTACTCCCTCAGTTCTTCTGGCATGGGCAAGTTGAGATTCAGTCCAAAAACCACAGAATCCGAATCAGTTTCGTCTTCCTCTGGCTGCTCTGCAGTGTTTAGAGGCTCATTTTCCTTTACTTTGAGACCAATGGGGCGGAGTCCATGCTTTTCTTTCAGATGATAGGCAAGATCATCAAAGCTTTCCTCCCCCTTGCCCTCATTAAAACGCTTGGTGCGCTCCTTTTTGCTTTCTTCCACTACATTTGATAGAGCCTTCGCCACAATGCTAAGCTCCTCAAACAGATTGAACTCATTGTTGTTACTCATATTTCCTACCCTTTGTAGTCACCAAGGATTTCCATTTTGGAAACCCTCACCTTTTCCTGCTCAATATCACTGATTCGTGAAATCACATCCTCTGGGGCGAATGCTACTTTCACGATGCGCCCGTAAGGGTGAACGCTGGAGAAGCGTTGAGCATAAAGAAGTGTACCAACATGCAGCCCAATAGAGCAAGCCGTTGAGCTGTGGTCTGTCAATTCAACTGGGAACTCAATAATGTTTCCTGGTTTGTTGCTGAGTTGAGAGTTCATGGGAATACCGTTAACAACCCCATACCCAGAATGCCAGCTAAGGTACTCTGGTCCAAAAACAGCCCTGTACCCGAGCACCCGCCCATCATTGAGGATTTCCAATTCGGGGTTGACGCTCACCCACCTGGACAAAGCCTTATGGGTGTAGGGGCGCGGGTTTTCCATGGCACGCTTGACAAACCTCATGACACGCGGCATGTCTTTTTCACTGCGAATGCTTGACAATATGGATGCTGAGCCTGCTGGGAAAGTGAAGCCTTCCCGCGTGGAAACACTTCCATCTTCATTAAGAGTTAGCCCATACTTATCGCGGATGGACTGCATGCGCGCCCTCGTGTCTGGCTTACTGTGCCTCTTTTCGTCAACTACATCCTTGATTGCATCAAAACTATTTGACGGGTTTCCCACAAGCTCCATTAACTCAGGAATAATCTCGTCATCGGAGCAGCTTATAGAACGTCCCGTCATCACATCAGTGATAAACAACGTTTCTACACCTGTTGTTGTGTTTCGTGTTTTCCTATAGAAAATCATGTTCATTTAGTCCTTACTGGTAGTTTAGTTTTCTTATGATGTCATTTCAACAATCATAAATGCTTTATCCAGAAGCTGCCTTACAGTCATGCCTTCATTTACTTTCACTGCCATGATGGCATTTTTAAACCTTTTGACAACATCAAAATCATCAATTTCTCGCCACGGGTCAGGCACTGACTTTGCCACCATATAGCGAATCTCAATGGGATTCATCTGGTCGGTCTCCATCTGCGCAAAGAATAGAGCCGACTCGACACTGGTAAGCTTGGAGTCCTCAATCTCGCTGAAATCCTCAACTGGTTTACTGATCCCCATCTCCTTGAGTCTTTGACCTATGCGCCTGATAATGCTTGCCGCAGATGAGTCAATATTGTTGAGGAGGAAGTCAGAAATGCTTACCCCTTGCGAGTTTTTGAACTGTGAGAATCTATAATTTTTTGAATAAATCCTCTCTGGAACATTAATAAGGAAGTAGAACACTTCACTACTAATGTTGATTTTGTTGGAAAGCATCTCTTGCACGGTGACCATTTCCACGATTTCGTTGGTCATATCGTAATTAAATGAATCGGCATCTCGTGTCCAGAAACCGCTGGAGTTAACACCGATCTGCTTTAGCCTTGACTGGGTGTCTCGTGACATGCATTCATCATTTGTAACGAAAACAATCCCCATATCACGCATTAACCTCAGCAGTTTCGGGTCAAGCTTTTTTGCCTCTTCTTCTTTATTGTCATAGAAGCAAGATTCCTGCGCCAACGCAAATATTTTCTCGACTCCAGATTTCTTAAGCTCTGCAATAGCATCACGAGGGTTACCTTCCATCACTTGGTAAGTGGATTTGCCCTCATCGTCAACGGTGAAAATACCCAAAGGGACAATGTTCTTTTTGATTGCTCCACCGTTCTTCTCGTCAAGAATCTTCTTCCCCATACGCGCAGCACGCCCACGAATAGTGCTAGCCCTGAACAGTTTTACCCCCAGTAGCTCTTTCAACGCCTGCTGTGGTGTTTCCATGCCGAAATCACTAGGGATAGAATCAAGAATATCAGCGCAACTAAGGTCAACATATCCACTAACGCCCAATGCGGTTGCGGCCTCTTCTTTATTGCCCTTCCAGAACTCCCAAATCCGATCTGACTCAAAATAACCGTCAATAAGAATGGTGAAGAAATCATTGTTGTAGGATTTGAGAACACCAGCTTTCGTAGGATAAGAAAGTGTCGTGTTGAAAATATCCATTGATTTCATGCCTGGCTTCAGGACGATACCAAACGGCTTATGAGGAATGAAGAAACCTCGTGTATCCTTATGCTTGTCAATGAAACGCAGAATGGACTTGAAGTTTTTCTCCCACTCTTCCTTGTTTTGTGAATTGCGGGCCTTCCGTTCAAGGCGCTGAGCCTTCTTGATGTTTGAACCGTCAAAAGATTCAAATATCAGTTTGTCAAGCTCCGTACTGACTTTCAACGATTCACGATTTGGGTTAATAAACCGACGGTCTAGGTCTAGCCTGACTACAGGCTTCTCTTTCACGTGTTTGACAATATGTCCTGGTCCTTCATATCCAACATGGTTGAATACCTTATCCCAGAATTTCCCGCCAGTCACCCGATGGAAATAAGGCACGTTCCCTCGACTTAAAACAACAACATCCGCATTATCCATGTCGCTGTCGTCTACGTCAATGCGCTGCGCAACCCCAACAGGGATGTTACCCACATTATGGACACCGACCTGGCATTCTTCACCGTTGACAATCAGCTTCACTTTTGATGGGTCTGCGTAGTCAAGGAACATCTTCCCAATGTTTTCCTTGATGTAGCGCATGTTGTTCCCGTCAACATGGACAGTGACGGTGGTGCCAGAAGGCTTGCCTGTTTTCTCCGTATGAACGTTCACGTCATATGACATGTCGTTTTCAGAGATGATCACAGTGGTGGTCATGCCGTCTTTGGTAGTGGTATCCCACACCGCATTAGGGGAGATGGACAGTAGGGATTTGCTGCCGATGCCGAACCCGCCCACATGCTGGTCGTCCTGATCCTTCGTGGAGAATCCAAGCCCAATGAACTTGGTGCGAACGAAATCCTCCGTCATGCCGTTGCCGTGGTCAATAACTTTGATCAGCCCTCCGTCCTCAACGTGAGTATCGTCGCTGATCTTGCCAAAAACCACATGCCCATCAGATGTTTCCTTATAATCCAGGTGAATTTCTACAGGCTTATCCACGCCCGCTTCCTCGTGAGCTTCCATGCCGTTAATGGCGACCTCACGAATGGGCGTTGTGGGCATCTTGTACTGATCCAACAACAGCGACGCAACCTTGAATGCGTCCTCCGCGCGGATGACTAGTTGCGAATCAGATGGGGTTCCGATGGATTCGTTGCCTTTTGAGAACTTCACTGAGTGTTTTCCTTTCCTTATGGTGGGTGTCTAGGCGATGAGGGATCTAGAGGGGGCTAGAGCTGAGTAGTATTGCTGTTCATTGTGTGAGAGCAGCGAGCTTCTTATTCAACCTTCGCTGCAGAACCTCCCATTTACTAACCACAGGCTCAGGCTCGTATAACAGCCTCATTCCCGCCTCAATGGGTGTTCTATCGGCTTTTCTGCGGTTGCAGGCACCGCAGCACGTAATCAAGTTATCCCACGTGTTTTGCCCGCCTTTAGAACGGGGAATAATGTGGTCCACGGTATCTCCGTGCTTCCCACAGTAGGCGCATGTGTAGAAGTCACGCTCGCGGATGCGCTGAAACGAAACCGTAGCAGCGTCACGAACATCATCAGAGTAGTGCGGAATATTGATGTACCCACAGTTAGTAAGCATCAACAGCTCATGTACGTCAATTGTGGTTTTTGGCGCTTGCACCGTTTTCACGACATCACCCAGCGGTACTGCCTTCTGGGCGACAATCAGAGATGCCGCTCTTTGCCATGATATGTAGCAAAGAGCCTGAAAGCTGCTGTTAAGCAGCAAAACTTTCATCCCATAATCCTTCCTCTGATGCGTTAAATGGTGCCCAGTCAGTAAACCGCAGGCACATCAAAAACCCCCCCCAACCCGCGGGGGGGGGGGGGGGGGCCCCCCCCCCCCGCCGCGTGGCGGGGGCTTTTGGCAATTAATTTCAGCCCGCTAGCCCTCTAATCAATACGCGAGACTTGACTACACATGGACTAAACACTGCAGTCTAGATTTGGCAACTAACACAGCCTTCAACCTCTGTACCCTCCAAGGCTGACTGCCTTATACGCATGTAGTACATGGATTTCACAAACCCTGACTTCCATGAGGTCTCAGGGTCAAACAGCGCTAGATTGCCTTTGTCATTCTTCTCGCGCCCGCGTGACCATGCATAAATGTGAGCCTTGTTCACGTCCCTGGTTGTACTGTCGCTAGGCAGGAACAGCGTCAAACTCATCCCCTGGTCCACGTGCTTCCCTGCCACGGCATAGGTGTCAATCAGTGCTTTGTAGCCCGTCTCGTAGGCATCCCTGTAGAAGCTCATATTGTCGTTCGTCATGCCCGGCGCGGGGTAGTAGACGCGGCCTACTTTGCCTTCTTTGCGGATTTCGATGCGGGCGGGGATGGGGTGGAGGCTGCTGGTTGCTGAGTTGATGTAGCTGATGCTGCCGTTGGGGGCTACTGCCATGAGGTAGGCGTTGTAGAGTCCGTGTTGTTGGATTTTTTGGTCGAGTTGTTCCCAGTCTTGTTGTGTTGGGCACCATTGGTTGTGTTTGGTGAATAGTTCTCGGATGGTGGGGGTTTGTGGGGTGGTGCGCCAAATACCGTTGACGTAGTGTGTGAGGGCTTTGGATGCGCCGGTGTGGTCTTGTTGGGCGTAGTCGGATTTGTGGAAGTCGTGGAAGGTTTGTCCTTGTTGTTGGGCGATGCGGCAGGATTCGTTGAGTGCGTGGTAGCGCATGGTGGCGAAAAAGACGTTGGTGAAGTCTAGGGCTTCGTCGGATCCGTAGGGGATTTGTTGTTCTCCCAGGAATCCATGGAGGTTCATTGCGCCTATGCCGATGCTGTGGGTTTTTTCGTTGCCGTTTTTGATGGTGGGGACGGCGGCGATGTCGGTGGTGTCACTGACTGCGGTGAGTGCTTGGACTGCGCGTTCGACGGTGTTTTTGATGCTGCCGGTGGTCATGGTTTTGGCGATGTTGATGGATGCGAGGTTGCAGGAGATGTCGCGTCCGATGGTTTCGCGTTCGCCGGTGTGTTGGTTGTAGATGCTGGGGGTGTTGATTTGCATGATTTCTGAGCAGAGGTTGCTCATGCTGATGCGCCCGTCAATGGGGTTGTGTTGGTTGACGGTTTTCTCGAAAATGAGGTAGGGGTATCCTGACTCGAATTGGATTTCAGCGATGGTTTGGAATAGCACGCGGGCGTTGACTTTGTATTTTTTGATTCGGTCGTCTTCCACCATGTTTTCGTATTCGTCGTCAATGGAAATATCTGACATGGGTTTTCCGTAGACGCGCTGTACATCATAGGGGGAGAAAAGGTACATGTCGCTGTTGCTGCGTGCCAGTTCAAAGGCTTTATCTGTCACCATAATGCCCATTGACAGGGTTTTGATGCGTACTTTTTCGTCGGCGTTTTCGCGTTTCGTGTCCAGCATTTTCATGATGTCAGGGTGATGGCAGGACAGGTACACCGCGCCTGCGCCTTGGCGTGCCCCCAGCTGGTTGGCATACGAGAAGGAATCCTCCAGGAGCTTCATGACAGGAATGATGCCTGACGATTGGTTTTCCACCCCTTTGATTGGGGCACCGGCTTCCCGGAGGTTGGTGAGGCAGATGCCGACACCCCCACCGATTTTCGACAGCTCTAGGGAAGACTTGATGGCATCCCCAATGGAGTGCATGCTGTCTTCCACCCGGATAAGGAAGCAGGACACGTGTTCGCCGCGTCGGACTTTACCGGCGTTGAGGAATGTGGGTGTTGCGGGTTGTAGCCGGTTAGTCATCATTTCCTCAATGAACTGTTCAGCTTTGTTCTTGTCCCCGCGCGCTAGATAGAGGGCGCACATGACTACGCGGTCTTCGTAGCGTTCCAGGTATCGGTCGCCGCTGGCGTTTCGTAGTGCGTACTGTTGGTAGAACTTATAGGCACCCATGAACGTTGGGAACCTGTATTTAAACGAGTAGGCGTATTTGAACAGGTTTTTGATGTCTGCCTTGTCGTACTGTCCAAGAATGTTTCCGTCGTAGTAGTTGTTGTCAACCAGGTAATCAAGTTTTTCCTCCAGCGTGTGGAAGAACACGGTGTTTTGGTTGACGTGTTGTAGGAAGTATTGGTTTGCGGCTTCCCGATCTTTGTCGAACTGGATTTTCCCGTTTTCGTCCAGCAGGTTCAGTTCGGCGTTGAGGGATAGATAGTTCTCCTCAGATACTGTGTTTCCCATGTGATATTCGTCTCCTAAGTTGTGTGGGATGTGGAACAAGAAAAAATTGGCACCCCGGCGCGGGCGTGCAACTTCCTTATTTGCCTTGGTGTGGATTGCTCTGTGTTGTGCCTGCCGTAAGTTGCAAGTGTTGCTTATGTAGGGATGTTAGAGCTTAGCTTACGGGGTTGTGTACAGGCGCTGGGTGACTGCAGTGGTGTTGTGTGCCGCCCTCCCATTTTTGAGGTTGTTGAGGGCGGCACAGGAACCCATTCTACGCGGGTTTTTCTGGTGGGTGCTTATACCGCTGCGGGGGTGAGGCTGTCTGCCAGCTCCTTGAGCTTATCGACGCGGAAACCGCACCACTTCTCCCCCGAATCAGTCACTACGATGGGCATGGAAATGAATCCTGTTGACAGGGCCTCTTGGCGGCGTTCCTCGTCGTTTTCAATGTTGTATTCAACGTATTGAATGCCATGCTTTTTGAGGGTCTTTTTGGTCATCTTGCAGGGCATACAGCCGCTTGTTGTATACACAGTGGTCATTGGTGTTTTCCTCTTTCAATTAGGTACCATTAGGTTTTACTTCACACGCCATGCGTGAGGGCGATAGCATCTAACATAGCACGATGTGTGAGACCATAAGACAGTACCCACCCCATGAGGGTGAGCAATATTTGAACAGTAGGTAATCATTGAAAAAAACAGGTAAAATCGCAGGTAAACTCAAAAAAACGGTGACAATAATCACAATGCTGGGGCTGACCGCAGGCACCCTCGGCGCAGGGGGATTCACCTACCTCTACGCCACCGCAGACATACCACACCGCGCCGGGACGCACACGATGTCGGAGATTCATTTTGTCACTTCTGATGGCGTGAATGTTGCAACGGTGCAGCCACCAGATGGGGAGAAGCAGGGTACATCGCCTGCTGCTATTTCGCAGTACATGAAGAACGCCATTGTTGCTTCTGAGGATGGCGGGTTTTGGGGGCATTCGGGGATAAATCCTAAGCGCATTGCTGCGGCCACGGTTCAGCATGCGTTGGGTCGTAGTGGTGGTGGTGCATCTACCATTACGCAGCAGTTGGTGAAAAACACCATTGTGGGTGATGAGCATTCACTTGATCGTAAGGTTCGTGAGGCTGCCTATGCGTTGAAGGTGACGAACACGAAAACTAAGGATGAGGTGCTGAGTGATTATCTGTCCATTGTGTATTTCGGGCGTGGCGCGTATGGGGTTGAGGATGCGGCGCGGAAGTTCTTTGGGGTGAGCGCGCTTGATTTGAATCCCGCCCAGTCGGCGCTTTTAGCAGGCATGGTGCAGTCCCCCTCAGCGTTGGACCCTGATATCAACCCAGAGGGCGCCAGGGAGCGTTTTGACTACGTTGTGGACCGCATGAAACACGATGGATATATCCCGCAGGGCGCACAAGTGGAGTTCCCGGAGCTAGTGTCGCCGCCCCCGCCTAAAGTCACTGTTGGTGTGGATGGGGATTATGGGCATGCGGTAAGCATGGCGTTTGCTGAGTTGGAGGCAATGGGTATTGATCGCACAACTTTGCATAATGTGGGTGCCACGGTGACATTGACTGTCAATGATGCGAAACAACGCGCTGTGCAAAATATTGTGCGCAGTCACATTGGCGGGGACTTGCGGGCTGCTGTGGTTTCCGTGGACTCTGCTAATGGTGGTGTCGTTGCCATGTACTCGGGTGAAGACGGGTTGGGATTCAACTACGCCACCGCAGGGCAGATGACCGGTTCCACAGCTAAGGTTTTTGCACTTACTGCCGCTATGGAGCGCGGTATACCCGCGTCCAAGACCTACTCGTCTGCGCCCTACAATGAGGGCGGCGTGAGTGTCACCAACTCCTCTGTAGCGTCCTGCACGGCATGTAGCATCACCCAATCCACCGTGGAGTCTTTGAACACCCCGTATTTGCGCATCCAGAACGATATTGGTGGCGCTACGGAAACCCAGAACATGGCATGGCGTTTGGGTGTTCCTCGTGAAATAAACGGCGAGGCAAGCCTCGGCGGCGACCAGCCCTACGACGGCATTGTGCTGGGTCAGTACCTCACCGCGCCCATTGACATGGCGAACGCCTACAGCACTATCGCCTCTGGCGGTAAACGCCACCAAGCCCACATCGTGGCGGGCGTGAATACCATGAAGAAAAGCACACTATATGAGTTCCACGGCAAAGAAGACCCCGTAATTAGTGAACAAACCGCAGCTCAGGTCAGCAATGTGCTCTCTGGGGTTGCGGATTACAGTAACCATAATCAACTCGCCGGTGGCGGCGGGAAAATGAAAACAGGGACAGTTCAGCTAGGTTCAACAGGGGAAAACCGTGATGCGTGGACAGTGGGTTTCGTTGATGGTGGGCTATCCACAGCCGTGTGGGTTGGCAGCGACAATGGGGTGCCTTTGTACTACGGAGGTGGGAAAATGTGGGGTGCCACATTGCCCGCAACAATGTGGCGGCAAACTATGAACGCCATTCGCTGACCAATCTCTGGCCGGGTAGATGTTGCGCTTTCTGGCTGGCGTATGTATTCTTTGTTTTGTCCAAAACAATCACAACCAGACGAAAGATAAAAGAATACATGGCTAAAACTTCATTTGACTCCTTGGTCGTAAAAGCACCTGTGGTCGTAAAAAAGAAGGGGTCTGAGTCGGAGATTTGGTTCGACGAACTCAACAAGGAAACACGCGATGTCGTGGCGCAAGCACTCATGGACAGGTCGAAAAGCGGTTCATGGATTTTTGAGCGTTTGAAAAACCCACAAACAAGCGAATCACGTGCCTACCCGCTGCGCTTCTCCGCTTTTAAAGAGTTCAGGAAGCGGTTCCAAGAGAAGTACAAAACACTGCAGAGCTTCCGCAAAGCAGAGAAGAAGGGTGCATAGAAATGGCAACATCCTTCGACCATCTTCTGGAGCTTAACGACACGGTTACCCCAAAGGGGTATCACCCAGGGCGTTTTGTGGAAAGCAAAGACGGAGCAACCGGTTCATGGTGCCCAGACAAACCACTTCCCAAACAGCCCAGCGATGATGACATTCGACGTGCCGTGGAGGTATCCGGCTTCGACCCTGATGAGTGGACCATTGCGAATGACCGCATGTCGATCTCAACCTGCGCGGCAATCGGAGCTGACGGAACACCAGACCCAACGTTGCGATGGTACAAGATCAATCTTGTACGCAAAACAAAAGACTTCATTGAAGAAGCTGATGAACTCCTACTGGAACTGATTAAAAACAGGTCAGGCAAGAAGAAAAAAGACAAGTCCAAGCAAAAAAAGGTGAAAGTCCCCTATCGCTTGCTGTTCATCACCGACCAGCATTTAGGCAAATCAGAGCGGGACGGCGGGGGAAGTAAGATCCTCACCCAACGCTGGATTGACGGCGTAGAAGAAGCCCTTTCCGATGGACCCTTCAAGGAAGTACACATCGCAATGGGCGGGGACACCATTGAAGGGTATGTGTCGCAAAACGGCAAGAACATTGCCACCACAGACATGACCCTACAGGAATCCATGCGCCTGGCACAGGGACTCCTACTGGACACCATCATGAAAGCACATGCAGTGTGCGAGAAAGTATCGGTTTCAGTGGTTCCAGGAAACCACGGAGAAACCACCCGTGTTCAAGGCCGCCCCATGCGCGACAGCTACGATATTATGATCGTCGCCAACGTTCAAGACACCATCGATTTCCACAACAAAAACAACCCCGATGACCACATCAATGTGGAGTTCTACTACCCGAAAGAAAACCGTGTTGACGTGTCGTTTACCTTTGGTAAATCCAACATCACCCTTGTGCACGGTCACACATTCGGCAGCGGCGGGCAAGAAAAAGGTGCCTATGATTGGTGGACCAAACAAATCGTAGGTGGTCAACCTTCATCAGCATCACATATTCTGCTTGCTGGGCATTTCCACAACTGGCGAACATTCAACATGTCAACAGATCGTCAAGTCGTGTTCGGCGCCGCCCTTGAAACCTACTCGGCATGGTTCGAGCATAAGGGCAACCCGCGAACACAAAGCGGCATCATGAAGCTAGACATTGGATACCAGCGCTTCTACGGAATTGGTTTGTGCCCATCCCCACCAGAGGAAAAAGAGCTTCTAGGTCTATAACCCCTCATTAAGGAAAAGGTCTGTAAATACTGGTGGTGATAATATAATGCCCAGTATTTACAGACCATATCTTTTACAAGGACAACAAACATGATGAGCGAATCAGAAAAACTCGTTGATGACATTGACATCAACGACGTAAGACACTTTGCTGAACTTCCCGACGACACCATTATCACAGTGGAGGAAAACGGCGAATGGGTAGAAACCACCGTCGGGGAACTAAAAGCAGAGGAGTAGTAAAACACCATTTACCCCGCGACCGTCGGTAGACGGTGGGGCGGTAACGCAAAAGCACCCCTCAACACCAGTGAGCACACTGCGTGGGGGGGGTGCTTTTCTTTAGGTTAAGCCTTATTCGGCTTTCTTCCTCCTGGTTGTGCGTTTCGTTGCTTTCTTTGCCATGCGTTTGCGGGTCTTCCGCTTAGTTGCGGTCCTACCTGCAGCTTTCTTTTCCGCGTAGGCTTTGCTGGACCGCTCTGACACGGCTTTTGCCTGGTCTATCTGGTTCTCCCCATTGACAATATCCTCCAGTGTTGAAAAGTACTTCTGCATACCTTTTTGAACACCGCCCATAGCGTCTTTGATTTTCTGCTCATCGCCTCTAGTCCAACCAGCCAGGTACGCCTGTGATGACTCTGAGGTCTTCCCCTCACCGTAGGCCCGCAAAATGCCGTAGGCAACCGTCTCTGCCTCTGCTTCTTTTTGCCCGCGTGAAAGCTTTCTTTCTGGATTTCGAGCAACATGCCCACACATAATGTGCCCCATCTCGTGTGCAAGCGTCTCAGCTGTCTGCATCCCCTCTAGTTCTTCACGCAGAACAATATAAGGCTTGCCGTCTTCCCCTAGTGTCGCGTATCCCTGTGATGATCCGATTTCTCTTTGTGGCAATCGCTTAATCTCAATGTCCAACCTCTTGGCAACAGCCTCCAGATCCTGAATCATGGCATCGTTGCTCTTTGCTTTCGCCATGATTTCTTGTTGCCTATTGAAATAATTAGTCAAGGGGCTATGTGGAGGTTCTTTCACTGATTCGTCTAGGTCTTCATTTGAGAAAACGCTATATTCCTTGAACGCTGTGTAATGGGTTTCTTTTTTATCTTTATCTTCCTGTTTGTCATCACTGCTGTTTTCGCTTCCGTTGTCGTCGTCTTCTTTCTTCTTTTTCTTGACAAGGATTGGGCGCAGAATCTTTGCCGCCTTAGCGCCTTTACGCACCTGATAGCCTTCTTCTGCCCATTGCTTATAGGTGCGGAATGTATGCCCAGTCGGCTTCTGCAACATAAGCAAAATAGTGTTGTTGAACGAATAACTATAGCGACTACGCAGGAAATCCAGGTACTCATCCAATCCTTCCTGACTTTCCATGACGTTCCGCATGCCGTCACTTAGCTCAGACAGCATCGCTTCCGTGACATCCTTGCCATGCAAACCTGCAAACGACACGCGCCCCTCACTGGTGGTGGCAGCAGAAAGAGTCGCCCCGATAGAGGGAGCTAGGCTCGCCGCCCCCGCTGCGGCGGACGCTGGGGGTTCATAGTTCGTGTTTTCCCTTCCGAAAATCATTCTCTGATGCTCTGAACCTGGTCCGCCATGAGCCATTCCTTTAACCATGATTATTCCTCAAATATCCATTCGGTATCTAATGTGAGTTCTTGCCATTCATTAAGATACCCCACGGGATGGAATACACAATCAACCCCAGCTCACCCAACGCACCAAAAACATTCCCATACCCGGCGCGGCGATTCTGTTTGTGGGGCAGGGCGTAGGGTTGATGAGGTTTTGCTTCTTCCCTCCCTTGATAGTCCATTAGTGGAGGTATGTGTGGGGTTGCCGTACCTGTGTGGGTAAACATAGGGAAACCCCGCATGGTTTTCCTTCATGCGGGGTTGCGCGGACTATGGGCACCGGCGGTGGTTCCTTGTCCGCCCTGGGCAGTGAGTCTTATTCGGATTTCACCTGTTCAGAGGTGAATTGCTCGAAGTAGTACTTTCCGTCCTGCCCTTTGGCGATGGTGTAGCGCTGGTCGTAGACCACGGGGCTTGTTCCAGGCAGTTGTAGGTAGAGCCGCACCTCATAGTCTTTCCCGATGACCACGGGGGTGATTTCAAGGTTGTAGCGGGTGCCTTCTGGCACCTCGTCGATGTGCTTTTGGATGTAGTCTTTGTCGTACTCTAGGTTGTTCGGGTTGTAGTACTTGATGGCTTTTTCGCCGCTGCGTTCGACATAGTATGCGTAGTTGAATCCGAGGATGACGCTGGTGCCGTTGTCGCGGTTGCCTTTTTGGGAGCCTGAGTGTTTGACGCCGACTGATTCTGCGACGGTTACGCCGTCGGTGTCGGGGTCTTGGTTGTTGTTGCCTCCGTAGTCGAAGTTTTCGCTTGTGGTGGGTTGTTCGGCGGTGGTGTTTTGGTTGTTGTCGTCTCCTCTAAAGAAGGCGTACCAGATTCCGCCTGCGGCGGCGAGGGCGACAATGACCATGACTGCGATGGGGGCGGCGAGGCTGCGTTTACCGTCGTCCTCGTCTTCTTCATCGTCGTAGTCGTCGGTGAGGGTGAGGTTGTCTAGGTCGTCGTCCTCGTCGCCGTAGTCAAAGTCGTCTTCATCATCGTAGCCGCTGTAGCTGCCTGTGATGTTTTCGTCCTCGTCGTTGTTTTTGCCGAACAGCGCCATTCGTGCTGTCCTCCTTTGTTGGTTTGTTGGGTTTGTGTGTTGTGTTTGTTTTACCACATGTGGGGTGTGGTTTTATTTGTCGTTGAAGGTGTATCCACCGTCACCTGGGGTGTATGCGCCTTTGACTTTTTCCAGTTGTTTGACGATTTCCTCGACGACAAGCTGTGTTTTCTTGTTCTTGTTTGCTTTGTCGTCGGGGTGTATGTTCAGACGGGAAAGGATGCTGTTAAGGCGTGTCTCTTGGTCTTTGCCGTTTGCTGATGCCAGCACGTCTACGATGAGGCTTAGTGCGTCTTTTTCGTGGGGTGTGGCGTAGTCAAAGTTGCTGTTGTCGGTGGTTTTCTTGTCTTTGAGTGCGTCGCGGACAAGTTTGCGGACCTCGGAGGTTTTCACGCCACCGTCTTTGTCTTTCTCTAGCCCTTTGAATGCGTCAAAGAGTCGTTGACTGTAGTCACGCATGGCATCGATTTTGTTCATGTTTCCAGTGCCGTCGAAGCGTTGAGGTTTCAGCGATGGGGTGCCGTCGAAGCGTTGCGTGTCGCCGTCTTCTTTGGTGGCGTGGTGCCCGTTGTTGGCGATGACTCGTGACGCTGTTTCGCCCTTGTTGCCCACCAATGTGTTGATGTAGTCAAGCTTGGTTTTCTCATCGTAGGGCTGTTTCATGACTATGCGGATTTCGTCTAGCAGGTCAATGGTTGACGATGGGTGTTTTTCCACAATGGTTTTCATTGTGTTTTCCACGTCGCTGATGCCGGTGTCCTTGTTTTTGAGGGTGTCGGCAAGTGCTTTACGGGCCTCGTTGTCGATGTCCTCGACGGACTGTTTCGGACTGTCGGTGCTGGTGGGTTTGTCCTGTTCCACGATGGTAACTGTTGGTTCCTCTGGTTTTGGTTGCTGGACCACAGTAACAGGGGTGGATGGTTTCTCAGTGACCGTGATGGTTTGCTGAGGTTGTTCCACTGGTTTCGCTTCCACTGTTTGTTGTGGTTGCTCAGCTGGTTTGGGTGCCGGTTGCGCCTCCACTTTTGGTTGCTCTTGCTGCGGCGCAGGAACGGGCGCTGCCGGGGCGGGCGCGGGGGCGGCTTGAGGCTGAATAGGTGGTTCAGGATTCGGCGCAGGTGCCGGTGCGGGGGAAGGGGCGGGCGCAGCAGGAGCAGCGGCCGGTGCCGGCGCCGGTGGTTGCGGTTGCACAGGGGCAGGTGCGGGGGCGGCTTGAGGCTGAATCGGAGCTTGACCCTGAGCCTGCGGAGCGTCGCCGCCTTCCCTATCTTCACATGCCAAACCATCCCCATCAGGATCTAGTGTGATGCGGTAACCAGGCTGATCTTTACCCAATGGTGCTTTGCCTTGGTTTTTCACTTCCGCACAGTTGGCAAAGTACACGTCTTGCGGCGGCAGGTCTTGGAGCAGTGTCGGGGCATGCGGCGATAGGGCGCTATCACGTTTGGCATCACCTGGTAGCGGCTCTCCCTTTTTCAAAAGGTCTAGTTCTTCTTTAGTGGGAAGTGGGTTAATCGGCGGTGGGGGGCGGGTCTTGCCTTTTGTTAATTCACGCACCTGCTCCACCGTCGGTAGCGGGTTCACCGGTGGTGGGGTGGCTGCCACTGCGGTTGATTGCCCTATGACGGTACCGGCGGCAAGTGCCGCCAACACTACGGTTTTCTTACTGATAATCCTCACTGGTTTTCCTTATTTTTTGTTAAGCATGTTAGCTTACCCATTTTACCACGGTTACCAGTGAGGAAACTCCCCCGAAACCCCCGAACCAGCGCAACCCCTACTTCCCGCACTGGACTTTAGGCGAGTTACCCTCAGACGTTTCCTGCGTCTCCACACGCCCATCACGATAGATAGTGCAGGTAATCTTGCCTGTTCCCGATGCCGCCACACCAACAATGGGTTTCACGTCAGCTTTCATGCCAACTTCCTTCTTCCAGGGAAACTTGATGTCTTCCTGTGAAAGCGGTTTACCTTCACCATCAAGCCACGACGCAGACGCAGCCTTGATGTCACCCTCTTTGGTGATCTCATACCCAACAACGGACCCACCATCTGGCACGGCAACTTGTTTCACCTCTGGCGGTTCAGCAATGGTGTCTCCCTGCGTTGCCGACGAGATGACCTGCTCACCAGCCTGCACTTTTTCGCTGGTTGTTCCGCTCGGGATGCTTTCATGGTTTACCCCACCCAGATAGTATCCACCCATGAATACGGACACAATTCCCACAACACCTGCAGCGAATTTCCAGGCGAAACCCACAATGCCTTTTGTTGTGGGGTCTAGTTTGTTGGGGTCAGGTTTCGGCAACTCTACAGGATCGTCGATAAGGTCAATCGACGGAGGGTATTCCCCCATTCCGCCCCCGGCGTTCCGGTTGTAGGCTTTTTGCCGAGCAATACGATCAGCTGTGTCATCGTATTCCTCGTAGCCTTCCCCGTTTTGGTACCGTGTCATCTACAACCTCCCCTCAGAATCCACCAAAGGCCGTGTACGCAGCCGCAGATAATGCTGCTGACTGAGCAATTTGGTTAGATCGCTCTGCCTCTTCCTGCCGGCGCCTGCGGCGACGATCTTCTTCATCCCGCTCGGCACGCCGCCTCCGGCGCTCTTCTTCATGGTTTGCGCATTTTCTACGTCCACTACACATTTCTACTCCTTTTAGGTGATTTTGATCTTTTTAGTGTTCAGACCCTCATTGACAGAGTTGCCTGTATTGAGTATAGCAATTGCTCTTCTGGTTGTGAAGCAGAACGCCCTGATGCCACAACGTTCAATGGGGTTATCATATCCGTCACCAAGCGATCCACGGTGGCGATATTGTTGTGGATATGGTCAAGGCACTTGCGGGCAATATTCGCGGCAAACGCCACCACACAATGGCTCATCTTCTCATTGGCGGGCGACATTTTCTGTGACTGCGACAACAAATCACGGTGCTGTGACCGCAGTCCAAAAATAGTCGCCTCAACAAGGTTCAGCTCTCCTGAATCGGTGACCCCACCCCAGTAAGTAAACCACTCCGACCCCAGCGTTCCAAATAACGCCATACGCTGTGATGAGTCTAGGGACCATGCGCATTGCACAATACTGTGAACTTGGTCGCTATAGGGCGTGTCGTTGGTAGTAGCGTCGGTTTTTTTGCCGAGCTTTAACCCTTTGTTTGACATTCGGGATTCCAGCACAGGAACAGACATGCCTGTATTGTTCGCCGCAGCTGTCAACAATGATGTACGAGCGTCAATAAGCGTCAAAGACTGGTATGACATGGTAAGCCACGTCATAAACTGGTTTTCTGGCATGGATTGGTGCGCCAACGCCACCAAGCCCGCGATTAAATCACCTGCAGATCCGACCATGCGGCGAAACCCCTCTGTGTCGCTTTTTGCGGCATCCCACGGGTCCAGTCCCCCACCCATAACGCACAGTCTTGTTCTGGGAACATAGTTGGCAACCCACGCTGCTTTCAACGCGGCATCCCGCCCCGCGCTGTCGCCGTCGAACAGTACCGTCAGCTCCTCTACACCACGAACTAGAAATTCATGGTCCCGACCAAACGCAGTGCCACACACAGCAACACCCACCGTGTCAGGCCCCAGCGCTGACGACACGGCAATGGCATCCAGATTCCCTTCACACACCACCACCCGGCGCGCTTTTTTAAGTTGGTGTGCACCGTAAAGGCTGGTGGATTTGTCAAATATGGTGGTTGCGCGGGTGTTGATGTATTTGCTGTCGGGGTTGGTGCAGTTGATGTTTGGGATTGCGCGGGCGGAGAAGGATTGCACTTGTTTGTTGTGGTTGATGATGGGGAAGAGGATTCGTCCGCGCATAGGAACGTAGAGTTCGTTGCTGTTTTTGGATTTGTTAGCCATGCCGGTGGCGATGGCGATGGCGGGGTTGTTGTTGCAGGCTCGCATGACTATTTCGAGTGCTTGCTTGGGGTTAGGGGGCATGAGTCCTAGTCCACACGTGCGCATTTCTTGGTAAGTCATGCCGCGTTGCCATAGGTAGTCGAGTGCCGCTGCTGAGTGGGGGTCTTGCTCCGACATAAGGTAGGCATGGCAGGTTTTTGCGATTGCGCGCATTGCCTGGTAGAGGGTTTGCTTTTTGATGCCGTTGTTTTGCGACAGTAGCTCATCGGGGATGGTGATGCCGTGAGCTTGGGCTAGGTCTTCTGCCGCGTCAAGGGGGTTGTCTATCTGGTTAAGGATTTGGTGCAGGGTGATGATGTCGCCGTGCTCTTGCCCGTGGGAGAAGACGCGGAAGTAGCCTGTTGATTCGTCGAGCATCATGGCGGTGGGATTGCTGCCGCCTGCGATGATGTTGTTGCAACGCCATGTGTCGCCGTGGCTTTGTTTCAGGCTTTGGGTGTTGGGGTGGGATTCAACATAGTCTTTGATGTTGATGTTCGCCTTGATGAAAGAAAAAAGCGTGTCCTTTGTCACGTTTGTTGGTGTTTCCTTTCGTGGTGCCCATGCCCCTTGTTTTTGGGTGATGTGTGTCTTACCGTGTTCTTGCTTTTTACGATAGCCTCATTGTGGCGGGTGTGGCAAGGTGACTCGGCAACAGCCGAGGTTTTCTAGGTGGTTGGTGGTGGTACAAGCAGGCCCGGCGCAGCGCTGGCGTGATGAGTGTAGTTATTTGTGTTGCATTTCCGCGAGGCGTTGTTTGAGTTCTGCTTTGAGTGCTGCTTCCCGTTCGATTGCGGAGCGTATTTGTCCTACGACGCGCCTGATTCCGCCTTCTTCTTGGAGGTCTTCATCTGTGCAGCTGAGGATGAGCCACCCCATTGATGCTAGTTCGCTGCGTATCCTGCCGTCTTTTTGCACTTTGTCGCGGCGGGTGTCGATGATGTGTTTTTCTAGGTCTTTTGATTCTGCGATGTCGCGGAGTAGTTCTTTGTCGTCTTTGACGCTGTGCCAGTAGGCTCCGTCCATGAAGAAGGCGATGCGGTATTCCTCCCAGGTGAAGTCGGGGGTTGTGAGTTCGGTGCCGTCTTCTCTTCTGAATACGTGGTTTCGGTCTGGGAGGGGGTTGATGTTTTGGTTGACCATTTCCGCCCATAGCCATTCTTCTGGTTCTGAGGTGGTTTTCAGGGCTTTGTCTGCTTTGACGTAGGAGTTAGCGATGCGTACCGCGTCTAGGGCTTGGAAAACCCTGCTGAATGCTTCAACGTCGCTGTAACGGATGTGTTTGATAATCCATTTGTCTTCTTCGAGTTTTTCTGCTTTGTCACCGTCTAGGCAGATGCCAAATTTCATCGACGGCACGGCTATGGATACGTGGGTGTGTTTGTCTGGTTCCCACCCCAGTTCCAGGTCTGCCGGGTTTACCCCCAGTAGTACGAGCGCGTGGAGCATGGATTGCACGGGGTGCTGGTCGTTTGGTTGTGGTGGTGGTTGGGTTTTCTTTTTCGCCATGCTTCTTGTTGTCCTGCCCTATTAGGGTGTTCTTATGGGGTTTTTGTATTGGTCCGCTGTTGGTGGCGTGGTGCCTGGGTTTTGCCGTGGCACGGGGTGTGCGGTGTGGCGGGTGTGGTTAGTCTTCAAAGATGCTGTCGCCCTCGTCGTCTGCGAAAATACTACCATCGGAGTAAGCGTCATCGGCGGTGCCGGTGGTGCTGGTGTCCCAGCTGTGGAAGTGTTCACCATGTGGGGTGCTACCCACACCGGCGGCGGAAATATCGTCACTGTCCCCTGTGTTTGTTGAGGCAGATGAGGTCGCTGTCATGGGTTCCGTCTGCGGCGCGGCGGGCTTGCTTGCTGTGGTCTTGTCCTGTGTAGCGGTGCTTGTCGCCTCGTTGTCTGGTTTCTTGTTGGCTATGATGGTGCAGATTTTCATGATGTGCGGCGGGATGTCGCGGTAGTCAAGATTCTGGTAAAACTCAAAGATGCTACCCACGTGGGGATAAGGGTCCATGCGGCGGATAATGGTACGTGTCGGCTCAGGCTGTGAATCAACAAGGGCCTGCAGAATCGTGCGACTATGATACTCGGTGGCGATACGCCGCAGTGTTTTCTTAGGGTCAATACCCTCTGCGGACAGTTTGCTGAACGCTAGTTCTTCACTCCATCCAGGTAGCGCACCTAAAAGGATGTAGGTTTGGGTTTGCCCCAGTGCTTTATGGCGGTTTTCGTTCTGCACGTAGGTGAGCAGGTCATCTATGCTGATTTCCTTATTGATGACCTTGTTGATGTATTCCTTTTTGACTCGGGCTGATTCCCTGCCGAGTTCAGTGTCTTCCCATTTGAGCATGTGATACTAGTCTCCTTTCAAGTGTGGTGCTTTTAGTGTTGATGGTTGCGTGTGCCGGGGTGTCGATAACTTTATGAAGCCTTATGGTGGGACTATGCGAAACAGCGCTGCAGCATATGCAGGTGCGCCACCAATAGGGGTTTCGTCATCTCCTCCGGCGGCGGCGCCTGATTGACGGTTTTACAAAACAACGCCACATTTGTAATCCTACGTGCTGCTTTCTGGTGGTAAAACCCAGCCTTACCGGTTTTCGACAACACCAGCACAACCTTGTGCAGGAAATTACTCAGCGCCGTCGCCACGGGGATAACCTTACTGTTGGGCATGTCCCCAATAACCCCCGCAAGCTCCCCCATGCTTCCCGGCGCGGCGGTGCCGCTGATGTGGTCAAGGATGCGTATCACGTAGTCGTGTTCAGGGACGGGGGTGTATGGTTCCGCCACGCCGGTGGCGTTGAGGCACAGCGCCGCTGTGAGCAACGAAAGGGGGGCTTTATACTGTTCTGCCAGGTGGGTGAGGGTGGTTTTGCTGAGTTTCATGCCGAACCCATCAGGAGTGACCAACAGTGCCCCCCATTCCTTAATGGTGGCGGGTGGGTTGATGATGGTGGTGCTGGGGAAAAGGTTTTTCGTCATGTTTGTTGTGACAAGAAGCACTTTTTCCCATTGGTTGGTGTGTCTGGTGATGTTCTCTAGGTCTTTTTTTGAGCGTCCCTCATGGTCAAGGATGATAAGAACTGGTGGGGTAAACAGGCCCGGTGCGGGTATGTGTTCGTCTGCGAATACGGTTACCCCGCTGGTTGCTTTTTGGGTGGCGTGAATGTTGGGTGTTGCCCACACCAAATCGGGGGTTTGAACAATGGTTAACTGACCCATTTTTCACGGTTCTCCCTAATATGGGTGATACAGCGCCCCGTGAGTTCCCGGATGGTGCGGCGCACACTTCCGTTGACTTTCTCCCACTTGATGTCACCTCGTGTGCGGGACTCTAGGTAAGGGTCAAACCCCAGCAGGAATCCGCCCTGGGTGTTGTCTTTCAGGTATTCCAGCACATCGTCAGATAGTTCCTCGTCTTGTGTTTTCTGTACAACGCAGGCAAAGATGGGGGATGTGCCGTTGGTTTCCTTAACGTCTTCCACTTCATCGGCGGCTTCCTGCAGTGTGATGGTTGCGGGCAGGGCAAGCACAATGGCTTCTGAGTTTTCTAGCACCCTGTATTTCGCGGGGTCTTGCTCGGTTGACGCATCACAGTCCGCAATGATGAGGCTGTAAAGTCCACGCATGTTAGCGAGTATCGCCCCTGTTTCCTGTGCCGTGGGGTGTGCGATACGCAGCTGGACTGGGGAACTATTCGACAGGATGAACTCTCCGCTCATCACACCAACAATGGTGTATTCACTGGCGGGGATTTGCGCGCTGGGGTTTTTCTTGATGTTGCGCACAAGGTCAATCATGGATACGTTGATGTCGCTTTGTCGGTTGTGGCGGGCCGCTAGTGATGTGGTTCTGTTGTCTGCGCCCAGGTCTATTGACACAACAGGGCGGCTTTCGATTCCACGGTTTTCGCTGAGCGCGGCGCTGAGTAGCCGCGTGATTACTGTTCCACCGGTGCCGATTTTTTGCGACAGCACGGTAATCACTGCTGGCATGTCGTTTTCTTTGGGGAAGGGTGTGCGTATTGATTGGAAAACCTCAATGGAATGCTGGCGGCGTTCCCTTTCGGCTTTCCTGCGTTGCTTTTCCGCCTCAATCAGTGCCTCATCATCCTGTTTGCTAAACCACCCTTTTTTCGGCAGTTCAAAAGGGGTTCCTTTAGGGGTGACAGGCATATCTCTGATGTATTTGGGGAGGCGTTTGAGGTAGGCAATTTGTTTTTGTTGTTCCCTGTATCTACGGTTTTCCTCCTCTCGTTCCCTCCTGCGGCGCATTCTTGCTTCACGTTTCGCGGCTTCTATGGTTTCTTGTTCGCGCTGTTTTTCTAGGCGTTGTTGTTCGCGTTTCTTTTCGCGTTGTTCCTCCTCAATTTCCCATGAGGTTTTAATGAGTTGCCCATCCTCGTCGTAGACGGCACCCACATTGTTTTCCTGGTTAACTTCTGGGTATTCCGTCAGGTTTTCTTCTAGTTGTTCTTCATTGTTGGTGTTGTCGCTCATTGTTTTTATTTTCCTTAAATGCCTCTTTGTTTCCTAATGCGTGTTTGAGGGGGCGGGGGTTATATGGGGCGTACTTCTTGGCGCAGGTGTGTAACATGGTTTCTAGTCTTCCATAAGGTCACTTACCGTTAAATCCCCGTCAGCGCTCATACTGGTGTTGTGTTCTGGTGGCGCGGTGCGTTGGTCAGCCCTGTTGGGTATTGGCAGTGTTTGCGTCGGGGGTGTCATTGTGCTCATTTTTATCAATTTCCGCACATCGTCGTACCCATCGCTGGCGATCTCGTCGTTTTCCCACAGAATCTCCCCATCGGAATTGATGATGCGCGCCCAGGTGGTTTCATGGTATTGGGTGTAGTTGTTGATTTCCTCCACCACTATACGATCTGTGGTTATCGACGTGCCTGATTCGTAGAAGTCCAGCCCGTTGCCTTCGGGAAGAATTGAGGCCGGCGCCATGTCTGCAACAAACGTGCCTTCTTCCGTGGTGTACACTACTAGGGGTTTTGGGCTGGTGATGGGAACACGGTGCCCTTTTCCGGGGATGATCATGTGTCCGTCCTGCGCTCGGCACATCATCACATCCTGCACATTGGGGTCTTTTTTCAGCTCCTCTACAGCTTGGCAGCATGCGTCATCAATGTGGGCTTGTGATGTTTCCGCATCCCCTGTTTTGATGCCTTTGGTGGCGCGGAGCAGTCGTGTCACGGTTTTTCTTCCCAGCCCCCCGCTTGACTCGGTAAGTTGTACCGTCATGTGTGTTTTCGCGGGGGTGAACATCCTGAACGGTCGTGAAAAGAACGTGGCGGCGTTTTTCAACCTGGACCAATAAAAGTCGTTGAAATTGCTTCCGCGATCCTTCATCCCTGCATGGTGATTACAGTAGGGATAAGTGGGGTTTTTCAATGCCACTATCTTTTTGCATCCCGGTAGTTTACATTCTCTTGATGTTTGTGTTGCCATACCCCTTATTTATACCCCCTGTTGTCCTTGGTTTACTGCCTGATTCTGTTGTTGCTGCTGGGCAACGTTGTGCCTGTTCCACAACCATGATGACAGGCACCACATGAGCACCAAAAGGCTCACCCCCGTGGTGTCTCCATCGGTGGCGCGGGAATAGTTATGGTTTTGGTTCATGGATTCACCCATGACGTGTGCCACGAAATCATCACCCAACTGGAAATGACCCGCAATGGTTTTCACGGCACCCGCGATAGGTCCAGTGTTGTTTAGCAAGGCTGCGACGATGAATTTCTTATCGGAATCGCTGAGTTGAATCATGGGCACCTCACGGGTGGCGACACGTTGAATAGCGGGATCCAACACATGGTTGGGGTACGGTTTACCGTCCGATTTGCGGGTGAAATCAATCGCCCATCGTCCCTCATTCTTGTTTTTCGTGACTTTCTCAATGATCGCGGGCGCACCCAAAGCTGCCATCGCGTCATACGCCACAGACCGCGCAAGGGCCTGTTGGTAGAACACTGTTCTACTGCGGGAGTTTAGACACAGAAAATCAGTATCAATATGCTGATTCTCCATATTGTTTCCCTGCCCGCCTTTCTTTGTGAAACTCTGGGCAGTAAAGAACAGGCGCGCCTTGGTGCCAAGATACTTGCCGTCCTGATAGTGGCGGTCAAAGAACCTGATGTCAAGCATCTCTTCCGCCCGGAAATGCCTGGTCTGGTACTCTTCCTCTTCCCCGTTGCGGTATCGCTGGTTTTTGACCATTTCCTCAACGAAAAGGAACTGCCGGTCAAGCGACCACCCCAAGTTAGACACATGCGGGCACACCAACCCATACAGAAGTTGTATGTCATGGTCTTTGCGCAGCACTTTCGGAATATACTGCGAAAGATCCATTGTGTTATAAACCATTCCCCTTGCCATTTTGTGCCTCCTAGCTGGTGTTTTGACGATTATTACGATTGTAGCATGAGGGTCAGACACGCCCGGCAGAGACCACAAAATAATGAGGTGAGTCCATGTCACCTAAGACAATGGCGAATCGTTTTTTCGCCGTGGGCGACACCGCCAATTCAAGGTTGCCGTCTTCCGGTGGGGTAAAACCTGAAAACAGGCCCAGCGACTTCTGGTCAACAGAAAACGCCACACCCTCACCATCGGTATTGTCCACCACCACATCACACGGCATGGTGTCACTGAATGCTTCCCTCCCGTTGTTCTTGCTGCTTATGGTCACCTCGCCGCCAATGTGGATAAACACCGTTTTGCTGGAGTCTGATAGGTTAACCGCGCTTTTCGCCAGGGAAACGAAACGCCGCTTGTTGACCTGGATACGCATGCTGGTTTCCTCAAAATCATCCGCAAGGATTTTCTTAATATTGACCAGCGAGAACTGGTTAATAGCCTCTTTGGTGGCGTTGATGCCGTGGAAGGAAAACACCGCCCCGTCGGGTTGCGCCATGCAGAGTTTCCTGCCCGCATTTTCCGTCCACGCCTCCACCGTGCCGTCCACTATCTTCGTGGCGTTGGTGAGGCTGTTGTAATCAGCGGCGAACAAGATAGGCGCGCCCCGCGTAGCGCCGCCAGGGGCGTGTGCTAGTCCTTGTGAAACCGCGTATGCGTAAGCTTCCCCTTCCTGCGTGGTGTAGATAAACACCCCTGTTGCTAGCATGCCTTGCGCTGAGCGGTCAGTGTGGCGTGCCACGGCAACCTCGTTTACTGCCGCCCATAGTTGTGTGGTTTCCAGGGTGGTGGTTTCGTCTGGTTTGTCGGCAACTGGTTCTGGTAGCGCCGCGTGTGAGCCGTATTCCTGTGAAGGGAACGCGAGTTTTCGCCTCCCCTGCTTAACAGTGATCGTCCCGTCGGTTTCAGTCAGAGTGGTTGCCCATGTGTCGGTAAGTGCGCGGGCGGTTTTCTCAAACTCCTTGCCAATGACAGTGAATCCGCCTGTCTGGTTAATTGTTGCTGGTATCGGCATATGTGCGGTACCAGTATCGCCCTCCGCGTCAACCCATACTTGTGTGCCGTCGTCATAGATGTGAAGCAGCCTGCGGTAGCTCTCCGTAGCGCTTGATGACAGCAACAAACTTGCCTTCCGCACACAATCTACAAAAAGCTTTGGGTTATCGAAAACGTACTCAACCATAAATAAATCCTTTTAAATATTGCCCGCCCCTTGTATCAGCAACCAGCGCATAGACGAAAAAGAGGGCTACCAGTGGGGGCGCGGGGTTTCCTCACTCATGATAGCCCTGATTATTGCTGACACACAATGGCTTCCAACGTGCCGCCCCTGCCTGCATACCCACTTGGTTTTGCGTTAAGAAACACCCTTCCACGCGGAGGGAACTTCCATTGGGTTGACCGCACCGGCGAGCCTGGAGGTCATAATCACCTGGTCAATATCACCCGCGCTCACACTATCCCCCAACACTTTGTTGAACAATGTTGCGGTTTCATCATCAACCATGCTCATTGGTTCGTCAAGAAGCAGGACACTGAGACTTTCCGCTGTTTGCAACGCGGCACCCAACGCCATTGCGCACGACACGCGGGCCTGCTCACCAGACGAGAATGTTTTCACATCACGAGTAAGCGCCCCCTCACCGTGGACGAAAAACAGCTCAGGTATGATTTTACTTCCCCTGGTTGTTTCCCGCGTCTCAGGGCGAATGAGAAGCGAATCCGCACCAATTTTCAACAGCACATCATTAGCCGCGTCACACAATCGCTTTGCTTCCGCATCAATTTTAACGCTAGCGATACCACCTGGATCTGATGCCTGCACCAACACCTCCAGCGCCTGTACTCGCGCATCAAGCCTGGTGTATTCCTCTTCCAGTGTTTCTATGCGGTTGCGCATAATGGCGGCACGTTCACGCTCATGTAAATCCTTGGAATGCTGCGCCATGATTTCCGCAATGTTATCCACCTCGCGGCGGGCCTTAATGAGATCTTCGTTGTTAACCTTGGCAATCTTGTTGGTGACTTCAACAATGCGCTGCGCAACGGGAAGACTTGCCGCCTCCTCGTTGATTGCATTAATACGCTGAACAATGCTTTCAGGTGTGTGCTGCGGCTGTCCAACAGGGTTTCCCGCCAACTGATCATAGTAGGTTTGAGCGGCGCGGCATTCCGCCTTAAGCTGCGTGATAGCATCAACGCTTAAACCCAGTCCGTTGATGCGCTGCAGTTGTGCCTGCGCGTACTGGATGTAGGGTTGAGCCTCCTCCTGGGTGAGTCCCGCGCGACACATGGGGCACTCATCATTAGTAAGGTGTGACAAACGGTGAATGTCGCTGGTAAGGAATTGCGCCTGGTACAGTTCCTCATCCGTTGGTAAGCCTTGTGTTTTCTGGGTGAGCGCGTCAAGGTTCGAGCGGGCCGATTCCAGCTGTTGGGCATAGCTGTTGTAGTTCGCCCATTGCTGTTGCACATCAACCAACTGTGCCTGCAGCTCTTGTGCTTTTTGCCCCAGCTCGGCGGTTGCCGTGGCTTCTTCCTCCCTCAATTTTTCCAACTGTTCATGTAGGTGGCGCTTTTTGTCGTTGTCTTCCAGCTCTAGTTTCTGTGCTTTCGCCCGCGCGGCCCGCAGATCCTCATCATTAAAGGGGCAGTCCAACGTGTCTCCGAGGTGTGGGAGTGTCGCAAATTCCGCCTCGACGTGACGTAATTCGCTTTCTTTTTCTTTTAGTGTGCGTTTAGCTTCACGCCGCGCGGCGACCGCTCGTTTATGGACTTTCGCCCATTCCTCACCGTTTGGCAACAGCGCCGAAATGACAGCGCGCCGCTCAGCTGGGCTTGCCTTCATGATGGAGTCAATCTTGCCGGTGCCGTGCTGGTCAATGACAGACAAGGCGAGAAACACCGACGGATCTACATCAAGAATCCTCCAGATTTCCTTCTGCGCTGCAGTAATTGAGGTTTTCTTGAACCGCCCCCGCTTCACAGTGAGAGTATGGTTGCCGCCACGGTCGGTGTCGGAATACACACGACGAATCGTAACCTCATCGCCCTCATTATCCACCAGCTCTAATGTCACATCAGCCTGGTAACAGGCTTTGTTAACCACAGAACCCATGTCCCCCGCCACGCGGGAAGATTCCTTGCCGAAAAGCACCCACATGATAGCGTGCAGGACGCTAGTCTTCCCGCTGCCGTTCTTACCGACAATGGTAGTGAACTTGTTGTCGAATGTGAACGTAGTGGGCACTTCTGGGAAACTACCGAAACCGGCGATGGTTACGCTTTTGAAAAACACATTTAGCTCCTTGCTGAAAAATTGTTTACTGCATAAAAATACCCCCGCAGCTCCAAAGAGCATAACGCAATGGGGCTGTTCGGGGGCGGAAAGAGGAACCCGCAAGCAGGGATGCTACCCGTTTAGAACGGAGCCTCCTCCCCGAAACCTGCCGCTGGGGTTTCAGTTGGGAATGCATTTTGGTTTGTTTGAGGCACCGGCGGTCGCGGCGTGGCGGCGCGGCGTGGCGGCGCGGCGGGCTGCCCTGTCGGTTCCGCTTCTGGCAACGTGGGCTGGGATGATTCAGGGGCAGGAGTTGGTGCTTGTTGTGGCGGTGCTGCTGCGGCAGGGGATTGCTGAGGCTGCGCAGGTGCAGCCTGCGGTACATACCCACTATCCCACGGGTCTCCGGCCTGCTGCTGCATTGGAGGCTGCCCAAAACCGCCTTGCGGCTGTTGATTCTGCCACTGATTCGGTGCTGCGGGGGTACCTTGTCCTTGGAAACCGCCACCACCAAAGCCGCCCTGGAACCCACCTTGTGGCTGTTGGTTCTGCCACTGGTTTTGTGGGGCGGGAGCTGCATTGCCCCAACCATCACCACCGTTGCTGTAACCGCCACCATTGTTATTGCTGGAGGAGCGGGTAACCTGCGCGGTAGCGAAACTCAAGGAAGGTCCAACCTCATCAACCTCAACTTCAAAAACACTGCGGCGCTCGCCCTCCTTGTTTTCGTAAGAGCGCTGGCGCAGCTTGCCCTGCACGATGACACGCATACCCTTTGCTAGGGACTCAGCCACATGCTCAGCGGCTTGACGCCACACATTGCAGGTAAGGTACATCGCCTCGCCGTCTTCCCATTGGCTTGTCTGCCGGTTGAAACGACGTGGGGTTGAGGCAATACGGAAGTTCGCCACTGCAGCCCCATTGGGGGTAAATCGCAGTTCTGGGTCAGCAACCAAGTTTCCAACAACGGTGATAATTGTGTCGTTCAAATCGTTTCCCTTCTAACACTGTATGAATATCGTGTGAGGGCGTTCCTCACTGCCCCCAATAGCCACAGCTAGACTACTAGGGTTTTTCCATGTCATTATACCTCCATTACCTGGTGGGTGGTCAAGTCCCTCCACTTCCATCACCCAGTTAACGTAAGGCCCAATGATTCTGCTGCGGATTTTCTTGATTGTTGATTCATTCCACACGGGGCACCCGTAAATATGCGGGTTGCTGGTAAGCAACGTGTTCCGACAGTGGTTGTAGGTCTTCTGATTAAGCGTGCCGAACGCATCCATTGACATGGAGACGATTCTTGCTACCAGGAGGTCATCTTGTGGTCGGTCTGTGCGTGTCGCTGACGGTGCCAGTGGCAACATTCCGGTACTGTCAAACGGCTGTGCTGAGAGAATATCCCCGTTTTCTGGGAGGGACACAAGGCCCTTGCCGAAAAAGCTGGTTGTCATGACCCTCATGCCGGGCTTGATGTATTTTGCGTACACGGCACCGTTTTTGGCTGTTTGGATGCGGGCTGCAGGTGTGCAGATAACAGTGTCCCCGCTAACGAACCGGACCCTGACAAGCCTGTCTGGGTTTTCCTCCCGCATGAAGTTGCTGAAACTTTTAAGGAACAAGGCATCTCCGTTGGAGGAGGCGCTGAACCCGCTTAAAACGTCATCTGGTTTAACGGTTCTTAGGGCAATGAGTCGCCCTGGGGACATGACCCGAGAGTGTTCCAGCACACCTGAGCGCTGCATCATGGTTTTTACTTACTTCCCTTCATCCAGTCGTCATCACCGTCAATGTGTTTTTTCGGGTCAAGAAGGATGCGGTCATTTTCCGACACGCCGATTTGCTTCAAGCTGATAATCGCTGTGCTGTCGTCAGTGAACTTAGCTTCCACTGCAGGGGCGGGGGTAGAATCCTCCCTGGTTTCAGATTCTTCTTCCTCTGATTCCTGCTCCTGCTCTACGTCCTCAGAGTCATTGTCTACGCCTGCATCCTCGGGGGAATCGTTGCCGTCTGCGTCATCTTCTTCACTATCTGGCAGTACGTTTACAATCTCTTCCGAATCGCCGTCAACCTCAATCACCGTGCCCTCACCAGCATCTAGAGGATCAGCCTCGTCTGCACTGTCACTAGAGTCGTGCGCACCAAGGGGTGTGTGATTATCCGCTGGGTATTGCGCTGAAACACTGCCCCAGTTGAATGTCTCAGAGATAGACTCAAAGGATTCCTCACTGTCTGGATTGTCGGCATCCTCCAGCTCAGTGTCCTCAGTGATTGCGTCCGCATCTGTATCATCGTCTGCGTCGTCCTTGCGATGCCGCCCACCCACGGTCACGTCAATGTCACCCACGGTCTCTGTCCCCGTTTCTTCCACGGCAGGCACGTCCGCGTCAACATCAGTAGGGGATTCCTCCTGGTCTTCCGAAACGGCACTCAATGGGGACATCACACCAGCGGGTACTACCGCATCATTTACTGGTCGCTGGATACTGTCACGCAGGCGCTGGAAAAACCCGCGACGTGGTGCTTCATGCCTGCCGCCAGTACCTGTGGGAGTATTGTCCACAGCGGCGGCACCACTAGGCTGAGAATCAGCCGTGGGTTGAATAGGGGATGGCGGGGTTTCGTCGTTGTCCGCATCTTCTACGGCATCGTCTTCTACCTCGCGGTCGTCGCCATCATCAAGGAACTCAAAGTTATCCTCGTCCCCATCTGTCATTCCATAGTGTGATACTTCTGGGGTTTCCTCCGGGGTGTTAGGTTCAACAACCTCGGCGGCACCGTAAATGACGGCATCCTCGTAGCGCTTTTCGACGGCTTCCCGCTGGCGTGCCACGTTACGGGCTTCAAGCTCGGTGTCAATGATTTTTTGGTAGAAAGGAATTACTTTGGACACAATGTATGCCGGTAGTCGCTTAATGTCCGATACGAAAGCGATGGCGGAGCTGATTTGAGCGGGGGTTTGTTTAAAGAAGAAGCCTGGTCGCGGTTCCTCATCAAGTGCAAACTGCACGGCATCCTCAATGTTGTCAACCATTGTGAAGTTGCAGGCGAATTTGTCGATTTTATTGGGGTCGGTGATGGGGGTGCCGTCTTTTGTTTTCAGCAGCGGGTTAGGTCCGGCGCAGACCTGCAGGAACTCCCACCCTTTATCAAACCCGACGGGATCAATGTACACGTACAAGTACTCCCTGAAAACCTCTTCCATTTTGTTGGTTTTCTTGTTGCGTTCCTTGCGGGGGAAGTCGAATCGACCGTAGTATGACCACCCGATTTCACGCAGGATCTGGTTTTTGTCGTGTTCCCGCTGGGGGTTTTCTTTATCCGCCATGTACAAGACCACTTTATTTGCGATGTATTCGGAGAACTCAATGATCTTTTGGCAGCTCTCGATTTTAATATCGCTGTCCTCGTGCGGGATGTACATGCTTTCTAGGGTTTCCTGCAGCGCATGTTCAACAGTGTGATCAATCCTGGCGGAACGCTGGAACGTGTTCTGAATGTAGTACCGTGTGAGGGCTTCCACTGCTTGCTGGTTTTTCTCAATGAAGGATGAACTCATATTTTTCTTGTCCCTTTTGTTTTCTTTCTGTTTAGTTTCCGATTACCCTGAGCGGCACCCAATTGTAGCCTTGTGGGCGTGGTGTGGGGCCTTCACCATCCCATTGGGTGACTGTTTCAAGCCATGAGGTGAAATGCCCCAAATGGTCGGTTACCATCATATCCTGCTCCACCAACGACATGATATTACGCCCGTAGCGTTTACTGCGAATACGGGAGTCCAAAACAGCAATGCCGCCTTTGTCTTTGACTGATCTCATGAGCCTGCCACAGCCCTGCGCCATCATTTGTTTAGCATGGTTGACGGTCACTGTCATGAACTCGTTGTCGCCGCGTATTTTCGCTGCTTTACACATAGCGTTGGTCACATGGTCAGTGACGATGGGGAACATGATTTTATCCAGCACGACAAGCTGCAGCGAGTCGCCTGGAACGTCGAAACCTTCCCAAAATGATTTTGTACCAATAAGGATAGAGGATTCAAAATTGGCGAAACCCTCAATCTTCTCTTTGCGTGACATGGTGTCATCATCCTGGGTGTAGATACGGTGCCCCAGCGGGCGCAGCGCATCCTCATAGTCGCGGATTCGTTTCAACGACGTGGTAAGAATCAGCGCCCGCCCACCGGCGGCGCGCACCATGTCAACCACCATCCGTATCGTACGTTGCTCCCAGCCTTTCTGGGTGGGGTCGGTTTCCCATCCCTGAGGGATAAGCATTTTGCACCTGTCGAAATCAAACGGCGTACCAACCTCAATGTGTTGAACATCACGCCTAACCCCGATGCCGCGCACATCATCATAGGTGATGGTTCCAGAACAGAAAATCACCCGTGACGTGGACCCGTTCTCTGGTGATGCCACAGAATGCAACGCCAAACGGAAATCATCAGTGAAAATCTTCGACAAATGCATCACCGTCCGCTGCCCCACCTTCTCTGTGGACACATCATGAGTGGGGACTTTCCGTTTCAGCCCGTCACGGCTGGTAACCATCGTCATACCAGAGATAGCCTCCAGGAAATCCTTGCACGCCTGCACCGCGTTCTTCATTGCTGGTGTCTGTTCCGCCTGCTCCGCTAAAACAGCACTCATCAAACCCTGAGTGGCATCAGCAATCGGCCTGCGAGTGCGCTTATTGTTCGGCATGCTGTCGAACTCCTCAACAGCACGGTTGAAAGCATCAACCATTTTCTTGGCGTTTTTCACACCCGTGGACATCACTGCCCTTGTCGGGGTTTCAGGTGACCCCGCAGCCAAAATAATAGAATGCGCATGATGCGCCTCATCGAACACAATGGTCCGATCATGAAACACAGACGTTGCAGGATTGACGTTATTCCACACATCTGAGGCAACAAGCGACGTGTTCACCACCAAGATTGTTGCCTGCCCAGCCAACCATTTCGCCAGCAAATAAGAATCACGATTAATGTTCGACTGTGACTTATCCTTATCAAAACCACTGGCCTTTTTCGCATCAGGATTACCCCACGTGATTTTCATGCGGATATTGTCAGGCAACTCCGCCAAACCACTTTCCTGATCATGGCTTTTCCGATTCGGCTCCTCCAGCATCACTTCACAGTCAGCAACAAGCTTACGAACCCTATCAATATCCTCATTACTAACCTTACCCCCAAAAAGACCCGCATTATGACTCGCCAACCACTTCCGCGCAAGCTCAATGCACAAATAGTTATCTTTCCCCTTTAGCAAGTAATAGGAAACATCAACCTTATACAAACGCTGAACATTCCGAACAAACTCAGGCAACTCCTCCCCAATAATCTGCTCCTGCAGCGCCTTAGTAGACGTAGACACAGCCATACGCCCATATGGCAACGCAGCACACAAATACCCCAAAGTCTTACCAGTGCCAACCGGCGCGGACACCAAAGTATCCACCCAACTCTGATCCATACGCCGCAACGACGAATCCATCTGCTGAACCATACTCATCTGCGGAGGGCGAACACCCCAACCCCTCAGCTGACAAATATCACCAAGGATCTTCTCACCACTTTTAGGTATCACTTAAATTCTATTTTCCTTCATTCTTCAATTGACTCATCTTCTCAACTATAAACGCCCACTGCTCATCATTTCCAGTCCACAAAACCTCATCACCAATCAAAAACACAGCAGCATCATAAGAAGTCACATCATGACACAACACATGACAAAACTCATTCACAGTCATCGTCACCCACGGATCATCCTTAAACCGATTCCGCGTATGACACACAAAACGCGCCCCACCATCAACACACCTAGCCACAGCATCCAACACCCCCTGCCCCCGCTCAGGCTTCACCCGCACAACCTCACCAACATCCACCCCAAACCCATCAACCATCATACTCAACGGAGCAGTAACCCAATGATAAACACCAATCTTCTTACCCCCCACATTATCCCACCTCACACCCTTACGCTTATGCGCAACCACACACAAACCCGTCCCCGCATTCCCAGCCTCCCGAACAGCCTCACCCCACCACGAACCCAACGACACAGAAGCCTCATTCTTACACTCAACCACCACAGGCTTCCCATTATGACGAACCCCATCAATATCCCCCGTATCATTCTTACCCTTCGTAAAAGCACGCGACACATACTCATCACGCAACAAATACGCCATAGTATCCGCAACACACATCTCAAAATCCGCGCCCGCAGCACGCGCAGTACGCCTACTCCGCCCCAACGTCCAACCCCCTAAACGCATCAGCCACCAAACGATCCATCATGGCGCGCCGGGCCTGGATTGCCTGCTCATCGGTGAGCTTTTCCATTGCTTGCCTATCCTTTTTTATTCGTGATTCCATTTTCCCTGCTCTGGGTATCAGACTGTGCACAGCGCTTCCCGTGCGCAGGTCACCCACCCTGACACCGCCAGAGTAGATGGTGAGTGCATCACGAGAAACCTCAATGCCTGATATTTTCAGCCACCCGTCGCCCTCAATGGCGACAAGGCAGTTTTCGTACAGTTCCTCAATTGGGTAGCTCTTTTTCTCATCATATATTTCCAGGTAGTTGTCCAGCAATTCCACGAACTCCCAATGTGATTCAGGGCCTTGCGTGGTGAGTTTGTCTAGTGTTTCTGGGGTGAAGATCCGCAAGAGTCGTTCCCTGTGGTCTTCTGTTGGGGTTGCATCTCCCTGGATGATGTAAATCATGTGCTGGCATGGGATGCCGGTAACTCCCGACCAGTAGGTTATTTGCGCTGGAGTGAGGATGTCTGTGTATTCCGCCAGGGCTGGGTGCATATATCCGAGCGCTGTGGGAGTGTCATCTGCCCATCTTCTGGAGTTCTTTTCGGTGAACTCTGGTGGCTTTTCCTCATCTTCCCCTGCCCAGATGTCTGGGTTTGTCATGTGCGCTTCCTGCGGCGCCACATGATTTTCGCCCGTGTCGCAGGCGTGACATACCTAACCCCCGACATGGTGTCTGTTTTGGTGTACCCCAGGGACTGTGCCAGATGATCGAACAGTTCCTCCCGATATTCTGGTGTCGTCCCCCCGAAAACCCCGTAGCGGTCGTAATCTAGTCTCAAGTCGTCGCTTTTCCTTCTGTGCGGCGGCATGGGGCGTGATAATGATTCCGACATGCACTGTGTTTTAAATGGGCAACGATCACATATCTTCTGGGCTTTTTCCTGTGCCTCTAGTGACTTCTCCAGCGCCGCCTTATATGCTTTATCCCCTTTTGGTGTAGGGGGATATTCTTCACGGTCAGGGCGGAAAGCCTTATCGAAAATGTCAATGACCCTATCGTTTTCGCCGCATGGGGCTTCATCGATAGGGTCACGTTCTTCTTCGTCGCTGAAAATGTAGTCCAATACGTTTTTCAGGTCTTTTCTCCGCTGCTTTTCGGCGGGGGTTTGTGTTCTTTTGTTGTGTTTTTGTTTTCTCGTCACACGTACTGCCTTTTTGAAATTGTCTTAGAACCTTAGCTGTTTCTCTGCTATCGACAATTAATTTTAAGGCGCGCAAGGGGGTAGTGTCAATACCCCCTTGCTTATTTTTAATCAAGCAATTTTCGACCAGGCACCCGCACCAATCTTTGACGGCTCCCACTCATCAATGGTGTTTTCATCCCGCCTGACAGAAAGCCGCTCCCATTTACCCTTGTTGGGAAGTTTCATGTCATGAATTTTCACCACATACGCCCACGCAGCGATCAGAATTGCTGGCAAGAAGATGAACCACACTGCAGCGAACCACGGCGCACCCGTCAACGCCCCCAGGACAATTCCCATTGTGATCCAAATGGGTTGCAGTAAGAGACAGAACCCCCACGCCCCGCGCGGCACGTCACGATTCAACCCAGACATGATTTTCACTTGCTCGCTGAGTTTGTCATAGGCTTGCCCCCGGAGTTTGATTTCGCGGCGGCGGTTCTCCTCTTCCCACCTGTCCTGCATGGTTTGGGCACCCCACAGCCGGTACCCGCGATAACCCTCACGGAAACCCATCCACAGGGGGAACAAATACGCGGCGTAACCTGCAAGAACAATGAATTCCATGCCAGGGTTATCTGGTCGTACTGCGCTTAAATCACGAGAGATATACACACATGCGATGACAAGTACGCTCAGCACAACAAGGGTAAGCATGTACGACAGGAGGATCTTCCACTGGTGTTGACCAAGCAGCCATAGTGCGTATTTGACTCCCTTAAGCGGCAGCACCAGCAAAGCGGCACACAACCCCACGATAAACGACAGGAGCGCTGGGAGGGCAACACTCCCTAAAGACCACATTGCCATGTTGGTGTCGCTTCCTGCGACCTCTGGGAGGGTGATTTTGCCGTAGACAAGCCCAACATGAACTAGTGCCAGCGGCACAGAGGCTAGAACCACATTAGATCCCGCAACAACAGCTGATCGTCGTGCGCCTTTCGGCACGCCTGCTTTCCACAAAGAGGGTTTTTTCTGTGGTTTTTCTTCTTTGTTCTTATTCTTTTTTAGTTTCAGCACTTTATGTTTTCCTCGCAGTGTTCTGGTATGCCATACGGAAAGGGCACTATCTCCAAAAGTATTAAACAACAACTACACGGAGATGGTGCCCTTTTGCTTAACGTCCGTTGTTACACTTTAAGTGCTTCCAGGATGGAAATCACTTCACGAATATCAGATGGGTTTTTCGCAATAATCGCATCAGCAAACATGGCGATGTCGTTTGCATCTGGATTCCTGCGCGGAAGTTTCACGCCTTCCTCTGGCTCGTCGCGGTTGTCGTTCACATCGCCCAGCAACTTAGTCAGTGAGCTTTGATTAGCGTCACTGAGGGCGTTGATATTTGATGCCATAGCGGCACCGTCGCGGAACGACAGGCTTTCACCATTCTCGTACTTTTCAAGCACCGGCCCGATAACGTCTTTGATGATAGACACATCAGCGTCTGATTCGGCAATGGTGGCCGCCACTTTAGCGTCTTTCGTTGCAGGCATAATGCCAAAGAAGGATCGCACGGCCGGGAAGAATTTACTTTCCTTGACCTCGCTTAGTTTAAGCGCAACTTCGATACCTTTTTCAAATTGCGCCTGCGTGTAGGTGCGGGCTGTGCTAGTGCCTGCGGCGCGGCGTTTCTTAGTTCCTCCCTTTTTTCCTTTGGCAGGAGTCTTTGATGTTTCGCTGGCAGTTTCTTGCTCTTCCTCCGCATCTGAGTCAACTTCATCCTCCTCTGCGTCGGCATCATCAGCACTGATGTCTTCTTCGACATCGGATGTGTTCTTGAACTGTTCGTTTTCGGATTCTTGCTTGTCGCCGCCAGCGCCTACACCGTTTACGGCGGTTTCACTTGGTGAATCTTCTGTTGATGTGGACTCTCCCCATGTGTTGGTACTGGAACTCACCGATCCTGAGTAGTTGGTGTCGCTGGTGGATTCTTCGCTACTGCTGTAGCTGCTGCCCCAACTGTTGCTTTCTTGTCCCCATGATGAACCGTAATTGTTGTCCATGTTCTACCTCATTTGAATTGATTTGGTGTGCATATCTTTTTCCGCACCTAGCCTACCATGTGCGGTTTTGTCGATACTCTCGGCGGCGTTGAATCTGCATTAATCCAACACGGTTATCAGAGGTCATCTCCACTATTTGTTTAGGCGCAGTGGATTTTAACGTGACCCTTGTTGACACATATGATTCAGTATCGCTGACTATTTTCTCCAGCCGCTCTTGCCCTTCCCGTGAATTATCGGGGATAGTCCAAGTGGTTGATGGGTGCCGCGCCAAAGCCCGCATTGTTGCCCATCCCACTAGTTTGCACTTTCCTGTTGCGGCAAGGTCTGCTGCCTCCTCATGATCCATGACGGTATATACGGCACCTTGCGTGGCAAACAGTACACTTTGAGCGTTGTTGACTCCTCCCGCAATGGTGCTTGCCGCTTGCACAGGAAGGCTTACCGGCATGAGCATGTTCAGCTCATCAGCCTGTCGAACTCGGAAAGAACGTCATCCTTACGTTCTGACACGCCGAGCTTTTCGACGTACTCTCCTAGCTCTTCACGCATGGTTTCGTGGCGTGTTGTAACGATGGGGTCTTGCTGTTTGTCTGTCATGGCTTTCCTATTGATTCTCGTTAGACGGTTTTCAGATAGTTGATGGTTTTATCCATTAGATCCGAGTATCCCTCATAGATAGTGCTTTCGTCTAGTGCTGTGATACCTGTTTTCTCTGGTGTGGTGGCGGAGTTTTTCTCTAGGACAAATAGCGTTCCGTGCTTGGTGATTTTCTTCACTATGTCACCAACACTGCCAATGTTCCGGGTGGGGTCAACAAGGATTGCCGCATCAACGCTGTTTTTCATTGAAGACAAAGACACGCACGCATCTGCATAGTCGTTGTCAGCGATGACTGAAACTGTTGCGTAGCCGCGTGTTTTCCTCATGACGCGGGCAACGTCATCAATGTCTTGTCCCATGTCATCCAACCACATGTCACGATTAGGGTAGTCTTTTCGACTACGATTCAGTGCACATGTCACAACATTGAACCCCGCTTGAACAAACGGCACTACGGATGGGTTGTAGTCAATGATGCTGGTGTCGTCAACTGGAATGATCACACATTTGCTGTTCGACTTGTCGTAGACAAGCGTTGTTGACATGGGTACTTTATCAGCGGTGACCAATGTGCGCCGAGAGCATCGTAGTCCGTTTAGATCGCTGAGCGTATCGGTGAGTCTGACTGAGGTGATGCCTGTTTTGCTGATGATGGTTGCGTAAACAGGTCCAACAGACACAGGATTTTGCTTTGCTGACATGATGGTGCCACCAGAAAAAACCCTAATGAAGTCATGCCCTTCACGTATCAACTTACACACATGTGAAGACCCTTGGCTTTGGGCGATATTTTCCACGCTGCCATCATTGCAGACTGCGGCGATAACCGTTCCGCTGGGGGTGGTGACAACACGCACAGGAACAGCGTCTAATGCAACAACGGTTTTCTTCCGCAGCATTCCGCCTACGTTGGACACTTTGGTGATGACGTTTCGTGACGTGGATGAGGACACGTAAAGGTTGATTGATTTGTCCTCGCCGCTGATTTGGGCTGACCACACGACACCTGTTTTACCTAAATCAACGGTCACTGCCGCGTCGCCGCTGTTAAACGGTGAGATGGTGAGGATTTTTGATGAGGTTTCATCAATAAAACCAGCGAGACTCATGCCTGGTGAAATCACCGGCGTGGCATAAGCATTCAACGGCATAGTGTAGCTTTTCTCCTCACCCTCGCCTGCCGCATGGTCTGCGTAGTGCACGAATTTCACGCCAAGCTCAGTGCGGATTGCCACATACTCAGCTTTAGGGCTGGGGGAAATGTAGCACCACTTTGTGGGGTATTCCGCTGGTTCTCCCTCTTGCGGGTAGATCCGCATGGTTTCACCGTCAAAGGTGACCGCTGATTCTGATTCAGGTCCGCAGAACCCAACCGCCTGAGACGGTTTGCTGCTCAGCACGGCCTTCTCGTCGCTTGACAGCCATGAGATGAAGGTTTCGTTGCCGTCGCTGATGATGGTTTTATCACCGTCTGATGACAAGGCATACACAATATCCATATGTTTTCCTTAAAGATTTTCCTAGTTTGAAAGCATTAGTCCATTAATGAAGTTGGTTGACGGATCTGCCGTGTTCTCCAGCTCTTTTTCTGTGAAGTCGCATTCAAAGGAGTCTTTGACTACGATCACGGCGTAGTCGCTGCCTTCTTTTTCGCGCACACCATCCACATGTACACCGTTTTCCTGCGCTGCACGCACCCACTTATCAATCGTGTTTGCTTTGACCAGTACGTTTCCTCCACTGTCAGCGTCTTCTACCAGCATTTCCGCTAGTTCACGGGAGGTGTACTTACTAGTGTCATCAATAATGGAGGGATTTTCGACGTGCCGCGCACCTGAGTGGGTGAACATACTGAACGCGCTCACCCTACCCAATTCCGGTAGTCGCTCCACAGGAATACGGTAGCTGGTTGATTGAAAATCAATGTCACCGCCATCAAGAACATTGTTCAAATACTGGAAGAAATCGACAATAGGGACAGCCACGGGCTGTTCAATAGGGATGGTTCCAACAGATGCGTACTCACACAACAGCACATCGTCAATGTTTTCACGTGGCGTGTTCGCCAACGCCAGAAAACCTATTGTCGGGTCAAAATCGGAGAGGAAGGTGGCTGATCGGGGGATGAAGTAGTGATTTTCTTCCTTGCCTACCACCAGCGCTATGGGCTTCATTGACTCCGCCATTCCTACCACCGCACCTAGATTGATGTTGATGGAAACTGCGCCGTAGCGTTGTGTTTTGTTTTCCACATACTTATCAAAATCAATGGTTCCTGAAATGTTTTTGCTGCTCACAATGTTCTTTTTGATGAACTCTATAACATCAAATGTGTTCATGATAAATGCCTGCACAGCAATGATTTCTGTATCATCATCGTTGTAGTTTATTTGTGAACATACTACGGCTGCCCCCAGCTGGAAACCTTGTTTCGCGGCGGCAGTGTTTAGTGAGGTTAGTCCTTTTTTGATTACGTCTTGAACATGGACCGCCAGGACATCCAAGCAGCCTTTTTGTCCCACGACGTAACATTCAACCCCTAGTGAACGCAGAAGGTATTCCACATGATTCGGCACCACCAGTGCTGTTACAACGCGGCGTTTTTCTTTTAGAATATCAACCCCAATGGCGGCGAGAATGCCTAGCGCTGTCGCTTTGAATGACCTGTCAGCAAGGTTGATCTTCATGGTGTCCTCAACCAGCAGCTTGAATACTACCTTTGATCCTTCTGCACGCAACGTGTAGTTTTCACTGTTGGTCTCCCCCGCTGACTGCACACCCACGACGAAGCTATTTGCCGCTTCTGGGCTGCCCGCATCCCATTCACCAGCGCCGCCTAGTTCCTCGAATAGCTCTTCCACCCAGTTTTTCCGCATGCGTGCAATGATCTCAGCAACCTTTGTCAGGCAACCGTATTCCGCAACCATACGCGACGCAGCGGACCGCGCAAGGGCGCTGACATGCTCTCTGCGCCCCCGAATCAGGTCCGCCATGTCTTTACCCTCAATGTGGCTTATCTCCTCCCAGAACTGGAAACCAGCGTTATCTACATGAAGCCTGTGTGCGCGGAGCGCGTCGGTAAATGCCTTCTTCTCAGAGTTCGATTCTGGTCCGCTAATGGCGTGCCTCAGTGGAAGATAATCAATCCTCGCATGATCCATCAGCTGGTACACGTTGGGGGCAACCTCTACCCCTTGGAGGGTGATATGCCCAGCTTCCCCTGGTTCAGCGTTGACCATCTTCCAAAAATCAAGCACCCATTCATTTACTGGCGGGTCCATGATCCTTGCGTTCGTCACCTTCAAACCACATAAGGGGTTTGTCCCGTAAAGGCTTTTTGCGGAGGTAGGGTTGTTGGTCACCTGTCTGAAATCCTTTCGTTGTTATCTCATTGGAAAAGTACCTTAACAGCAGAAACGCTGTCAAAACACCAAACACCTTAACCCCCCCCCACGCCCGGTGCGTTTTGGTTTGCTGGTTTTGCGTGGTGGCAGGGTGGGGAGGGGGCTTGTGGTTATGTGGTGGGTTGTTGTGTGGGGTTTGGGATTCCTCCTGTGCCGTGCATGGAGATTTGTGATTTGCCTTGGATGAGTCCTAGCTGTTTTGCATTGCGACACTTGAAGTCTTCTAGGGTGCCGAGGTGGAAGTCAGGGTCTGCTAGTTCGTCGTCGCTGTAGTTGAATCCTTTGATTTTGTTTAGTCTTCCTGTGTCTTCTGCTAGGTGAAGCTCTTGTGCCATTGCGGTGTTTTCCCATCGGCGGAATACGCTTGCGTCGATGGGGGGTAGGTCAACATAGGGGTTGTGGGGTTGTCCGGGTTGTGTGGTGGTGCCGTCTGGTCGGCGTGAGGGGAGGGATTGTAGTACTTGTACGACGTCGTCTTTTGTGGGGTCGTCGAAGTCGTGGTTGAGGTAGAATCCGCGTGCTTCTCTGAACATGCTTTCGTGTTCTGCCATGAGGGAGCCTCGGAATCGGAGGTTTTCGAGTCCTTTTTGTCCGATGATGATGTCTGAGGCGAGGCTGTCTTTGGCTTTGAGTCCGATGCGTCGCATTTGTTGGCGAATGAGGGAGGGGAGGGAGATGTTTGTCGGATATTGTGTGAGCACTGCCATGAGGATGCCTGCGGAGCGGGCTTCTCGGGCGATTCGTCCAGTGTAGTAGAGGATTTCTGCTTGGACTTCTTTGCCTTCTTTGTCGGTGCATCCAGTGAAGACGGTGGCGCATTCCTCGATGATGAGGATGCGGTAGGGCATCCAGAGCGGGTTGGGGCTGCCGTCGGGTTGTGCGCCTTGTTTGAGGGCCATGCGGCGGGCTTCTGCGAGTTTTTCTGGTTTTTGCAGCCCAGGGAGGTGGACCATGAGTTTGTTGCGGCGTTCCATTTCTTGGACGTTTTCTACCAGCAGGTCGCGGGTTGCCTCGAAGAATGCGCCTTCTCTGGTCCATGAGTCCACGTAGCTGGTTACGTTGTCTAGGTCTTTGAATATTTGGGTGCCGTTTTTTGGCTCAATGATGTTGATTTCCAGGTCTGCTGGGTTGTTTTTCAGGGCGAGTTGGGAAATCATGTTGTGGAGAACCACGGACTTACCGGAGCCTGAGCTTCCGGCGATGAGTAGATGGGCGCCGGAGGGGGAGTTCTCGAAGTCATCTATGAGGATTTTGCCGTTGCTCATCATGCCGACTCCCCATTCTGGCTTGGCGACACCTGGTTCCCTTCCTACGCCGATGAGTTCATCACGGTAGGTTCCGAATGGGAACATTTTGTCGAGGGGGTGTTTGACTGCGCTGATGACGGTAAAGAAGGATTTTGCGCCGTGTTTGCGTTTAAATTCTTTTTGTTTGCGTTCTTTTTCTTTGTTGCTCCATGACGTGGGTAGTCCTTCACTGATTTCCATGAAGGCATTACCTGCGGATGAGCGGATTTTTTCTTTCTTTGGCAGGAGATCTGAGGCTACGTCGAAGCTGGGGTTTGAGAATACTAGTTCGTTTGATTCTTCTGTGACGGGTTTGCTGCTGAGTAGTACGGGGGAACCGGAGCTGCTGATGATGCGGCTGTCGCTGTAGATGAAGATCCATTCTGCGGTGTTGAGTTCGTTTCGTACTTTTGTGGCGGGTTGGATGAGTTTGATGCCGTCGCTGTCGTGGCGGTCCCCGAGGTAGAGGGAGATGACTTTTTTGCCTTCTGGTGTTGTTTCCCGCATGGCGCGGAACCATTCAACACCCAGCGCGTCTTTGATTTTTGTGCATTCGTCCAGGAAGTTCTGCAGACCTTTTCCGTCTGGTGGGATGACCTGTATTTTAATGATTTTCGCGGGCGAGTCGGGTGTTGTCAGCGGCATAATGGAGTACAGTCCACACCTGCCGATTTTGCTTCCTTGCATGTCGGCTATGACGTTGATGACGCGGGCGCGGGCCGCGATTTCTGCTTCCTCTGGGGGGAGTTGCCCTGAGACCAGATCCCAAATGTCTAGCTGCTTGTCGGTCCACCAGACTCTGAACCCGATTTGCCCGACGGTGCCGCGCATTGGTTCGCCTTCCTCGTTGATGTCGGGGATGGGGGCGACGCAGAGGAGGGCGCCAGTGCCGCTTTTACCGTTGGGGTTTTGCATGGAGGGAAGGATTTTCTGTTCGCACCCAGCGTAGGTGTCGTAGGTGCCGCCAACGGGGAAGGAGAACGTCGCCACCCACACGTGCGGGTCGTAGAGTTCGTCTGGTCTAACCTGTGCCCAATCCTCAGGGCCTGGAACGGCAACCTCGTTTTCGTATTTGGGGATGGTGTTTTCTTTGAGGAATGAATAGAAAATGGCATCCCACCGGTCGGCGGCGGCGGCGTGGTTTTTCACATCCTCAATGTAGATAGCCCGCACCCTGGATGTGAGGTGAAACACAATCGCAGACACCAGCGACAGGAGGGTCACCGCAACACTCACCCATGTGGGGATAACACCGAAACGCGCCGCCAGCACCGACAAGCCAAGAGTAAAGGCTGTGGACACCATCGCCAGCGATACCGCGATCACAATATCCTTTGTCATCGACTTCCACCCACCAGGAATATGATTCGACAGCACGGCCGGGTAGTGGTCAATGTTTGGTTCGCTCATCGCCAGGGCGTAGCGCTGTGCCGCAACAATCACCTGGATTGTCATGTACCACCCGATACCCGACAACACCAGCGCCACCACGGCAGGTAGCTTCACGTCCCCCCAGAACGGGAAAATAATCGGGTTGATCGCGTAATCCAAACACCCCAGGAAAAACCCTACAGGTAAAGCCCACCAGGATGTCATACGGGTGGGTGGGAACCAGCCCATGACGATTTCCTTTTCCGGTTCGTCTTCTGGTGCGCCCATGCCTAACGACACCACAGGCTTCACCAAATCCCATGTGCCACGGTTATTTGGTCCGCGTTTGATCACCGTGACAAGCTGCGACAGCTTATAGGATTCCGTCTCAGGGGTAAGCCCACCAAGGGTGGGGTTTTTCATGTCGTCGTAGGCTTTCCACAGTTTCGACACCATAATCAGCGTTGCCAGCGCGGCAAGCCCCACAGGAATATCCCCCAGGATAACCATGAGGACAAACCCCATGCCCAATAGCCCTAGCCCAATCTTCCTGAAAACACCCCATGAGGTGAAGAAATCAAGCCCGCGCTGCTGCATTTTCTGTTTCGTGCCGCTATTGCCACCTAAACCAAACAACTAAACAAACCCCTTTTTTTGAAATTTTTCGTAGTGAACTTCTAAAACCCGCCCCCTATTCCCCACAATGAGGGGAACAACAAGGCCGTGCCACAAAAAATTTACCACCCCCGACTATTCATTTACTCCGCCCTCTTTTTCTCTTTTAGCGTCCCTCTTGCGTACGGTGTGCCCGTCACCAGTCACCGTGAAAGCAAAAAGGCACGCTATGTGCCTTCATAATGCCTTAAGAAAAACTCCCTCTTTTTGTATGTCCGCAATATTTTCCCTTGCCCCCTGGTCCAGAACTTTCCAAACAAACCAAAAAGCAAGCAAAAGAAGGGTGTATTTACTTAAGACACTTGAAGACACACAGCGTGCACCTGGTAGTCAGTAGTTTATATCATTTGTTCGCCAACTCAAATGCAAGCTGGATAAATGATGGTGTTTTATTATTGCTTTCGGATGCGGGGGTGATGTCTTCCCCTTTTCTGTTGATAGGTACCAACGTGAGTTTTTCTGACCCATCGTCATACACCTTTTCAACATTCACACGGAATCTCTTACCATTACGGTAAGCAACTCCACCCCACACGCCATCCCGCTCACGGTAAGCTTCCGCCTGCGCAGCGCAGGCTTCCACTACCGGGCAGTTATGGCAAAAACCTCGCACGAATTGCTTTTGATCCCCATACTCATAAGGGTCCAAGCCTGACCCTAACGATTCACGACAAGCAGCTTCTTGACCCCAATCGGAGTCAACCTGAGATCCCTCCCAGACACTGAATGCCACTTCAAAAGCGCGACGCTCAGCGGGCAAAAGATTTGACATAATTAAGTTCCTTCCTTTCTGTTGGGATGCTAGTTGTTTTCTATAATATCCAGCATCATTCCCTTCATAATCATATCCACCCCATCGGAATCGTCAACCGAAACCCTCTTTTCGGGGGTAGCATTAATAATGCTACGAACAAGCTCATCCTTCCAAATCACAGTCTGCTTTAGATACTCATCAATCGTGTACCCCGCCACCGCGTAATGAACATGAGCCTCATGCGGCGCATAGTCACGCGACAACCGCGCCCAACACCGCCCCGCCATCTGGATCACCCAATCAGGCATGAATGGAATCTCCGCCACCAACACATCCTTAGCTGCAGTAAGGGTCAACCCCTCCCGTGCGCCGGGGTAGCACACCAGTATTTGAGGCCCGTCGGGATCCTGGAATTTATCAACAATGTCATCAACTTTCTTGCTTTCTGAGAAGATACCTAGAACGCCGTATTTTTGCAGTTCAGGTGCTTTATATAGGGCTTTTTGGATGCCCCTGTGGTATGCAAACACAATAGTTTTTCGGCGTGTTGGATCCCCGCCGGTGATCACTTTGTTCCCTTTACAGAACTCCACTAGCCACCGCACAAGGTGAGGTACTTTCAGCTCTGCGACCTCATGTCGGGCCGCGTTGATGCGCATAATGGCTTCCGCCTTATTGATGGATTTCATTGCGCGTGCCACGTCTAGTTGGTAGTTCACGTGGTCGCCGTTGCTTTTTTCAAGCAGTTTTCCGCGCACATAGGAGGTGAAGTTGCTTTCAATCTCCGCGTATTGCTCCCATTCATCGTCATTAAGAACAATGTTCAAGTTGGTTTGAATCAATGGCGGGGTGGGGAACATCACATCTGACTTGTCGCGGCGTATCATCACATGCTCCCGCAGAACCCGACCCAGTTCCTCAGTGTTGCTGGATCCGCTGCGTATCCACCCCATTGGTGTTGCTTTGCCATCGCAGTAACGAACGTCAAAGTATGTGCGGCTGTTGACAGTGGTGTACTGCCCGTTCTGCATTTTCGTTTTGCATCGCCGTAGGATTTTCTTACCTAAGTCAAGGTGGCTTTTCGCCTCGTCTATGACATAATGCGACGTTCCCGATAGTTCCATCTGTGACCATAATTCCTCTGGACGGTTGGGGATGGGGGTTGCCGTGGCGCACACCAAATAAGGGTTCGGTTGGGTTTTCAGGATGTGGCGTGTAAGCCGCATGGCTGCGCGTGTGCGTTTGACTCCTGGGTTTTTCATCAGGTGCGACTCGTCGTACACCACGCCTTTAGGGTCACAGTTGAGGATGTCACCTATTCGGTACGTGAGGATGTCGGCGTTAAGCACAATGAACTCCGCATCGCCGCGTATCATGTCGCTTTTCCGCCCCGTGAGCACTTCCACCACCGCGTCGTTGTTCCACATGGTGATTTCATCGCAGACGCTGGGTATGAGTGATTTTTTCGTCACAATCACGTATGGCCACAGTTGATGTTCCGGTATGCCATGCTCGCGTTTGTACTGCACTTGCGACAGCGCACCACCAATGAATGACGCGGTTTTACCCAAACCGACTTCATCGCACAGCATCATGGTTCCACGGTGCGCCAGTGTCACAGCTGCTGCTTCCTGGTGTTTTGTCAGTGTTTCCGACGTAGGGAACGTGTCAGGTATCCGGTAGCCCGCAGCGACTGCTTCCTGCGCCCATTCCTGTGCTTTCGTGACACGGTGCGACGGTGGTATTAAGGCAAGCCCAGCATCATTGATGATGACGGCATCACGGTTTGCCAAGTACTTGCTTAACTGTTTTCGGTCGCAGTTTCCGTGGGGCTGGAACACCACATATTCGGCAAGCCCGCCGGTCAACGTACCGGAAAAACCGGATAGTTCGTTCCGAAAATCCCCAAAAGCAACACATAAATCACCGTAAACGGTAAGAATGTTCCGGTTTTCTTTCACGTGGGGGGCAAGGGTTTCGACTAGTTTTTTCAACTCATCAAAACCCTCAACCTCGCTTAAGCGCGGGTCGTCGGCAAGCCCCATGAACGACACTGCGTTACCGTCAGCGAACCGAAACGCCATGTCTTTGTGACTAAAGGAGGGATGTTGTTTCATACTGTGTAAAGTCATATTCATCCATTCCTGCCATCTCAGAGGCGAACTCGTCCGCCACCTCTCCCAACACTTGAGTGCTCACACCATTGCCGTATGCGCTGTTGGAACTGAATCCGCCGGTACCCATGTTGCCTAGAGCGCCGAGCATGTTTTGCGCTTCCTCACCATCAAGCACTAATTGTTTGCCGTGATCAACGTACAACATGAACTCAGATCCACGCCCAGCACGTGTCGCCGCCGGGTACACCAGCATGTCGTAGGGCGAGCTTTCACCACCGTTGGTGCGCATACTTGGCGAGTCAAGAAGGAACACTGAATCGGCATCAGCCTCAATGGAACCAGAACCCTTAATGTGTTTCAGGCTCGGTCGTTCCGCGTCGGCACCTTCACGGTTTGTTTGCGCAAGATAGCACACCGCAATGTTGGCGTTGCCAGCAATGCGCTTATAGAACTTGGACAGGCTCGTGATTTCCTGCCGTTCTTTATTGTCGTCCTGGACCTGCAGCTGAATGTAGTCCACAAACAGAACAATGGGAACGCCCTCAGGGATTCTTTCTTTCACGTCCGCTACTACTTGTTGGATGTCAGCTTTTGTTGCCGAACGGTTGAAAGAAGGAAACAGCATTGATGTTTCCACATCATCAAGTGCTTTTTCGATTTCCGTCTTCTCTTCATCAGATAGGTCGTTTTCGCAGTTAACCATGTAGTTTTCTGTCTGCGTCCATGACGAATGGCATTTGGTGGCCACGATTTTGGCGATGAACTCTGGGATAGTCGTCTCATAGGAGAAGACGATGCACGCCGCGCCCGCGTTTAGGGAGTTGCGGATGAGGTTCATCATCATTGTGGTTTTACCGACTTTCGCTCTGGCGGCCACGACGGTAACGGATCCTTCCTTCATTCCCCTGCCGCCCATCACGTCGTCGAATGCTTTAATGCCGGTGGGGACAGCCCACATGACTTTTCCGCTTGCTTTGTCCTCGCGGAGTTTCCGCACGAATGTCCCGGCATCTGTTGCTTTTTGCCTCCCTGACATCATTGTGGCGATTTGGGTTAGGCGTTCAGTAAATCCCTCATCATCTGTTTTTACCTGCTGGTTTTGGAGGTCTTCAATGACTTGGTTAAGCCCGTTTATTGCGCCCCGCTGGCGGCGTTGGTCATCCAGCAACCCCAGGTTGACAATGAAGTCTGAGTACTCGTAGCAGGCTGACGGGGATGATTGGATAGAGCGAACGTATTTCTCCGCGCCTAACGCCAGCAGCGAGCGGGTGGTGAACGTTTTGTCCTCTGGTTTCTGTTCAGAGGTCAATGCGGCTACGTCGCGTTCTAGGAAGTCGATAACCGCATCTACGGTGATGACTTGCTCATCATTTGAGCTAGCAACCTTCACCATCGCTGTGTAGAGTGCCGCCAGGTCGGGGTCTGTGAAGAAGTTTGTTCGTGTTTTATTGTCTTCCACAATGTCGAAAAGGTCTGTTGCCCAGTCTGTGTTGTTTAGGACAGCTGCGACAACACCCGCTTCTGTGCGTGGGTGATTAAAGGTCAAAGTAAAACCCCTCTCCTTGCTCTTGCTAGTATTTTCCTTGGTTGTTCTTTTAGTCAAATAAGAGTTCGGGGTAGATTAAATCTTTATTTGACTTTTCTTTAAAGAAAGTAAGCTCTTGTTCTGATATACGCTTCTCCCTCATGTTGATGTCGCTGTTTGAGCGTGAATACTCCACAAGGTAATTGTCTTTGTTTTTGCCTGCTGTTGTGGCGATGTAGTATTCCTTGATCTTGATGTCTGGTGTTCCATTTTTCGCCTCAACCACGGAATTTCCAATTTTCATCCACCCTACTTGATTTCCGTGGTTGTCTACAGCGCTTTTCTTCTCATACGCCGTGTCGCCAAACGGTGGAATGACGGGGATAACCATAATGTCCCGTTCTGTTGACTACAGTTTTCATTTAATGCTACCAAAATCCAGGCGACAACAGTTTCCTATAAATAACTGTTCCCTTGACGGCATTCTGGTTACATCAGCGCTGAGGCAAATATTGCGGTACGTGTCATGTTTCACTGTGCTGCGCATATGATGATGTCCCGACACAACGATTCGTGCGCCCGTGATCTTTTGCGCCTCCCCAACCCACAGGGCGGATTGGCTTGACGGTGCATTTTCCTGAAAGTCACGGTGTAGCTTTTTAGCGGTTTCCGCCGTGCAGTCATGCGTAATAAGCACATCCGCATGAACACCATTCAGGCTTTCTACCTGCTTTGCTGTGATCTCTTCTTCCTCCCACCAGGACAGGCCCAGAACACGGTAGCCTTTGTCAATACTGTTGGCACCACCCAGTGAAGCGAATTTCACTCCGCCCCACTCCCAGTAATGTGTGCGGGGAACGATTCTGATATTTGAATACAATGGTGAGGTAATAAACCCTTGCTCATCAAAAGCAGGGAACGGTTCAACCACCCCATAGTGGTCACCCCACATGCGGATACGCCCGTGCCCAATTTTTCCCTCATTGACATAGAAGCCTGAGAAGCTGAAAGAATCACTAAGTTCTAGGTAGTTTTCGTGGTTGCCCAAAACAACGTAAAGGATTTGGTTGTTTTCTTTCAACCATTGATCAACCTCATGAACAAACCCTGTCAGAACCCCGTAATCATCTAGTACTTTACGGTATTCCTCAATGTTTTTTGCGGCCTCTAGTTTCTCTACAAGCTCATCACCAGCTACTTGCAGCATGTCAGTGTCATATGGGAGTCCCCATATTCCGAAATCGCCTACATGCACAAAATAACTGTCGTTAATATGGGATTTGGTTCTTTCCAATTGTTCTAAAGCAAACTCGGTGTTCCCGTGCCAGTCGCCGAAACAAACAACTCCTGTTTTTTCTTTCTGCTTCATACGGTCTTCACTCCTGTAATGTTCTGAAACTTTTCCCTGAGAAATTAATTATTGTGCAGTCACCGCTGATGCGATCCCATGCGGACTTGCCCAACACATTTACCAGGTCAACCCCACTCCCACTGTTGGAAATGGGGAGGTTTGACGTGATGATGGTGAGTCTTTTCTGTGCCCATCGTTGATCAATGAGGCTGAAAATACCACCTGCCCGGTTGTCGGTTAGTTCGCCACTACGAATGTTAGCGCCCACGTCATCAAGAATCAACGCGCCTGTACGGTACGCACGTTGCTTCTTGCCTTGGGTATCTTCCTCCCTGAACGACAAGTGGCTTAGAAATTCAGGGTAGCTGTACAGCATCCCTGAGTTCACTACCCCGCGCTGCAGGAAGAAACGCACCAAGGACACCGCCAGCGCGGTTTTCCCTAAACCCGCGCTACCCAACAGAATAAGGTTATTCGTGGGATTTTTGATGTAGTTTTTAAGGTCCATGCACCCAAACTTGCCGATGCGCCCATCCCAGTTGGTTGGAATGTGTTTCGACAGTGGGTATCCTTTGAGATTTTCGGGGGTTTCCCTGTCCCATTTTTCTACTCGTTGGGCGCGCTGCCTCACCTCATTGATGAGCACGGTTTTCAAAACGTCAGGCATGTGGATTCATCCTGTTATTCGGGTGGAAACCCCATGTGGGTTCCAGTTCGTCGTAGATCTCTTTGAGGCTTTCCGTATTAAGCCCCCGCCCGTTCAGAATCTTCTCCCCCACAGCATCCCAGTAGCCTTCTGGCACGCCCAGGTGGAACGATAGGACAGTGTTCGCGTCCGCGCCGTTCGCAACAAGTCGTTTCGCCGCAATATCAAGCGGGATTGATTCTGTAGAGGCATAGGAGATGGACTCGTGTTTGCCTGATGTGTAGGCTTTATCTTCCGCTGTGGCGGCTTTCTTGTGGCGCTTTTCACGTGGGGTTTTCAGCCCATAGTCAATAGCGTCTTGCGGCATCAACCAGGAATGCCCCAGTTGGCTTTTCGCCTTGTCTACTACCTCACGCAGTCTTTCGTCGCTGAGTGTTTCAAGCGTGTACAGAGCGCGCAGGTCACCATCTTCCAGCTCTACGCTGTCAGGCACACCTAGTTCGCTTAGAAGACGCTCACGGGCGTTTTCAGACCCGAGCTTCATCCACATCACGGGAACCGCACCCGACTGTGACAGTTTCTTTGCTTTGGTGAAGGTGGTTTTGTACTGCACCACGTCGATAAGGCGTTTAGTGTCCCCTGTGTCGCCTTCTACGGGATGTAGCAGGCTTGCGTAATCAGCGAAAACCCTCAGGCGTGTGCGACTAAGCCGCTGGTGCTTTGTCAGCCCTTTCGTCAGTTTCTGGATGACCCCTTCGGGGGGTTGGGTGTCGTCACGCATGGTGGTGGCGACGTAAAGCTTCCACAGCTCCCAGGCCCACGCCTGGTATTGGGTTGCCGACACCCCTTCCTGGGGGTCTGTGTTTTTCATTGCTGCTATTTTCCTTTCTTCCGCTTTTTACCAATCACATGAATCTTATCTGCTTTCATGGTTTGACCGCCACCTCTCTGATCCTCGTCAATGCGTCCTTCCACAATGACTGCACTGCGCATGATGTCTTTCACATCAGTGGTAACGTCCTGGAAATACAGGCACAGTACGGATGACTGGTCGTCGGACAGCTCGAATTTCAGGTAGCGGTTGCCGCGTTTAGTGGTTTTGATTTCCGCCTGGGTGATGATGCCACACAGCATTGCCTTGTCCCCCACCATGTTTTCCGCGTACCGCGCGGGTTTCGTCGCCCGGAAGTAGGGGTTGCTGCGAACAACACCAGCAAACATGGGGTGCGCCACCACATAGGGGTGCTTTCCACAGGACACAGACATAACCATGTCCTCCATGTCAGCGCGAGTTAAATCCTCATCAAAAGACTGGTCAGCAACCATGACCACGCCCTGTGGTTCAGTGTCGAAATCTAGGCCCGCCATAAGATCGCTACTGCTGCTGGTGAGGATGTCCCCAAATAGCCCGTCCCTGATAGTGGATTCGGATCCGTAGCGTTCTGCGCGGGCTTTAATGTCCTGCAGCCCGCCCAGCATGGCGCGGCGTGACTTGTGTAGCCCATCAAAACACCCCGCGAGGATCATGTTGCACAGGTCTTTGTCGCTGGGCTTGATGCGGGCATGGAAATCAACAATGCTGGTGAACTCGCTGTCTTGTCGCTCTTTGAGTATCCTTCCGACTAGTTCAGCTCCGATGCCGTCGATAAGGTGCATGGACAAGACGATGCTGTCTGGGCTTGTGGTGGTGCGGTCAGTGGTGGCGTTGATGTTGGGTGGGTTGATGGTGATTCCGCGTCGCTTCATCCACGATATACAAGCTTTCCGGTTGTTCTTTTTCGACCGTCCTACGTTGTCAAGAATGCCAGCGCCGAACTGTGATGGATAGTAGTGTTTAAGATACGCAGTTCGATATGACAGCACCGCGTAGGCAGCGGCGTGTGATTTGTTGAACGCATATGCGGCGAACGGTTCCAGGATTTCCCACAGCTTTTCACCAAGGTTGTTGCCATAGCGCTGATTGACAGCGGGCACGAATTTTTCCTTCTCCTCTGCCATCATTTCGGGGATTTTCTTTGCCGTGGCTTTCCGCAGGTGGTCGGCTTCCGCGCCGGTGTATCCAGCGAACTTCTGGGCAACCGCCATGAGGTCTTCCTGGAAGCACACCAGTCCGAATGTTTCCTTAAGCAACACCGCCATGTCAGGGTGCGGCAGTCCCTCGTTGACGGGTTTCTCACCGTTTTTGCGCATGCAGTATTCCAGGTGGGTACCCATGCCGAGCGGGCCTGGTCGGTACAGTGCCAGCGCGGCTGTGAGGTCAGCGAATGATGTTGGGCACATTTTCCGCATGAGTGCGCACATGCCGTCTGACGATAACTGGAACACGCCTGAGCATTCCCCTGCCGCCAGCATTTTGTACACTTCTGGGTCGTCGGGAACCAGGTTTGAGGTGTCTACATGCTTTCCGAGGTCAAGGAGGATGCCTTTTTCTGCTGCTTCGCATTCGTCTAGGTTTTCCAGGCCCAACAGATCCATTTTCACGCCGCCGGTGTCTTCAACCCCGTCTTTGTCGAATTGGGTTACCGCCAGCATGCTTGCCTCGGGGTTGTCTTCCTTCACGTCTTTGCGGCGTGGTTTACGAATGGGGAAGAAATTATCAACAGGCTCCGGCATGATAACCAAACCGCAGGCGTGAATACTTTCCGCACTGATGACCCCCACAAAAGAGCTTGCCGCTTCCAGGATTTCCTGGGCATGCGGATAGCGTCTGATTTGATCGCGGTATTTCTGTGAGAGTTTCCCTGACGTGTACTTGCTGGATACTTCCTGCAGTGTCCAGTCGTGCTTGCCCATGATCCCAGGGTTTCCGCCTTTTTCCCCTGGTTTTTCGTTGCCCGCAACAAGTTCCTTTAGCTCCGTTTCGTCACTGTATGACAGTCCGAACACTTTACAGGCTTGCTGTATGGCGCTTTTAACCTGCATGAATGTGAAGTTTGAGATTTGGGCAACACGGTCCTCCCCGTATTTTTCCTGCAGCAAGCGCAGGGCCTTCCCGCGTTTCGCTTTGGGGATGTCAATGTCAATATCGGGGAAGGAAATGCGGTCAGGATTAAGGAAACGCTCAAAATACAAGCCCAGCTTCATGGGATCCACGTTCGTGATGCCCAGCGAGTACACCGCGACACTACCAGGGGCGGATCCGCGCCCGGCACCTACTGTGATGTCGTTTTGCTTCATGAGTTCGCAAATATCAGCGACGGTGTGGAAATATCCAGCGAAACCCATTTTCTCGACAATGCTGAGTTCGTAATCTAGGCGCTCAGCAACCTCTGGGGGGATGTTACCGTCAGCGTCCCCGTAGCGCTCAATGGTGGCGGCGCCGGCGAACACTCTTTTACGCAGAGCACTGTCTTCCGTCTCGCCAGGGGCAACATTAATGTGAGGCATGATATGTCCCGCCTCTTTCCCTGTGGGCAGGGTGAAGTCACAGCGATCCATGAGTTCCAGGGTGTTCTTCATAGCGTTGGGATAGAGATCATTGTCACCGAACTTTTGATGCATTTCCTCCGCCGACATGATATAGAACTGATCGCTTTCAAACTTGAACCTGTTCTGTTCAGCCTTCCTCCTGCCGGTGGACACACACAACAGGGAGTCATGAATACCCGCCTGATGGGGGTGCGTGTAATGGCAGTCACCGGTTGGAAGCAACGGCAGCCCCGTGTCTTTGGCGAGCTGAACCTGCAGCGGCAGAATGCGGGCTTCTTCCTCTAGCCCCTGATTTTGGATTTCAACATAAACATTGCCCCACCCCACCGCATCAGTGAGCATACCTAGCCTCTGCAGCGCCAATGGATAGTCATCCTCCAGGAGGGCCTGGTTGACGTGCGAACCCAGGCAGGCCGTAGTGAAAATGATGCCCTCATGGTGCTTCTCCAGGATCTCAAAATCAACACGCGGCTTACGATAGAAACCCTCATAATGCCCCGCAGTCTGCATTTTCAGGAGGTTCTTATAACCCACCATATTGGTGGCTATGGCAATAAGGTGATAGTAGAACTGCCCGTGACGGTCCTTGAACTTTTGATGCCTATTCTCGGCAAAATACAGCTCACACCCAATGTTCGCTTTCAACCCGTACTTCTTTGCGGCTTTCGTCACATCATAGGCACCAGCGAGGGTGCCGTGATCAGTGTGAGACCAGCCCGGCATGCCGAGTTCGTGGATCCTTTGGGCAATGTCCATTGGTGAAGACAGTCCGTCAAGCAGCGAGTGCATGCCGTGTACATGGTGGTGAACAAATTGGGGTTTCATGCAGGTAATTCCTTTTGGTGGTTTCTATCTAATCATGAGCAGTCTCGGGTATGAATGCGCCGCCAAGGTTGGGGTGGCACACCAGCAACCTTGCCACACACCCGGCGCGGCATTGCGCGTTGTGTTGCGTGGTGCTTTGTTCACCAGATGTCGCCTGTGATGTCGAGGGCGCTGTCTGGGTCGGGGTTTTGTGGCATAACGGTGGTGGGTGCGGGGGCTGTTTGTTCAGGCATGGTGAGGTTGTCGCCAGTGAGGGTTTCTAGTGTGTATTTGAGGTAGTTGTCTGTGGTTGTTGGTACTGGTGTGTGCGTGAGCTTTTTCACTGATTGTAGGTCAATGATCGGTTTGTTGTTGAGGATGAGTGCTAATGGGAATTGGTACCACATTAGGGCGTTGATGATGCGTGCGTCTTTGATGATGATGGTGTCTGCTTTTTCTGCTTGTTCGTTGACTGCGTGCACGTCGAAAACGTCGAGTAATTGCGGTTCTTGTCCGTTGAGGCTGGTTTCAAAGCTTGTGAACATGATGCTTGATTCTTGTTCAATGTCGCCTTCGTATCGGATGTTGAGGGACAGGATGTTTCGACTAGCGGCGAGGGTAGTTGGGTTGATGTGGGCGGTGGTGTGGTTGTTGATTTTGTCTGCCACTTTTTCCCCATCTGCTGCTGCGATGCGGTTGTTCGCATCGCCCCACGCTTCACCAGTGAGGGCTGCTGTACTTTTGATGATGTCGCCACGTAGTGCGGGGTCAATGATGAGCGGGTCAAAGTTGGTTTTGCATGCTTCTACTCGTGACCAGAACTCCCTGAGTGTTGGCAGGAGTTGCGGGATGGTGGCGGTTTTTGTGGTGCCGTCGATGGTTTCGCCACGGTTGATCACCCAGTGCCCGAATCTACCGTCGTCAAAATGCGCCAGCACCACCGCGTAGTCAAGTCCTGTGGTGTGCAGGTAGTACAGTACTTGCGCCCGGTAGTTCAGCGGCACGCCGTTTTGCCATGTCCATGAGCGCAGGGAGGTTTTACACTCAATGATTCCTTTTGGTTTCCCCTTATTGTCAAGCAGGATTCCGTCGGTGTTGATGAGAAGAAAAGGCTCGTCGCCTTTGAAGGTGCCTTTGGCGACTGCCACTTTCTCCCCTGTCATGAGGGCGTAGCGGGCGATGAGGGCTGGTTCCCACATGTGCCCACGGTAGGTCACGCCACTGGTGACTCCTTCTTGTGATTTGGGGTCTTCTGGGGTTGCTTTGTTGAGGATGATGCCTTTTTGGACTTCATATAGGTCTGGTCCTGTGAGGAACACTGGCGCGCCGGGTTTTGAGGTCCAGTGCATTCCTATGACTTTTGAGATGTCGGATCCGCCGATGCCTTTTCGTTTTCCTTTGAGCCATTCTACGGAGAGTTCTGGGTAGTTGTGTTCCAGTGTTGCGGCACCCAGTGTGTCTAGGTCAAGTTCTTTGATGATTCCGGTTCCCCAGGCAAGGTCGTGTGCTGTTTTGGCTATGTGGTCATGTACTTTGTCTTTTTCTTTGCCTAGTTGGGTGCGCACGGCATAGAGTTCTGCTGCTGCTGGGTTGTGTTCTTTGCGGGCTTTTTTCCATGCATCGTCCGCGTCTACCCAGCGTCGGTGAGTGTCCAGGAGTTCACGATAGTGATTCAAGTCACTTAAGAAGGTGTTGAATTGTTCAATCTCTTGTTGTTTCGTGTCCCCTGTCACCTTGTTTTTCTCCTCCGTTATTTGTGTGTTGTCTGGTTTTGTGCTGGCGGGCACCCATTTTTGCCCCTCCATCTTACTTCCTCACACTGTGCGCCACAAGCCACACAAATAAGGTGTACCAGAGAGTTCCCTTATGCTGCCGTCGAGTGTGTAACGTCCCGGCGCGGGCATCCAAGCAGACCGCCATCAGTAGGAGTCAGGCAGACCCACACGCGCCGCCGCGCCCCTACACTCCCTTTGACAGTCCCACCCGGCGTTCAGGTGGATAAAGAAAAGGAAAGGGCGCTAGATGCGGGTGCCGTGTGAATGGCGTTGCGCCTGTGGGTTAAATGCCGTCTCCGATTTCGATGAAGTTTTTGCCTTCTTGGAGCCATTTGGGGAAAGCGAAGCCGGTTGCTCTTCCTTTGGTGAGTTTTTCCATTGGTAGGGTGCTGGCCACGATGACGTTGGCGTATTTGTGGGGGAGTTTCGTTTTCTCTGGTTCAGGCCATTCAAAAAGGCAGTCGGTGACGATGATTGCGAGTTGTGGTTTTGGGTACCTGCGGCGTTTGTATTTGATGCCTTTGGTTAGTGTTTCGGTGATGATGTGCCCCAGGTCGGTGCCGCCAAAGTAGGTGGTTGCCCACCTGTTTTGGTCCATGCCTTTTTTGAAAGGGTTGATGGACTGTTCAACGTAGCGTACCTCTGTGTCCGCAACAGCGAAGGTGATGGGGGTGGCATGGATCCTCATCACTGACTGGACGATGTTAACGCATTCCGCGATGGTGGTTTCCATGTGCGGGATCATCGACGGGCTGGCATCAATAAGGACAGTGTACTCGGGGGCGTAGGTAACCATACCCATCATCAGCGGCATGTCCTCCTGCTGGTTAAGGTTGCGTTTGGCGTAGGTCATGTCGGTTTGACCGTTCATGATCGCCCCTGATGCGGCGCGGGAGATGATTTTGTTTAGCTGCTTTGTCCAGTGGGTTTTGGACTTTTTGAGTTCCTTAATGGCCCACTGGGTGACTGTTTCTGATGGTCGCCCAGCGCCACCGCCACTGATGGAGGTTGCGGCCTTTTTGATGTCCTCAGTGAGTTCTTTGATGACTTCATTGAACTCCATTTCCGATGGTTGCCGTTCCGCGCCGGGGTGGGCGTAGTCGTGTTTCAAATCGTCGTGGTTTGTGGCATCAAACCAGGTTTCGTTGGTTGCTGTTTCCGCCAGGCGCTCCATGATTGAACCGCTGCCCTGCAGCATGTCGGGAACACCATCAGCGCCCGGCGCGCCCGTGGTGTCGTTTCCTGGTTGGGTGGGTTGCCCTTGCCCTATTTGTGGTTCACCTGTCCCTGTATTGTTGCCTGCGTCGGTGTCCGCTCCGCCCCCAACACTGTTGGACGCTCCCCCGCTGTTGGGGCTGCCAGGGCCTGGTTGCGTATCCGCACTACCAGGAGTGCCGTTGGAACCGCCGACGTCGCCGCTGGCGCCGGCCTGTCCATCAGGTGTTGCAGACTGCCCCTCCTCTAGAGGTTCCCCGCTAGGGTCACCGTCTTGTCCTTGCGCGCCCTCGCTGTTGGACTGCCCGCTGGTATCCCCGTTATTGTTTTCTGCCTGCTGGTTGCCTGTATCGTCAGTACCGTGCTCGCCACCGTCGTTGTTGGTGCCCGGCGCGCCGGGTGCGTCGGGGCTGGTCGGGTTGTTGTCTCCTGTGTCTTCTTGCGGGGTGGTGTTGTCGTTTGGTTCGTCGCCGGTGCCGCCGGTATCGGATACTGTGTCATCACTACCAGAAGCCTCATCGCCGCCGTTGGCGCTTTTGGTGTCAGCGCTCCCTTCCCCGCCCTCACCATCGTTTCTGTTTCCCGCTTTGGTTTCCGCCCCGTCTTCCTGAACTCCGGGGTCTGGTACGGGCTGTTGTTCGCTAGGTGAGGGGTTGTCGCCAGTGTGGTTTTCTTCTTGTCCCTCTTCATGTGGTTCTTGCGGGTACTGCTCGTCGTTACCGCCTGCGGCACCATTGGGGTTGTCGGCAGGGGCGCTGTCTGTGTTGTCGCCCTCGTTACCCGCACCTCCAGGGTTGGTGGTGCGGGGTTTGTCTTCTTGTGTATCTTCTGGGTTTTCCGCAGGAGGTGGGGCTTGCTTGAGGGCTTTATCTATGTCTTTGAGAAGCTGATAGTAGGTTTCCGCCGCCTGCAGGGGCGGCAGACCCCAGTTCTGTGGGGTGACAGCGCCATCTGGGATGGGGGGTATGGCGATTTTCCCCAAGTGGTTTTCCGCGTCCGGTCCGAAAGCATGAAGGATTTCGCGTTTAAAATCTGGGTAGTTGGTTTGTGCCCGGACTTGTTGCATGGAGTCGTAGATTTCCATGCTTTTCGCCATTTGGGCGAGCCTGCTCATTTCGTGGTGGTTTTTGTCTATGGTGAGCCTAAGATCCATGCGGCGTGAGGCATGCTCACAGGCGTATTCCATGCGGCTAGCAATGACAGGGAGAGGTGTTTTATGGATGTAGACGGGATCTACGAAAGCATCAAGGTCTTTGTTAAGGACAATGCCGCCGATGTTGCTGGTGGGTTTGATGTGGAACTTGCTGATAAATGAGGCCCACCAGGGGGTGAGGGCGGACATGTAGTTGATGGCTTGGTGCCATTTCGCGGTAGGGAACACCGCATCATCAACAGGGGTGTAGCGGGTCATAATGGCGGCTCCTGATGGATTGTCCTAATGGGTGGGTACATGTTGTGGGCGCGGGGGGTACTGAGTTTCAATGAGCGGGTCACCATGCGCTCCCCCAGCCTCGGGTGAATAACACCGCGCCTGCCACGGGAGAAACGGTTTGAACCTAGTTTCGTGTAGCGGGGGTCAATGACTCTGAGCTGTTCCATGAGTTTAGCCGCATTCACAGTGTGTATAAAATACGCTTTCCCGTTTTCTATCCACCCGTCTGCGTTAAACAAATCAACCCTATTCACACCCGCCAACTGGGCTTCATCATGCGGAGTGGCAACCCACTTTTTAATACGATAACAATACCCCAGCGTGTCACCATCCGTCTCCTCCTGTCTAATCACCCACCTGCCAGTGTCAATATTCCCACCCAAAGGCGAATCAGACAGATCCACCACCGTGGACTCCCACGGGGTTGTCAACACCCGGCGCCACCCCATGTCATACAGCAGGCTCTCCACCGTCACATACAGCGGATCCGCAGCATACAACGGTGCTATATCCCACAAATGTTTCAACAACTCCAGCGACACTGGGCACACCGCAGTGTAAGCGTTGTATCTCTCCACAAGCGGCGATACGGCACACAAATCATCCAGCATCCCCACCCAGGCTTTCTTCTCCGACCCCAGCGACGGCACACTAACCGGAATGCCCACACCCATTTTGTCGTGCTGCCACGGCGCCACAAACGCGCCGCCGCCATGCGGCAAAGCAATATACTTTCGGTATTCCCCACGGTACTTCTGACGGTCCTCACCCACCAGGAAACCGTAGGCTTCCGCCTCGTCGATAATCTGGTTAAACGGCTCCAAGCCCACCACCCACCAGTGAACGCGGCAACCCATCATCACCCAGCCACGCACGCTGAGGATGGTATCTTTTCTCACTACTAGGGAACACGCCCCGCGCCACCCCAGCAGCAGCACTTGATAGTTCATCCTCCCGCGCAGACAACCTACGCGATGAACCCACATCACCCCACACCCGGCGCGCCGCCACCCAGCTTGGTTGCTGCATGGCAAGCATGGTGTTATGCACCAGATCCCAACGCTGCGTGGGGTTTGATGCTTTAGGGTCTGGTATCAGTGGGTCAATCGCACAGTTATATACGGTGGAACGGGAGAGTAAACGGGTGAATCCTACACTGTTGGATCCCACATCAGGGAACCATGCTGCCGCGTTGGCCACGTATATTTTCGCAGCCCCACGGGCACGCGCCGCCTCACTGGAAACGTAGCGTTTTGATTCCTGTTTAATGCCAATATCCACAGCCCTGAACAAGTCACGCCACGTCACGGAAAACGACGCTGACACGAACACCACGCACATGTCCATCATGGATAGTCCACACACCGCAGTCCACGACGCGGCTTTTTCCGCAATGCTCTTATGGGTCACCGTACTGCCACCCACAAGCTCAAACACAATGATTTTCCCATCTCGGGTCACCAAAGCACCATCGCCATGAGACTGGCGAGACTCATCCCCCACAGGGGCATCATAAAACACTGATGCGGGCAGCACCTGCTCGCCCCAAAATCCAGCGATATTATCGGTGTATTCCATAGCCCGGATCATGATCTCAGACATCAGGAGAGTGTGTCTGGTTGCAGACGATGCGTTCGCGCCGGGTGCGTCGTCGAATGTGGTGGATCCTTTGATCATTCCTGCTTCCCAGGATCCGATGGTTTCTAGCCAGTGGTTGTATTCAAGGGTTTTGGTGTTGATGTGCCATAGGTCTCCTATGGTGTGGTGGTGTGCCCATGTGTTGGGGGATTTTTGTACGACACCGGCGATGTAGAGTTTTTTCAGGAGGGTGTGGACTTCCTGTAGGTCGTTGGGGTAGGTGATGGCGGCGATTTGGTGGGTGGTGGCGGTTGCCAGTTGGGTAAGGGCTGCTGTTATTCGGATTGCTTTTTGGGTGTAGATGTGCCCGTCTTCTGGGGTGAGGGTGGATTTGATGGGTTTTGTAACCATGCGTAGTTTGTTGTTGGGGGTGATCGTCATGTGCCTGTGGTTGAGGCTGATGGTTTCCCACGGCATGGTGTTGATGTCACCGAACCTGATGTCACGAATGAAGTCAGGGCGGTCCCAGTATGGAAGATCACCGCAGCGGGAGGCGTTGATGACATCCAGCCCTCCCGCTGTGGTGTAGGTTTCTTTGTCCAGGGGGGATAGGAACTCAAATCGGTTTCTTGCCCCTGGTATTGCCCCTTGTTGTCTGATCGTGAACACGGTTGTTGATTGTAGCAAGGGGCGGGGTTTGGTTGGTGTGGGTTATCGCCTCCTTGTTAGGTGCCGGTTGTGTGTTTTTGCTGGTTGTTTGCGTTTGTTGGGGTGCATGATTTTGATCATGCGTTCTGCGGCTTCATCCAGATCCTGCGAGGACATGACGATTTTCTTCCAGTCCAAGGCATAAGGGATTTGGATGGTACACGGGTCTGTTGTTTCCTTGGCGCTGAGCAGCACCGCCGCGCCAACACCCTGCGGGAACCGTCTGAACACCTCAGCATCGTAGATGGTTTTATCCGCGCCGCCTAATTGCTCCAGGGCGGTTCCAATGTCGTTCGGGTTGGTGAACTTCAGGAGAATGGATGACACGAATGATTTCACACTCTCCGCTGCATCATCGTTCATCTGCTGGAAGTTTTGGTAACCAACGTTGTGAGAACAGCCCGCGCCGCGCCCTTGGTCACGAACGTCCTGCAGAATGTTCATGCCTTCACCATCGGAGGTCTTAGACTCGCCGCAAATATCCTTCACCTCATCCGCATACAAAGGCACGTAGCGGCCGCGTGCCCGCCAGCCCGCGCAGTTTGCCTTGATATGTTGCCACAGCATGTGGTGAATGATGGTGGTGTACCTGCGGCACATGTCTTGTTCCACGAACCTCACAAAAACACCATCATCTCTTCTTACTGGTCCTACGTTGATGATGACGGGGCAGCCGCGCCCATTGTCGCGTCCCTTGATGATTTCATCAAACCCGATGTCACGACGATTAGGGGAGGTTTCAAACAGTCCGCGTGAGTTTTTCAGCGCTGATAGTTTGTTCTGAATGGGCGCCAAGGCATCCCTGACTTTTGCCAGTGACAGCAAACGGTTAATACTGAATGACAGTAGGGCTTTGCGTTCCTGTTCCATCGCGGACATTTGTTGTGTAATCGCGGGATTTTTTGCCTCTGTCATGATTTCGTTCGACAGTCTCTCCAGCTTGGCGTTAATATTGATGCTGCTATCAGCGCCAACAAGCAGATACACCAGCATGGCGATGTTGGGTTTTTCTGACCACACTAGTGCCGCCAGCTCGGGGATAGCCTCGATTTCCTCCTTGGATAGCAGCATGGCGATACTTAAGGCACTGATCGCCACGTCGCGGGACTGGGAACCAATGGAATCACCGTAGGACGAAATAAGACCATCAACCAGGTTGCCGACGTTCCGGGAAATCTCATCAGGTGAAGCCTCCGGGTAGCGCGGACCCTCAATCGCCAGGCGCACATCATGGTTAGGGTCATGCACGCTAATGAATTTCGGATTCATCTCCTCCACCATTTCAAAAGCACTGTATGCGCCCTCACCTTTGGTTTCCAACCAGATCGGATTGATGAACAAATCCTTAGCTCTACCGTCCTCAGCTTCCGAAAGCATACTCATGCCGAAAAAGTGCACCAAAAGTGCGTTGGACTTACCACTACCAGCGTCGCCACCGACAGCGGTACCGAACTCAAGGTCATCAACCGTGGCGAAAAGCGGCTGATTTTTAGGAGTGATACCAATGAAAATCTTGTCGTTGCCGTACCCCAGCAGCTTCTTCTCCAACGCGCGGGGAATGCCGTTGGTGGGGATGCGGGACACCGCAATGTTCGTGGACCGCGCCGACGACACCGGCATACTCATAAACTGCAACAATGGGGTTTGATACAGCGGCAGCACCTGACGGCAAGACGGTGGTGCCACGCGGTTACCCATTTTCTCGCCGCCCGCGTCACTACGGAAATGCTTACGCCACACACCATGCAGAAGCCTACGCGGCGACGCACGCCAAAACGCTGGCACAAGAATAACACCACGTCGAACGTCCTCAGCAAGCCACGCACTCGACATCATCGACATGCCCAAAATGGATGCCAACACCGCCGCAAGGGTTATGACAGTGAGCACAATGACACCCATGCCTACCCACTGCTGGGAAGCAAACAGGATTGGGAATGCCATGAGCCATGCCCACCAGGCAATGAATTTCCTGTGGTACACCTCTGGCGGTTCGTTCTTAAACAGCATTCCGCTTTTCGACATCTGACTGGTCGCCGTATTTAGCACACTCATCGACAGGCTGCGGTCATTTGAATCATTAACCACACCAATGGTTGCCCGCACCACTGTTGAACTAAGTTCCTGGCCTTTTGCCCCTGATTTGGAGAACAGTGCCGATTCGCCCTGCCCCATGATGACTTCCTCGCCAAGGTTAGCGATGGTGAGGGTGCGCTCAGAACCGCGCATGTATTCGACGGTAAGGATAACGGAACCGGAAAATGATTCGCCGCTGTCCTCTTTCTCTGACATCAGGTTCTGCAGGTTATCCATGACGTTACCGATGTGACTACGGTCAACATCGCTGGTGATGGTGCCAACGTTGTTGCGTTCCCTAAACGCCAACGTCAAAGCCCCTGGATGGATTTCAATAGGGTCAACTGGCACGGCAGAGCAGTCCATGCTGCGCGCCCAAGTGGACACCACACCGCTGATGTTGTGGCGCTGGTCAATGCCTAAGAACACCCGCACCTGCGGATCGTCGTAGTCTTTCTTGATGACAAAACTCACGGTTCCGCGCCGCACCCATTTCTTGTCCCCCAGTCCGTTGATGAGGGTGGTGATCGCGGCGACCTGTCGTTGCGCGTTGCTGGATTCGCCCCGCGAGATGCGGCGTTCGTAGACGATCTCATGCCATTCCATCTCGCCGGTGAAGCTGCGGCGCACCCACCCCCACCCGTAGCGCAGGGCGTAACGCAGCGACATCATTAGCAGTAGTAGGTTAATCCCAACAGCGGTTATAGTGGCGCTGGTGGTGAGTATGGTGGTTAGTGTCTCCATGCCGTGTTCTTTCTGTGGTTACTCATGGGTTTTCCTTCCCTGTCGTGGGCGCGCCGCATGGGCGGATTTGAAGGGGTTATGCGGGTACATCAAAGATGTTTTGGATGCTGTTTTTCTGGTCTTGCATTCTTGACGCTTCCAGTTTGGTTAGCCCTTCCATCATGGAAATGTAGTTGTTAAACCTGGGGTTGCCGGTTTTGACGGCACGGTAGTTGATGTAGGCTAGTCGCAGGCGATTCCAGGCTTCCCGGTAGCGGTCCGCCATAACGTCAATAGCTTTATTCACAGCTTCTTTGTGGTATTCGCCAGAAACAATTTTTTCCTCAACAATGTCAAGCATTTTTTCTTGTTCGACTCTGCGTATATTATCTGCCCGTGTGTATTCCGACATGATTCGGGCCTCAATGGAGAGCCTGTGGGCTGCGTCAACATCATCAGGCAGGGTTGCTGACACCACAACGTTAAGGATTGATGCGGCACGGTTCATTTCCGTGATGTATTCGATGAGGTGTTCAGCGACTTTACGTGTTTCATTGAAAACACGATCAAGTGGAACATAGTGATTGCGGTCTTTTTCATATTCCATGACGTGATACTGGTAATACACGCTGATGTCATTCATTTTGGCGCGGTAGTTCCTTGCCCACACTCCGTCACTGTCGGAGAATGAGGAACCATAGTTGTAGATTTTGTCTAGTCCACCCAAGGCTTTTATTGCTGATGACACAGCTCCTGCTTGCGCCATGAGAGACTGTTTTACTTCCTTGCCGGTCAGCTCTAGGCATTTGTAAACAGCGTTGGAGAAGTTGAGTTCAACCTGGTCTAGTGTCATTCCATTGCGGAAATCCATTTCGTTGAGAAGCGGATAATTGTCCAACGCTGATGGTTGGCCATGCTTGTTATGGTATGCCTTAATATCAGCCTCATCATAGTTGAACCTTTTTATCTGCAAATATTCAAGGTACCTGGCCTTATCATCCCACAACTCAAAAGCATCAATGAGGTAGAACATTCTGATGCACCACACGTCTTCTGATTCGTCGGGGCGGCGCGCAGTTAGTTCTGGTTCAATCCAGTAAATCGGGTGCGATAAAGCGCCCTTACTAACGTTTTCAGGAGCCAGTCGCGTTATGTCACGAACAGTACGGGGATAAGGGATAGGGATGAATGGGAAATTGAAGCTATTGATTGCGTATTGGCTTCGTTCAAGGTTTGTGAGCTTATGGAAGGTTCTCCTGAAAGCATCAATTTCTGCTGATGAGTTCAGTTTAATTTCACCTGCTGGTGGAAGTGGTTTGGTTGGTGCCAACGCACCTGGAGTTTCGTTCACTGATAATCCCCTTGACTACTTGATAGTTTTATGCTTTGTGTATTCTATCAACCACCCCCGTTCATTTACTCTTGCAGAAATACTGCATGTCAATAAACGTAAAAACCGCACAAGTAGATTTAGCGAAACAATCCAGAAGTTTTCACATCAACTCGGGATGCATAACAAGCCTTAGTACCCCTGAGTACAAGAAAACCACCCCCGTTACCATGAAGGCTAGAGGAGGGTGGTGTCTACTAGCTACCTAGTATAGCAGATAGCCGTTTTTGTGTCGTGGTGCCAGGAGCGGGTTTAACCATCCATATCGTAGACTTTCCTGCGATTAGAGAAATTGTCTAGCGGCTTGAAGACCGCATGAGCGGTCGAGATGACGGCAAGCCCTATTGTGGCGGCTAACTTCCTCTTCATGAGCGTTTCCTTTCAATTCGATGTAAGTATGAGCCGTCAACAATACCATAGTTAGTCTTTTTGAGCGATGATTTGATGCAGCATTGCTTCTATTCGGCGCTGCCGCTCCCCACTCAGCCCAACCATGATGCTCAGCGATCCCAGCCCGGAGACGAAATGTGCCAGCGGGTTTGAGGCTTTTTCTGATTCGTCAAGGATTTTCAGTAGCAGTGTGACACGTTCCCAGTCGGTTTCACTGATGGTGATTCTTGTGGTGTCACCCAGTACTGCTTCGGTGAGTGAGTACTGCACCCCACGCACAATGGTCCGCTCGTCGAAACCTTGCTCGCATAGGCTTCTAAGCGCAGCGACGGCTTTTTTCGTGTCCCCGCTCACCGAACTGCTCACTACCAAGTCAATATCGCTGTTGCTGGGGTACTCGTTCACCCCGTGAAGAATGACGTTTTCCGCCATAGTCATCGCTGTACGCAGAGAACCCATCGCGTAGCGCGCCACTGATTCTGCTACCTCACGGGGGTTGGTGATGGTGATGCTGTCATCGTCAGCGTTCCAGCGTTCCAATACCTCCGTAACGCATTCCGCCAACTGGGGGGCGCTGAATGGTTTAATCGGGATGCGTGGCAGTCGGGAGATAATGGTTTCTGGGATGTGCTGCACATCGGTAGTGCACAGAATGAACACTACATCCTCGGGTGGCTCCTCAATGGGTTTCAATAGGGCGATGAACGCATCTGGGGTGAGCCTGTGCGCCTCGTCAATGATGTACACCCGAACGCCTCGTGGCACGCCTGTATGTGCGTCAGTGATGATGTCGCGGATCTGGTCAATGCCGCGTTTGTCAGCGGCGTTGATTTCCTTCACCTCAGGGTGGTTGCCCATGTGGACAGCTAGGGCTTGCGGATCGTTTTGGTCGCGGGGGTCGCCGTTGTCGTCAAGTTCGCTTGCGGCATTAAGTGACGCGGCAATGATGCGCGCCAAGGTGGTTTTGCCGCACCCCATAGGGCCTTCGATAATGTAGCCCTGCATACGCCTCCCCTCCCCCAATGCCCTACCTACACCAGCGGCGAAAGCTTGATGCTTCATGTCCTGAAACCGGCGCGGGCGGTACTTTGTCGGGAGGGAGAATTTCTGAACCTGTGTAGCGCTCATCAGAACTTCGGGATTTCCACAACATCATCGGCACTGTCAAGGTTCGCACCCTCACCCCACGGGCTGGGGGTGGCGTACATTGACACCAGAACATCGCCTGATTCTTCACTGTTCATCCCGCAGGATGCCTGGAAGGTGGTTCCTTTGTGCCCGCGATCATAGAGCTTGATGTCCATCTTGCAGATTTTCGCAACCCTCGACAAGATACCAAGCGTTTCGGAAGACCATACGGACAGCCCACCAGTGGGAAGCGCGTTGCCGTTGTCTCCTTTTGGTGTGCCGCCGCCGTTGGTGAACAAACGTGCCATGCCTTCTGCAGGGATAGCGTCGGATAAGTCAACATCAACATGGACGGTCACACCGGCGCCGTCTAGTCCGTCAGGCATGATGGACAACACGCCCTTGTCCCCGTCGATGTCCAGTGTGAGGATCATGTTGTATTCCCGCTGGTCCATGTCAGTGCCGGTTTCTTTGTAGAATTTGTCTAGGCGTTTAACGGTTTGTGTTGCGATACTGGACAGTAGTTTCACTGCGGATTGTGGCACCTGCACGGGGTCTGTGATGTTGCCGCCGTTAACCGGCACAGAGACCGCCGCGCCCACGGTATCGTTTTTGCCCATAAAGGTGACAAGTTCCCGTTGTCCTGGTTCACCTCCCCATTCACCCGCGCTGGGGATGAGCAGCAACTTTGTTTCTTTGTCCATGACGGCAAGCATGATCTGCAGTGTTTTTGACACTAGGCGTGCATCAATGTGGATTTTCACAATGTTCTCCCTTTGGGAATAGTGGGGTGTATGAGTTTTTGCTGTGCGGGACTGCCCCGTACAGTGGGTAAGACACGATTGTGTGCGCTATTTGCCCACTGAGAAACTGTAACACGTTGACGTGTTATGAAGCCACGAGTCTGCCCACCATGCAAGGTGCCGCCATAAGAAACACCCCATCGGTTCCAAGCCACAAGTGCTTGCGATGAGGTGTTAAGAGCTCGGAGATGTGGAGTCTAGAACTTGCCACCGTTCTTGCGGGCACGGTCACTGACTCGCTGCGCGGCATACACAATAGCCTTTTCAATGCGCTCTGTTTTCAGGTCAGCGCCACCAGATGGTGAACGCCCACCACGGAGAAGGTCATCACCAGTGATGCGCATGTCACTTGAAATGCCCTGCATGGTTTGGTTGAACGCTTCCTGCATGTCTGGTGACCAGGTTTCTGGTCGGGAGGCATCAAAAAGCTCCGCCGTTGACTGCACGGCCTGCGCAGCGATCCGCGACTGCAGGTCAGCCATGTTATTGATGGATTGCTGCGACAAATCAACCACATTGGCCTGTGATTCCGCGTTCATGTTCGCCAGTGACTGTGAGGCAAGGAAATTGCCAAACGATGTGACGAACTGCCCGGCGTTGAAGGTGTCATCAGCGGCGTAGTCGTTGTAGTAGTTGGTGGTGCTGTTGTCGTAGTTATTGACAACTGTTCCGCCCTGGTTCATTGCATGGATGAACCCAGCATCGGGGTTTTTCTGAACCATCATCATGGACTCAGACAGGGTTGCCGCCGATAGGGTTTGCCGAATGGTATCTGCCAGTTGACCTTGCCCGGTTGAGATGGCATCGCGGATTTCTGAATCATCGAAACCGTGGATGTGGTAGTGCTCCATTGCGCCACGCAGATTCTGCACGTCAAGTTCCCCGCCGGTGTTGGTGGGGCTTCCTGGGGTGCTTGCTAACACGGCTTCACGAACGGCGCTGGCAAGGTCATTATTGTCCACCAGGTTTTGGGTTGCCTGTTGCGGGATGAAGCTTTCAACACGCTGTTGGGTGGTGGCATCTAGGGCGCGCCCCGCGATTTCTGCGGTGGCGTGATCCCCGTTTTGTTGTGCCTCTTGCTGCATGTCGTAGAAGCGTTGCGCAACCAGCGGCGTGTCCACAACGCCTTGCGACACGACACCTTGGAAAGCGGAGTTAATGTTGCGGCGAATATCCTCGCTCACATCCATCTCATTCATCAGCATTGTGGTTTTACCCACGATGCTGTCCGCGTCGTTGTATCCAACCCTACCCAGAACGGCTTCACGATCTGATGGGGACACATTCGCCAGCGACATGGACAAAGCGTCATAGGAGATGCGTTCGTCGTCGCCCATAGAGTTATGCAGTGCGGATGCCACGGCTTTTTGGTCATCAACGACAACTCCATGCTGAATCATGTCGTCTCTGATTTCCCCTGGTGTGAGCCTTAGTGAACCGAAACTTTGACCATCCAGAATGGTGTCTAAGGCGATCTGTGCAGCGGCGTTGCCGTCGTCTGCCTCCACCTGCAGGGCTTTAAGGGTTGTGGACACATTGTCTTGCCCACCGAAACGCTCCATGATGTCGTTAACCGCGTTAGAATCCCTAGCATCGCTGTTCATCATCTTTTGAGCGTTATTGTCGTATTCCGTCCATGAGGTAGTAGGCAGAGTTTCATCCTCCGGTGTGGTCACACCCAATCCAGGATCCATAGCGGAAGCCATGAACATTCCCTCGCGGGCATCGTCCAAGACATTGCGCCCGTCAAGTCGGATTTTCTTATCACCAAGGGAAACTACCTGCTCACCTAGCATTTTGTCGAAACTAGCGGCATCAACCTCACCGCCTGCTTCCTCCATCGCGTCCAAAAGATCATCAGGAAGGAACGCGCCCGTAGCGCCACGCGCCACGGCATCAGCAACAATGTTTTGATCTGTCTGCTCAAACGATGAGGAGAAACCGTCGTTCTCCGTGGGGATGGCGGACATGTTGTAGGACATGCTGGCGGAACCCGTAGCCTCTGTTTTGCCGTCGGAACGCATGCCAGGGTAGGTTTCAACGAACTTGCGGTCACGTTCCGCCATTTTCTCTGCGCTGTCGGCAAGCTGGGCATCGTCAATATCACCGATGTAATCACGGTTGTCTTGGTTTTGCGATGCAGCCCATTCTTCCCGCATTTCCTGGTCAGTTCGTTTTTTCAGCGAGTCGTAGACAGCCTCATTCCCCTTGAACATGCGGTGCCGCATGTCGTCTGAGGCGCGCATCTCGTTTCCCAGCTGCTCTTCATCCATATTGCCGATTTCTTTTTGACGGTTCAAAAACGCCGCCATCGCCATAGATGATGCCAGGGCCTTAGATGCGTTGGGGAATGCCTTGGAGAAAGCCGCCATCGCTGCCATTGAGGCGACTTTTTCTTTCAGCGTGCTTGTTGTCTCCTTGGACTGGTAGCGATCCTTGTCAAAAACTGAGGTTCCCTTGCGTTTCTTTGCTGCCTCTTTGCGGCGCTTATCCAGAACACGGGGGTCAACTGGTTTTTTCTTCTCTTTTTGAGCAGTGGACTTTTTACCAGTGTTCTTTTCGTCGCGTTTTTTGAGCATTTCGCTGACTTCATCAACGTCAGACTTTTTGCGACCAATACGGCTGGCAGCCTCCAGGGCTTTGGACCCGAACTTCTTTCCTTTAAGCCCCCAGAATTTCGGTGACAAAGGATCTGACAATGGGTGCCCGGCGAGGCTTTGAAGACCGGTGCTTTTCAGCGGGGAACCAACCAATGTGGCGAACATTTTGGACACCAGGGCGGGAACCGCCTTGGCCACCAACACCAACCCCGCCAGGATAAGCATCAGCGCCAGCAAGCGAACAGCGATGTAGGCAAGCCCAAAGCTGCTGCCCCATGTGTAAATGGCATCTGCGGGCACCACCCAACCAAACACGCTAAGAAGCGTGTACACGGTCACCACAAGCGCGTAGATGATTGTGGTGGCAATGGACATGGTGATGATATATCCTGCCAGCACTCTAACTAACTGTCTGATGTTCACTGTCCATTACCTGCCAATTTTTTATTGTTTGCCTTAACTATCCGATTCCTGCCGCCGCGCATCATGAGACTCCTTTAATGGCAAGCCTTGCCATGATGAGCAGCATCATGATTGGAATGATAACAGCTAGGAGAATCGAAATGATGAACTTCACCAGGGCGGCGATAATCCCCAACACACCCACAATAACGAACAGCAGGATCGCACCGAACAGCACCAGAATAGCGATCAACAGCGCTGTTTGCGGGTCTTGACCCTGGATGGTCCTGTAGTATATGCGCGCCGGGTTGTAGCCGTTGTTTTCTGAGAAGAAGAACTTAATGTCAGGGTTTGTTTCTTCTTTGCGTTTCTCATCTGGGGAGTCGTTTTCACCTTGACCAGCTGGTTTGCCCATAGCAACTGCGATGCCACCGGCTGGGGTTTTACTGAAAGCGTCAATGACGGTATCTTTCAGGATCTCGGTGAAGGATTCCGTTGTGACTGAGTAGCGCCACGCCAGGGCGGGGTAGATGTCAGCACCGAAACCGTGATCAACGTTACCTTCTTCATTCACCTCATAGTTAGGCATGACTGGGTTGAGTTCCTTGTCTGCCATTGCCTCGGACCATCCGTCGCTTTGCGCTGGGATACCAATGCAGTGTGAGGCGTTGATCTTTGGTGTTGACCTGCGTGCCACGTTGATGTCGTTATTGTTTTGCTCTAGGAATTTGTTCTTGTTCCCGACGAGACTTTCAACGCCGTCTTTGAGGAAGTTCATGAGACCGCTGTTGCCGTTGCCGTAGCGTTCAACTGCGGCATTGAGGCGTGATCCAAGCTGATTAAAGAAGTCGAAAGCGCCTTTGCTTTCACCCTCAATGACACCCTTGTCAATCCAATATTCGTAGGATTTTTTGTTGCTGGAATCATGTTCTGCGGTTCCCATAGAGTCCACGCCAACCCATTCAGGGTTAATGACTGGGCGGTAGGATGCTGGACCCCATTCGCAAGCAGCATTGTAGAAACGTGATTCGATTTCGGAATCCGAGTCAGTTTCACCAATGAACCTGGAGATCGGGAAGCCTTTATCTTCCGGTTTGATCCATGTGCCGTCGCCGTTGACGTGGATGCCGCGACCTGTTGACCGTGCGGTGTCCGTAGCAAGGTTATTAGCGATGGGTGAGCCTTTACCTGTGGCGATCTTGTTGGGGTCATCACCAACCAAGTTACCAGCGCCAATAAGCGGGGCGTAGAGTCCAGCGGCGCGGGCGATCATAGTCCAGTCGCCAGGGGCGGTACCGCTGCGGCGTTCCATTTCCAGGCACCAAGTATTTCCGCCTGATCGGGTGGATCCACCAACAGCGTAGCGGAATGGTTTGAAATGCACGGTGCCAATGAGCTGATCAAGCTGCATCATGAGCTGTCCGGCGACGTTTGTTCCCTCAATTTTGCCTGAGAAAGCATCGGTGTTAACCAGAACATAGTGCATGCCGTCAACGAACCTATCGCACGATGTTGGGATGGCGGATGTGCCTTCTTTCTCCATGATTTTACGCGGAACGGAGAAAGCAATCGCCGTTCCAAGGTTCATACCAGAATCCACCAGCATATCCAAGTAGTAGTAGATGATTGACACAAACCAGCCTGCAGAGAACATATTCCATGATGATGGGTTGTCCACATCTTGTTTCACTTGGACTTCCTCACCCTTGATTTGCTGCGTCATGACCATCACGGCACTGTCAGATGAAATGGCGTTCTTCCGTGACTGGATCGCCATGAACGAGAAGAAAGCGATGGTTAACGTGATTTTCGCAAACTGCGTTGCCAGCCCACGAACCTTGGAGCCTAAAGTGCCTTCTGCGGATGGGTTGAGGATCCTCACGATACCCAGAACCAGTGTGATGATGAAGATCGCAGATACAAAGGTATTGAATGCCCTAGAGATTTCCTTATCGCCACCAGCGAAAGACAGCATGGATACCATTGCGTCTACTAGCTGCGCGACTGATGTAATCATGTCGCCACCAGTGGCGAACGCCACAATGAACATCAGTAGGGACAGGATCATGCCGCTGATCTGAAACATCAGTGACGCGGTGCCACCAACGATGGTGGCGGTGAGGTTTGGGCTAGCCCAGTTTGTAGGGGCAACGGGGATCTTCACACTAGAAGCCCACCTACCAGCTTGTGTGTATTGAGACACAGCCTGGATTGATGAGGATGTGGTCTTTGCCTTAAGCGCGTAGGCGCGCGGCGATGTGCCCTGGGCGGCGTTTTTGGATGCATCCTGGTTGAAGGCTTTACCAGCGTTGGAGTTGATGTTAGTGTCACCAATCCCACCATCCCCGTCGGATCCGCTTCCCCCGCCATTTCCGCTACCTCCAGAACGACGGTTGCTACCAACTGCTGTAGCGGCGTTGCCGGCGTCGCGGGCGAGCTGTTCTGCTTGTGAGCTTGCCTTGTTTTCTGGTTTTTGAGCTTGTGGAGCGTCCTCGAATTTCGTATCCCCACATGCTTCACGCCACGGGTTTAGAACCGCGTCGCGGCGTGCCTGTGGAGTGTCAGATGCTGGGTAGGAGAACTCTAGTTTCGGACCCTGGGGGTTTGCGCCGCTGCGGATCCACGGGTGTTGAGAGAACTCCTGTGGCGCGACGGCACCACGCACACGCTCTTTCGGTGTGCCGTCTGGGGCGTTAGACCCTGGCGGATCTGGTTCAGGTGCCACACCCGCCATAAGGGCGAAAGCGTGCACCACAGCTTGCGTTTCGTCGCGCTGCAGAAACTCTTCCCATGACTCACGGTCACCTAGCTCATAGTTGGGACCTTGTGGTGTGATGACTGGCCGCCAAATGCGTTGCTGGAAGTTTGCCGTTGGGAATGGCGGCACGATGACAACCCGTTTTGTTTCTGGGTTTTCTGCCGCTGCTTTGTAAAGCGCTTCGATTTTCGCGGCGATTTCCGACGGGTTTGTAGCCATTTTCCCGTCGGGTTTCTTCATCATTTCTTTGGACACGGAAATAATGACGGTGCGTTTTTGATCTGGTTTCAGGTTGTTTTTCCCGCCGCCACGAATAATACTGTCAAGGCCCGCGCGCCCATCCTGGTTGAACACACCATAGGCATCACTATTCCCGTAGTCGGTGTTAAGCCTAGATCCGAAATCCTTCACTAGGGGAGTTCCGTCACTATTGATGTGGAAATTGTTGACATCAGCGTCACCGTACAAGGTTGCCGAGTAACACTGTGGGTTTTCCTGCTGCGCTACAGCTTGCCCAGTGGGGGAAATAACGCTTAACAGCGAGAAGGCTACTGTTGATGCCGCGCCCAGCATGACTGCTGGTAGTGCTTTTTTGAGCCGGTTCTGTTTTTTCCAGGGTTGTGGCGGTGTGAAATTCATAATTAGTCTTTTCTTAGCCCATCGTCGTAAGGAATATTAATTGTTGAGAACTCACCACGTGGGTAAAGCTCATATGGTGTTGTGAATACTTCACCGTGTTCCTCTTCATCCCAGTCAGGGTCATAAGGGGGGACGTAGGACAATGGTTGTGTTCCAATGAAGTTTGATGCCCGTAGTTTAATTCCGTCACCGTCAAGAGTTTTTGCGCGGGAGTAGACAAAGGTTTTTGCGGCGCGCCCTTTGCTGAAACCACCACGGGAAACGTATTGCCTAAATAGGATACCAACGTAGGTGAAAAGTGATTCACCAGTGGTTTTGCGCATTGGCGACCATCGTGACAGCTGGTATCCCAGAAAACCAACTGCAGAGGAGTAGAGAATGATGGGAAATGCGCCGAAAAACAGCGAGTAGATCATTGAGTCTGGGTTTAACCCAATGGCGGCGCGGAATGACAACATGATAAGAGCATTGGTAAGCCCAATTCCCGCGCCCCAGATTAGCCCCACCCATGATATGCGCAGGTGAACCATAGACCTGGAAAACTTCATGGTCCCATCGCCCATGTCGAAAAAGTTGTTGTTGATCGCCCATCCGTAACGGATGGCGGCGTTTTTCGCTTCTTCTACGGTGTGTTTTTTATTCTCTTCCGCCATTTAAGACCCCTGTTGTGACGTGGTGTTTTCTGCGAGTTTTGTCATATATGTGGAAACCCCTAACGCTGCTGATGTTTTCTACCGGGAATTGTAGCAGCATTAGGGGTTTTGTTACTCGCGCCCTTATTTGCGTCAGCGGGGCATCTTAGACCCCTGAAACACCTGTTGAGTTGGTGAACATTTGCAGAGCGGTGAAGCCGAAACGTCCAAGGGTGTTGAGCATCCAGTTGGCACCTTCTGGGTAGAACATCAGGCCGATTGCGATGGCGGAGATAAGCACAACCCAGCCGCCGCCGAGTTTTTGCAGGAAGGTTCCGTTTCCGCCAGCACCAGCGCCGCCTTTGTCGCCTGGTTTGACGAATTGTGTTACACCGAAAACAACCCAACCAACCAGGAAGAAGCAGCCAAGAATTTTAAGGTTTTTCTTGGTTTCGTCGTCGAGGATGATGGTGATCGGTGTCCATTGTGATTTTGTGGCATCCAGAACGATACCGCCGCGTTGTTGGGCTGAAATCATCAGATCTTGCATTGTGTTTTTACCTCCAGGGCGCGTTAACCCTACGTGTGTTGATTTTGTCCTGTTTTATTGTATTTTTTTCACGGCGAAACACCGTGAAAAATTTTCATCACTTTTTGTTGTCTTTTGCGAATCTTCTTGTGAAGAATCGTGTAAGCGCAGGCTGTGATGGTGGGTTAGTTGAGATATTTGTTTTCCTTAAGAAATACTTCTCATATTCAGTGAAACCACATTGCTTGAGTAGTACTCCGCAGCGCTGCGCTAACCCACGAATATCAGGGTGCCCCTCTGCAGTCATTGTCCTAATAGTTTCTTCTAGTAACATTTTCCCTGGAACTAGACTTGGGAAGCTAGAGAAAAACGTCACAGGATACGGGCGCATCATTTTTCTTAGCGCATGAACGTATTCATCAGTGGGCAGCTTATTGAAAACGACATGGATCTGTCCGCTGTCGAAAGAACCACGCCCTTGTGCCCCGTTTTTGATACTGGACAAAAGACCCTGCAGAGTCCTGATGCTTGTCCCGTCGGGTTCGCTGACCACCACGATGTGGTGCGCCACGTTGTAGGTGAGGATGGTGTCAAGGGATGAGTACTCTCCGCTGGTCAGCGACCCGTAGTCAATGATTACGGTATCGCCTAGTGATGACGCATACTGGGCGGATGTAACGATAGCCTGGGCGATGTGGGCTGGATCCCCAACCTCAGATCCATACGCTGACGGGCATGCCAGCACACGGATTCCTGTATCCTTATCAAGAACGTAATTGTCCTCAATTGCTTCTCTGATCATTTGTGAAGTAAATGACCTGCCCTCGCGTGCAGCGGTGGCGCCTATTTCTGCGATTTTCCCAATGTGTTTATCGCCGGTTTTGAAAAGGATACTGTTTTTCGGTGACCTGTAGTCGCCCTCGATTAGCCACACATTGGGTTTCCTCCCACCGTTTTCTTTTGCCGCTTTATTCCGCACAGAAGATAAGGTGACAGCAAGGCCGTAGGCAATGGTAGATTTACCGGTTCCCCCTTTAGGGCTAGTGACCAGAATGATACGCCCTTCCTCACTATTGAGATAGCCCCGGTTGACAACGCCGAATGTTTTTTTCTCCTGCTCGCGTTGAAGCTGGATGATCTGTTCATTGCGTGTAAGGTTGCGCATGAATGGCGGCAAGTCACTATCACTGTCGTTGAACAGCTGTGGGATTTCTTCATGCACATCCGCCCTACGGTGGGCGAAACGCTGGCGGTTATCCTCCGATTGTTCACGCCAATTGTCTTCCTGGGCTTGCGCAATGCTGCGCTCGTATTTAGCCTCTTGGATTTGGTCTTGGCGCTGACGGTTCATCTCCTCGTCGTACACAGCGCCCTGCATTGGTTCGTCATGCTGATTATCGGGATTGAACTTTTCCGGCAGCTCATCGCCAAAGCGATCAAGCCTTTTGGGTTTTCCTTGCGGTTTCTCCATGTAGGAGGGCGTGGGTACGCGCTGTTCCGCGTCAACTGCAAGAGTTTGCTCTAGCTCTTTTTCCTCTTCTTTGGTGAGGTTTCCTTCCATGATTTTCCGGTTGAGTTCATTCATGCTGTTCCCCGAAACCTGTTCCTCCCGTGGGTAGTCGTTCCCTGGTGAGGTGTGCTGCGGCATGACTGGGGTTTCAGGTTGAGCGTGGCGCGGTCGTGACGGTTCTGGGGGCTGCTGTTGGGTTGAGAGATCCATGTTTGGGAGGTTGACTTTTGGACCTTCACTGGAGTTCATCATGCTAAACATGTTGTCGATTTCTTCATCTGACCAGCGTGTTTGCAGCTCAATTTCAGGTGTGGGCTGTTCGCCGCCGAGTCCTGCGATAAGGCGCCGGCGTTTTTCGGGATCCATCCCCGCTTCCCCTGATGTTGGGGTAACAGTGTTTTTCCTGGGGGCTATCCCAAATCGCACCCATTGCTGGATTTCCGCGCCGCTAAGCTCGTCAAAATTCACGTGCTCCCGGTCGGTTTGCTCATATTCCACGCCAATGCTTGTGAGGGCATCAGCGATTTGCCGCAGGTAGGTTTGCCCGTGTTCGCCACGCACTGTTATGAGCAGTGATTTCCTGGTATCCCAGCCGTTTTTGTCGTGTTTATTTTGCTCGAAAGACTCAGTTTTGATGTATTCTTCATCTTCCCCGCCGCCGAAAAACCTAATGTTGGACACATGCACACTGAGTGCGTTGGCGAGTTCGCGTCGTTTCTTTTCTGATTCGGGTTCATTTGCTCCGACAATGACTACCCTGTGGTATTTGATGTAGCGATCTTGGATTCCACTCATTTTAGAAGATGCCCTCTTCTCTCTCTTTGTCTTCTTGGACTTGTTGTTGTGCTCTCATTTCACTTTCAATGTCAAGTGCGGTGTGAGCCACACCCACCAGTGTTCCGTTGCCTGCGGCCTGGGTGATTGTGCGTTTGATTGCTTCTTCTCCCTCTTTGTCTGTTGCACCGAGTGACAGTTCTTTCAGTGGCCACGGACCTGCAATGAATCCTGAGATGTATTTGTAGATGTGGTTGACGTAAATTCCGTTAGGAATTGGTTTATTCCTACCTGGTGTTTTTATCACACCAGCGTTAGCAATATATTCCTCGTACTTTTTGTTTCTTGGAAGACCGGTAACTTTGTAGAAAAGTTCCTTTTCTATCTCATCTTCCATGTTTGTTTGCATGATGATATATTCACTTGCGTAACTGATGAGATTTTCCTCAGTACCAATAAATTCTTTTAGCTCCTGTGTGGCAAGCACAAGCCTGATGTTTGCCTGCCTCCAGGTTTTAGCCTTGGAGCGAACGATACTCATAGCCATTTCTGAATTTTTCAGAACGTGCGCCTCGTCAACGAAAACAACGCCGCCTAGATTCTTGTTGTTTTCAGTGATGGTTGAAGAGGTGAATCGGAACATGTTAGTGACAGATTGGATGGCATCGCGGTTGTCGTCTGACCACTCATCAGAGTTGCTGGTTGTAGGCATCTCCAGGTCGCTTTCCCATTCGATAAGAACAGGCGCGCCGCTGTTGATGAGTGATCTCATTTGTTCGTTTGCCCTGTCGCTCTGTGAGATTGAGGCTCGCCAGAAAACAGACCTTTTCATCTTTGAGTGCACAAAGTCCAGGATTTTATCGTCACTTAGCTGAGGTGTCCCTTTGCTACGGTTGCCCATAATCAAGTCCCAGGAACATTTGTTGTGCGGCATTTTCGCGCGGGCAATTAGTTCAGCTTCCAGGCTGCTTCGACGCAGGGCGCTTTCTGTGGCATCAGCACCTTGTGTGAGCTGCATAGCGTTAATGATCATTTCCGCAAGCACTTTGGCCACCACTTCGCGGTCACGAATGAAGAACATGGGATCCATGAGTCCTGGATATTTCTCTAGGTATTCACGTGACATGTTGATGGTGACCCCGCCTAGATGGTCAAAGAATTTCTTTAGACTTGAATTAGGCTTAGGGTTAAGGAAAAACACAGGCGTACCACCGTAGCGGGTTTGCGCGGCGAGCTGCAGCATCTGCTGAGTGTTTGAGGTCACAGTGTAGTCACCAAGCAGGAAGGTTTTGCTTGGATTGTCAACACTAATGCAGCGGACGTGTTCTTTTTTCCTGTTCAGGGAAATACTGCTAATTCTTGTGCAACTCATCCGACGGTTAGGCATGTGCTGCACGCCTTTGAATTTTTCTCCAGCCGTCAAGGCGCACCTGTGGGGAAACATTGTGACGCGGGCGTGCCCGCCGCCTTGCGGTTCGGTGACAACACGAACGCCGCATGAGCGGGCTAGAAGCTCCATGTCTCTAGTAACGCGGCGATCTTTGATGCTCAGGGTGTAGGTTTTGCTTGTCTTGCCTACAACGCTGACACAGGGGAAATCCATCATGGCTCGCAGTGTGCGGACCCGGATGTTCTCATGAACAGACAGCAGCCTCTCTGGCATGCCACCGTGTTCGTCATACTCTTCCCATGTGGCGTCAGAGGTGTTGGGTTTGCTACGTTTACGGCACTGTGTGGCGGAGGCATTCGGGAGGTAGAAGATGCCGCCTTTTTCCATCATGTAGCGCAGTTCATTAGTGGTGCGGCGCAGCATGAGCGGGGTATCACAGCCGTCGTCGTCCATGACTTCCGTGACGTAGTGTAGGATCTCGTCAACCCGTTTCATGAACATTTTCGCGCCCTGGTATTCGGTCATGTTGGTGGAAAATTCCACCATTTCCCAAAAGTATGGGGACGTGACAGCGAAACGGTAGAGGTCTGGAACGGTTGAACGCAGCCACGCGCGCATTTGACGCGGAGTCAGCATGTCTTCACGGGAGGCTTCCTCCATGAGTTTCTTTCGTTCAGTGCGCACCATTTTCAGCACACCCCTAACAGTTGGGGTGGTGTTGCTGTTCAGCCAGTCTTGATGTGCTTTTTCATCAATGACCAGCCATTGGTGTTGTCCGTCAGAGCGGTTTCTCCTGCCGTCAGACAGTTTCATGTCGTAGACGCTTTGGTGGTACTTGATGGGTGACAGGCTTGTTACCTCAGTGGGTTTGCCGTCCATTCCCACAAGTTTGTCGCCTACCTGCACGTTTCCGAATGTGGTTACCCCGCCGCCGTAGAGTCTGATCTCCTGGTCAAGCGGCATGGCTTTACCCGAACCAGTTGTTCCTGTGACCATGACCACGGGTCCGCCGTTGTATTTGTAAGGCCCGTCCAATTCTGTGTAGATTTCCTTGAACTCGTACCCGCTATCGGACAGACCGATCAACCATCCGCCTGGTCCGCATGGTTTGGATGAGCGGAAAAGCCCACTAAGCGCCAGCACGCCACCAAACATGTTGAGGGTGTTGGGGTTGCGTTTGATGTTGTTACTGGGGACGCGGAAAACAGTGTCTGGGTAGCACGGCACTGTTGAGCATAATGCGGGGTGTTGGCGGGCAAGCAGCGGTGCCGCTGTCAAACCGTAGGGGGCGAGGTATTCTTTGAGTTTTTGTGGTTTGCCGGTCACGCGATTTGCGACGATGATTTCAACATTGTCCAGCATGGCGTGCCCGCTGAGCGCCATGAGGAGGGCGTATTCAGCGTCGGATAGGCGTGCCTCGGTGTCGTTGACTGCTCGGGTGTCGGTGCCGTTGCCTTTCTGGCGGTTTTCCTCCAGTGAGCGGTAGCGCTGCGCGGCGTTGTCGCGTTTGTTCTCTAGGAGGTTTTTCGCTGCTTTTGAGGAGCGGATTTCGCCGCGAATATTCACATGCACAGTGTTAGCTGACGGGGCGAGAATGGCGTTCCCGAAACGTGTTTCCGCATCATTAAGCGGGTTTTTCATGAACATTGATCCAATGTCCACGGGCTTGATGGCGTGGAACATGATCTCGCCGTGTTTCGGAGTGAAGATACTCAAACCGTGTTCGGGGGTGCGCATGAGTGAGGATTGCACCTCGCGCGGCAACCCGTATTTGTCGTCGCCGTCACCAAACCAGGCTGTCAGCAGTTCAAAATCCAGTGGGTTGGCAATGAAGTTCAGGGGTTGTAGACCATGCTCTTTGGCGATGTTTGTGACGGTATCGTGGTCAGCGATGAAGATTTCTGAGCGCACCTCGATACCGGATTTCATGTATTCAATGTATTTGCTGACTTTATTGGCGGCACCGTACACCTCGTGGAAAATGGAACCGGTTTTCAGCTCGAAACCGATGTATCCAAACCAGCGTGGGCGCCACAGCCCTGGCATGCGTTTGAAATAGTCGCTTTGCGCGGGTGTCATGCCGTCAAAGCCTTGGATTTTGTTGGTGGCTTCCATCGACAGGGAGATGTGGAAGCGGCGCCGTTGGTCGCGCCTAACGGATTCTTTCTCATCTAGGGTACGCCCGATGGCATCAATGAGATTCAGCATGAACTCTTGCGACTGCAGCGCCTCGCTTTGGGTGCGGGTCCACTCAGTTTGCACGTTCTCGGGCAGCTTGAAGTACAACCACACGCTGCCGTCGTAGCCCTCAAAAATGCCGTTGGTGCTGTAGAAGTCGTAGGGTTTGGGGTCGCGGAAACCGCCGTTCGCTGTGAAGTCGGGGCCTGCTACTCCTGCGGACGCGCCGAGGGTGTCGCGCAGTTTCGCTTTGCCCATGTCGATGACTGATCCGATCAGTGGCAATGAACTTGACATAGGCTAGTTTGCTCCTTTTTGCTGGTCTACGGGTTGTGGTGCGGTGCTGATTTTTCCTTCTTGCACGCCTTGTTCCTTGTTGGGATCTGGCGTGTTTTCTGGGAGGTCATCAATCTTGCTGCCGTTGCTGCGGGTGTTCGGCGCGGTTGATGGTGTTGTGGATTCAGGGGTGCTGTTCGTGCCGATTTCCTTCTTGCCTTCACCAACTTGGATGGATGACTTGTACTTGTCGAGGGTTTGCCAGCTTCCGCCCCAGTCCACGATCATGGGGTTGGCTTTGGTGGGGTTCAGCATCATCAGGTAGTAGGTTTGCTCTATCGCGTCGTTGACGGTACCGTTTGCGCCTTTTCGGGACAGTCCAGGAACGAATTTCGCCTGGATCTTGACGAATGTGTAGACTTCCTCATCTTTCTTGATGCCGCCGCCGTCGTCGGTTCCGTTGATTTCGTAAGCCCACTCGACTGTTGGGGAACCGGTGGAGCGGAAACCGCCAAGGCCCTTGTATGTCCAGGCTTGATCTTGGTCGCCGGTGACCTGTTTCAGGGACTCAGCGTCGTTTTGGGCGTAAGCACTGGCCCACCGGGAGATGAGCTGCACAGCCTCTGGGCTGAGCTTGACCTGCTTTGAATTAGGCAGCGTTGCGGGGGATGCTATGGTGTCGTTCTCGGAAGACGCAACAAGAGTGTTCTGCGGGGCAACCGTCGGCACGTCAATAAGGAAAGGACGTGAAATGAAACTGTCCTTATCGGGAATAATGATATTGACCGTGAAACTATAAAGATTGCGCCCAATACGTCCCTGATAGCGGAGAACTTCTGTGGTGGGATTCCTGAAAGTGCTCTTGTCTTTCAGGTCCGCTTTCGGCGTGAAATCATACTGCTCTCCCCCAATGAAGGTTAAGTCAGTGACACTGACTGGTTCACCACTAAGAACCGCCGAGTCGTTTTCCTCCACGGTGGATACATCACGAGTGTCAGACCATTTCACGTTCCCCATAAGGTTAATAGGTGGTGATTTATGGGCGAAATAAGAATGAATAACATCTTTTCCTAAATCCTCGTATCGTGTTTTAAATGAAGGATTGTAGGATTTCTGGGCGTATGTAGCCATTTCCTGGTTTTTACTACTCACAACCCATGCACCCCACCCCACAAAAGCAACAGCGCAGAAGAAAGACCCGATAACCACCCACCCAGCAGCCTTACGAGCTTTAGCGGCCGCGCCACCATACCCCCTAACAGTGTATATTCCGCGATTTTCTAAAATGTCAAAATCACTGCCCTCTGGTGGGTCAATTTCCCCATATGGATCAGTCCCCGCTTTTCTCATACAAAACCCTCTTTACCAAACCTTTTGATGAATACTTTTCTAACTGCGAAAAATGCTAACACAACACACTTATCAGTTAATCGAAACCATGTTTAACCTGCGCAAACAGTAAAGAAAAACAAAAGGGTGTGAAAACAAAATCCACCCACCCCACACCCCTGTTTCTAGGGGCACAGAGCAAGTGGATTCGCCGCATTTCACCCGGCGCGCTGGGGTTGTTGTTGGTTATGTGGGGTTGACTTCTCCTGTGGGGGTGTCTGTTAGGTCGGTGGGGATGTAGTCGTGTGCTGTGGTGCCGCTGTTTGGTGTGGGGACTTGTATGCCTTCGAGTGTGCGGGGGTTGAGTGGTTTGTGTTGGTAGGTGGTTCCTACGAGGATGACGGGGCCTGCGTCGGTGAGGTCGTGGAGTTTGGGGTTGGTGTCTCCTGATTGTAGGGGGGTGTTGTTCATGTCGCTGGATGTTTGGATAGCTGCTGCGGCGCTGCGTGGTCCAAAGTTGATGGTGGTTTCTTGTCCGGTGTAGTCGTCTGTGCGTTCTACGTGCCATCCTAGTTGTTGTAGGTCGTTTTTGAGGGTTTCTGCTTGGGGGTTGCCTGGTTGGGTTTTGATGAGGATTCTTGTTGTGTTGCGTGGGGGGATGGGTTGTGTGGTGTTTTGGGTGTTGGTGATTTGGTGGGTGTTGGCGGTGGGTGAGAGTGCGTCATTGATTGTTTTTTTGATGGTGTCCCATTTGAGTGTTACGTCAGGGTTTTGTGGGTTTGGTTCGTTGTCGATGGGGGCGGTGATGAGTCGAATGTTTTTGGGATCTATTGTTGTTGCTTTGCCTGCGAGTTGGAGGATGTCGGTGGGTCCAACACCCTCACTGGTGACGTTTTTGCGGATGCTGTTGAGGGAGGATAGTGTGGCGGCGAGGTTGTGGTTTTCGCGGATCTTGCTGTAGATGGCGGCTGCGACTTGTTGTTGTTGGTGGTTACGTTGAAAATCACTTTTCGGCGTGCCCTCCACGCTCCGGGCGCGTGCTAAGGACAACGCGGTTTCCCCGTCGATGGTGTGGCATCCGGTTTTCGGGATGATGGTTCCTAGTACTTCATCAACTACTGGTTCGGTAAAGCACATGTTGATGCCTTTGAGTGCGTCTACAGCATCTTTGAATGCTTGGAAGTTTACTTGCGCGTAGCGAGTGGCTTCTACGCCGGTGTATTCCTTAATGGTTTTTGTCAGGCATGCTGGCCCACCAACACCGATAATGGAGTTGATTTTCACGCCTTTTTCAGCGGGAACTGTGGTGGTGTTGTATTTTTCTGTGCCGGGGTCGTATTCGTTGCAGGCTGGGCGGTCTACTACTGTGTCTCGGGGGATCGACATGGCGATGACATGCCGGTTATCTTTTGGGATTGCTACTAGCATGATCGCGTCGGTTCTTGTCCCCGCTATTTCTTTGGGATCTCCGTATTTTCCTCCCATGTTTCTGCGGTCATCTACACCAGTGAGCACCATGAACTCTGCTTGTTCAGGTGTACTGGCGGCAAACAGGTTGTTGGTGCTGCGTGGCGCTATCGCACTGACCTCAGCACTGTTTTCATGGTTTGCGCGGTCCTTGATAACAAGAGCACCAAGGGTGGTGGCGAGTGTTGCGGTTAGCGCCACATAGGAGGCTTTCTTCCATGTTTCAGTGCGTTTTTTTGGGTGGTTTTTCTTATGGTGTTTTCCTCCCATGATGTGTTCACATTCTCCTTAAATTTTTTGTTGGGTGAGTTAAGGGCATATGGTTATAGCACCCTTACCATACACCTTGCCCCAGATGCTTTTTACTAGCGGGGGTGAAACAGGGAAAAAGGGAAACGCGCCGGGCGGTGGTGGTTTTTGCCGGGCGCGTTTGTTTGAGTTGGGGTTATTGGCATTGTTTGATGAGTTCTAAGAGTTCATCTTGTAGTTTGTCGCTGTTTTGGTTGTATACGTCTTCTAGATCTTGTGCGGTGATTGTCATTTTTCTGAGGCTGTTGAATGCCAGTCTAATGAAGTTGGGGTATTTATCAATGAGTTGGACGGCTTGTTCTTCCTTTTCTGCTTTTACTTGCACCGTGGCGATACCTTCTACTGTGTCGCTGAAGCGTGCACAGTGAAAAATTCCTGGTCCACCGAGGTTTACTGTGTTCATGATTTCCTCCTTGTTGGTTTTGGCTACTGTTGCGATTGTATTTTCTTGGTGGTGTGTTTGTCTAGCTGGTTTGTGTCTGTTCTGTTGTGAAAAGCCCTGTGGCATTGTTGAGGCTGCGGATGATGGTGCTAGTGGGTGTGTATTCGGTTTTGCTGTTTGGTCCGCATCGCTGCCCTTGTGGCGTGGTTGTTGAGGATAGGATGCCGATGATGAGGCTGCTTGTGTAGACGGGTGCGCCGCTGTCTCCTTTTTCTGAGCACATGGCGGCTTCTGTTGTTCTGGTGTAGAAGGCCATGCCGTTGTCGCCTTCTGCGCGCACTAGGACATTGCTTTGTTCAATATTGCCGCAGGTTTTTCCGGTAGTGATCCCCCATTTGCATACCTGTGTGCCCGGTTGACTGTGGGAGGTGTAGCTAATCATGGTGGGGATGTCGCTTGACAGTCCCATGATGCCTTCTGGTTGGGTGGTGTCGTTGAGTTTTATGGCGGACCAGTCGGAGCTTGGGTTGTGTTCGGTGGAGGTGTCGCCTACGCCGGTGACGGTGATCTGCCCAATAGGTGTTGGGGGTAGGGGGTTGTCGGCACCGTTGAAGATGTACACATGGTCGCCGAGTTTCCCGCAGTGCCCAGCGGTGATCGCCCATTTGCCGCCTTTTTTGTCGGTGATGGTGAATCCTGTTGTGCACAGCGAGTATTGCCCTGTGGGGTTGGTGCTGCTGACGATGGCGATGGGTGTTCCCGCTGGGATTCCCTCGCTGTTGATGCGGTGGGCGGGTGCGGGGCCTGCCGTGTTGTTGTCCGCTGTGGGGGTTCGGGTGGGTGGGTTTTGCGCGATGCTGCTGTGCTCAAAAATCAGCGCCAGACCCATGAAAATCATGGTGATAAACACTGCGCTGGCAAGCAGCATGGTTGTGATACTTGCGATGGCGCGTTGCCGGTGTTGGGGTTGGTTGGGGTACTGTTTCATAGACGCAGGTCTCCTATTGGGTGTTTCCATGTGTAAACACTGGCAGGGCCTGCTTATTGCCTCTGGTGGGGATGATGGTGTTCAGACTACTGTTCCATGCGGTGGCGTTGGCGTTGTAGGCTGCCATGTCTTCCACGAGTTTGCGGCACGATGAATCAAGTTTCGTCCATGCTGGTGTAGGCGTGTCAGTCCACTGTTTTACCGTTTTAGCGGTGACTAGGGCCTCACACATAGCGACAGGCACAAATACCCGTGTCGCCATTTCTTTTTCCGGCATGGCGGTACTAATTGATGTGCCGTAGGTGTCCCTGTTTTCCTTCATCGCTGGGTATGCGGTACGGAAGTTCCGATCAACGTCTTGCGGAACACCAGTACCATTAGTCCAAGCATCGTATTCCTCAATGCGAGTATCGTCATACAGGAGGTAGATGCTTTGCAGGTCATTGTTGATTGATTCCATTTTTTGCAACGCCTGCGTGCGATTCGCTTTTGACGATGTGTCGCCTATCACCATGTAGCATGCGACCCCCACAAGAGTGACGATGAGCATTGCGACACCAACTCGCATGAATGCTGACTTCACTGATGATGCACCCGACATTTCCTTGATTTCTGTGACATCGCGCCCATCATCCAGTATGTCGTTGTTGCTTCTGCCTGGGATGCCGAAAGGGTTTGCCAACTGGTCACTCATTACACGGCACCCCCATTGGGGTTACCGCGTTGACTGTCCACGCGGGTTCAGCGACGGTGTTGTTCGCGGTGGAGAGGAACGAATTGTAGACCTGCCCACCGTCAACCGACGGCTGGTAGCAAAACGACATGATAGCGTCCGCTGCGGTGACGGCACCGTGGGATGTTTGCCACCCCTTGATTTCCATTTTGGTTATCTCATCGGGATTAAGCTTATTGGCGGGCGCGTCGGCAAGCATGCCCCGAACCTGCTCCTCCCCCAGTCGCAGGGTTTCACTCACCGTGGGTTGGGTGGCGTTTTCCACCAGTGTTGCCGCCCGGTAACCCTCGTCCCTGCCGCGTTTTTCCCGACCATCAGCACCGTAGTAGATGTAGGCCGCGCCGATGAGGCTCAGCGACACCCCAATAATGCCCGCCCATGCCGTCATTGCAACCATGTAGGGCGATCCGCCACCGGTGGGGGCTTGTTGCTTGGATACGCGGCGATACACGCGGTTCCTACGGACCCCTGGGGTTGTTTCCAGGTCGGTGTTTGTGATTGCGTTTCGTCTAGCCCTGTGGGCTGCCATGTTGTTTTACCTGCTTCCTTTCCTGCGCTCTCGGCTGTGTGAGGCTTGTCTTCTAATGTTTCTTTTGTCTCAAACAGCCTAGCACTTCACGTAAAAGCACGTCACATACGACGCGCAGCGACAGAAGAATACACCTAAGCAAGGCGTGCCTAAACCCTACCCCCGTTTTAGGTTCCCCAATTAACGCAGAAAGCGATCATAGGGATATGATTTATATCAACCCGCGCGGAGCAATGTCCGTGCAACCCCAGACAGGAAGGAAGTTAATCCATGAAGACACAGACTTTTCAAATTGAGGCATTCGAGAATGTTACGTTGCGTAACGTTTATGAGGTGGAAGCTGAGACACCCGAGCAGGCGTTACGGTTCCTGAAAGACGGGATGGAACCATACAACCCTGTCCAGCAAACCATCCATTCAACGATTGGGGAAGCTGGGCACCGTGTAATCGCCAATTTTTAGCCCAGAACACGGCACCCCTACACCAACCCTTTGGTTCATGACTGACAGTTGGAACCAAAGGGTTTTCTTATTGGTTGATCCTTTTACCATTGTCTTGTTTTATCAATGTACTGTCCTTTGGTGTCGTACCAGTATTGGGCATCCTTGTATGCTTCGATGATGTCTCTAGTGCGGGCTTTGTGTTTTCGTGAGTGCAGGTTGATGAGTCCACGCCGCATATGCCCCTTCATATCGTCGAACGCTTGGACCGCCGCTTTGTAGGATTCGGGGTTGTAGGTTTCGGCGTTTTGTTCGCGTAGTTCTTCTCGGCGTTGTCGCTCTTCCGCGTCGGCGCGGTCCATGTCTGCGGCGCGTTTAGTGAGCGCCATCATGACGAAATCGCGTTTCTTGAACCTACGGTGGCGGCTCTTGTGATCTTGTTCTCTTCTGCGTGTTGATATGTCAGTGTCACCATCATTGGGGCTGAATTTCAGGCCCATCTTGCCAATGATGCTCTTGGATAGTTCCTCAAAGAAGTCTTTACGCTCCTCTGCGGTGGTGCGGGCACCGTTCATGCGGGCTATCATCCGGTAGGTGGTGTACATGCTGGCGATTTTTCGGAAGTCAGAACCCATCTGTATGTGTTCTTCCACGGCTTGAAGCTCATCAGGATCGTCGGTTTCTTCCTCATCTTCGTCGGGGTTTTTCACCTTGTCGTATTCATCCCGTTTACTGTTCTCAATAGTGTTGTTGAATTGTGGGAAGTACTTATTTTTGGGTTGGTCTTCCTCGTCTTGCTCCGCTGGTTCGCCATCTGTTGCTTCGGATTCATCCACAGGGGCATAGTCGTCAAGAACATGGTCTAGATGTTCAACGTATTCACGCAGTTGCTCTTCTGTTGCATTGTCTATTTCGTCTAGGCTAATGCCGTCGAAATCGTCATCTAGGTTACGGTCCACATCATGCAGTAGGTCTTTATCTCCCACCCATGACATGAGTCCCTGTGTGGGTGGCGCTAATTCTTTGTAAATGCTCTGTGCAGAGGAGGCTTCTGCAATGCGTTTGCGGTCCTCTATAGCGGATTTTCGCCCCTGGTAGTTGGCGTTATCATAACCAAAGATTTTTGGTTTGTGCAGCGCCTTTTTCCCGCCAATAGCTATGCCTTTACTTGCTGCCATGTACCTGCCTCCTTGATTAGTTTTTCAATCCCCATAAATCCTCCACAGGTATAAACTGTGCGCAAAAGAGATGGGGCTTTACTTGTTTTATCTAGGGCAATGCTACCGGAAAGACTGGCAAACGGTGCTACGTCACCCACCTACCCAAAACACACCCACCTCCTATTTGTGGTAGAGGATGGGTGCGTTGGCATGCCTAACGCCAGTCGTAACCCTTAAGCGGGTTGCCATAGCGAGTTTGGGTGCGGGTTAGTGTGAACGTTCTGCTACTTTTTGGAAGATGAGCTGTTCAATCTCATCTGCAAGGTCGGGGTTTTCTTTGAGGTAGTTCCTTGATTTCTCTTTCCCCTGCCCCAGCTGGTCACCGTTGTAGGTGAACCAGGAACCGGATTTTTTCACGATGCCGTGTTCCACACCGAGATCAATGATGGATGATTCGCGGGAGATTCCCTCGCCGTAGATGATGTCGAACTCTGCGGTTTTAAACGGTGGGGCAACCTTGTTTTTGACCACTTTCAGCTTTGTGCGGTTTCCGATTGAGTCTTGCCCATCTTTGAGGGTTTGGATGCGTCGAACATCACAGCGCACTGAGGCGTAGAATTTGAGGGCCTTGCCGCCGGTGGTGGTTTCTGGCGATCCGAACATCACGCCGATTTTTTCGCGCAGTTGGTTAATGAAAATGGCGGTCGTTCCTGAGTTGTAGAGAGCGCCGGTCATTTTGCGTAGTGCCTGGCTCATGAGGCGCGCCTGCAAACCAACGTGACTATCGCCCATGTCGCCCTCGATTTCTGCCTGCGGGGTGAGGGCTGCGACAGAATCCACCACGATAAGGGAAATCGCTCCTGAACGGATCAGCATATCTGCGATTTCTAGTGCTTGTTCGCCGGTGTCTGGTTGCGACACCAACAGCGCGTCAGTGTCCACTCCGAGTTTGTGGGCATAGTCAGGATCTAGTGCGTGCTCAGCATCAATGAACGCGGCGATTCCGCCGTTTTTCTGGGCTTGCGCAATAGCGTGAAGTGCCACGGTGGTTTTACCAGAGGATTCAGGCCCATACACCTCAATGATGCGCCCTCGGGGGAATCCGCCAACACCCAATGCAATATCAATGGCGGTGTTGCCTGAGGAGATGGTTTGAATCGGCTGTCGTGTTTCCTCGCCCAGGCGCATGATCGCGCCTTTGCCGAAATTCTTCTCAATATAAGCGAGAGCGCCTTCTAGTGCTTTATCACGCTCAGTTGCCGTGTCTCGGATGTCGTTCTTTTTTGCCGCCATGTTGTATGTTCTCCTTATTTTTTGGCGTTGCTGTTGGGTTGTTGTGGTGTAGTACTGGTCCCCCAGTTCCCTACATTCACCAGCGAGGAATCTGGTGATATACAGGCTCTCCTCAACCAGCGCTCCAGTAGCGTTTCGGCATTCCTGCATGATGAGCCAGTCGTGTGCCGCGTCGGCAAGGACGTGTATACAGTCATCGTCAAGCACGGTAAAAGACGGCACGTCCATTCGCAGGGTGCGTGAAGCCCATTCTAGGCGCGTGTCGCGGTCGTTGATGCCAGCGCGGCGCAGCAGCGCCATGAGGTTCTTATAGGCTGCTGTGGTGCGAATGGCGATGCTGGTTGCGTGACGACATATCGGCACTGTCGGGGCCTCAGATACCGTGGCGCTGTCACTGCGCAGGGTGGGGGCTGTTGGTGATTCCACAATGAGCATCATACTGTGCCGAGCAGACACTAACCAACCAGCGCGCAGGAGTATCCGCACCGGTTTTCGAGACAACACGCAACATTGAACAAAATAAAAAAGCCCCCTGCTCCTTATAAGTAGCAGTGATAAGGAGCAAGAGGCTGTTGACCAACTCATGTTTTCAGCAACTTTGATTTTACACGCTTTTCCAACTGATTCCTTAAACCCAGCATAAAAAGTGACGGAAATAACAATAATTAATGAAAGGTGTCCCGAAACATGCCCGGCGCGGGTATGTCTTTTCTGCTTTATTGGTTGTCTGTGATGGCGTGTCTAGTATGATGGGTGGTGTTTGTGTTGATGGTTGTTGAGTGGGGGCGGGGTGGTTATTGTGGGGTGTATGGATTACATGGATGAAGTGACTTTGGATGTTGATTGGTTACGTAACCAGCTGTTGGAGCGTGATTGGGTGAAGGTTGACAATAGTGTGTCGCCCACGATTGAGGTGTGGGCACCGTCCGAGAAGTCGCCTATTGTTTTTGATAAGTGGCGTGATGATGTATATGTTCAATTGTCATTGAATCGTGATGCGCCGGATCATGGGCAGATTATTCGGCATGCGCGTTTTGTGTTTTTTGCGGTGACTTACGGAATGCTGGTGGAGCCTTTACACATCTCTTGGTAACAATTTCGTAACAACTGATACGGTGTGTGTGATACGTTCATCAGTGAACGTGATACTTAATCAATCATCAAAGCAAGGAAAAGTAAGTTTGCGCACACTGAAACAAAAAGCAACAGCATCTATCCTTTTGGGGGCTTCCCTTATTTCCATCCCAGTTGTGGCTTCAGCTCAGCCCGCCCCCGCACCGGCACCCACGGCACCAACAATCACCGTCCCCACCCAAAACGGTGACGTAACGATTCCCGCCCCACCGGAGCTTGTTCAGGCTATCCCACAAGTGCAAGCCGCCGTCAACAACGCCATTGAGGAGCAAAAGCGCTACCAGCCTATTGGTGATGACTTCATGAAAAGCCTTAATGACGTTCAGGTAGCAGTCAACAACGTTGTCAGCAACCAAGGCGACACAGTACACAATGCTGCTCTGTCGTCACAAACCACCCCTGCCGCTGGTTCATCTGATGCCGCTGGTCTTATTGAGAGTGACAATGAGCTAGCAACAAGCATTGTCAAAGAGGCAATGAAGTATCTGGGGACTGACTACGTGTGGGGCGGTTCCAGCCCTAGCACTGGGTTTGACTGTTCAGGTCTTATCCAGTGGGCCTACGCGCAGCACGGCATCAGCATCCCCCGCGTCACATACCCACAAAACGCTGCAGCTAAACCTGTGGCACGTTCCGACGTGAAAGCTGGTGACCTAGTGTTCTACAACCGATCAGAAAACGGGCCGGAACACGTGGCCCTTGCCATCTCCCCAACACATGTCATCCACGCCCCACAAACTGGTGAACAGGTGAAAATCTCCCCTATCGACATGATGCCTGTTGACAGTATCGGCAGGTTCCTCTAACCCGTCACATTCTGTCTCTTCGTCGCAGCGGCGCGCCGGGCCTCTATCATTGTGTGGTAAGGCCCGGCGCGTTTTGTCGTTGTTTCCCTAGTTTATCGGTTCGTTGTCGCGGCGAGTAGCGCTAATGGGTGGCAAGGCGTAGGGGGTGGGTAGGCGTTGTGGTGCTCCCGTCTTCTTCTTGCCGTCTTCTGGGGTTTGGTTTTTCATTCGTCGATAAGCCATGTCAGTGTTTCGTAGAGGTCAAGCAATTCTTCTTCCTTGAAATTGGTGGCACCTGCTTCACTTAAGTCGCCTTAATACGTCTATGGTATGGGGGCGCATTTCTTGTTCTACTGTGTTACGTTCGTCACGGAGTTCAGCTGTTGTGCAGGGGGTTAATGATAGTATGTTCGTCATCACATCTCCTTATTGTTGAGGTAAGTCATCCATTTGTTTTGGTTTCAGCCTACCGACCAGTCAAACCCACCAAAGGCACTACCCTTGGTGGCTCTTGTTCTGATTAAGCAATGGAGGGCTGACGATGAAGCTATAGCTTATTGTCTGCGAAATCATCTAGCCATAACTTGATGTCTTTCCGATCGTCGGATCCGTAGCCTTCTATAGCGTTTTCGGGATCCATGTCACCGTTAGGGTATATGGTCGCTGTCCAACCACCCTCTTCATCAATTCCAAAGGCAAAAACACTATCGTCATCATAGCGGGACACAATCACGCATTCGTAGTCAATAACTCCCTTGTTTTTGATTCGTGCGCGGAGATTGTCGTATTCCTCATTGATGGAATCCACTGCGTGGGTGTGGTCGCCGTAATCGCCGTGCTCGGTGTACCAGTTCTTTTCCTCTGCTTTCAGGAAGTCCTGCCATTTGTCGCGCCCACCAAAGGCTTTGTCAAAGACGGGCCAGTCCTTGGTGTTGTTGGTGTCTGCCCATTCGCCGCCGCTGGTTTTCATGCCGACCGCGCTTGCCCGCATTGCGAGTGACGGTGAGGCCCCGCCGTCGCCGTCTGGGTCGTATCCCATGATGATGGTGTTTTCTTCCTCTGGAGTGTCTTCTTCTGTTTGTAGGACAGCGATTTTCGTTCCACCTAGTTCACCTCGGGTCCAGCTTTTCGGCGCGTCCTCCCAGTCCAAGTCTTCCAACACGAACAACGGTTCATTGTCTGTGGACTGTTGCGGCGCTGTAGCTGTGAGGCTGCTGTAGATACTGCCTGCGCTTGCTGCGTTGCCGATAGCCCCTGCAGATGCTGTTTCCCTTCCTTTGTAGTTGGCGTTTTCCATGCCGAAAATCATCCTTACGCCAGTGGACTTCGGCCCGCCCTGGGCAGTCGTTGCCATAATAAAAATCACTCTCCTGATGGGTGACAATTTACGAAAATACGTTCTGGTTTTCATCGTACTAGCAACCCCACTAAAGCGGCATCAAAGCTGACAACCCAACACCCCAAAAGGGTGGGGCGATGAAACACCTATCCCATGTGGACTAAATACACAGCCGTGAGGAACGACACGGGGAATCCTACCTACAGCAGCACTGATGGTGTTCGCATAAGGAAAACCCCGCTCTCCGGTGGAGGGCGGGTCAGCTATGGTGTCAATTATACCACACCAGTGTGGGGTTGCGTATTTCTGGGAGGGGCATTGGAGGTGGCTGTTTGTCACTGCGGGCGGCGCAGCTCAAATCACGGTAGTAGTCGTTACCGGTGGCGCAGAACTGCAAGAAACAATCCACCTCGTAGACACCTGTAGCGATGGTGTACATGGCGGTTGTGTCTGTGTAGTTGTTGTGGTGCGTCACGGTAAAACTATCATCATTGTCACCAGTGGTGAACTCAGCAACCGATAGTGGCTCACCATCGCTGTTCATTTGTGACAAACATTCCACACGAACACATTCTTCTCCCGTAACTTCAACCAAAGCGCGTTTCGCATTGTATATATGGTCATACTTTGCGATACGTTCAAAAAGGTCATCTAGTCCTTGATAGCGCATCTCGCCGTCTACTACATGCATTTTTCTTCCCTTCTTCATGCGTGTTGTTGTTTGGGTGTTTTATTGCCAAACCAATACTACATCAGTTTTGCTACGTGATCGGTATTGGGGGTATACCTTCACCCCCGTCGGTGCGGTGTTTTTTAGGCAATGGTGCGATTATGATTCGGTTCGCTGGCGGGGTTGAGGTTGACGTGATTCGCGGGAGCAACCGCGCACCAAGAATGCGGAACACCTGCATTAGGTTTACCCAGCCCTTCCGTGCTTCCGCCCTTTCTTTTTTGGTTGCGTTGTCACGGCACTTCTGGATTCTTCCTATTTGTTTTCTTCATAAAAAACAGGCATTCCCCTTATGTGGGGTATCTGCCTGTTTGGTTTGGCACGGGTGGCGGGGCTTGAACCCGCAACCTGCGGTTTTGGAGACCGCTGCTCTTCCAATTGAGCTACACCCATTTATGACACATATGAACAGCCTTTATGGCGTGTTTGTATGTGTCGTGTGACCGGTGGGATTTGAACCCACACCACCCAGGATCACAACCTGGTGCTCTGCCATTAAGCTAAGGTCACCACGGCTGCCTTAGCAGCGTGAAGAAAATGATAGCACACAACCGACACAAAGTGAAATACCTTCACCTGGTACATCATTCTTCTGTTTCCTCTTTCCTGTGACACCCCGGCAACCACGAGCGTGTTTGTTCAGTCGTTATTTCATTTCTAGGGGTGTTAATCAATTCCCCAGTAAAGTCAATAACCCCAGCGATTTGCTCCTACTTTCGTAGTGCAGGGATCGTTCTGGGGCTTTCAGCAACCAAGAGTATCATACTCATAGTAAATAAATCCAAGAACAGTCCACAATCCGCTATACCACTGGGTTTTATCCTGCATGAGCGAGCGCCCACCCAACGCAGGGATTGGGCACGCGCTCCTAGTCTAGCCCTAGTTCTTTTTTGAGGTCATCATGCGAGATTTCCTCCACTTCCTCTCGTGCCGCTTCTGCGGCGCGGATGTCTTCTTGTTCCTCTTGGTCTGCTTCTTCTACTAGGCATAGGCTCGCCCCGTTAATAAGCAGCTCATGTGGCGCATGGTAGATGATTTCATCTGGTGTTTCCTGCATGAAAACCGGGAGGACAATGCCGTTAAACACACCCCGTGTCACCTCACAGCCAAACGTTGTCTCCGCACCAGTTACAGGGCAGAAAAACGACACACCCACGGTGTCGCCAAACATCAGGTAATTCCGTTTACCGTTCCAGTTATCCAGGGGCAGTGCCTTGATAATGGTCTCCGCAAGATGAAGCTGCGCGGGGCGATCCCACTCGCCGTGCGATGTTACGTGCTTTTCTGTCGTGCATCCACGAAATGTGCCTGTTGACTGTTCGCTGTTGTAGTTGCGTGTTGTTGTCATGAGTGGTCCCTTTCTGTCTGTTGTTTCATGTCAAGTAGTTGTGTGAGTGCGTGCGCTGCCTGTAAGGGTATAACACCGTTTCCTATTGCTTGTAGTTGCCCTTTCCTTGATATGTCTACACCTGTTACATGCCCTGGCGGTAGCCCCATCATCCATTCACTGAATTGTGCATTTAGCCGTGGTCTTCCATTACGGTTCGGCTCGACAGGGCATGGCGCCGGGTACCCTGTTATTTGTTCCCATTGCCTAATGGCGGTTTCGTACTCTCCCCAATAATGTGGGGAAAATACGTTGAGATCGTTGTGATTGCCGGTGACTTGCGGTTCGCATCGCCCTTGTTGTCGGTGCGACGCCAGTCCGATGCTGTTGGGGTTGGAAGGAGCTTCACCCCCACCACTTCCACTAGGTTGCCGTTGTTCTTTTCCACATGCCGAATCGCCCCAGGGGCGTTCATGGTGGCATTGTGGTCCGAGGCTCGGGGTGTTGGGAGTCCACGCCAAGATGAAGAGACGTTCACAACGGTGGGGCGCTCCGATGTCGGAAGCTCGTAGGAGCGTCCAGCAAGCATGATACCCCTCCTGGGAAATTTCCCCGAGAACGGTATCGAACCCCATAACGAGATGTCGCTGCACGTTCTCCAGGAACACGTATCGTGGTCGTAGATGGCGAATGGCTCGCCTAACCTCGGGCCAGAGGTATCGTTCATCATGTAGTCCTTTTCGTTTCCCAGCCTGTGAAAATGGTTGACAAGGCTCATGGGTAGCCCGCAGTCAAAATGTCAATTTGCGGGCTACCTGAACCTCCATTCTTTGCTTTGTGAAGTCTGGTGTGCTCAGACCAGTCGATCTCCGTCACGTCCCCATAGTTGGGTACTTCCGGCCAGTGGTGCTTGAGAATTGATGAGGGGGCTTGGTCGCATTCAACGAACCATGCAGGGTGCGCGTTGGGGAACACTGCTTGTACCGCCATGTCCAGCCCGCCGTAGCCGGTGAACATGCTGCCGATGGTTACATATTCCACACCCGTACCACCAGTAGTTGAAGGAGTGACGGGCGCGGGAGTGGTGCCGCTACTAGGGTGTGGTGGTTCACTAGGCTTCATCATGTGCGGTTTTCTCGTCATAGAGCTTCTGAACAAGGGTTTTAATGAACCCCTCGTCACTTCCCGCGCATAGCTTTTCAGGCGTGCCTACCTCATCGTTGTCCCCGATGCTGTAGCGCACAGCCTCCCATTCATACTTGTCTTTAAAGTTTCCACTAGGGCGGACCATGATGTATTTCCCGCTTGATTCTTGCGTGAAAATGAGGAAATTCGACACCTCCCGCAGTTTCTCAACACCAAGAAAACGGCAGATCCCAGCTGAGTTCATAAGGAAACGCATACTGCGCCCCACATCGCCATGACCATTGTTGATGATGTTGCTTGTCACTGCTTTCAGTTCTTCCCTGGCGGCGAACTCTTTTACCTGTTCAACAGGTACGCCGAAAACGTTTTTCCATTTACTGACGTTATGAATGGATTGTGCTAGCAATTCCTTGCCGTGCTCGCCGTGCAATTTGGTGACATAGAAACTGGGGTGACCAGGGTCGTCCATGTGGAAAACAAATTTCAGTTCGACAACAGGAATTGTTTCCTTTACGATATAAGCAGTTTTGCTTAGTTGCTTCTGTTTCTCGTTCAGGTTTGTTCTGAATGGGAGGGAGTTGATGTTGATTGTTTCTTCTTTTTTGCTCTCTGTCTTTTTGAAAATCATTGTTATTCTTCTTTGTTTTCTTTTTGCGTTGTTGTTCGTGGTTTGACGAAAACAATCCAGTGCGTTTTCGCTTGTTTACCTGAGCGATGACCGTAGAGGGCGGGGACGGGTGACAGTTTCATGATCTGCGAGACTGTTATTTGGGTCTCATTCCACTTGAATACCAGTGTTCCGCCCTCGCGGAGCACTCGGAAACATTCAGTGAAACCTGACCGCAGGTCTTCTCGCCAGTTTTCGCCCAGCTTCCCGTATTTTTGGGCAAGCCATGATTTCTCGCCAGCTTTAACCAAATGTGGCGGGTCAAAAACCACATGATCAAATGTGCCATCATCAAACGGCAGGCTACGGAAATCCGCCATCATGTCAGGGTTGATGCTGAGTTCCCTGCCGTCGCACAGCTGCGTTTCGAGCTGCCGGTTGTCGATAAACAAGGCGCGGGCATCCTGCTTATCGAACCACATCATGCGACTACCACAGGTCGCGTCCAAACACTGCTTTTCGGCAGCATCGGTTGTTAAAACATCCATTCATGTACTTCCTTTCTCTGTGACAGGCGCCCGCGTATCGCCGGCGTCTCTCACCAGGAATAATAGTGTCTGTGTCAGAGCAAAGCAAACGGGGGTAGTGGTGGAATAAAATAAAAGCATTATTGGTATCAACAGCAAGGAACCCATAAAATATGGCTCACGTCACTACTGGAAACACCCCCACCTCACCCGAACCTGACCTTACGGCTTTCCCTGTTTTGCCTCACGGTTTGGTCTTCTCAAAGATCGGACAGCAAACCCATATGCTTTCCCATCATGAAGGCAGGTTTATCCTCGCAACCGGCAGGAAACCCCGCAGTAACACCACCATTGTGTACGGCAGGGCAACCCGCCCCATAGAGGTAAATGAGGGTGATTTCGTAAGGCGCATCATCATCTCCTTCTTTGAAGACGATGCGCCGCTTGCCACAGGAACGGTCGCGTCCGATGATGTTATCCTCGCCTCACAGGCGGATGTTCCCAACACCCACATCGCGCATGGCGTTGATGATGAAACAGACTTGCCGACGCTCACTATCACTCTCTATGTCTGTGACACATGCGCCGCCGTGGAGCCACCAGCCCGCAAGGAAGCGGAAATAGCAACCTAGAGAGCCACCCCCGCTTGCGCAAAACACCCACACTTCCCTGTTATGGGGTGTGGGTGTTTTCGTTGGAGGCGGAGACGGGATTTGAACCCGCAACAAACTGGTTTTGCAGACCAGCCCCTTAACCATTCAGGCACTCCGCCAAAGTTTACGCCATTTACCGTAAATCGATAAAGCGCAACAGCCTTACATCATAGTCTCCTTTGTGGGCTAAGTGCAAAATAAAACACCCCCACCACCCCTATAAGGAAGGGGAGGGGGGTGAATGTATGCTTTTGCGTCCCGTCCCTACAGGGTACTTAGGCCAGGAACAGGACATTGAGGGTCCGTTTTAGTCCCCGCCGCCCCTGAGCACGTTCATGATGTTGACATACAGCCACACCAGCGTCACAGCAAACCCTAGTGCAATGCCCCACGCAGCCCCACGCGGCATGCCCTCCGCCACGGCCTGCTCGGCTGAATCGAAATCCAGGATAAGACACAGCGCCGCCAGCACAATACACACCAGCGAGAACCCAATACCTAAAGCCCCACCAAATAGTGGGTTATATCCAGTGAAAACACTGTAAATTGCGTTTACCAGTGACACAGCCAGAACGCCTAAGAGCATGACGATGATGAAGCTTTTGAACCTTTGTGTCACCTCAATGAGTTTCATGCGATACACAATCAGCATCACAATAAAAACTGCGATGGTACCTAGCAGAGCTTGCCCTACCACCATGCCCCATTTGGCGGTGTAGGTGCTCGCAATGACGGTGGACATGCCGCCGAGCATCAACCCTTCAAAAACAGCGTAGGCAATGGTGACACCAGCGGATTCAAACTTGTTGCCAAATGTTGACACTAGAACCATGACCAGCGCCCCAATAGCGCCAATCAGGGACAGAAGACTCGCCAAAGGAGGTACCACCCATGCCAGGGCAAAGTTAGCGGCAGCGGAGGCGACGATGATTCCTAGCGTGATGCTGGTTTTCTGAATCACGTCATCCATTGTGACGGTGCCGGTGTTGCTTTGTCTTAGTGAGCGGTGCCAGTCGATGTTGTCTATTGATGAAAAAACAGGGTTTGACATCTTCATTTTGGTGCTCCTTTAAAGTGTTTATCCTTGCGAGAAAATGCACATGAAGTGCAGAAAAAGCGTACCACATGCAAACATCCGCAACCTCTGCATGTGCGACGAGGATTGCGGATATTGGGGCGCTATAGGGCAACGCCGCCGCGCGGATACAAGGCTAAAGGATTTAAACCAGTGTCACCATTCCTGGTCCGTTTTACTTGCGTGCGCAATCTGCTTTTTCGCGGTGTCGGTTAGCATTTCCGCGATCTCCCAGAACTCTTCCCTATCCATTTCCGTGCCCATCAATTGCGCCTTTTCATAGCACCTCTCCAGAAACAGTTGCTTACTTTCCTGCTCGTCAATTCCCCCGGTATGGTAGCTCCAGCCCCCTTTCCCGCCGACGTGGTAAACGAAATACCCATCTTTATCAAGCGCGATCATCGCACCAACATACACATCACCGATATTAGGGATCGCCGCGTAATTGTTGTATTTGATGGAGCATTCATTAAAAAATCCACCAACAATTTCACTATTGATGAAATCAGTTTTTACGCAACTGACGTTGTCAACTGTCGATGCTCGAAATCGTGAATCATCCACAGCGTGTATGGATTCCAGTAAAGAACTAGTGATACATGAGCTTTCACAGATGCAGCAGTCCCTAACAGTAGATTGTTCAATAGAAGAACCAAACACATTTGATTTCTCCACTTTTGAATCGTGGACGATTGGGCACACTGATAATAAGGAATCACTGATAACAGAATCGCTCACATGGCATGATGCCACGGATGATTCGTTCAATATGATTGAATTGGACAGCAATGTAGCCCTTCTAGGAAGGGTGCAGTCTCTGGCATAAGAACCTGGGAACACCCACGAATCAATCTCAATTAGCGAACGATGCCCAACCAGTCCGCCTTTATCGCCTTTCTTCACCCCAACCTCTGGCACATCAGCTGCAGCGACAAGCCGCTTAAGTTCAAGCCAATTATCATCACTAATAACATCATGTGTCATGCCTTTGGAACGTGGCTTTTTGCGGAACGCAATGGCGGCACACCACATATCCAGGAACTCGCGCCAATCACAAAACAGCGAATCTAGGGTTTCGCAATGCTTGTCATTGCTGCTATCCCATGTGCTGACCAAACCACCCTTGTCATGCGTGAGATGAACAATCATAACTGCGTTGGGCTGGTCTTTAAAAATGTTAGCGTCCTCTACACATAGATTAATCTCTGCCTCCCTCTTGTTCCACAAGACAAACGGTTTGATAGTCTGCGCCCTCCATATGCCATCTTTCATTTTTGTGTGAAACAAGGCGTTCCCGTAAATCATGTCTTTCATTGCCTGATACGCTCTCTTCCCGTTTTTGCTTATTGATGAATGTTTTCATCTGTTTCGAGGTTGGAATCTGGGATGCCCTCAACATCGCCTTGCGTGTCACTTCTCAATGAGACTTCTTCCGCCACGGCATCGTCTTCTTCATTGTCGCCGCTTTCCTCGCCTGTAGAGCCTTCTGCGCCCGCGTTGATGATTTTGCGGACCATCCCCACTAAGACGATGAAAGCCGCCGCTACGGAAAGATTAGCGACGATAGACGTGTATTCCTGCGGAACACCCAAAGCAACGAAATACTGCCGCGCCAACGCCCGGAAAGTGTACAGCCCCACAACAATGACTGTTGACGCTGCGAGAGTGTTAATACCAGCAACACTTCCCTGGAGGGCAGGGAACCGTGCGATTCCTGTTGCATCAGGGTCAGCGGTAGCTGGCATGTCTTTCACCACGTACACAGCAATCAAAAAGCCAAACAGTGCAACGGCAACACACATTGATTTAATGATGTCACCCTCTGCACCCAACAATGACGCTGCTGAGGCAACACCAAAAATCACCACACTAGTAATCACTAACATTACAAACGCGGCGATTGCCGCGTTGATTGGTCTACGATTCACTAGTTAATACCCCTCATGGGCCATGCCGTGCTGATGTTCGAGGTGTCCTCACCCTTACCTTCTAGATATTTCTTAAAGCTGATCTGCTTGTTGTAATGCCAGGAAGCCTGCGCCTCCATAAGCTCTTCCATCGGCATTTCTGTCAGCTCAGGGTATATACGAGACAGCTTCCACGCAATACGAGCCGCCGCCAACGCATCAGACTGTGACTCGTGGGCATTTTCCAGTGATACGCCATAGTGGGCGCTCACGGCCTCTAGTTTGCGCGCGCCCTTACGATAGGGGTCTTTCGCGCGGTCAATCACAAAAGGATCAACCACGCCGCCCCTAACAAGAAATTCACCGCCCGTAAGAGCGTTCAGCACGGACAAATCATAGGGGGCGTTGTACACGATGAGCGTGAAACCATGCTCCCACCCCTCATAAATCCGCTCTACCGTTTCCGCCACCACCGCATCGTGCGGCGCTCCATGTTCACGAGCATACTCTGTGGTGATCCCATGTATATCACTGGCAGACTTGGGGATCTCCATCCCTGGATCGGCAAGAAGATCTGTTGTTTCCTTGTTGCTTCCCTCAATCTTAATGAGAGATGATGTGACGATACGGGCTACAGCTGGGTCTACGCCCGTTGTCTCCAAATCGAAAGATAGCATTTTTGCTGGGTTGAATTTTTCCATGTCACCAACATTAGCCAATGGGGTAGACGCAACCAACAACAACCCCTCCCAAATGGGGGTAATGTCAATACCCCCTAGAAAGCTGAACACCCCTAGCTGCCACAGCTACACTAGGGGCCGGTAGAACTGTCGCCAAGCAAACAACGTGCTCTTTGAGGGAACAACCGCATGGGATAAACTATAACATACAGTTATGAAATCAACTGTAAAAAACTCAAACACTGCAAAGATTTCCAGGATTCTAGATGAGGGAAATATCCCTTAAGCTGCATAAACATTTTTCAATGTGATTATTGTCACTTTTTGTGAATTGTGCATGTTTTGCCTATGGTTTAGCATAAAGATACGCGGCGCATGCACAAGATGAGTGACGAACAAACTCAATCCAATTTATCCACATAACATGCGCCGTTTCTGCTTGCCCTCACTCTCATGTCACCCTTGCTTAAGTCTTGTGCGTCTGGG